GTAGTGATTCTTATTTTTGGAATGATGAAAATGACGAACCATTTCCCGAAAACGAGTATTGGTATAAGAAAAACGATTTAATGCTTGTAGAACAAGCAAGAAAAATGCTTGACAAAAAATATAGAGTTTATTATAGTTGTTGGTATTAATATGATAACAGAGATAGAAATACAAAACTTCTTATATGAGATTGATAATGATTTAAGTGATGATCAAATCAATTCTTTAGCAAGAAATATATTTAATAATCAAAAAATTTTATTTAATTTATTTGATAAAGTTTCGGATAAACCTTGTGTTTGTGGATTTTGGGGAGATAAATAATGATTAAGTTAGGGGTCAGAGGTAGTGTAGATTCAGTCAATCACATTCTACTTAAAATAGATGATTTGACTTTGATGACTACTGAAAATTTATTTCTTGCAGGAGAAGAGTATAGAAATAAAACAGGAGAAAATTTAGTTCAATTATTAAATTCTCTCTCAAGAGATCACGAAATCTCTGTCAAAAGCAATGTAGCAGACGAGATCGAGAATGTTTTGAGTCTCAAGAATGATGAACTTAAAAAATATGTAAAATAGTATTGACATATTTTATTCTTTTGCTTAATGTGGTTGTATGAATATCGCAGAAGCAAAAACATTAGCCTTGCTCCACATGGAAGAGCATGGCATTTTAAATAAATTTAAATTTTTCTTTGAAGATTGCAAACGCAGTCTTGGTAGATGTCATTATGGTAAGGTTAAAAAAATTACTTTATCCAAATGGTATGTAGAGTTAAATGATGAGGCATTGGTTGAAGACACTATCTTGCATGAAATTGCTCATGCTTTAGATTACTTGGATAGAGGTTATTCTAATCATGATGTGGCATGGAAAGCAATCTGCGTTCGCATTGGAGCTAACCCCGAAAGATGCTCTAAAGAGGTGGATAAGCCTCAAGGTCATTATAAATACTCGGTTGCTTGTTGCGGTAAAACTTATGGCAAGCATAGGATGGGCAGAGGTCGCACATATAGTTGTCCTAAATGCAGAAAGCCAATAAAGTTTACAAAAAACTATTGACAATACCAATCACTTCGTTTATTGTCCTTCTTATTAATCACACTTAACACAAGGAAAAATTATGGATACCGCACAAGCATTCTTAGCAGACATCGCTAAATCAATCACAAAAGCAGAAAAAGTAGCTAACTCTATACCTCGCAAGGGTATGAATGTTTATCTTGACAAATCTACTATGGTTATGCAAACTTTCAATGATCCTAGTGCATTTGCCAACGCTAAGAAAGTTACTGCTCGCGCAGGTCAATCAAGTTGTCTTCGCAATGTATTAGATGCAGGGGGCAGATTGCAATGAATTTGTGCATCATGGGTGATGGATAAATCGAGTTGTCAATCAAAATTTGTAAAAATGATTCACAAGACATATTGTTTAGCATGATAAAAGATGCAAAATAATTGTTTAACTATATAAATACTAACTTTTTACGAAAAAACCATAAAAATGCTTGACATATCATGCAAATCAACCTAGTTTAACAATATGAAAAAATACAAATTATCAATAACAGAAGAAATTGGTGGATACATTGTAGTTGAAGCTAAAAATGTAGACGAAGCAGAAGAAATTGCGGAAGAATTACTTAATGAACATGGTTGTCAAGATCTTTTTTACAATCATAATTTAACTAAATATCAAGGCGATCATACTCATGGAGATAGAGGAGTTTTGAGTTGCGAGGAAATAAAATGAAACAACCAATATACGATGGCACAAACGAAGATGAGTGCGAATATTACGACAATGTAATCATGGAATTACCAACATACGAACAATATATAAAAGATATGCCATTAGTAGAACAAATTAAATTCTATTATGATGTTGACATTGATAACTTTATAGGTGATCCTTGGGAGATTGTGGCAGAAATTGCTGAAGATTGTCCTAATTGGTTAGAACATTTTCGCACAGAGTTTAAAGAATATTTAAAAGAAAGGGAATATATACAATGAATGAGTTAAAAGAAAAATTAAATAAAAACATTGAGTATCATGTAGAAAGAGTAGCTGAAAAAGGCTCATCATCCTTTTCCACTTGTGATTATAGTGGATGGGATAAAGACATTTGGAATTATAGACATTCTATTATTGACAAGTTAATTGATTTAGGTTTAAATGTTGAAAGTGCAGTTAATCATGGAGTATTAGATGTAACAATAACTGCAAATTTAGAATTATGAGTACAATAGAAGGAATTATTAGGCAAAATACCGACAACCCCTTATTAAAGGTTACAAGTATAAGATATTTTGAAACTAATAAAGGTTTAGTTGGTTATCAATGTGAAACAAATATAGATGGCGTCCAAATATGCAATGATGGCATGGGTGGAGCAACTTATTTAGATGGAGAATTTAAATCCACAAAAAATTTCGAGCATTTATCTGAATGGAGCTTAGAAGATTTAATTGATAAATATGAAAATAACTCTTGACTCAATCACAAAAACAACATAAAGTTACAAACATGAATATTAATCACATATACCAAGATTCTTCTGTTGAAGAAAAATTTTATTACGATAGTTTCACAGGAACTTATTTCTTGCATGACGAAGAATGGGAAGAACCTATGGAGTTTACTGCTGACGAATTAGTTGAAGAAGGAATTTATTTAAATGAATACTGCGAAAGAGTATAATATTACTTTGGGTTTGTCCCATGAAGACATTATGAGTTTACTTAGCGGAGAAATTAACACGTTTAATTTTGTGCCAACAGAAGATACAGATTACGATGATCGCATCTCTGTATCAATTAAGGAAGTGGAAGAAGATACTCCCTTATCAGAGTGCATGAATTTAAGTGTTGACAATGGGTGAACAATACAATATTGTTATTGACTTAGATAAGGATCAATTAAATGATTTATTGTATGGAAATATAGAAATAGATAACGAATACTTATCAATAGAAGAAAATCATTCAATCAAAATTAAAGTTAAATTAAAATACAAAGAAATTGAAGATTGGTCGGATAATAATGTTGACAATGATAAAAAAAATGTTTAAGGTGCAAATATGAATGATACAGAAGAAGTAGTTTACCATAAAGATCAAATGTCTCTCAATTTTAATTGGGAAGAAATTGATGACGATTTAATTCAACGTGAAGCAACTCTTGCAGTTGAGTGTGGAGATTACGATAATTGGGATCATGCTTATGAATCTTTATGGAATTTGTGGGAATCTGAAGATTTGCGCGGTTTAGTGTTGACAGAACCATTTTAAATGTTTATGTTGAGTACATATTATTAATCACACGTTTACAAAAGGAGAAAATATCGACATGAATCATATTACAGAGAAAATCAGTTTTAATGTTCCACAAAATGGTGGATTCCAATATAGATTTTATGAGTGTGCCGATCAAATAGCAGATTTGTTAGATATGTATTTTGGCACTCAAATAGAAGACATCAGCAGAATAACAGATTTAATTGATGACGAAATTAAAGTGGCTCAAGATAAACAAGCTAGAGAGAATGAATTAGAAAATATAAATGGAGGAAGTAAATAATCCAACTAAATATAGATGCCAAAATAATTCTCAAAATAAATTTTTCGTATTATTTCATTTAATATATTGATAAAAAGGTTATAATATAATACAAACAATCACAAAAGAAATTAAAAAAAAGTATTGACACAAATCAAGACTTCACTCATAATACCAATATAACTTCAATCACAACCAATCACAATTATGATAATCACACAAGAAAAACAAAAAATAGTTCAATCACACAACTTTGATTCGGTCAACTGCACGATAGATGCAGAAGATATGAGATACGTTGCAAGTCTTTTACGCAACAATTATTCCAATACTCGTCTTGCGGTTGTTCGTGAGATTAGTGCTAATGCTCTTGACGCGAATACAGAAGCAGGTTCTGATCGCAGAATCGAGATTAGTGTGCCAACTCAAATGCACCCAAATTTTTCCGTTAGAGATTTCGGGGGTGGATTAAGTGAGGAAGATATTTTTGGTCTTTACTCTAAGTATGGCAAGTCCACCAAAAGGGAGAGTAACAACTATATCGGTGCTTTCGGTATTGGCAAGTTTGCTCCATTGTCTTATGGTGATAGTTTTACTTGCGTATCATTCCACAATGGGATGAAGACTACTTACAATGTATTTGTCAATGATGATGACGATACAAAAATTGCTAGAATCGGTGAACCCGAACCAACTAACGATCCAACAGGGTTAAAGATCGAGGTTGCAGTTGCTGATACTGACATATCAGAATTTCAAGATTTTGTCAAGAGTTTCTTTAAGTTCTTTGGTGACTCTGAGATGCCTAAATTTTTAGGAGTTGAACCCGATTTTATTCCAACTCCCAAGATCACTTTGACAGATGATGAGAACTCATGGTTTTTCTTAGAATCGGACAGAAGTTATTATTATCGCTCAAATGCTAGTGTATTGATGGGCAGAGTTGCTTACCCTATTGATTCCAATGCGATAAAAGTAGAAAATTTTATCTCTGATGAATCTTTAAGGAAAGTTGTCAGCAATCTTTTGCATGATGTAAATTTCCATTTTCGCTTGCCTCTTGGTTCAGTTAAGTTGCATCATAGTCGTGAATCATTAGAGTACAATAAGTCAACTCAAAAAGAAATTTGCAGGGTTTTAGTCGGAATCGCTAAAGAGATTAAAGTTATTGCAGTCGCAAAACTCGCAGATTCTACTTGCTTGTACATGGCAAAAAGAAATTACGCTACTATCGTTAATAGTTTGCCTCAAGGTATCTCTCATGTAATGAAGGATTCTTTTGAATGGCAATCCGTTCAAATCTCAAGCCCACAATGGTCAAGAGACTATGAAATGCAAGACGATTTAATTATTACTCGCATGGAAAAAAGTGCCGATAAAGATTCTCGCAATGGTTTTCGCGTGCAAAGTCAAAAGACTACAAGAGTAATCGCAGAAGAAAATGTGGTATTTATGATTCAAGATTTGGATTCTGCTCATGGGAACAACTTACGTGCAAGGACTCTTTTCAATAATGATGAATCATTACAAATTGTTTATGTTATTCATCCGAAAAACCAAGACGCAAGAGATTACATGGATAATTCTTGGTCATTTCATTTAATTAATGAAAAATATCTTTTCAATACTTCTGAAGTTGAGAAAGAGAAAATTACTCGCAACAATGTGAGTGGTACAAAAAGTCGCGCAACCATTCCTGTTTTCAAAATGCAGTTTGGAAGTAGATATGTTTATCGCAATGCAGATTATTGGGAAGATGTCAAGAACCCAATTAATTCTATGGAAATGGATTCGGTGGATGGCAAGTATAAGGGTAAAATGGTTTATGCTCCAATCAAGAATTTCAAAATTGACAATGAAGAATTCAATCTTGAGAATGTTCATGCGACAATGAAGATAATTCGCGCAAAATTAGATGACGTTTTCGATGACGAAGGCAACAAGTTAGATCAACCTAAAGTCGAATTGTTCGGAGTAAGGACAAAAGATGTATCTAAGTTAGATAAAGATTTGTGGATGTCCTTTACAGATGTATATGTTGACTTTGCTAAAACTCAAATGAGAACAGACAAAGATAATGCCTTTAAAGCATATAAAGCGAAAACCTTAAATGCCTCTAGTGTTCAAATCGACTTCAAATATAGTTCATTATTGTCGAAATCAGATTCAGATTTGGATTTTCTTTCATCTTCTCACCCAATCAAAATGTTGCATGAACATTATCATACTGCAAACGCAGATGTATCTCAATTAAACATTCGTTGTGTTAATTTATTAATCAATAAAGAACCAAAATGGTTGGAAAATTTCTTTGACTATTCTTTTGATGTTGATGCAGTAAGGAAAAATGTCGATCATGTCCAAAAGACTTACCCTTTACTTGAGATAATTTCCTCTGCAATCCATGCTTGGGGTAATCTTGCAGAAGATACTAGATTTGGAAACGTCAAGGATAAAATTCGTGATTATGTTTCCTTGTGTGATAGGGGAGAGGGGGAGTGATTGCTCCCTTTCCCCAACTTTTTAAAAAAAAATGTTGACATAGATATATATACAAACTATACTCCCAATATAAATTTAACCGATAAGACAAAAACAAAAAACAAAAATTATTATGAATCAAGTACCATATATTCAATCTGAATCTTCAATTACTATCTTTTGGGATGGCAAACCTTATACAATTCGCAAAGAGAATGTGAACTTCACTCAAGTTCGTAAAGCATTGCTAGACGCAAGGTATGATGATCTTGGAGATTTGCTCGACATTGAGAAGGCAATCGAGAACTTTGTTCAAGGTGATATTGAGGTCAAGGACGAAGTAGTTTACTACAAGGGTTATCGCTTGCATGGGGTTGTGGTTGACAAATTACTCTCAATGTTACGTGAAGGTGCTAAAGATTCTGCGCCAATCGTCAACTTTATCGCAAGGTTACAAGCTAATCCAAGTGCAAATTCCGTAGCAGAATTATACACATTCTTGGGTTATAAATCTCTTCCAACCACTCCCGAAGGTAAAGTTTTGGGCTACAAAGGTGTACAATCCAACTACTTTAGTTCAACAGGTAATGCTGATACCATTGTTGTTCAAGGTGAAACCAATGACAATCATCAAATTCTCAACAAAGTTGGGTCAACTATTGAGGTTGCAAGAAGAAGTGTCGATGACAACAAGGACAACCATTGTTCTTTCGGTCTTCATGTTGGTAGTTTTGATTATGCTAGTGATTGGTCGGGTGCAGATGGTAAATTGCTTCTTGTAGAGTTTGATCCTGCTGATGCGGTTTCAGTTCCTACTGATTGCAACTTCCAAAAATTACGCGTTTCTAAGTACAAGGTGATCGAAGACATTACTGACCAAAAGGTAGAGTTAGAAAGACCTGTCTACGAAGCTAATAAGCCTATTTACAATGAAATATCTGATGATTATGTCGATAATGATGATTATAACGAAGATTACGATGATGATTATGATTATGTAGATGAAGAAGATGATGATTTGTACAATGAATCCGTTGAAGGCGAAACAACAGACGCAGAATTACATCAATCTATTGTCAAGTATCTTAACAAGAAGAGAAAAAAAGGCGAAGATGTTACTCTTAAAAGTTTAGCCGACTTAACTGCTCCAAGATCAAGAAACTTAAAATGTGCAGATTTAGTTGACATTTTAGAAGATTTGGGGTATGAAGTTGAGCATGAAGATTCAACCCCTCTTTACTTACATAAGGTAGTTTAATATGGATAACGGAATACCAAATTTAGTGGACAAAATTTTAAATCAAGTTAGAGCATTTAGAGATAATTCAGTTTCTAAACAGGCTTTTTTAAAAGATTTATTAAATAATCCTAATGCAGTTAAACAAGAAGATATACAAGAAAATGTAAAAGAATCCTCTGAGATACTTAAAGAATTATTTAATCTAATTAATGAGCTAGATACAATGGAAGGTAAAAATGCAAGACCAAGAGATTAGTAAATATATAATAAAAAAAATTGGGGGCTTGAGAGCAGAAACCATTCCCGAAACAGGGTTTGCTCCCCAACACGAAGATGACTCCGATTGTTGTGGTAATGATTGTAATTGTTCTTCTTTATTTGATTCGGACGATCACCCCAAAAGCCAACCATATATACAAGATTAATATAATTAGTAACATAATTTGATACAATACATATATACTAATCAATATAAATACAATATACTTAATATAAGATGAATGTTATTTTTTATAATTTAAATAAAATGCCTTTAAATAAAGGGATTCAGCCGATTATTGATGGAGTATTGTGGGTTGAAGTGGGTTGAAGTGGTGTGGCGAACTTAATTCTTTAAAATATTTTATCAAATTAAATGAATATAATTAGCAAAAAAAAATACTTAAATATAAAGCAAGGCAAAGATAGCAAAGCAATTAAACAAAAAAAATCAGACAATAAGCCCGAAATAACTGAAGATAATATTATGTATAATAAATTTGGCTTTCCAACTGAACTAAGTCAAAAACATAATAAAAACAAGCCGAGTTAATTTTAATAAATTTTAATTGATTTTGTTTTACTTTAAATTTGTTTAGTTTTATGTATTGACTTTTAATAAATAATAACTTATTTTAGTTTTATGAATTTACAAGAAGCAAGCATAAAGCACGTAGAAGATTGCATCGAGAGTGGATACGCACACATTCTAGGTAGTCTTCTTGACCCCTCAAAGGCTTGCTCCCATGTCTTGGATGACATATGTTGGACTGACTTGAGTAAAGAAGAAGTCTATCCGTTCTTGGATGTTATGCCTATAAATAGAGATGAGCCAAATAATTTAATATTATTATTGCCCCCATTTAATCATAAAAAATTTAAATAAGAATAAAACCGCCCACTTTTTGAATATAACTTAAATAAGATAAATATATAATTGTAAATAGAAAGCCCCAAATAATTAAATAAAAATTTTAATACAATAATCGGGGCAATAAATAATAAATTTTATACTTTACAAACGCCAAATAATTTAATATACTGCTTCTATTATGAGTTTAGCAAAAGAAATTAATATCAAGTTAGATGAAATCTTGTCCATCAAGTCAGAAATGAACAGGATGCTCGAAAATATAAACGCAGATGCCCAAATAACAAACATCAAGACAGGGCAGAAGGTGGATGTAGAAGAGGCAAATAAGGTAGTGGATGATATGTTGGACAGAATTTTTACTGAATTAAATAAAATTACAAATAATGGAAAGAGAGCCAAAGGGTTATTCGACAACATATACTATGTGAATGATGTAATACAGGATCAATTAATAGTAGAACAGGAACAGAATAAGCCCAAATAATTGTAAATAAATTTTTGCCAAATAATAAATCGAGGCATAGAGTCGATAGATGTTATCGGACGAGGTTGTTTTACCCTTTGTTACTGGGGTTTTGTGCCTTCATTGAACACTCGATTTGTTTGGCATTATAAATAATTGAATGAAAAATTTTATAAAATACTTAATAATAACTTGCTTACTTTCTAGTTGCGCACCGAAGTCTCAAATAATTGGAGGAAAAATTTGTCCATTTTGTCGCGCCGACAACCCCATATGGAGGAAGACCTATTGCCCCGCTTGTTTCCAATTTGATTCACAAGTATTTGCTCATCAGTAATTTATGCGAGCGTGCCCCAAAATTTTAATTAATATCAAAAAGATAGTTGACACAACACAGAATATCCCTTAGTATCCCCTTATGATAAAAAATATAGCAGAACAACAAGGAATTAAAAACATAGGTCTATTCGCCTCTAAAGAAGAGATGTACGACAAATTAACTTCAAAAGAAATTACTTTAATTAATTTGGTTAAAGCAGAAGAGTTCGTAGAAGATTTGTATCGTGCTACTACTTCCGAAGCTAACGCTAAGTTGTTTCCGCCCGACCAAGCATTTTTTAAATTAAAACAAATTTTAAGAGAATGCAGATTATTGCAAAAAGGGGCTTGACTTTAATTTTTAAATCTTATATAGTAACTCTATAACCAAAACAATCACTAACGAAAGGAATAAAATGAACGTAGCAAAATGTGCAAGAGCATCAGAAGTATTAAGTAAAGTAAAAGGACAAAACCCTCATGCTTTTAATTCTAGGTTCGCAGGTTACAATGCTAAAACGGAGGGCATATTAGCCCAACAGATGGAGGCAGATCGCAGGTTAAAAGAAATTCAAGCCCAAAGGGCGTTGCGTCTAGCCAAGGGGGTTGCATAATTTATCTTGATAAACATACTAGTAATTATATAATACATTTACAAATCTATAAACTATAATTATAATTCAATGAAATATTTTATTCTATTATCTGTGTTATTGTCTGCAGGATGTAATCATTGCTTGCAAGAAGAGCCTGACTTCAGCCATTCTTGCCCAAAGGCAGGTCATGGACCTTGCTTTCTATGTGATGATCCGTTGGAAAAAAGTCATCTATATTCAAAAAAATAGTTGACAAATTGGGGCATATATAGTACTATACTAATATATTCTCCATAATTGAGAAGGGGTAACTCAATCAAATAAAATAACCCCAGACTTTTCGATCTTTTACATTTTAAATAATTTTACGAAGTTTTAGCTTCAGTACTTACAATCTTACATCTCCGTACTGATTGAAGACTGCTCGCTAAGCAGAAACTTGATATGACATTGGTTGACGAACCCCTGCAAAGAAGGCGCCAAGCAGAGTTGTCAGTTTTGTTTCTCCTTCGTGATTCTCTTTGGGAGGGCTTATAATCCTCCCTGTGGGTGACCGAAGACCTCTTTGTGTGCGAGGTAAGGTATATGATTCTCTGTGGTGGAGTGCCAATGGACAAATGTCTGAGGTAGAATGTCCAATTCAATTGTAGTACAAGTAGGATAACCAATGAACTGATGTTCACACCGAAAGTTGCAGGTATTCAGTATTCCTGTCCCACATCTATTTCGAGCGAAAGCTCACGTCCCCCATCCCTAAACCCCACTCGTTTTCCTTTCGGCGAGTGGGGTTTTTTTTATGTATTTTTTTCTTGCCTCTTCCTGGGGCTTAATCTATATTACTCTTATGACTATATTAAAAGACATCATCGATAATTGGGGTTACATAGACTCCGTTCAATTAAAAGCTTTATCGGCAGAGTTGCCCGATCTTCCCGTTATTATTAAATGGGGCGGGATGCCTAGGGAGCAGATAGCTGCGTCTAAAGCATCGGCAAGAATTGCAGCTGTAGAAAGTGACAATACTGACTACTGCAGAGAAGTATTCTTATCCTCTAGGGAATTAGACTCCATGTTAGAGCACCACTTAACACCAAATTTTATCAAGTTAGCTATAAACAAAATAAGAGCTAGATAACAGTGGATGCAATAATGTTTTTATCTTTTACAGCTATAGTGTTTTTTATACTAGTACAAAACTATAAGACATAATAAATTATTAAATTACAAATACATATATTACAAATCAATTACAAATAAATATATTATAAATAAGTGGCAGCTAAATAATTAGTTGTCATTTTTTTTGCTCAAAAACTTGACTTCCGTAAGTGCTTGATAGTCAACGAGTTATGGCGGGCCGCCCCGCGTAAGTGCTTGGTAAACAACAACTTACGACAACATTGAAATTAATTTCACTTTTTTCTTGCGTCAACTGCCTAAGTAGACTATTGTGGTTATATGATTAAGAGAAACCAACAAGACCCAAGATACATTCTCAAGTCCAATCGACCTGTTTATGTATACAAGAATCTCCACAAGGACTGCTGGTCAGTCAAGCAACACGGGTTAGTTAAGGCTCACATCCCAAAGGATCATTCTATTGGTTTGTGGGATTGCTACTTTCATGTTGATATCAAGGGTAGAGAAAAAGTTCTTCGTGAAAAGAAGAAGAATGTTCACGCATTTGTCAAGGGTTACCTTCAGGATGCTGAGAATGTAAACACCGACAGACCCGCTACCCAGGTAACATATAATCCATACAAGTATGAGACTTTTGTTGACAAGAACACCGAAAAGTTTGTATACTACGCAGATGAAGTTTTATTATCACACAACCAAGTAACCGCCTACATACCATGAGTAAAGAAACACAAAACTTATCACAATCAGACATAGTTGATTATCTAATGAGCATCATTGAGCATGGATCTGATGCAGATTTAATAAAATTATACAATGCTTTCATAAACAGCGAGGATTAAAATGAGCCACGAACAAAGAATGATAGATTATGCCCAAAAGTGGTATGAAGCAAACGACTTAGAGACAGAAAAAAAGAACGGAAACGATCTTTATCTTCGAGTCAATGACAATGTATTTACTGAAGTCTCACACTGTGACATCAGACAAAAAGCCATTTTATGGTTGCAATCAGAATTAGAAGGAGTAAAGTATAGCTAAATGAAAGAAGAATTATATGCAATTAAAACCGCCATTGACGGAGTCGCTGACGAGATGTTAGAAAATCGTAGACACGCAAACATGGGGGATCTCGTCAAGGTGATGGAGAATATCAGTAGTACTCTCTGCAGTATTAGCTTTGACTTAAAAGATTTAGTTGAACAAAAAAAACATGAGAATGAAGTGAGGGTAGCTTTGCACAGATGAATCCAATACACAAATTACAAGTAAAACTTCAAGATAGAGTTCGTGATTACTTATCAGACGCGGGTGCTCCAATCGAATTTACTGATGAAATTCATAAAATTATATTTGACACCATCCAAGAATTAAAGCATACTGTAAAACATGAAAACGATTGATGTAACACCTAAATGGTCAGCGCTCATTCTTCCAATGATCGAGGTGCTGAAGAACCCAAAAGCAGAACCACAAGCTAAAAAGTTTGTTCAAGCGGAAATTCTTCGTCTTGCAAAGATAGCGGACAATCTAAACGAAAGGGCAAAAAATGACGCAAAGTAAAATTAGAGAAGAAATCTTAAACATAGTTCGAGGAGAACTTGCGTGGGCAGATCCAATGTCCAAGGTATGTCTTCAACAACACGAGCGTCATCCTGAAAAGTTTCCACTTGGTGCGACTATAATGTCTGCCGAAGAAACCTTGGAAGATATCATTTTGAGTTTGACATCACTACAAAACGAGATTAGGATAGAATCATCTTTTCAATCAGCACAACTATAACACAAGGAACATTATGACAAAATCACAGATAGAATCAAGAGTAGAGGGATGGAATTGGAATATGAATATCTTTGAGATATATGACGAACTCAGAGACGGCCATACAGGGGAAGAGCAAGAGCAACTTTTAACTTTTGCTTATAATTATTTCAATAATGATGTAATGATCAAGGAGCTCGCAAGCCACTTTTGCATTACCATTGAAACAGAAGAAGATTCACCAATTCCTTGTTAATTAAGGAGTTGACACCAACAACTAAGTAGTACATTATGATAATCATGAACAATTACATAGAAGCAACTTGTATCGGGAAGCCTTTGGGTTTGCCCGAATGGGACGAGGAATCAGAACTTTGGTTACTATTCTTTGAGGAATCAGAGACACCATGGCATCCAAGCCAAGAGAGAGATTTAATTTCTGTAAGTTTCGAATCAGCACAGGAAGTGACTGATGCTTACAATCACTACAACTTAAACCCCGTAAGAAAGGATCAACATGAAGAAAATGTTATTGAAGTTGCTTAAGTTATTACTCCCCGTATACAGTGTTGTTTACAATACTAAAGACGGTAAAACGCAGATGTACACTATCACAAAGCCGAAACACAAAAATGAGTTCGGTAATGTCAAAGAAGGTCTCGCTGTTGCGGGCTTCAGGAGCTACTGCTTCAACAGGGGAGCTGTTCGCTCCTTTCGTTATGATCGTATAATCTCACTTAACAAAGGATAAAAAAAATGCAAATTAAAACTCTCAGAGAAAACATTCGTAAACTTGGGTACCAATTAGCGGTCAGAGAAATATACGGGGAAAACACCCCCGAGTACTTCACCTTAAAAAGGTCCCACCAGGATTTATTATATCAACTCTATAGGGCGGAGAAAAGAACTCGCCACATTACAGCTTAGTTAGTAGTTAAAAGGCCTAACTCCTTGGTTATCAAGGGGTTAGGTCGGCCTGCCCCGCGCAACTCGTTGATATTCAACGACTTACAACAAAATGCCAATTTACTTAACTTTTTTCTTGCTATAATTACTTTTATAGCTTACTATACTTATATGAAAGCAAGAGAAGTAAAAGTAAGAAAGCCAATCCTTTTCACTAAGGCAAGAGCATTCAAAATGAGAAACAAAGTCTTAGACCGCAAAGTTAAACACAAGAAAAATTATGTATTATATACCTAACTCACACAACGAAGGCGACACAGAAATCGACTTTAGTAATTTAGATTCCATACAAGCAATGGATACAGCGACTGAATTATTAGAAGTCAATATTATTGACAAGGCAGATTTAGATGCTAGGGATTTACTAGGCTACTCTTTATTAAAAGAGGTATTCGGTAGTATCGCTGAAAAAGCTTATGCCTACGATCAACTATCTCAAGTTTATAAAAATTAACTATTGACAAAAACAATCACTACTATATTATCACTATTATGAATACTACAGAAAATACCAACAACTCACCCAAAGTTAATCTTCATATCTGCGGAGGCAATCGTACTCTTGTAGATTTCGATCAAGTAGTCGGGGTTCCTACTCCGCCCGTAGAGTATCGCAAGAAAGAAAATGCCAATGGCGAAAGAGCCGTCTCTTATCAGCCTATCGCCCATGAGGCATTAGTGCATCGCACCAAAGGTTTTTTGGAAACCAATGGCTTCACCATTCAAGATGAGGTTCACTCTCTTGCTCGCAACGATAACCACTATTTTGGTTTATTTTCAGTCGATCACCCTAATCGTAAGGCTAGTGATCGTGGTTGTGTAGTTGGTCTTCGCAACTCTCACGACAAAACATTTCCTGCGGGATTGTGTGCAGGTGATGCTCCCTTTGTGTGCGATAATCTTATTTTTACCAATACTATTAAATTAGCGCGTCGCCACACTCGCAACATTTTGCAAGATCTTGATTTTACTATCAATCGTGCATTGGGCAAATTGTTTGGCTTTTGGAATGGTCAAGACAATCGCATCAATGCCTATAAAGATTTTGATCTTTCAAATTCCCATGCTAACGATCTTGTGATTAGGGCTTGCAAGGCAGGTGCTTTGCCTAAGTCTAAAATCATGGATGTTGTCAATCAATGGGAGTCTTCCGATCACCCCGAATTTTGGGATCGCAATGTAAATTCTCTTTACAATGCTTTTACTGAGGTGTATAAAGGAAACTTAGTTGCCTTACCTAATCGCTCGGATGCCTTGCACTCCGTTCTTGATGGCGAGGTCAACTTTGATATTAAAAACCATGTCGAAAATGTTCTCGATATGGAGGTAGTTGAAGGTGAATTAGTCGAAGCTTAAATAAAAGCTTGACAAATATAGAAAGCCCCTCCAAACGGAGGGGCTTTTTTGTGGGCTGATTTATTTCATAAGTTGTTGATATTCAACGACTTACGGCGGGCCGCCCCGCATAAATGCTTGATAACCAACGACTTATGTAGCTAAGTAAAAAAAAACACTTTTTTTCTTGCTGTCACTTGCTATCCGTCTTAATGTAGTAGTATGAAACACAGAGATAGCGGAAACTTAAAGATACTAAAGCAATTGCGTAAATGTCCAGAAATCAAAGACATCCGCGCAACCGCCAAAGGCTATATGCTTATGGCAACTAATGGGAAGCAGTATTTGACTCACTTGAGTCCAAAGGCTCATCATCCATTAAGAAAATGGTGCAGAGAGAATACTTCCATTCAAGCGCTAAAGTTTTAGTTGACAGACAATAACCAATAGTATATATATTATTATATGAAAACATTCGATGATTTAAAATTCACTTACGATGAATCCATGAGAAGATGGATGGCATCGCTCACACTTGACAACGGATATTCTTTTTCAGTTATTGCGGGTAAAAATGAGGGAGCATTTGAGCCATTTTATGGTCGTTATCCCGATACTTTTGAAGTTGCAGTATTTAATCCCGACGGAAGTTGGGTTCCTTTATCTGTCTCTGATGATGTGCTAGGTTGGCAAGAGCCACACAGAATTACTTCTCTTATGCATCAATTTGAGATGGACGGCAAAGCTCACGAAGATTTGCTTGTAGCAATACGGGCAGACTTTAATCAAAAACTTGTTGACTCTCACTAAAAACTAGATTACCTTATTATTATGACATTAACAGAAGATCAAAGAATCGCCATCATTAAGCACGCCGTCCAAGACTCCAAGGGTCTTGGTCTTAAAACTTCCCTTGAGGATTTCGTCTCAGAGATTAAGTCTCAAGAGGTTTTGGGCGAGCATGGTTTACTAGACGCGCAAAAGTCAGACATTGAAGATGAGTCCTCATTGTTAAAGCATTCCCCAAATGCCGAAGACATTGACGAAGAAGACAACTTCATGGGCTTAGGTATATCTGACCAAATGAAAGGAGTCTACAATGGATAGTATATTAGAATTTTTTGTTTATTTATTCTTTCTCATGCCAACCTTTTTTGCTTTCTTTCTTATGTTTGAATGTATGTTCAGCGACAGGGACGAAATAGAGTTCAGGTAAATAAGAACTCACCCTTTTAGCGGGACGCGGATAAGAAACCCCGTAAGTCGTTGATACTCAACGGCTTATGGCGGGCGGCCCCGCGTAAGTGCTTGACTACCAAGGACTTATGACAACTTTTATTTTAATTCACTTTTTTCTTGTGTTTAGTTAAGTTCGGTGGTAATGTATTCTTATGATTAACTTATTATCCAACCCGAGCAAGATGCCTTGCTATTCGTTCAACATTCCTGCTTTCAAGTATTGCCCTGCCGCGCAGCTATTAGCAAAGATTAAAGAAGCGGGCAAGAAATTCATTTGCGATTCTTGCTATGCTTGCAAAGGTTTTTATATGTTTTCCAATGTCAAGGCAAGCTTGCAAGGCAAGGCGGATCTCATTACAAAGTCTTTACATCAAGACAATGGAGACACTTTTGTTAATGCAATGTGCAAACAAATTCGCGCAAAGTATTTCGACAAGCATGGCAACAAGAAAAAACTCAAAAAGACAAACACGGATTTGTTTCGCGTTCATGATTCAGGCGACCTCTTTTCCCCCAGGTATATTTCTGCATGGGTTAGAATTTGCGAGCAATTTCCAACTATTAAATTTTGGTTTCCAACTAGAGAATGGAAACGCGACTCTCAACTTCCACACTTGCAAAAGTTAGCTAGTCTTAAAAATGTTTGCATTAAGCCGAGCGCAATCTATGTTGACGAGCCAGCCCCTCAAGTAGACGGGCTTGACGCAGGCACTTCGGTTTATACTAGCAAAGAGCAAGCCGAGCAAGACGGACATTTTGTTTGCCCCGCAACTTATGTTAAAGGTGAGGACGGCAAGATTCTTGCAACTTGTCAAGCCCATAATTGCAACTTATGCTTCATCAAAGGATGCAAGAAAGGCATTGCTTACTTAGCCCATTAATTTCATAAGCCCCTGTAAGTCAACGACTTACGGCGGGCCGCCTTGCGTAAACCGTTAACATTCAACGACTTAGAACAATCTTTTTTTTATTGAAGTTTTTTCTTGCTATAGTTAGTTAGATGCCTTAGTGTGTTGGTATGACAATTAAAGACAACGGAAAAGAATTCTACTTCGAGCGCTTGCCAAATGGCTTGCTAAGAACTTATGACTATAAATCTGCTTGGGATGTTACATTCCAAAGAGTTGACGGGGTTTGGAAGGGTCACTTTCGTGGCGACTATATCGGCTACAAAGGTTTACTCAACAAACTCAACTTACTACAACAGCAGGTGGATGCAGAAAAAGCATTGGCAAAGGATTTGGCTGAAGTAGCTTGACAAACAAAACAAACTGAACTAGATTATTATTATGATTACATTAGACACACCCGAAAAACAAGATATGTTTCGATTTCTCAGTCTCAGATCCGCTCTCAAAATGGAGTGCGTCGGAATGAAGAGAAGAGGTCAATCAGCATATTCAATCATTAAAGAACAATACGGATTCAAAGGAAACAAAAAATCTGTACTTTCACAAATGGAGCAAATTATAAAAGAATTTAAAGAAAGTTAATTATGACAGATACAACATATCACGGATGGAAAAATTGGGCAACTTGGAATGTTGCACTTTGGTTATCTAATGACGAATTGCTTTACAAGTTAGCTCGCAGATGTGTGAGGTATGTTGATTTTGCAGATCGTTTGGAAGAAATGGAAACATTTCAGACTCCTGACGGGGCGAGCTACAACGATCCCGATCTTGACATCAATGCACTTGATGAGTTGCTCTTGGAAGATTAATTACATAAACCCCTGTAAGTCAACGACTTATGGCGGGCCGCCCCGCCTAAGGGCTTGATAATCAACGACTTACATATCTTCGGTGAACATATACAATCTACCTTCGGGGTTTGCACCTGTTGCGGTAATGTCAGTAAACGCTCCGTTTTTAAGATTGACAGCCAAGCAATCTTCGCTTATGTATCTTTCTCCCCTCTTGTCATCTGCCCTTTCGGCACTTTCTACAACGGCAATCTTGCCTTGGGATATTGTGGTGAGTACGAGTTTTTTAGTTGCCATATTTAATTTTTTGTGCAAGTCCTTCGACATTGATGTATTTTTGGTTTGCTTGTATCGCTAATTCTTCAGCACGACGCACCGCCTTGCTTCTGCGACTGAATTCGTCTATCATTTTACCGAAAGCGAATACTTGAAACCAATTAGAGAAGTTTTGATTTTTTTTGATTGAGATCATATGTTTACAATGTATTAGAGTTTGTTAGTAGAGTCAAGACTTTTTTGTATTCTTTTTGAGCTTGGTCAAGCGCGGCATGAGCATCCCTTATGGCTTCTGCCGTAGTAAAGGTTTCGCTCCATTCTTCTTTTGTTCTATTTAGAAGAAAGTTAAGATTACCACGAGCCTTACTCATAGCAAGAGCGCAGTCAAGTTGAGGATATGGTTCGCGTTCACTCATGCGAAAAACGGGTGAAGTTTTACATCCTCGAAACGAATGCCTACTATGCGATCTGTACGATAGATACGCACTTCAGCTATTAGACCAAGCTCGGGATGATTGAACTCGCCCTGGTATTGCAGTATTTGATTGTCGCGCGATATAAGAACATCGCCTTTATTGAATGGTTCTTTAATTTTTGTCATACCTTACTATCCTATATTTGAGGGCGAATGTCAAACATAATTGTGTTTTATTTTCCATCAAATAATCTTGACACGGGACTAAGCCCGCGCTATAGAAGTTTTTACATAAGTCCTTGGTATTCAACGGCTTATGGCGGGCCGCCCTGCATAAAGGGCTGATAACCAACGACTTACGAGCTTATTGCTCGTATTGGTCATGGTAGCCATAGTCATAGTCATCATAAGCGTCTATGCTAGGCTCTTCATGGTTGCGATGAACCTCAGGCATTTCAGCAGGCTCATCGCTGTCCCTAACGTCTTCGATGATTTTGTCGAAACGAGCAAGGCGAGCAAGCTCTTTTTGTTGAGCTTCATATTCAAGGTCAGTCATCCCTGAGGCGTGAGCGAGGCGGTCGAGTGAATCGTAATTATCTGTCATATATATACAACATAAGGGATATACTAATACATAGCAAGAAAAAAGATGTTTAATTGTGATTTATTTTTTACCAAATAATCTTGACACGGGCTAAAAGCCGCGTTATAGCGATTTTTACATAAGTCGTTGAATACCAACGACTTACGCGGGCGGGCCCGCATAAGTGCCTGATAGTCAAGCACTTAGGCAAACTTTTACCAATTTACGGGGTGTTCGCCTGTCTCCTGAAAGTGGCGAGCTTCACTAACCGAGCAATTCAGATCGTCGCAGATGTCTGCGAGTCTGTCGTCTTCTCTGCTACTACTAACCCTGGGAAACCTGGGGTCGGTGTGACGCATTGCCATCGCGCGAGCTGCGCCAAACAACTTCCACGGCAACTTGCCCTCCTTGCATAAGTTATATATGCACTGCTTGCGAGATACACCTTCGGCACGTATAGTTCCATACTCATGATTAGCATCAGCAAAGGATAGATGTGCTGTGATTAGTTTGTGATCGATTTTTGAGAATGTTATATTTGTTATATTCATATGTATAAGGTAGATTATCGGCTTGCTTGAGTCAACACTAAAACAATTATTTATCAAACATTATTTCTAAACAAGTGTCCAATTGCTCAAGGAAAAGTCTTGGCGCATCAGTCACAAACCATGTTTTGCTTGCATTAGTGATTAACCTTTCTGTGAGCTTATCGCTTACAACCTTTAAAAGATCTGTGTTCTTGTAGGTGTTTGATTCGGTCAATTCACCTGTTTTCTCCTCAGTCAATTTAGCCATGTAAACGTCGATGTATTCGGCGCGATACTGATCATTCAATAGGATATCATCTTGACAAGCTACCGCTTCGACTCGGTAGGATGTACCATCGATGCCCATGATAAAGTTAAAAGTGAATTCTTGTGTGTCTGTGTTATATAATGATTTCATATATATAAACTAAGGGAAATTATAGCTAAAGTCAAATTTATTCGCAATTATCTAGCAACTATTTTATTGCACTATCCGACCATGTGAATTGGCGCGATGTTTGTACGGATGTTTCATAAGTCATTGAATACCAACGACTTATGCGGGCGGGCCCGCCTAAGTGCCTGATAGTCAAGCACTTAGGTAAGGCTTTTGTTAGAAAATGAGAGGATCAGGCAATGTGGTATTACAGGCGAACCAATCGGATGAGTCAATTTCTTGACCATTTAACACAGGCTCGAATTTATATTGACAAACTCCTGCATTTGCTATACCATTGACGCGTTCGCGTGTGGTGGGGGTATTCCATCCCGCAAGCGACCACCTGACAAGCCCGTCAGGATCACGCTTAACAATAGCGTTGCCATGCAACCAAACAGTCTTGCCGTCTGTCTTGGTATTACCTACTTTTAAAGATTTGCCTTGCTCGAAAGCTTCCTTGATTTGTTGTGTTACTTTTCTCATTTTCTTATCCTTTTGAAACTAAAATTAATGTTACTACTATGCCCAAGATGAATTCTGCTATTAACATGATTATCGACCCAAGTAAAGTTTTACTTGCATTTTTGTTGCGGGCTGTAAGTCAGAGAAGAAAACCTCTGTTTCGATTTGCGTTTGTTCGTGGTGTTTGACGTATGCAATTTGCTCGTCTTGATGTGCGCGAACAACTCGCACGGCTTTATTATTTGTTTTGCTATGATAGATTGATCCGTTTTTGATTTTCATATATAAGTAAGTTAACGTTTTAAGGCGTGCGAGTCAAGCTTTTTAGGCATTTCTTTCAACACTTTTCCAACCATAACGGCGCACGTCGTCATCATAGCTCGCACGTGGTAGCATCTTTGTGTATTCGTCAATCGCTGACAAGATCCAATCTCTAGTTTTTCCTTCAGCAGGAACAAAGGTATGCTTTTCATGATCGTAATGATCAGAAACAAGTCGGCGCTTTAGTGATTGAATTTCGAACTTTATATCTTTAACTGTCATATATATAAGGTAGCAAAACAGGGGGGTCGAGTCAAGCTAATTGAACTTTTTTTTTAAATTAATTATTGCTACCCACCCCATTTTTTGAATAAATCACTAATAGGTCTTTTCAAATAGCGGCGGGGGGTGGTATTTCTCATTCTCAAAATAAACAAGTATACTTTCAAATATTTGCTTAATCGAAAAAAATTTGGAGGCTATAAAATAAAACTAGAAAAATAACTAGTACAAAGTTTATAATAAGTGTAATATTAATAAATCACCAAATTAAAAAAAAATGGAAGAACTAGATTTTACAGAACAAATTAGACTTCAATTACTCGCAAGCGAGGGTAATGAAGAAGAAATTAACGCAGAATCCTGGGCAAAAGAAGAAAAAAAAGGAAAAAAACTAAACAAACCTTTTAGGACTTCAGGTGGGCCAAAGAAGTTTTCCGTATATGTGAAAAACGAGAAGGGCAATGTAGTAAAAGTAAACTTTGGTGACCCCAACATGGAAATTAAACGTGATGATCCTGCACGCCGCCGAAGTTTTCGTGCCCGTCATGGTTGCGATAATCCTGGGCCCAAGACTAAGGCTAAATACTGGAGTTGCAAAATGTGGAGTAAGAAAAGTGTGAAAAGTGTGACTAAAGGAGAAGCTGACTTAGAAGATGAGATGGCAGACTTTTTAGATGAGAGTGGAGCAGAACTTTCAGAAAAGCAAAAAAAATTGCCTCCAGCTATTCAAGAAAAAATTGAAAAAAGCAAAAAGGGCGGTTCAAAAGACAAGAAAGATTCTAAGGATTCCAAGGAGGAAGAAAAAGAGTCTGATGCCAAAAAGGGCTTATGGGAGAATATCCGTGACAAAAAGAAACGTGAAGGTAAAAACTACAAACCTGCAAAACCAGGTGATAAAGATTACCCAGACCCTAAAGCTTTAAAGAAAGCCCAAAAATCCAGTAAAGATAAGAAATCTAAAGCTGAAGATGAAAAAGGCGACGAAAAAAAAGACAGCCTAACAAAAGAGCAAAAAAGTTTACCTCCCGCTATACAAAAAAAGATTTTAGAAAAAAAGGGTAAAGCAAGTGATTGTGGCGACCATGACGAGATGGACGAAAAAGCTAAAGCTTTCAAGCCTCATGACATGTATGACCCCAAAACTGGAAAAGCCTACAAAGCTAAAAGTCAAGAGGAGCACTTGAAATACAAAAAAATGGGTTATACTCATACTCCAGCAGAATCTGGATATAAGAAGAAAAAAACTAAATAGCCCCGAATTTTTAAATAATGTCATTCCAGACTATAAGACAACTTACTTCCGCGTCAGGAGCGAGTATAACAATACTTCCAGGGGATTTAATTCCTGTAGCAAGAAGTGCGGGCGGTGCAAACCAAACAGTATCTGCAACCGTAGGTGAAATTGTAAAAGAAGCTCTTACGGATCCAACTGTTCAAACCCAACTTGGTGATACGATTAATACAATCAACTCAGCTGGAAACACAACAGTTACATATACCACAAATAATCCCCCAACAATTGGCGGTCAACCTGTATTTGCAATTCCCACAAACACAGATGCTGGAGAACATTTAATTTACGAGGGTACAAATGGTACTAATCTAGTAAATAAACCTTTTCTTCAAAAAGCTTTGGCTGGAAGAGGTGCTCCTGAAGTTATCTTTAATCAGACTGCGATTTACATATCATTCCAAGATATTTTAGATAATTTTTATAGGTTTAGTCATTATTTAAATGATGATCACAATTCCCCTTCTGGAGAACAAGGTTGGTCTATAGATGGAAATGGAAACATTACTCAACCAACAAATACTCAATATGCAGTAGGTTTTGCTAGTCAAGATTTTTACAGTGGTTACGAAGCTAGACTTATAGCAAGAAGTGCTGACGAAGATGATGCCATTGGATTTGTTATAGCTCTAGATCAATCCACTGGATCTGATGAAACTCTTAGTATTATTAGGTCAAATACTAAGGGTACTAGCAGAGACGGGGCGGCATATCGATGGGGTGTTTGTTATAATTTTAATAAATCCAATGAATCTTGGCTTGCGGAAGCAGAAAGCACGGTACCATATAGTAGTAGTCAACGTTGGCAGACCTATTATCCAAACGGTGACGCATTTAAAGTATCAAGAAAATCAAATCAAATTGAAGTATGGGTTGCATATAATGTAGCTACTGTCCCGCCTGATGATGATCCATCATGGGTTGGATATATGAGTATAGATTTAACTCAGGCAGCTAATAGTCTTGCAAGTAACGTGTCTATGGCCACTAGGTTAGCTACAGTACCACAAGCTACTATGGCTAGATTTCAAAACCCATGCAGATGGGGACTAGTTGCAAGATCTCAACCAAGATGTTCTTGGACTGAATTATTTATTGCTCAGCAAGGTGCGGCATTTGCCGATGCAGCAACCAATGATCTCGTATTTAATATTGAAACAAACGAAACATTTCAATACGATGCTACAAACCAAAGTTGGGTAAATGTAGCAGGTACTACTATTGGTGATTTTGTTGAAGACGGGCAAGCTTTATTTGACTTGGGTAATGGAACATTCTTTTTCAAACAAAAAGGCATTCTTCAGCCACTTTTCTCAAAAAGGCCTGATTTTATGGTGCAGAGCGGCAACTTTACCGCAAATGGTACTATGTTGGCTAAAGTCGTGCGTCTAGACGCTGGAGTCACTAGCGTAGGGTTTAATGCGAGTTACGGAGAAGGTTGGCATGCTACATTTTTAAATTGCACTGGGGCAGCTATAACAATAACAAGTGGTGGAGCAACAGGTCTTAATGGCGGTGCAGTCGGAAGTTCATTAACTGTACCAGCTGGACAAAATTTCAGAGCATTTGGAAACGGTTTAGCTAACGGAGCTGGAGTGTCAATACTAATAGGGTAAATTTTATGTCAAATATAGTATATAGTGGGCAGTTTCTCGACAGTAAAGAGTTTAGATTGAAAATCCGAACAGGATCAGATATTGCAAATATTACTGGAAATGCAGTAGCAGGAGAAATGTTTTTAACAACAGGGGTTTCCGACCAAAGTTTATATGTATGTACTGAAACTTCCATAGATGATGATTTTGGTATTTACAAGGTCGCAGACGCTGGTGGTTTAATTTCTGGAGGAGATTACAATAATTATGCTTTTTCTCAAGAGATTTTTAGGGATACAGCTTTTAGAACTTTTATTGGGTCAAATAATAGCCACGAAATGCATTTCAAGAATAACAGCCCACTTTCAATTTCTCTTTGGATTAAGATTGACCCTAGACAAAAAGGATCAACATTCTTCGCAAGAAAAGCTGGAAATAGTTATACTTATGATTTAGAATGGTTTTACAATCCGTCCAACAATGATACATCAATTACAGTTTATACTGGCTCTAACGGTGGAGGTGGTACGGGCGACAAAATACAGCTTATTCAAAATAATGCACCCATAACCAAAGACAAATGGCATCATTTCGTTTTAACATATGATGGGGGAACAGTCTCAAGTGGTTTGAAACTTTATATAGACGGCATGGAGCAAACAAATTCTATTACTCGCAATGATATTGGTAGCTTTACTGGGATGCTTGGACTTAATTCATCCTGGGCATTTGGTCAACGAACAAATGCAATGCAGTATACTCTTTTTGGAAAATATCATGAGATAGCATTTTTTGATGCAGAGTTGACCTCTGCCCAAGTCCAAGGCGTATACGATAATAAAAGCGCTGGTAGCTATAACCCACTTTATTGGTGGAATTTCGGTAATGCTCCACAAGGATTAGAAGCTTTTAGTAGCCATGGAGTAAATTCAGATGCAGCATTATATCTAACAGACCAAGACCTGAATGACGATAATGTTTCTGGCCCAGGGGGTAATGCTCCTTACGAATTAAGTTACGATTCTCCTCACAATAATATTAGGTATGGAAAACAAAGATCATAACTTACAATTGCTTGGCGATAAATCATATCGCATTAAGAAAAAAACAGGAAGCGATATATACAAAGGTATAAAGGATGCAATCCCTGGCGAAATCTTGTATGACACAAAGGTTAATGGGGTCTGTGTAGGCCAAAAAACCTCTAATCCGACTAACCATGGAGTGTCGGCACTATTTGATATCGCAGAAAACCAAGAAATTCCTTACAATAGTCTTTCTGCTAATTTCAATGGCACGAGTTCCTACCTTACTGGAGCCGCATCCCCTGGTTTTAATTTTTCTGGAGATATCGCTCTTTCTTTATTTTTTAAACCTAACCAGCTTATTGCTCAAACTTTGCTTACGACAGTAAATTATAGGCAGTCAGCAACCGATGGATTTTTAATTGACTGTACTGGAGGTGCGCCAACAGTAAGACTCATAGGTTTTAATGGCTCTACTCAAACTTTCAGGGATGACAATGTAGCTACATTTGTACAAGGCGAATGGAATCATTTTGCTCTGAGTTTTGATATCGCTAATGCAATTATCTCTGTATACATGAATGGTGTTTTATCTAAACAAGTTCCAAGTACTGGAGTTAGTATGGTTGATATTGGTCAGGGGTTTTATTCTGGAGGTAGTACCGTGTCTGGAGGAACACCTAGCACTCAATGGCTAGAAGGAAATATGGCTGATATTGCTATATTTAATAAATCACTTTCAGCAGCTCAGATAGGTTTTCTTTACGGTAATGGACTTTCGAATCCTAAGACTTTGATTGATGAACTTAATCCAGTACAACACCTAGCTTTGGATGGAGTTCTTTATGATGATGGGGTAAATCAATTTCACCCCACAGCTAGCAATGTAGTATTTTCACCAGAATACCCAGGGATTTAATAATGAAAGAAGATATAGGATATAGCGGGCAGTATTTAAATAATCAAACTTACCGTCTAAAAATACGCACAGGAGGAGATATCACAAATGCTACTGGCGATGCAGTTGCAGGTGAGATGTTATTAGTAACTGGAGATGCCCCAGCATTATATATAGCTAAAGAAACATCTACCGTTGATTCCTGCAGCATTTACAAGGCTGCAAATTTAACGGCAAAATTAACAAACATTAATTTAATGGGCTTCCCTGGGGCTATAGAATAATAATTATGAAATTAGTTACTCAAAACGGTGGTGTAACCTTTAATAACGCATCTGGGTACGGCTATTCATTTTGGTTTTACGATCCATACGAAGATATAAGTGATATTCCAGCTCATAATTCAGTATTTTTGCGAGGGCAAACGGGTGGCCAAATATCAGGTGTAACATTCAATCAACATACCAAAAAAATAGAACCTAGGAGTCACGGATTTATTACCACAGCAACATCTTGGTATAATCCAGATATTGTTGAACCAAATAGTTCAACTTTTAAAGTTAATTACCAACCCAAAAAATTAAATAATTGGTTGTTCTTGAAGAAAAATCCAACTTCGATGGAATTTTGGTTTAACGGCGAAAAGGTTGCATACAATACAGATACAGCAAGTTATTATCCCGATCCTAATTTTGATTGGGAACTTGATCCAAATAATGCCTGCAATATGCAAGTCGGAGATTTGGCATACTGGGATGAAGATATTAGTGACATAGCTCCAGAAATTTACAACAAAGGAGTCACGAGAAACTGGATGAATTTACAAAAACAACCAAAGCATTACTGGCGCTTAGGAGAATCTTCAGGTTTAACAACAATTCCAGATATTGGAGTAAATGGTGCTAATCATTTTGTGCAACCCCCAGCAACTAATCTTGACTATATCCTGGCATCAGTAAACGGAACTTCTAATGGCTATAAATTTGGAGCAGGACCGCTTGCCAATCAAACTGACCCAGTCTTAACAATGAGAGTTGGTGACACTATAAGCTTTACCAACAATACTGGTGGACACCCTCTAGCAATTAAAGATGCCGACGGTAATGATATTGCTACAGAAAGTGGGACAGTAACAACCTGGACTGCATCACAGCATGGAGTTTATCGATATTATTGTACCGCTCACCCGACCACAATGGGTAATGATTTATATGTATACTCCGACAATAATTACCAAAAAGGATTAGGCCTCAAAGAGGTTTAATAATTAAAAGCACTCTTCAGAGGGCTTTTTATGTAAGATTGTCAAAAACCCTAAACCCCATAGAGATTCTAGCTGCCTGTGCGTCCACGGCATGCCAGAATAAATTATTAGGCTGGTCTCCTACAATAAATTCTCTAGCAGTCCAACCTGCGTCATCGTAGTCTTTTACGATTTTACCCTCTTTTATGTATAGAAAACTATTCTCTCCAGCCTTTGCGGAGTAAGTTATATATACCCTCCTGCCAGGGGTGTTTGAGTTAGTATGCCATCCCATATACCCTTTTGGTGGGTAATAGAAATCTCCGCTTTGAATTATAGACGCAGAGTTATATACTTTCGCTAACCCTCTGATCATGTCATATTTTTCTTTTGGTTTTAGATACAAATTCCTAAGGACACTCATTTCAGCTTCGGGAATATCTGATGATTTATGAATATTATAATATTCTTCAGATATATATTTTTTAGCATCACCACCCTCGTAAGTTTCGGGGGGGAGTTCTCCATATTTTTCACTTAAGACATTTACAGCCTTAAGCAGGTCTCCTTCAGGAGTAAATCTATTCATCAGGTAGTAAAATCGGAGGAAATAAGTGAACCAATTCAAACACATTTTTGATTTTATCCATAGGGATAGTTTCAGGCATGTCTCTGAGTGCGATTTTTATTTCTTCAATTTCTTCTACCTTTTTTTCATTTTTTTGAACCAAGTAGCGGAGTTGTAGGGCGTCTAGCTCCTTCAGTTTGTTGCTCCTTGCTTCTTTTAAGAATTCCATGTAACCATTTTTAGCCTTATCTAGGTTGATGGTAACTTTTTTAGCTTCTGGGTCGTATTCGTATGCACGAGCAAACCATCCCTCAGGGTCTTCAAGGGTAAGAGGTTTTTGAAACTCTACATAACCATTAGTTGCTGCGTAATTCAGCATAACTTCGTTATCTAAATCATCAAACTCTAAAGTTGAAAAACTTTTGTTTGGTTCTGGTTTTATAAATATTCGAGTAGCCATGATTATCTTCCTATAAATGCTATGTACATATACCCAGGTTGGTATGTAAGTGGGTTACCCTCTACAGGGGCATAAACTTTGGCCTTACCATAATCTTTTCTGTCGTCACCACCAGTACTTACCTGGACCACCTTCATATTTGGCTGGCATTGAGTCACATCAACTTGGGCATCATAACTTTCATTAATTTTTTGATTAGGTAAAGTTGCAGGAGATCCAGCTGCACTTGGGAATGATACTTTGCCCACGGCGAGGTATCCTCCATCCAAATCTCCCATGCCTGGGTTGCCAGCTTTTTTACTCATAGTGGAAGATGTTAATACGACGCACTGTTTATTAGGGAAAAGTCCATTTAGGGTTTTGATGGTATATGTATCTGAACCACCTTGGTTAACCATAAAACAGTTAACAAATACACTATCACCTCCGCCGCCTTTCTCTATGACTGCATAGGCCCCTAATCCTAAACCCTGCCTTAGGTGGTACATTGAGACAGCGTGTGTTGATACCCACTTCCTACTATCTCCTGAAAAATCTGGGATCCTAGATCCAGATCTCTCATCTGTAATAAATTTTCTTTCACCTTCTGTGTCGGAGCATCTAGAGATAACAAAAAGGTCATCATCTCTACCCTCTACATAACTAAGGTCACTTATTTTTGTACCACTATTAAGTGAAGACAAATCAAATTCAGAAATTTTCCCTATAACCTTTATATGTTTGAGAAGAGGAAGTTCTCCTTCTACTTCGTATGCGTATTCAAAGGTTCCAAGTGCGGAAAGAGGTACAATGACCTGAACCTGCTTGCAACTAGGAGAAGACTCAAAACCCCTAAGGTTTACCGCAGTAATTTCTTCATTCATTACTGTTCCGCCACCAGGAATAAGTATACCTCCTCCTGTGGCTTGTTTTCTTAGTTTAACCTTTACATTGGAGGCTGTATAAGGGGATTCGTCTGCTACATCAATATCAAGTATTAATGCCGTAGCCCCCTTCCAGGGCGGGTCGCCTTGAGCCGTCATAAGTTGAGCGGAAGGGTACTGCACATAGTTTTCTATATTGCTATTATTGAATAACCAATCGCGTGTATCGTACTCAAACACAGTCCCCCAGGAGACAACCTCTTCATCTGATAAATATTCTATTTGCATTTTTTATTTTTTGTTTCTGCTATTTCCTTGCTGAGTGCATTGTAGACTTTTTTTATATTTTGGTCTTTAGTCATGCACTCAGAAGGTGTTAACCCATCCATGTGTTTGTTTGGGTTTTTTAGCCATTGAGTTGATGCGTATGCAGTGAAGTTCTTGCATAGCAGATTCATTATTTCGGATTTAGAAATTCTTGACATATAAATAATAATGTTATTATTAATATATATTACACTAATTTCAAGTGTAATTACAGTTACAACCAATTTTATATGGCTAGAAAAAAAGCTACCAACCCCGAAGATTTAAACTTAAACGATAACGCACTTAAGGCTAAGGTAAAAATTAAAGGTCTTAAATTAACCGAAAAGCAGAAAAAATTCCTAGAACTTTCACTTAGAGACGATGCCAAGATAGTTTTCGTGCTAGGGCCAGCTGGTTCCACGAAAACCTACATGGCTGTAATGTCAGCTCTACGTCATTTACAAAAAGATGATGCCTTGGATTTATTTTATGTGCGCACCGCAATTGAGAGTGCTGAAAAAGGCTTAGGTGCCTTACCAGGAACCTTGGAGGAGAAATTTAATCCCTACATGGCTCCCCTTGAGGATAAGTTGGCCGAACTTTTACCTAGCAACACAACGCTGAAGACAGAATTACTCAAGAGCAACAGGATCCAGGCTATGCCAATCAACTTTCTTAGGGGAGCTAGTTGGTTAAATAAAATTGTCGTTGCGGATGAATCTCAGAACTTCACTTTTAAAGAGCTAGTAACCATGGTGACTAGGCTAGGAGAAAATTCAAAACTCTTTATTTGTGGCGACTTAATGCAAAGTGATATCAACGGAAAATCTGGCTTAAAGCCAATGATTGATTTGTTCGACGACGACGAAAGTAAAGAAAAAGGAATATATTGCTTTAGATTTACAGAGAACGATATTATGCGCAGTGAAATATTAAAATTTATAATAAAAAAACTAAAATCACACAAAAGTTAAATCTGTGTACTATTTTAGATATGAATTGGACAGAAATTGTTGTTGCAGTTATAAGTGCTTCAGCCACTATCGCTAGTGTGCTGCTAGGTAAGTTTGTTGTTAGTCGAAGAGCTAAAGCTAAAAAAGACCCGATAAGAGACGATCTAGAGACTAACGAAAATATATTATTATGCCTAGATTATATACTTGAGCAGACTGGGGCTGACCGTGCGTATGTATTGCAGTTCCATAATGGTGGGTATTATGTTTCTGGAAAAAGCCAACAGAAATTTAGTTGCACGCATGAGTCCTGCACCCCAGGAACAAGTAGGGAGGCGACAAGGTCACAAAACCATTTAGTTTCAAATTACCATAATTACATACATCTATTAATTAATAATGGCGAGTATTATTATAGTAATACTTCTCAGATAAAAGATGAAACACTAAAAAATCTCGTTCTTTCAAAAGGTGTGATATCGTTGTATAATATACCTTTAAAAACTTTAGATGGAAAGATAATCGGAATGTTAGGGTTGGACTATGTTAAAAATAAAGCTGACCCAATATTTGCAAAATGCGACAAGTTGGAAATCACCAGTAAAGAGCAAATGAAAGAATTCATGCGCTGCCAGGGGAGAATACTTTCGGCTTATTTAATTTAATTAGATTTTTTAGTCTTTTGTTTTTATAATAAAACATGAGGTCTAAATTTTGTCCAAACTGCGGAGGGAAAAACGAATTTTCTTATCAACCTCCGAAATTCTGTAGTAATTGCGGTGCACCGTTCGATTCATTAGCATCGTTTAGTAAATCGCCATCAACTACACAAACAAAACGAAAAGGGTTAATTAAAAAAACTCCAACTAAGCAATTAAAGGAAGACGAGACGGATATCGACGAGGTTCCTTCTATCGCTAAATTGGAGTATGATGTAGACGTACCTCAAGACAATATACACAAAATGTCAGATATATTTAATGAGGACAAAGAAAGACCCTGACCCAGAATACAAATACGAAGATTTCTCAGAATTAATTGACGCTGAATTAAATAAAAGGCGCAACAACTGGTTCTTGACATCCGTATCCTGGCTTGACTTTGATGACGTCTGCCAAATCATCCGTGCGCACATACATAAGAAATGGGCTCAATGGGATCAAGACAGACCAATAAAGCCTTGGCTTAATAAAATAATAAGTAATCAATTTAAAAATATATTAAGAAATAATTACAGTAATTACGCTAGACCTTGTTTGAATTGTCCTTTCTCTAATGATTCTATAGAAAACGAATGTAAGTTTACTGTTAGCGGCAAGCAAGATGGGGGCTGTCCTTTATATGCTAAGTGGGAAAAAACAAAAAGACAAGCATACAATGTAAAGATTACATTATCTATAGAAAATCATTATCACGAAATAAATAATCATGAAGAGTATGATGACCATAATATAGATAAATCTATTGGTAAATTAATACATGAATTAAAGGGTGCTTTAAATAAAAGGCAGTGGCAAGCATTTCAATTACTATATGTACAAAAATTAACAGACGAAGAAGCAGCCAAAGAGATGGGCTTTAAAAGCAGTGAGTCTGGAAGGAAGGCTGGCTACAAACAAATAAAAAACCTTAAAAATTTACTAAAAGAAAAAGCGGTAAAAATACTGCAAGATAAGGGTATCACATTCCTAAAAGGGGAGGACGATCTAGATGGACTTAACTGACGAGCAGCAACAGTTCTTAACTGAAGAGTTTAAGAAAAATCCAAGTCTTATTGATTTAACTAGAAGACTGTTCGGCGATCCCGACTTAGATGGTCGCACAAAAGAAGGCAGGGCGGTTAGGAAATTTCTAGCAAGTCAAAACTTGGAATATGAGACTAGTGCTTGGGAGAAAATGGAAGATATAGATTTAACCGAAGCTCAAGTAGATTTTATTAAGGCTCAGGCTGAGAACGGGTTGAGTGCATTTCAAATTGCAGAAATACTGTTTCCAGATGTCACTGTTAAAAGATTCTCCAAGCACCATGTCTGCGTATTAGAGTTTTTAAGAGAATATGAGCCTAATTTTGTCCATGAAAGCGAAACAGCTATTAACAGGCAATACCATCCGCCTAAAATAATAAAAACAGCTGTAGGTAAAATTAACGAATTTGCTCATACAGAGTTCGTTGAAGATAAGATGACACACGATGATATAGAATGTGCCAAGAACCTTATCAGGAACCTTTCTTCTCCTAGATTCATTCAGGTAATAGGTAACTATAGTAGTGATAAAGATAGAAAATTATTTGAGGCTGAATTCATAAGGGCTACATGGGATAAACCAGATCTTACAGCAGACGAAATAAATTTATATATTAATGTCTGTGTGGATTATATTAATTTAAAAAATATATCTTCTCATATAGAAAAGTTAAATAATATGTTTAATGAGGTTGAGGATCAGCAAGATATGACTGTTAGACTAGCAGAAGTATTAAAATCTAAAACTGACGAATACGACAAATGTGAGAAACGCATGGAATCACTTATTAAGAAATTAAATGGTGACCGTGCAGAGCGACTAAAGAATCGGCGTGACGATCATGCCAGTATATTATCGCTTGTTAAGAATTTCCAACTAGAGGAGCAGAGGAAGCAAATGATTCAGTTAGCTGACATGCAAAAAGCTCTAGTCGAGGAAGAAGTCGAACGGCTTGACAATATGGAAAGCTGGAAGGCTAGAATATTAGGAATCTCAAAAAAGGATGCAATATAAATGAAATTAGTAGAATTATTAATCGGTGATCACGAATACAATCAAATCAAATCTCTCTTTGATAGCGAAGAGGAGTTTAACCCAATGACTGAGACAGACAAAATCTTAATTCAGGCAATGAGGGCTATCGTTAGCCCAAATAACCTAAAGGAAGAAGATGTAGGTGGTGCAGAGACCGAGTCTCTAACCGTAAGTAAAGTCTTAGAGCCAGAAGACAAAGATCTCGATTCTGGTGATGTAGAGTTCAAAATCTAAATGAGTCAACTATATTACTATAAGCTCTCCAATATAAGAGTTGTAGATGGAGATACTATAGATGCAGATATAGACTTAGGCTTTAAAGTATCTACTAGACAAAGAATAAGATTAAATAGAATAAATGCACCAGAGACTAGATTACAAAGTAAAATTAAAAATCTAGATGATAGAATACATGAGAAAAAGTTGGGGCTAATAGCCAAATCACATTTGGCAAAAACATGTAAGGAGCATATTATATATTTGCATTCAGTGGGTAGTGGTAAATACGGGCGTGTACTGGGTGAGTTATATTACGACGATTCAGATACAAAAGTATGTATCAATGACCTCATGCTGTCTGAAGGCGTTGTAAGGCCTTATTAATTATTTGTTTATGCCTGCTAAGTGTAAGGTTTGCGGCGAGTCCTTTAAGAACGATAAGGGCCTGCATATGCATGTATCTAAAATACATAAAATTACTCTTGCTGAGTATTATGTTAATTTCTATAGTAGAAAAGATTTACATTCAGGTGAACTTTTGCCTTTTAAAAATAAGAATGATTATTTTAATAATGATTTTATTAATTATGATAATTTTCTTAAATGGGTAGAATATGCTGATCCAGATAATGTTAAATTATATTTGCTTAAGCGACTTAAGAATAGAATAGAAGAAAAGAAGTTAGAGTTTGCTCCAAGTCATATAGAGCTTCTATTAAATAAATTACCTGATATAGATTTATATAAAAGTTTTTTTGGTTCCTATTCGTCGGCTTGCGACGAATTGAAAATAAGGCCATTATTCAACAAGAATATAATGGCGGGCTTTTTTACAGAAGATAGTTTTTTTGATGAACTTAAAATATTAGTTGACACACGTGAACAACAGCCCTTGAAATTTCCGCGCAGTATGTTCATGAAGCTAGATTTCGGCGACTATGCTATAGGTAAGCCTCATTATGATTATACTTACATAGATCGAAAAAGTGAATCAGATTTTAAGGGAACTTTTTCGACAGGTATACAGAGGTTTCGCAGAGAACTCGATAGGGCTAAGGAATTCTCTTCTTATGTTTTTATTGTTACGGAATCGAGTATCGATAGTATTATAGAGAATAATGATTATGGTCCACATAAATCAAACCTTTCCTATATTTGGCATAATGTTAGAGCTATATCTCATGATTATGCGGGTACATGTCAATTTATATTTTCTGGTAGTAGAGAAAAATCAAAATTCCTGATACCTAGATTATTGTTTCACGGAAAAAAATTATGGAATACAGATATGCAATATTTTTTAGATAAGTCATGACTTGGGAACCAGGAGTACAAAAATACAATCTTGAGTTCGATAAAACAAACCAAGAAATACTTGATCTACAAGGATACCTGGATGAGGAGGAAGCCCAATATTATTTGTATAAATTTTTAAGGTCAAATATTACTTTCACTTCAAACCTCATAGCAGGAGTTGACTTGTTTCCTTTTCAGCATTTAGCTATCAAGTCTATGCTAGAAGCAGATTACTTTCTTGGCATATGGAGTCGTGGTATGTCAAAGTCATTCAGTACTGCTATATATGCTTTCTTGGATGCTATATTCAACCAAGGAATACAGATAGGTATCTTGGCTGCTACATTTAGGCAGTCTAAAATGATTTTTGAAAAGATTGAAGATATCGCTAAAAAACCAGAGGCTGCGTTTTTGGGTCAATGCATTACAAAAAAATCAAAAAAGAATGATCAGTGGACCTTAGAGATTGGGGATTCTAAAATAATTGCTTTGCCATTGGGTGACGGTTCTAAGCTTCGTGGTTTTAGGTTTCATAGAATTATTATTGACGAATTCTTGTTGATGCCTGAGCATGTATATAATGAAGTTATATTGCCGTTTTTGAGTGTCGTTCAAAACCCTACAGAAAGAGAGAGGTTCACAAAGATGGAGAACCAATTAATAGCTTCTGGCAAAATGAATGAAGATGAGAGAAAAGTTTGGCCAAACAATAAATTAATAGCCCTATCTTCTGCTAGTTATAAATTTGAATATTTATACAAGGTATATGAAACTTTTGAAGACCTAATAATTCATGGCCCAAAGGAAGCTAAAGAAATGGATGAAGCCAATAGAGTGATTATGCATTTTAGTTATGATGTGGCACCTAAAGCTCTCTACGATCAAAACTTGATTAATCAATCAAGGCAGACCATGAGCCAATCTCAATTCGACCGTGAGTTTGGTGCTATATTTACTGACGATAGCTCTGGCTTCTTTAAGACATCTACTATGGCTGCCTGCACGGTTGAAGACGGGCAAGGCCCTTGTGTGGAAGTCGCTGGCCATAAAGATTCGAAGTATCTTTTAGCATTTGATCCTAGTTGGGCTGAGAGTGAGAGTTCTGACGACTTTGCAATGCATGTCTTCAAGTTGAACGATAATACTAAAACTGGTACATTGGTTCATAGTTATGCTATGCCTGGCTTAAAGATGAATGACCATATTAATTATTTTCATTATCTATTGCATAGTTTTAATATTGTAGCAATTGTAGGTGACTACGGTGGAGGTGTACAGTTTATGCAGGCGGCTAATGCTAGCCAAAAATTTAGTAACGACAAAATAAAGCTAGAAGAAATAACAGCAAATTTTGATGACCTTGAAAACTATCAAGAACAGTTGAGGGTAGCTAAAACGCAGTATAATGTTAAAGATAAAAGAATCTGCGTATTAAGGAAAGCTACATCAGATTGGATTAGGAGGTCCAATGAGCTGCTGCAAGCTAACTTTGACCATAAGAGAATATGGTTTGCCTCTAGGGCCTTAGATAAAGATTACAGAGAGCAAATAGGTAAAAAAATACCTATTGACGATCTGACATTCATGCCTAACCAGAAAGAACTAATCAAAGCTAAGGGTCAGGCAATGATGATTGACTTTGTTGACCACCAGTATGACATGTTGAATTACACAAAGAATCAATGTGCATTGATACAGGTCACATCAACCCCACAGGGGACTCAAACATTTAATTTACCGTCAAATCTAAGGAGGCAGACTGGTCCAGGCAAAGCTAGAAAAGACTCTTATTCAGCTTTGGTTCTAGGGAACTGGATGATTAAGACATATTACGATATGATAAATGTAGAAGACCAAGATGTTGCTTCTACTTTTACCCCGATTTTAATTTAATGTAACTTTTATTGTAACTTTTAACTTTTTTGTGTATTATAATGTATGGCTAGGAAATACACTAAGAAGTCGGACTACTGGAACAAGTTTAAAAGTCAAGAAAAGTCGATTGATCAACTTTTAGAAAGCTCATCGGCTGCAGATAATACTGGTCCAGTATTCGCAGGGGAAACATTTTACAGTAACGCTGCATATTCAAGGAATATAAACCAGACCACTTCAGCAGACTCAAGTAGGTCTAGGAGAGCTATACATGCAAGGGAACCTTCGTGCGATAAATATTCTCACATAAAAAATATGGACTTACCTTATTCTTATAAGGATTCATATATTTCTCCTCGTGATACTATACTGTTATGTCAAAAAGCATATGCTAATGTACCCATCTTTAGAAATGCTGTAGATGTAATGGCGGAGTTTGCTAATTCGGATATATATTTAGATGGCGGATCGGAAAAATCAAAGAACTTTATTTACAAGTGGCTCGAAAAAATTCAGGGCTGGAAAATTAAAGATCAATATTTTAGAGAGTTTTATAGGTCTGGTAATATATTTGTATACAAGCTTGATGGTAAGTTTAAGTCTTCGGACTTGTCTAAGTTAAATAAAATATACGCAGAGCAATCTACCGCTGCTGCAACAAAAATTCCAATGAGGTATGTATTCCTCAATCCTTATGACTTTGTAGCTCACAGGAGTATTACATTCGAGGAAAAAAATGGAGTATATAAAAAACTACTAAGTGAGTACGATATCGAAAGGTTAAAAAACCCAAAAACGGATTACGATAAAGAAGTATACGACTCTTTGCCTCAGGATGCAAAAGAAAAAATAAGCCAAAATTCATTCGAGAGTGATGGTGTTCTTATTGATCTTGACCCAGATAAATTAATTTATTCTTTTTATAAAAAACAAGATTACGAACCTTTTGCGACTCCTTTTGGTTTTCCTGTGCTAGATGATATTAACTGGAAAATAGAATTAAAAAAAGTTGACCAAGCAATTAGTAGAACAGTAGAAAATGTAATTCTTTTAATTACCATGGGTAACACTCCTGACAAAGGAGGGGTTAATCCTAACAACTTAAAAGCAATGCAGCAACTATTCTTAAATGAGAGTGTTGGAAGGGCATTGATTGCAGACTATACAACTAAAGCTGATTTCGTTATACCTGATTTAAATAAAGTTTTAGGCCCTGAAAAATACCAGATTGTAAATGAAGATATCAAGGAAGGTTTGCAGAACATTATTGTGGGTAAAGAAAATTACTCAAGTACGCAGGTAAAGGCTCAGATATTTCTTGAAAGATTAAAAGAAGCTAGAAATTCATTCCTTAACGATTTTCTTCAACCTCAAATCAAAGAGGTTTGCAAAATGGTTGGATTAAAAAACTTTCCAACAGCTAAATTTGTAGAGATAGATATTAAGGATGAGGTCCAACTACAAAGAGTTGCGTCTAGATTAATTGAGATGGGTATTATTACTCCTGAGCAAGGAATGACCGCTATCAAGCAGGGTATTTACCCCAACCCTTCAGAACTCAAGAGTGCTCAAGAAAAACTTGTAGAAGACAGGAGAAAAGGCTACTACACTCCTCTTGCTGCAGCTCAGCCTATTCTTACCGAAGAAGATCAAGAGATGAAGCAAGAGCAGCATGACTCACAGATGGAAAGCCAAGACCTTCAAAATGAGCCTAGCAAAGAAGATCCTCAGCAAAAGCCCTCTGGTGAGCCTGGTAGACCAGCAGGAACAAATACTAAAACTAATTCAATTGCATCTACTGATAATTTTTATAGTAGGCAAGATATTCAGTCTGTGGTATATGATATAGAGTCTTTGTCTAAAGATGCTGAAAAATTAATGAAGTCTCATTACAATAAAAAAAGACTCTCCAAAAACCAAAAAGATTTACTTGATAATTTGGTGGAGTCAGTTATTGTGTCAACTGAAAAAACTTCTTGGAGTGATACCTTAAAGGAATGCATTCAAGATTTTAATAAAATAGAAACACTTGATACATTACCTGAAATACTTAATATATCTGTAGAACATGAAGTAGTATCTTATCCTGCTGCAATTTTATATCACAGTAAAAATGGTAAAAAGTAAAAAAAAGGTGTATCTACTTAAAGTATGAATTTACCATTCAAGTATATTGCGTCCTTTGCTAGTGAGATTTCGACACAAGAAGTAGAAGAAGATTTTATTTCAAGTGCTTCGAATTTAGAAGATCTAAAAAGCCTCATACCTCAAGACATAGACTTTAAGAAAAATATAGATATAATCGGAGTTGCTTTTAATGCTGCGGTAGCTAACTTATTTAATAAAAATGGAGATGGAATAAATGGGATAACGGCAGTTGCAATTAAGGATCACTTCATGCATAAGCCTACGAATATAGAGCACCAAAGAGATAAAGTTGTTGGTCATATAGTTGGATCATCTCTTTCTTCTTATGAGAGTAGTCAGATTACAGAGTCATCAGAACTCCTTGCATCTAATGAGCCTTTTAATATTGCACTGTCAGCTGTTGTATATAAATCAGTTAACCCCGATTTTGCAAAATTGATAGAAAAATCAACCGATGAATCAAGTGAGTTTCACCATAAAGTTTCCGCTAGTTGGGAGCTTGGGTTCAATGAATATGACATCGCAGTGGGTAGCGAAAATTTATCTGAAGCAAAAATAGTCACAAGTTCGGAAGAAAAAGAAAAACTCACAAAATGCCTTAAATGCTACGGCGGTTCAGGCAAAACCGAAGAAGGAGAAAATGTCTACCGATTAATTAAAGGAGATATTTACCCCCTAGGAATAGGCTTTACTGCCAATCCCGCTGCATCAGTAGAAGGTATCACTATGGCTCATGACGATATACCTGAGGATTTAATTGCCTCAGAAGATGATTTTCAGTTCAATAAAATAGAAATAAAAACTGAACAAAAAATTTCCCAAACAGAAAAAGGGAATGTACAATCTTATAACATTCACAACAAACAAATTATGGAACAAGAAATTCTAGACCAATTCAAAAATGTTCTTGAGGAGAGTAAATCTTCCAAGAAGTTGTCTGAAGAGGCTGTTGCTAACATGACTAAAATTTTTCATGATGCTATTATCGAGCGTAGTGAAAAATGGCAATCAGAAAAAGACCAGCTCTTAGGACAAAAGGAAGAACTCGAAAAAGTTGCTGAATCCACAGCCCAGGAATTAGAGGCTATTAAACAGCAACTTCAAGAAACATCAGAAGAACTCGGCACAATTAAGTCGGAAGTTGAAGCTAAGAAAGCCGTCGATCTATTCAATGATCGCATGAACGAGCTTGACGAGCTTTTCGCTCTTGAAGACGAAGACCGTACTTTACTTGCTGATGAAATTCAATCTTTAGATTCCGAAGAGGCTTACGCATCTTTTAAAGAAAAGATGTCTGTATTATGGAAACATAAAAATAAAGCCCACCTTGAAGAGACTGAAAAAGCTCTTCAGGATAAAATCGAAGCTGGAGTGCAAGAACGCTTGGCATCTTTGCAAAGCGAAGCATCCGAAAAAACACCTTCCGAAGAAGAAATCGTTGAAGAAGCGATTGAGAATGCAGAAGTCGAAGACGAAGCATTAGCTAACAACAACGGTTCCAGCACTGAAGAAGAAAAATCGCTTCGAGAAAAATTTCTACAAGCTTTCTCAGAAGATAGCATAACAATTCAATACTAAACACGAGGAAACAAAAATGGCACTAAGATTATTACCGTTCAGGCAATACAACGAGCATGATGTTGTCAACCTCTATGCACTTGACAAAACTATTACAGACGCAATCAGCGCTGACCAAGTTCTTAACGGAGCTAACGGCGTAAACGATAACGGAGTTTTAGTTAAAGTTAAGAATGCTTCCTTGACAGGATCCAATGGCCAGCCATGGGAACCAGTCAAGTATGTTGACAACAGCTATCTCGGCAAAACAGACTACCCCCACATTGGAGGCAACGCATATCCCTTCGCTCAACTCACAATTGAGCCTGCAGGAGACGAAGCTAATATTTTGGGGGTAACTCTTAATCAGACTTTAACCCACGATGAAAATGGAGAAAAACTTCTCTACTATCGTCAAAAAGCACTTGAAATGCAAGCTGTACTTCCAGGTGAAGTTGTTCCCGTTCTTACACGAGGACTTGTCACATTGGCCGCTTCCGCATTCGTAGATCCAGCAACAGCTCCTGCAGCAGGCGCTGATGTATTCGCTGGAGCTAACGGACAACTCGACGGAACAGGTACCAACCGTATCGGCAAGTGTCTTGCTGTTGGTGATCGTGAAGCGTATGGTAAAGACGATTACTTCGCTGGAGCTCCCTCCACTGGTAATGGTTCTTATTATGTTATCAAGTTGGAACTTTAATTCGTAGAGAGGACATAATATATTACAATGAAAATTACACTTAAGCGCACAGAAGAACAAGTCGAACTTGTTAAAGCTATGGCATCCCGCAACAGAGATGTTGCATACGAAGCACAAATGGCATTAGCAGAATTCATCGGACCAGTTCTCGTCAAAGTCATTAATCAAGCACCAGTTCTTAGTAACTTGTTTACTAGCTTCCAGTTCAACGAAATGGATAGCCCAAGTATTCCGCTTGACCTTTACTATGATGTTTCAGCTCCTGACTACGTAACAGTTTACAGTACTACAGTACCTGGTGGTTTACCAACCAATACTGTTACTCCTACTGTTTCTGAAATGAAGTTTAACACTTATCGCCTCGACAGTTCTGTTGACTTTGATAAGCGTTATGCTGCTAAATCCCGCATGGATGTAGTCGGAAAAACATTTACACGTATCGCTCAAGAAGTTCTCTTGAAGATGGAAAGTACTTCCTCTTCTTTGATCCTTGGAGCTCTTTACGATGCCGCAACAAATGGTGATGACCATCTTGTTAAAGCTGCTGGTAAATCATTGAATCTTGACGATTTCAATAAGTTACTTACTAAAGCCAAAAGAATCAACACAGCTTGGACTGGTTCTTCTCCTGAGGGTGGCCGCATCAAAGGTGTGACTGACCTCATTATGAGTCCTGAAATGGTAGAAGGTCTTCGTGCCCTTGCCTATCAGCCTGTCCATTCTGGTTCTAACACTGACATCGCTGCTACAGATGATATGCGTAACGCTATCTACAACAACGCAGGAGTTCCTGAATTCTATGGTATTTCTATCATGGAAATCAATGAGCTCGGCGCTGGCCAAAAGTTGAACTCAGCTTTTGCAGCTCTTGAAACAGCAGGTGGAAAGATCAACACTAACCATGGTTTCTCATTCGGATCTTCTGATGAATTGGTACTTGGTCTTGATCGTAGCCGTGAATCTTTATTCCGTGCTATTGCTCTTGACGCTGAGTCTGGTTCAGAAATGTCCTTGCTTGCAGACGACCAATACAGTGTTCGTCAGTCCAAGATCGGTTACTACGGTTCTATGGAAGAAGGTCGTATGATCCTTGATAATAGGGTCTTGACTGGAATCGTCCTTGATCTGTAATACTAAGATACAAAGCGACTCTTCAAAAAGTCCACCTTCGGGTGGATTTTTTGTTTCTGAATATTACTATAATAGTGTATATTCTTTCAAATCTAGAAAAAGGAGGTTATTATGCCAAGGAAAAGGAAACAAACAAAGAATCAAATAGAATTCTCAGACGGAAAAGCAAAAGATACTAAGCAACCAGATATCAACGATCTTTTGGGTTTTAAGGAAAAAAATCATTTCGGCACATCTAGTGCTGATGAACTTGATAAGAAATTAGAATCCTCTAGTTTATCTGAATTACAAGCAATGGCTGTAACCGCCAGTATCTTCCCTTCTGGGACAAAGCTCTCTCTTAAAAATAAAATAAAGAAAGCTTTCAAACAGTTCGTAGCAGCTAACGGGAGAACCCCTATGCCGAGAAAGAGTGAATCAATTCTTTCTCCCAGTAGTGATGCTGCAAAAAAATTCATAGAGATTATGAATGGTTAATTAGATGAGTAGTTATAAATTAATCAGAGAACTTAGGGAGTTTCAACAAGACGCTTCTGTAAAGACAAGTGATTACTTTATAGCTGCATCTAATCCTGACGGTTCCGCCGTTGAAGAAACCTTCAGGATAAAGGTTAGCGACCTCGTTGGTGAATATAATAAAGAAAAAGCCAACGAGCAAGCTGACCCTAACAACCCACTAGGCAACAGTACCGCTTCAGAAGTTGAAATTATTAATGGCCAAGAAGTAATTGTAGACGCAACACCAATTACATCCGCTAACCTAGATAGTCTTGTAGACCCAGGGAGTGGCCTAGAGGTCGTTAGCACCTGTTATGATGCATCGTATACAGAAATTCTTTGCGAGAGCCCTCCAGGCACCTTAAACCCTCTCGTAAAGTACAAAAAGAAGAAATTGTCGTTCGCAAAGAGTGCGTCATCTAAGACATTAACTTTATATGTAAACAACACAGGGTCAGACTACCTGAACAATAAGTCAGGTTTTACGGTTGGTTCTGATGGGGCTGTATCTCAGAGATTTCTTAATTTAAGGGGTGCATACCAATATATAAATGACGAGATTGTGTCTACCGCTATTACAGTAAATATTTTTATTGAAACTGATACGGATGAAGGATTTATTTACGGTAATGGTTATAGTTTGAATTTACCTATAAACAGAATAAATGTTTATGGCTCTGATTACAATGCGTCTTCATTAAAAGTTATTAAATTAAGACTAGGTGTTGGGTATACTTTAGCATCTGATCCAGCGTTATCTGCAGAGTGGGATCGCGTGCCCCAGCAAAAAGCAGGAGTCTATCAAGGCAAAACTGGTGCAGTTATGTCTACTTTGCCAGCGGGAGTAGATTTATACCAATTTACAACTTTACCTTTTTGGATTACAACCAATACATATTGGAGAGGTATACATTTTGTATTGGAAACATACACTTTTGGTGTCTTTGCGGCTTACAGGCAAACCAAGGGAACAGATGGTTATTTTGCCCAATGCAAGTGGTCTATTAGAGATTACAATGCTAGTGATGGAAACAGGCATGGCATGGCTCAAATTTTCGATGTCAGAGATGGTAGTAGACTACACATACAAAACATATACGACGGGTCACCTACAGACGACCTTAGAGATCCTGCAAATAAAGGTGGCTTTGTATCGGGTTTAGAATTAGACCTGGATGATTTAAGTTATGCGGGTAATCTGTTTTTAGCCGAAGACTCTGCTAAAATTTTAACCATAGAATACCAAGGTGGTTTATACGATCCTGATACAGAGCTACCATCAAGAATTTGTTTTTCGTCTAATGTTAATAATATAAGTAATTTCGTAGCTTTAAAAAGAAACTCAACATTTCAACAGAACGCTTTGGTCACTAGAGCTCTTGGTGTAACATTGGGTGTTGATTTTTCAATATATGCTGAAGGTTTTTGCACAATAGCTACAAATACAACTTTAAGAAAAGAGGACGGAAGCCAGGAAACTAATAGGTGGCCAGGTGCCACTTTTTATAGTCCAGCGGTTATAGAAAATGTAGATGTTAGAAACGCAGCAGCAATATCTAATGGAACTGTATACGAATTAGATTCTTATTACGATAACTATACAGCTTGGTCCGCTCCTTAATGCCTAGGGAACCTAGACTGAGCAACAGTAAAATCTACATAGCCTAGGTGCAGTCCAGGGTTTGATTTATTCGTAACCCTATCACTTATCTTTGAAGAATTTACATTTTCAATAAACATTATTTTTGGAACTTTTGTAGAATTCTTAACTGTATCTGAGTAAGAAAAATTACCATCCTTAACATCCCCATATTCTGTTAAGGGGTAATCATCGTAACCTATATTGCAGACACCTAGATTATATGCATCTGCGCACAGGGACATTGCTCCATCAAGTTGATATAAATTTTCAGCAAATAAAACTACCCTGAAGTAAAGTGTTGTTAAGTCCTCTCCTCCCAAAGCAAAAGGAGTATTGTTCGTACTCTCCATGGAAATGAAAGCGGCTGGGGCAACTGGCTCGTAAGGAGGTATGCCTGTGCCTTTTCCATAGTCTGGTATAGTTCTACTATTTGTATTGTATTTATTTTCTAATATGAGTGTTTCCTCTGTTTCGCTAGCTAAATATACATTATAATCTTTAACCGCAAAATCTGCTTCTATCTTTAATTGATCATGAACCCCTGCATAGTATGCACCACTTAATAAAACTCTGCCATTGTCAAAATCTATAACTAATCCATTTTCACCTCTATTAACAAACTTATATCCATCACCACTATCGACATAAACTCCATCGGGAATAGCTGCGTCTGTCATGTCTGCATTATATACCCATTGCTTGTATTCACTTGAATAAGTTATGTAGCCTGCTGGATCGTCAGGGTAACTAGGTATTCTAAAATCTTCTTTATAGAATAGCTCTCCAGTTTTGTTGGAAAAAGCTTCACCTTTTTTGACAAAATAATTGTCCAGCCATAAGGAAAAGCTTGTGGTTGCTTCGTGTTGGAATTGAGGTTTCATTATAGCGTAGTTACACTTCCTATTGTTTTAAATTTCTTCGTCCACCTGTTTATTAAATCAGATATATATCTTGTGTTTTTAAATCCACCACCTCTAATAGGGTTTTTTGTTTGTATACCTAAGCCAGACCGACTTGTATCACTAGTTTTATTCATGTATCGACCAAATCCAGGCATGCCTACTTCTATTCTTTGTGCCCAGCTCATTCCAGGGGCCCAAGGCAAGGGTGTCGCTCTAAATATTTGGTCGGCACTAGGTATTTCTATATTGACAGTAAAGCTTCCCTTGTTGTCGAATTTAGTAAAATGGTAATTAGTTTGATTTAATAATTGTATAATTGGCTGTATCGGGTTGTCCCCTTTATTGAAACCAATAAAAGTAAAAAGGTTTCCATAGCCGCTTAATGTACCACTCTGATTCCCAGAGGAAGCTCCAGCAAGAATCTCTTTTGTAACAGGATGCTGCAGGAACTCTTTAATCATTTCGTTTTTATATCTTAATATTTTTTTGTAAATTAATTGCCCCGAAGAGTCTCTTAGATTTCTCTCTAACACCTTGTGGTTATTCATCCTAGGTAAGCTAGATAGTATATCTTTTCTAAGGCCCGCAGAATCTACGCGCAGTGTTATTCTTGGATTAATCACTTGGCTGTAAATAAAATGTATAATATTTAGGAGAAAATAAACCATGTTTCCTTACATCTGAAACTTTAAAAAACATTCTTCCATCTATCTCTACTCTTTGTGCGTCTTTAAAATATTTATAACCTTCTGTGTCAACTTTTATTCTAACTTCTCCGACATTTTGAGTTAAGTTTAATTGTGAATTAGCTTCTCCGTCAAAGCTTATCTCGTCTTGTTTATTCATGTAATGAATTCTAGCAGTGATGACACTAAATTGAGATTTGCGGACAGTCTGACTAACCCCTTTTACATTATTATATAAATAATTAAAGTTTGGATCAGTGCTAACTATAACTTTCAGAGACTCTTTGTAGACAAAAATTGAACGAGCAAATGTGTCATGCACTTTTTGCATAGCATTTTCAAAAAGTTGCTTTTGTGAGGAGGATAAATATGACATAACAAATATTATTACACACGAGTTGAAAAAAACAGGTAATTCTTTTAATATAATATATCAAGGAAAAAGGTGCAATATGGAAGCGGAAAAAATATTATTAGAAAAAAACAAGAAAAATATTAAGAACTTATTTAAGTCTTATCTTGTTTTAGTAGAAGATCTGCATCAAGAACACCAGATACATTTTGGTAAACTTAAGTCAAATATGCCAACTGCTCTAGGCCCAATCATTGAGCAGGCAGATTATTTTGACGAGAGTAAACTCAAATATTTAAGAAAGAAAATCTTAGATATGGGAAACGAAGTTATGAGAGATTATGATAATAATATAGAGCACTTCACAATAAGTTTTAAATTTAATAATTAAATTACAAGGTATAAGGAATAATAAATGAAAAAAGTTATATACAGCTTTAAGGTTACTGTTGAGCGCGAAGTAGAGGAAAGTACTACTTCAAAAGTTAAAAATAAAGAAACTGGGGAAATGGAGGAAATCACTAAAACAAAAAAAGTGAAAAAGCCAACATCTCATGATGTGACTATTTACCAGCCCTCCAGGAGGCAAGTGGAAGATGCCGACATGGAATTTTCTATAGAAATGAGTAAGTGCATTAAAAAAGGCATTCTCACTAAAGCTATGCTTGCTAAAAAATACAGTGACTCTGGGGGGTTACTCAGCGAAGAAGATTCTCAAAAGTTAGTTAGGAGCTATTCTGAGTTAGCAGAAATCCAAACAAATCTTTCCAAGCTAATGAGCAAAAAGTCTAAAAGCAAAGAAGATGAAGAATCCGTAACGAGCCTTACTGAAGAGTTTGCTGAAGTAAGAAGAGCTATCGTGGATCTTGAAACAACTTACCAAGCAGTATTCAACCATACCGCTGACACAAAAGCTCAGAACAAAACTATTTTATGGTATCTTGTAAATCTAACTTTCAGTAAGGGTCCCGATGGTGTTGATAGACCTTTATTTCAGGGTGAAGATTACGAGGATAAGCTCGACTCTTATTATGAAAAAGACGAGAATGGAGATCCCATTTATGATCTAGCAAAAGAAAAACTTATGGCTTTTGTTAGTTTTTGGTACTTCAGCCAAAACACTACTGAAGAAGATTTTAAGAAATTAGAGCAAGACATGGATGATGGAGCAGTGTAAGACTCTATGTGGAACAGTCTGAATACAGAAGAAATTTCGTAGAAATAATTGATGGATGCTCAACCGCATTCATTAAGCACAAAAGAGTATACATACAACACAAGAAAATATCTGATGTTGTAGATTACGACCTAGTATATAAAAACTTTCTAGATTATGCTATCCAGAAAGGTATGCCTGAAGAAAAAGATGTATTAGAAGAACAAATAGAAGCTGGTGAATGGGATCCTAATGACGATCAAGTTATTGTAGAAAAAGAGCATTTCATAAAGAATTTAAAAGCGACTAAAAGTGAAATGGTTCTACAGTCGGTAAAGGATACATTGCAGTCTCAAATAGAAGATGCAGAGGCGCATGTTCAGGTCTTGAAAGCAAAGAAGGAAATTATCATTTCAAACTCGGCAGAGAGATACGCAACTAATAGGGCTAATGATTATTATATAACTAAATCTTTTTACAAAGATGTGAGGCAGAAAGAGCCCTTGTATACAGAAGAAGAATTTGAGTTCCTAGATGATGAAACATTAAAATCAATGATATCTGCATATAATGAATTCAATGAAAGATTCTCTGAAGAGTCAATACAGTATTTAGCTATTCAAGATTTTTTTAAAACTTACTATACTTTTTCTGAAACCTCAAACGATTTTTACGGTAAGCCTGTGGTGTATTTAACTAATTTCCAGCTTCACTTGTTGATTTATACAAAAATATTCAAAAACATATTTGAAACCAATAAAGATATCCCAGAAAGAGTAAAAACTAACCCATCAGCGTTATTGGACTATGCAGAAGGCAAATCAAGCCGAGAAAAGATGGAGCAAAAATTAAAAAATAATGAAGGTGGAGTATCTTCTGTAGTTGGGGCCACAAAACAAGATTACGAAGATATGGGTGTCGAAACGCAGTCAAGCCAAAAGTCTATGCATGAAGCAGCCAAAGCTAAAGGTGGCAGGTTATCCATGAAAGACTTGATGGATTTAAACGGTTTTTAATATTCGCCTGATATAAATATAGGTGTAATATCCCATGAGATATATGGGATTAATCAAACTTAGAAATTTACCTAGCGGATCACCAGAAGACTTTACTGGGGAGAATTTATTGGCTATTGCGATAAATCACCCAGACATGCCATATGAAACCCGTTCGTTTACTTGTGATGATATGTTCTCTGGTACGGCTAGAGACTTTACTGGATATGTGAGAGGAGGGGATTTCACAGAATTTCTTAAGGTAAGTGGGGTGCCTGTTGCAACAGGAGTTATAGAAGACTCAAAAATAATCCTTGAGGATGGCAACCAAACCGAGCTAGCCTCTTTTACTTTGAATCAATTTTTTGATGAGACCTACAATGTTTTACCTAAAGCGACAGCAACTACTTTGGGTGGAATTAAAGTAGGCAATGGTTTTTTAGTAACTTCAGATGGAACCACTACATTAAATTACGATGCATTCAGGGTTGCTTCTGATAGTTCTATAGGAGTTATAAGAGTTGGGGACGGGTTAAATATAGATAGTAATGGTATACTAAGTGCAGCGCTTGACAGCCTCCCTATTGCAACTAATAGTGTTTTAGGAGGGGTAAAAGTCGGAGGAGGATTATCTGCTTCAGCGGACGGAACTTTATCTATAACTAATTGGGGCGCTTCATCAGAAGGTGCAGTCTATACATCAGACATATCTCTAAAAAATAATGTTAAAAAAATACAAAACCCTATATCTTTGATAGATGGAATAAATGGTGTAACTTTTACTTGGAATGATAAAACCAATAAAAATGGTGAAGAAGATATAGGAGTTATAGCTCAAGAAATCGAATCTATAATTCCTGAAGCTGTTGAGCCAAATAGTAGAGGGGAACTTACAGTAGCTTATCATAAGATAATTCCACTTTTAATAGAGTGTATAAAAAACCAAGAAGAAAGAATAAATAAACTAGAGTCAAAATTATGTTAGGGTTTAGAAAGATACGACAATTAGAACCAATAGTTCCAACTACTGGTTATTTGATTCCCGTAGCAAGTCCAACAGACATAGGTATTAATGAGACATTTATGTGTGCGATTTCAGATGCGATGATTACCACTAAAGTTACATACGATAAAGATAGTAACCAGCTAGTTATTGTAGAAAAACCAAAAGCGTTTGTATTTGAACCAGAGTCTAAGGTGCTATATTGTGGTGGTCAAGGAATTGGTGCAGCTGACTATGAAATTACAGAGATTGATATTCAAATTAATATTGTAGATGTTATACCGCAAACAGATGCTGCTAATTGTATTATAACTTGCCCACAGCATGGTTTTTTAGATTTTGATGATGTAGAAATATTTAATGTAGATGTTACTGTTAATCAAAAATGGGAAATAGAAGTGATAGATGAAGATTCTTTTTTCCTCAAAGGAACTAGGGGTAGTGCAGACCATGCTAATATTTACCCAGGAGAAGGAGGTCTTTGTTGGAAAAGAGGTGGGTATAGATTAGATATTTACCAAAAAGAATACGACACAAGGAAACTCGAATCAGGATTATCAATAAACTTATCTACTGTTAAAGAAGTATATTACGACAAAAAGCCTGCTCTTTATTTAAATATAGATGGAGAAAATGCATGGGGCAGGGTAGAAGGAATATTATAAAATGAATCAAATAGGACAAATAGCGAGCGGATTAATGGAATATGAATTCGCTTACATTACTGGGGCAGACAACAGGACTGCGGAATTACAAACAATCTCTGGAACATTGAGTGGTAGATTGGGGGAGCTGAATGCATTAATTAACCAAAGCTTTCATTTTACTGGTGACGATGGAAACCCATACCCAAGATTACAGTATGAGGAATCAGAAATACTTCAATTAATATACCTAAGAGATTATAATAGAAGAGAGTCTCAAAAAATACTTAGAGGAATATACGATAGCAATGTAGCTACTAATAATAATGCTACCGCCTCTACTACAACAAGCGCGGCTCAAGCAGATAACGATTGGATTGAATTAAGAGAAGGTGACACAGTAATAAAAAGAAGTTCTGCGTCTCTTTCTAATTCAGCTGTAAACAAAACGAGTGTTAGTGCAAAATTCCAAGACATGTCAAAGGTAGTAGATAGCAGATTAAAAGATTTGATATATGCATATAATATGTATGGATCTGTACCTAGGCAAGCTATTGGTGATGACTGCTTGAATCTTTGCGATAACCAAAATGAACAAGAATAATTTTATTTCACATTATGAAAAAGATAATGTAATTCTTAGCAAGTAAACACAATTAAACCATAGTATATAAAATGCCTGCAATTCACAGAAACCGAGTAATTTACCAGTCTGAAGCTTTATTTCTAAGTCCAGACGCCACAGGTTATCACTTCACGGGAAACGGAGGAATGGGTCTAATGACTCCCCCCAAAACCCGTACCGAAATCGCAGGGTCCAGTACCCTGGGCGAATATCTCTGCGGTTGGCACCCGAATGATACGCAAGCAGCTTGGCCAAAATGGAACGCTTTTCCTTACGACGACCCTAAGCATGACGTTAATCTTGCTAAAGACCATGGTTCAATTATTAAGCAGCTAAAAAGAATCCAGTCTGTTAATTACGGATTCACTGTAAACAGGGTTGATATCAATCAGTTCGGCCAACTATCTAGGCTTGACTCAATTGTTACAGAACAGCCAACTGTAAACATGGATTTTAGTTATTTCCTTATTGATGGAGAAAACGAAAGATTACTAGAATTTAATATTGATGGGGGAACAAACTCTTTGAGCGGAGCACTGTCCCCTGAGCTTTACCAAGCTGGAAACAACTTTTTCTTACTAACTGTACCTGAAGCCCGTGATGCGGTAGCTGGAGATGTTAGACTTGATACTGAATCAGGATTCGGTTCAACATCGAAAACAGTAATAGCATTAGGTAACGGATTTATTACAGACTATAATATTGATGTAGCCGTAGGCTCTATTCCTACAGCCAATGTAACTGTTGAAGGCATGAATATGCAAAGTGATATTGGAGAAACTGGATTAAATCTTCCAGCCATTAGGTTAACCGACGGTTCTAAAATTAGTGATGCATGGGAGTATGATAATGACAACAATCAAGTTATACACAGTGATCCAAACACATGCACGGGGCTTTATTCATTACCCGCAGCAGTAACTGGTTTTTCAGGGTGTGGCGATATTGCGGCACTTAGGCCTGGAGATGTTGTGGTAGATTTAAAAGACTCATCTCTTATTGCAATTACGAATTCTGGAGATAGTCATGTACCTCAAAAGGGTACTGCTCATATCCAGTCTGTTTCAATGAACATTCCAATGTCTAGGACCACGCTCCAAAGACTTGGTAATACTTTTGGATTTTCGAAATCTATCGATGTACCCATTACAGCAACAATGAATGTTTCGGCATCTCTCGCAGATGTGAAGCGTGGAAATGTTGCTGATCTATTATGTGAATGTGGATCTGTAGATTTAACTGTAACAATTTACCCACCAGAGTGTGCTTCTTGTAACCTGAAAACAGGTGAAGCTGCCATGAAGTTTGGGTTTAAAGGCTGTCGTCTAGAGTCTGAGAATTTTTCATCAACAATCGGCGACAATAAAACTGTAGATATGACATTTACAGTACAAGTAGGAGGAGCAGATGATTCAAGAAATGGAGTATTTTTGTCTGGCTATAGTGCTAGCCAAAACTCCCATAAAGGCATCCCTCCAGCATGGACAGGAGCAGGAGGAGCGGTAAATATACCAACACATCCAAGTGACGGAGCTTTAACTGCAGCTGTCGCTGCAGATCTTCTTGGTAATGGTATCACGGATGCGCAAATCTTAGGTTATAGGGCTTAAACTTTAATACATTAATACACGAGGAAAAAAAATCATGTCATCTATTCACAGAAATCGAGTAATTTATCAATCAGAGGCGCTCTTCATTAGCCCCGACTCCACTGGATACCATTTTACTGGTAAAGGCGGTTACGGTCTAATGACACCTCCTCTTAATTCTGACCAAGCTGCTGGCGGGGTCAATTCAAAGGGTCAAATGGTTGGATGGCGCTGCGGCGACCAATGGCCAAAGTGGAATCCAGATGGATCTGATGCTAATTATGCAGAAGGCCACGGTTCTATCATTAAACAGTTAAAGAGAATCCAGAGTGCGAACTATGGCTTCACTATCAACAAACAAGACATCAATCAATACGGTCAACTTTCTAAGCTTGACTCTATTGTCATTGACTCCCCAACTGTTAACTTAGACTTTTCTTATTACTTGCTTGATGGCTACAATGAGCGTATGCTTGAATTCGTAACCAATGGTGTAACTAATGCTTTGAGTGGAGCTATGTCTCCAGAGCTTTACCAAGCTGGCCACAACTTCTTCATCTTAACTGTTCCTGAGGCTCGTGATGCAATTGGCGCAGATGTTACTTTGGATGAAGAGGGAAGAGATGAGAAGAAAACGGTTATTTCTCTTGGAAATGGTTTTCTTACCGACTATAGTATTGACATTTCTGTAGGAAGTATTCCTACTGTAAGCTGCACGGTTGAAGGCATGAATATCCGTAGTGACGTTGGAGCTACTGGATTAGACCTTCCTTCTGTTGACACAGCTAATTCAGCTGTAATTAGTGATGCATGGCACAACGGAGAACGCGGTAAATGCAAGCCAGCTTCAGCACCAGGTTGTACTGGATTATTCTCTCTTCCTCAAGCGGACAGTGGTTATGCAGGATGCGAAGATACCGCAGCCCTTCGACCAGGAGATGTGGTTCTAGATTTAGCTGGACAATCGTTGATTAGTAAGCAGGTAACAGGAAGTCTTGACGCTCCAGTTCGTGGAAGTGCTCATATCCAGTCTTGTGCTATCAACCTTCCTTTAGCTAGAACAACCTTGCAACGTCTTGGTTCTACATTTGGTTTTTCTAAGTCAATCGACTTCCCATTAACAGCGACATTCAATGTTAGTGCGACACTTTCCGATTTACAAGCAGGAAACATGATTGATCTTCTTTGCGGATGCGATGAACACGAAGTGTCTGTCACAGTATTTGATCCAGAATGTTATGGATGTGAAGTTAAGTCTGATGCAGAAGCTATTAAATTCACATTAAAGGGAGCTAGACTTGAGTCTGAAAACTTTAGTTCTTCTATCGGAGAAAATAAAAGTGTTGACTTGGTATTTTCTACCCAAATTGGTGGAGCCGATGATGCTAATAGAGGATTATTCCTATGGGGCAAAGAAAATACTAAAGCTTCTATCCCAGGCATTCCTCCAGCATGGATCAATGAACAAGGTGAGGAAAATGTTCCTTTCTTTTCTGAGGTACCACCCGATGCGGAACCTTTCGATATTTCAAGACAATATCTTGCTGGCAAAGTCATTCAAGTAGGCACTAAGTACTACGAGTCTAAGATTGCCATGAACTACATTAACTAATAGACAGGAATAATTAAAATGAGTTTACTAAAACAATCAGCATTAGCCCAAGTCGCCAAAGGCGAAACAGTGTTAAATTCCTTCGACGCAACAGATAGTGGAGCCACAGAAGGTTTCGTTTATGAGTGCCGATGGGCCGCCAAAGAATATGACCCAGCTACAGCTGCTGGATTTAATATCGTCGCAGGTGACCTTATGAGGTTCACAACTGTTGACGACCTTGGAGATGCACACACTTCTATTCTTGAATCACAATCTTCTTTTAACTTAGTTAAAAATGGAGATCTTGCTGCAATTGACACAACAGCTACCACTTCTGCGGAAATGGAAGCTTTTGATGCCGATGGGCTTTACAAGAAGAACAACAAATATTTTAAACGCTCTTATGAAATCTTTACTGGCGGAGTTAATGATTCCACCACTACGGATGCTTATGTCGATGAGAATATTTTAATTTCAGACAAAACATTAGTCCCTGCTTTACTTACATCTGATATTGTAGCTGCTGCCTTCACAGGTGGCGGAACTGTTAATGTCCTTGATTTTACTTTTGCTGGAACAGGTGGACATAGGAGGTTTACAGCTCCTTACTTCGGTAAGATTTCCGCTACTAGTATAGTACCAAGCGGAGCATGGTTTTATTATGCTGGTGATGACATCGGAGCTGGAACTGCTCCTAGCGCCGCTGGTTACTACCTTAACTCTACTGCAGGCGATGTAGATTTCACTGATGCAAATACATTTACAAGTGCTATCTTCGCAGACCAAAGTGCAGTCGTTTCAGGAAGCTTGGCAAGTTATGTATGGGCGCTTAATACTGGTGGAGTTCAAGTTATTCTTTCAAATTCCACAGGTTATGCTTTAGAGACTACAGAGGTCGCTGACCTTCTTGATGCCGCACAGATCACACGTTTAGCTGATCCTTCTGCAAGTAACGAATACTGGGAAGAAATTCCAGCGCTCGCTACTCCTTTGCAGTTTTCATCTGGTACAGCTACTGCTACTGATGCTGCAGTATTAGCTATCACGACAGCTAACGATCTTGCAGACCTTGATTACTGGAATCTTCTTTCAGAAAACTTCATCGAAGACTATGATCAATCAGTAGGTTCTGCAGGTGTTGCAGGTGCTGACCCAGCAGGAAATTATGCTGGAAGTTATGTAGCTTCAGGAGGATCCAATACTGTTAGGGCTTTAGAAATTGAATCCTTTGCATCTGCTCAAGCTACTACGGACGCCGTAGTAACTGTATCAGCTCATGGGCTAACAGATGGAGATACGATTGTAATCTCTGGTGTAGATGTTGCATACGATGGAAGTTTTACAATTGACGTTGTTAATGATAATCAATTCCGTCTCGACGGTACAGCTGGAAGAGCTAACATCAGTTACAGTAGTGGAGGCATTGCTACAGAAAATGGATCTAGTGATTTGGTGTGGAGAGAAACATTTCCTCCAACAACTGATCAAACTCTTATTTATCGTTACTAAAATAAGAATTTAGTATTCTTACTTTCTTAGGGGAGGTGTATATACATTATGTATGTCCACCTCCCCTAAACATATACGGAACGCTATAAGATACAACTCTGTAGGATTATTTCTTACAGATTCTCCAGCACATAAACCCGACTCAGATGTATTAACATTTCTTAACAGGGTTCAGACGGCAACTTTTAATGTTTCCGCTGTCAGGCAAGATGTAGCTCAAATAGGGTCGGATGACTACCTTGCTAGAAAAGTAATTTCTCAGCCGACAATTGATCTGAGTTTTCAATACTTCTTAACAGACGGACATGAAGAGCATGTCATGGGTTTAAATATTGCGTCTGGATATGACCCCATGAATGGCACAATTCACAAGGGAATTAAAGAAGATAAATCGGCTTATTTTTTAGTAGGAGAAGAGCCTTTTGATTTAGTTAGTTATTATAGGCAGGATAATAATTTCGGGGGTACAGACGCAGCAGGGTTTGGTAATTGTTTTATAACAAACTATTCCGTCAGTGCATCTGTAGGCTCTTTTGCTACAGCTAATGTATCTATGGCTTGCTCTAACATGACTTATTCTTGTGTCGGGTCTTTTGAGTTTGAGAGAGAGCTTAAAGAGCTGGCTAGCCTACTCAACAATGAAGATGTAAATGATTTTGATTTCATAAGACTCCAAGAAGAGGCTGGAAAAGTTACACTACAAGGAGACGAGCAGATCGAAAAAGTTTCTGGAGTCCCAATCCCATCTTTAGACCTAACAGGTAGAGCTTCTATTATAGAAGGGACTGGGTACGTTTTTGACCCTAATATATATAAATCCGCTACATCGGCAATAGCACCTGGTGGGATTACAATCGAATTAGATAATTTAGAGTTTGGGGGACCAATAATCTCTGGGGATTATGTCGGGGAATGCTCTAGAGGTCACGCAAATATACAAGCTTTTGATTTGAGTGTTCCCTTCGAGAGGGAAGATTTATACGGAATGGAATCTTTACATGTCTATGGTAGAAGGTTAAAATTACCTCAAATCGGCTCCCTTACTATTGAACTATTATCTAGCGCTTTTAACACTGGGAATATTAAGCCAATGTTATGCAGTGATAGAGAATACAAAATAGATTTATTATTAAATAACAGTTGTACTATATCTTGTTTGCCTTCTAGGAGTAAAGATAGCTTTATGCGTTTTGTTATTGATAATGCTAAATTTGAAAGTTACTCTTTAAACGCAGGTATAGGAGGTTCTCAATCTACCGTATCTTGTAGTTTTACATTCTGTGTGGGTACTGAGCATGGAGTGTTTGCTAGCGGTTCATTTCCAAATTGGAGAGATGACAAATGTACTCCTTCACACAAGCATACTCCGCATGATTTTGATATTACTAGGGTTCTTGAAGATGTTGATGCTCCTGAAGATTTAGAAGTAATAAGAGTGCTTGACGAATCAAATATTGTTGAAATTGACATCGACAGATTAAAATGAGCTACCTACCTTACAATATATTAGTTTCATGGGAAACACCAGATGACACATCTGATATTGATACCATTGAAATATATAAAGGTAGTGCGTTGAGAAGTTGCGATAGAATAGTTAACTCTACACAGCCTATATACGTTACCAATAGAATATCTAATGGCACATATATTGATCAACTGAATTCAGTTGGCGAGTTTAAATATATAGCTATTGCAAGAAATAAAGTTAGCTATACAGAATGTACTTTAAAAACTTTTAAAGTTTACCCAGACTCAGATGGAGATGGGATACCTGACGACGAAGACATATATCCATATGACTTTGATAATGACGGTATTCCCGATCTTCAAGATGCTGATTTTGGTTTAAATTATTTAAAGCTAGATACTGATGGAGATGGAATTACTAATGATTATGATCTTGATGATGATAATGATGGTGTGTTAGATGAAGATGATCCATTTCCATTATTTTACAATAGACAATTAATTATTAGACATGGAGATGGTACTAGTGCTTTTACTGGTATATATCCAAATGGTGGAGAAATTCAATTAAGAGGAGTAGGTAATGATACTGATAATTTAGAATTTAAATATTGGGATGGAGATGAAGTAACTGACCCGCTAGATCCACATAGTACTATAATTATGGATAGGGACAAAGTAATAACTGGACATTTTGGCCTAGTGACATTTGATTTAACACTTAGTGCTCTTGACAAAGACTCCCTTCAAGATCCTGGCACTTTAGATTTTATAGGAGCAGGGCCTTATGAAAGAAACGATCTTGTTGAATTTGAGGCTGATGTTGGGAGTGCATGTCTGCAATTCGTTGAATGGAGTGGTGCCGCTGTATTAGATAAATTTTCCAATAAGACAAAAGTAAGGATGACTCAAGATGTTAATCTTACAGCGATTGTTGAAGTTCCAAGCTATCAAGTCCAAGTTAAATCGATAGGTTATGGTGATAGCAGGGATGGCCAAGTTTTATTTGATCAAACATATAAGTGTGGAGATATCGCAACATTCACTATACCTGATCCTGGAGATAGATATTTAGTGCAATCTATTGATGATACTAATGGAAAGATTGTTGATGGAAATAGTTACAGCTTCGAAGTAACTGAAAACAAAATAGATTTACTAGCAAGAGTTTTTCTTGACAATGCTCCGCCCATAGCCAATAAAGACCCTAGAGCCGTTGGAAAAAAAGGGGGGTCTATTATAATCGATGTTAAGAGTAACGACTTTGACCCAGATGGAGATGTATTAACAATCATAATTACACAGGTGCCCGCACATGGAACCGCAACTATTACAGACGCAAGTGGAAACCCTGACCCAAATGGAAGTCATATTAAATATCAACATGACGATAGTTTCGATATGGTGGATGAATTTAAATACAAAGTCAATGATGGTCAGTCTGACAGTAACGAAACATCGGTAGAAATAGGTGTTGGGGTTTCCAGGGGGGATTCTGTCAACTTTAGTGCTCGCCAGGGCCTTTACGATATACCCTTGGTTATAGGGACAGATCCCGTGAAAGTTGTTTGTCATTTTAATGCCTATAATGTTCCAGACAGGTTTCAGATATATTTTAACCCTGACGGTGCTACTAACCCAGGGGATCCTGCTCATTTGGTGGCAGATTCGCTTTATGTTGGGGATGCATTGAGAAATAGCAATAACCCTCATGGAGTAGGTACTTTTACAGTTACAAGGTTTTTATATACTGGCGGAGGTGGAGATGCGGTTAATGGCCAATTTCAAACTCAACCGCAGGTTACATTAACAAACACAAGTGCCGATTCGGCTGTAGCAAGTTTTGGGAATAGGAGTAACGCCAGCCCAAATGGTCCAGGTCAAATTGGTGTAGAAAACAGAACGATAGTTGATGCTAACAAAACTATTATGCAGAATCTTCACAAAGCAGACGGTAATGTAGCTATATCTTTAGACAAAGGGCAAACCACAGGCTTTATAGCGTTTATAAGAGTTGAGGCGGTCACATCATCAACTGGATGGGACCTGTATGAGATAGAATTTTTTTAATATGTCTACAGAATTACATTTATCATGGAAGACTCCATTGTTTAGTGGCGACACTAGGAATATATTAATATACAGACACAGCGGGGAGGTGTCTATAGAAGAAATGCCCCAAAGCGGAGAGAAGATATTTGAAACAGGTGAAATATATTCTGGATACCACAGAGACACCGTTGAGAGGGGGGATTGGTATTATGCTATATTTGCGGAAAACAGGAAGGGTTTACTTTGTCCTGGCGCGATGAAAAATTATTTAACAATAGACGCTGATATCGAAATAATAAATTTAGAATATGTAAAAGGAATATTATATTTAGAATTAAATATTAGCGGTTTAGATGTCAGTAGTTGGCATTGGTATTATGGAGATTATGTTGCAACTGACTACGACCTATCAGAGACAAATATTACTCAAACAGTAAATATAGATAGTGGTCCTCAAAAAATAATAATAGAGGGAAGAGATGAAAATCTATCTGTAACTAAAACAGTTGAATATCATTTGGATGTATTTTCTGTAACCATGCTAGAAGATGGAAATTCTTTAAAGTACAATGGGGAGGATTCTATAAGTTTCCAGCAAATGTGGGATAATTTTTTCGAAATAGTTGCTCCAGATCCAAAGCCTGGATATGTTTTTGACACATGGGAAACTCAGGGTTCGGCTGTATTTGAAGATATAACTTCTAGTACAACTAATGCAAGAATAATGTCTAATGTAGAATTAATCGCTCACTATAAACCAGAATGATGAAAAAAGTAGATTTAAATGTGTCTTTTGGTCAACCAGAGCTTGTGGAAGAATCTGATGAAATAGTGGTCTTTAGATATCGGCTTGAGCCATTTAAAGGTTTAACCACCGACATGGAAGAGGTCGCAGAAAAGGGGGAGCTTGTATATAGGACTGTAGACCTTACGAAAGAAGAATACTCTTTTATAGATGAAGAAAAAGAGAGGGGTGAATGGTACTATGCAGTATTTGCTAAAAATAAAGCGGGGATATCTCCTGGACAAATAGATATGTATTTCCTTGCGGATGTGGAACTTGTTATTAATAATTTTGATTACAAAACATTTAGTCCAGGAAGATTAAGTTTTGATGTTGAAATAGGAGGGACTGATGCGTTTTCATGGAGATGGAAAGTAAACGATGGTGAATATATAAATAAATCTATTGATGATTTAATTGTGGACCAAGAGCTAGATTTGCCAACAGGACAAGAACATGAACTCACCGTGGAATCTTTAAATGTAGATGGGTTTATCTCAGCTACAAGAAATATTTATTTTAGTATTTATAATATAAGTATTGAATTTGACACCCACCCACTTTTACCACAGCCAAATATAGAAGTCAGCGGCACACAAGACACTTTAATCCCATTAAATGCTAACGACATAAGGGGGCATTACTTCATAGGTTGGGAACAAACTGGTTTTGGGATAATAGAAGAGCCATTGCAGTCGTCTACAAATTTTAGAATTTTTAATGCTGATGCTCAGATCAAGGGTGTGTTTGGGTTAATAGATTATGATATTAAAATGGACTTTATTGTAAATGGGTATCCAGATAGAAATATATTAACAGGGGGGACTGACTCCAATAATCTTCCTTATAGTTACATAGGTACGCTGCAAGATAATAGTGGAATATATAACATATTTGATGTATTAAATTTAGTATTTTATCCTGGACCTGGATATTCTTTTGCATCATGGTCAATAGTTAATGGTAATGGTGAAATTGGGGACGAATTAAATGCTTCGACAGTTTATAGGGTTGATAATTCTGACACATTAATCAGGGCAAATATTAACCCAATAGATTATTTAATTACAGTAGATGGCGATATTGATAGTTTTGATACAACAGGCAGGCCTTTAGATTTTCAAGAATTAGGTTCTGGCTTATACAACATAGATAATAAAGTAGAGATCTTAGCCGTACCCGATGCAGGATACAAGTTTGAAAGTTGGATGATAATTCAGGGAGTTGGATTATTGGACGATATAACTTCGGCTAGGACAGTTTTAACTGTTGGTCCAGCGGACTCTTTTATTAGAGCTGTGTACAGCCCCATAGATTACACAGTTAATGTGGCTGATGGGTCTAACGGGACTGCGGTTGCGAGCAAGGCTGCTTTCCCTAATAATATATTTCAAACTATGACGGTTACTGCTACCCCTGACATTGGATGGCAGTTTTCTAGTTGGGAAATATCTGGGCCAGGTTCTTTAGACAATCCCACCAGTAATCCAGCGGTATTTACTGTAGGAGCTGGAGACTCAATCATTACCCCGAAATACGAAATGGTTAATTATAATGTAAGAGTTGATGGGTTATCTGGTGAGGAAGCAATTTTAAATATTAATGGCACAACCTTAAATACATCTAATTCTGTAGCAAACTATGGGGATAGTGTAACAATTAGAGCTATTCCTGAACGAGGTTTTACATTCGATAGATGGGAAAGTAATATATCTGGAATCACATATAGCGACCAGTATAATCCAGAGGCTGTTTTGTCGATGCCTGCTTCGGATATAGTTATTAGTGCTGTGTATAATAGTGTGCCTTACACCGTGACAGTTAATGGAGACTCTAATGGTTCTGGGGTAACCACTACTCCATCCACTATTGGGGCTAACCAATATTATTACGAATCGGCAATTCAAATTCAGGCAACAGCAAATACTAATTATGAATTCTCAAATTGGAGTAATACTGGAATCGGCTCAATCAGTGATCCAAATAGTAGTTCAACTACTTTTACCGTGGGACTATCAGACGATATAATTACTGCTAATTTTGTATTTGTTGGAAGACAACAGAATATTGTAGGCACAACTGCATACCAAGCATTTAAAGAATTAGAGTTTAGGTGGACTAGGTCAGCTTTGGATAATCAGGCTATAAATGACAACGGGACTACTACTTATACTTATGAAATAAGTACGAGTTCAAGTTTTAATCAATTAGTTGAAGCAAAAGTTTTCACCACATTTCAAACGTCCACTATATTTAGTGACTTAATAGCTTACACTAAGTATTATTGTAGATGTAGGGCTACAGGGAATGTGAACGCGGGAGCTGTCACGGGTACATCAAATACTGTAGAGTTTGTAACTAACCCTTGCGGCAATTACACTATGACTAAAGACTCCAATAATAACTTGCAGATTTCAGGAGCCGCCCCGAATAGCGGAATAACAATATCTGAACAAACAGGAAGTCTAGAAACAAGAGGGTTGGTTAGGCCTATAGCTAATGATCAATTTAATAATTTATTCATAGCGGAGGGTTCTGGCCAAGTCAGGACCCAGACATCTGGCCCTGGAGGTAGGCTTGTATTCGATGGAGGCTTTCCTAAATTTTACAATAGCAAGTGGGCATCTTATAGCGCGGGCATTAAAAATGGAAGTGTTTCTATATATGATTCTTCTGTGCCAGCCCAGTATCCTTATTTTTATAATGCCATAAGCCACGTGGAAAGAGAAGAGGGGTCACAGAAAAAACTTTTATATATCAATGACGCACCAGGCGGAAATTACACTGCAAAAGTATTTCACAATACTGTACTCGATATTGCTAGAGTTGCAGGGTTTACAGCTTCCTCTATAGGTAGTGAGAGTGCAAGCACTCATAGTGGGTATTTGCAAAATTTGCACACCACGCGATCAGCATGGAAAACATATTTTAACGGATACGATGTAATAGTATGGCTAGGGACTAATTATACGGGTGGTGCGTATTTGCCGAATAGCCTTATACAAGGTTTGCTGGATTACTTTGACGAAGGTGGGGGTTTATTTATTATAACAGACCATAATACTTTCCAAAGTTCCGTAAACCAGATTTTACCTTATTATGGTGTTAGGTTTACTGGTAATATAGATAGAACAGCTGGGAATAATGCTTATAAGATTTCAACTATACTGGCTAATACAAATTATATTCCATCTGGGTACCATCCTCTGTTCGCTAATATTAACCCAAATGGGTTTATTTCAGCTGCAGGTAGTGAAGGAGAAATTATATATGATACAAATGTATCTAATACATCAAATTACACAACAGATAGTAACGGAAACCTAACAATAACCAATCATAGTAATGGAACTTCACTAGGTGGAGGTAATACTTTCATAAGAACTGCGAGCGATTGCGGTGGTCAAGTTTAAAAAGTCTTATATATTTTATATGCAAGATCCATAGTTCTTGTGTAATAATAGTATGATTATAAAGGAACAAGGTAATTATGGCAGGAGTTAGAGTAGGAATAAGACCAGAGCTAGATGCTCAAGGCATGCGTTCTGTTGAAATGCAATTCAACAAAATGATGTCTAGGCTATCTGGTAGGCAGGCTAATTTTTCAGTAAACTCAAAATCTTTTACCCAGCCTTTGGGGAGAATCACTGCTTCAGCTAACGAATTTACTAAGTCACTAGAAGCATCAAATGCCCGTGTTATAGCTTTTGGTCTTTCCGTAGGAATAATTAACGCTGTCAGTAATGCCTTTAAAGGGTTAGTTGCTGAAACTATTAAGTTCCAAAAGGTTATGGCTGACATAAATGTCATAATGGGTTCATCACAACAAAGCATAGAAGCTTTTGGGATGGCGTTGTTTGATACTGCTAAAAATACGGGGCAGTCTTTTAATCAGGTGGCAGAGGCCGCATTAGAGTTTTCAAGACAGGGTTTGTCCATGGAGGAAACCTTGAGAAGGACAAATGATGCACTAATTTTAACTCGATTGACAAGCTTAAAGGCTGAAGAGGCTGTATCTGGTTTAACTGCAGCAGTCAATGCATTTGGGGATAGCGGTGTCACGACGACCGACATTATTGATAAGTTGGCCGCTGTTGATGTCAACTTTGCGGTTAGTTCTGAAGATTTAATTAATGCGTTGGAGCGTACGGGTGCTGTAGCAATTGATGCAGGTGTTAAGTTGAATAACTTAATTGGTATTGTAACCTCGCTACAACAAACCACTGCTAGAGGTGGTTCTGTGATTGGTAATGGACTTAAAACAATATTCACAAGAATAAGAAGACCTGAGTCCATCAGGCAGCTAGAAGAAATGGGTGTTCAGGTTAAAAATTTACAAGGTAATTTACTGCCTGCAGATAAAGTTTTACAAAACATAGCAAAATCTTTCGATTCTTTAACTGAATCCCAGCAATCTAATATTACTCAATTTGCTGCAGGTATATTTCAGGCTAATATATTTAAATCTGCATTGAGGGATTTAGCTAAAGAGCAAAATATCTTTGAAAGAGCAACCGCTATAGCAGGAGATGCCATGGGCGATGCGGCCATTAAAAATGAGCAATTAAATAAAACATTAGACGCTCTAGCTAAAAGAACAACAGTATCTATAGAAGAGTTGGCTGAAGTGATTGGAAACTTGACACTTAAGGGGCCAATCGGAGGTATATTAGAAAATGTAGAAGGTGCAGCTAACGGTCTAAAGAATGCCTTGGGTGGAGGAGAAGAAGCAGGTAATACATTTTTTACTGGATTCGTAAAAGGAATAGGGAATGTACTTAGTGGGCCTGGCTTAGTTGCTTTTACAGCTGTAATGGGTAAGATGCTTATGAACGTGGGTAAGTTTGCGTCACAAAGTTTAAAAGATGTATTAGGTGTTGTTGGTAGAAAAGAGAAACTTGTACAAATGGAAAATTCCATCATTGGTGCATTATCTCAAAACAAGCAAATTCAAGAAGGTTTAAATGAATTAGAGGGAGATAGGCTCGCTCAAGAAAAATTCATGCTCAAAGTTATTGAAGCACAAACCAACGCAATGATTAAGCAAAAACAATTAGCCTCATCTTTGGCTGGCGCAGCTCTAAGAGCTGGAGTTAATCCAGATTTAACCGTAAACACTAATTCTTTTGTAGATTTAGATGGTAGCGGGACAGGTGAGGTGGGCACAAGAGCGAGTGGACACATCCCTACATCCGCCAAAAGAAAAGAAAGAAAAGGAGCAATAGAAGCTGGGTATACACCTGGCGGTATATCTTCAATGTCAATTTCTGGAGTCGGGAAAGTAGTATATAATAAAGCAGAAACAGTTAAAAAGTTTCCAGGGATGGATCAACCCGCAATCATGCCGCCTAGATCTTCTAGAGCTGGTAAGAAATACGAAAAAGAGTTTAGTAATAAACATGGTTTTGATCCTTACGCATTCAAGGGTTATGTACCAAACTTCGCAGCCATACAAAACGACTTAACAACTGGTTCCCAGGCAATGGAGCTTAGAGGTTTAGAGACTGGACAGTTTAAAACCTCAGAATACAGGAAACAATTAAAAGAGTTTATAGCTGAATATGGAGATCAAGATTTACAGGGCTCTGGTATAGATATAACTTTTACCACACAAGCTAATAAATTAAAAGGCTCTTCCTTTAAGGCTACAGGGGGAGATAAATCTGCTTTGTCCTTAGGTGAGTATTTAGAGGCGTTAGGTATTAAGGAAATTGAAAGCAAAATTCCTTTTGGATATATAGATGATGTCCCAAGGATGGCTAAAAAGCCAAAAGTTTACCATAAAAAAGTTTTAAGTAATTTAAATAAAGGAAATAATGATCATAAAGGGAATGTAGGCGAATCTTTATTTCTGGGGAGCGGAGAAGGTGATGGCTATCGATCTAGTGCTGGGCTAGAAGCTACAGATGAATATGGCTCCTATAAAATAGATAATTCGAAGGGTAAAAGTAATTTTGTAGTAGACGCAATTAAACCAGGAGAAGTGCCTTTTGAGATAAAAGCTGGAGAAATTGATTTAAATAATATAGCATCTAAGAGTATTAGAAGGTATTCTAATTTCGCATTCAGGGATCAAGTAGGGGCTATAGCTGATTCTTTTGTTGGTGACACTACCCCTAATCCATCTGCAAAAGGTTTAACAAACGATGATGTAGCTAAAGAATTAAATTACATGATCAGTAAGATTGAGGAAGACTTGTTAGTAGAAAGTTTGGCTCAATTAGCGAGAATGGGTTCTTGGAATCCTGTTGGTATGTCCATGTCTGAGGTTAGAGGTTTAATACAGAAAAACCAATTACAAAAAACTTTAAGAGAAAATCCAGCATTAATAGATGAAGCCGCTAAGGATTTAGTTGTGTCGCATGGGATAAGTTCTGGTTTTGTACCTAACTACGCGTCCGAGCGAGATGTCTACAATATGGATGGCAAGACGATCAATGCAAGGAATGAATATACTTTGGCGTCTGGTAAAATATTTAGACCTCATAGGGGGCAGATGGTTTCTTCGGGAGGATATGTTAATGGAGACGTGCTTGATCGTACTACAAGCTCAGTAAAGACTGAGTCTATTCCAGTCTCAGATTTGCTAGACCCATCAACAGTATTAAGAACTGGATTTCCAGCAACAGCGTCAAAAATGGGTAAAGATTTTCAATCGACTTTTGGTGATAGGGCTTACATGGGAGACCCTGGCGGACCAACATCAAGATTTGATTGGGAAAAAAATACAGAGGGAGATGTAAATATTGGTCCTGGTCAATACAACCCCGACACAGGGATTAATCCGCATGTTATCAAAAGCGTGACACACGGAGAAGCGGCTAAGTCTGGACTTTCTCATACAGCTACAAAAATGCTAGCCAAAGCCAATAACACCCCCGCAATAAAATCTGGGTTAGAATTTATGATGGATAGGGATGGTGGGTCGTCTATATTAGATGTAGCTCTCCCTTCTCATGCTGCCGAGTTTATTAATAGCAAGGGGTTAGATGGCTACGAGATGGTTGGCAATAAAATTAATTACGGATTAAACTCAGACCCAGACGTCGAAGACATCGCAAGTCAAGGCATGAATTCCTTAGGGGTCAAGATGAATCCTGACTGGATTAGGCCGAGTATTTATAGAGATTATGTAAATACAGCCCAGGGATTAGTGCCGAATTTTAATGCCCTCAATTTAAAAACTGGATATTTTTCAGAGTCCCAAATTAAAGCTGCTATTAAAACCGCTTATGAGCGTAGAACTGGAGGTAAGATTCAGATGAATTCTCCAGAGATAGAAAAATATATGCATAGATATATGGCTGCAATACAGGATGCTCAAGCAGATGACCCTGAGGGATTTACAACTTCTTATGCTGGTGGAGATGGAAAAATAAAAAACGAAAGAATCTTATTTAATGAAATAAGTTTGGCTTTAGAAAAAGCTGGAAATTATTACCAACCTAAACCAGGAGAAACAGTAAGAGAAGATGATTTCTCAAAAGGCTTAGTTCCTAACTTTGCAAACTTAACTCTATATCGAGGTCAAAATAAATCAAGGCAAGGGATTGACGAACCTACAATTGGTAAAAATATGCCATCATTTGATGGAGTAAAGACTCCAGAAGATGTAGTTGGAGTTGTGCAAGATTTCGTTAAATCTCATGTAAGTGGGGTTATGGCTGGCTATAGGGATATTGGAGATGTTGGGAACCAGAAACCTTCTGGAGCGACATCCTTCAGTACCTCAAAAACTGTTGCTAAGAATTTTGCGGGGGCAATCCGACCAGGCAAGCCAGTAGAAGAAGGTCATGTACTCGAGAAAACCGTCCCAGAAAAAAATGTATTCAATAAAAAGAAAATGCTGAGAATACTAAACAAGGGAGCTGACCCCGAAAAAGGACACTACCCTAAAGTTGAGGAATTTAAAGAAGCTATGGCAAGTGGTGCCATACAAAAATGGGCCGAAGAAAATGGCGGGCTATATCTGAATGTTTACGGTAGAAGAAATGATAGGTCTTTATTGGACCATTATAAAATGGAATATGGTAGAAAAGAATACGATTTCTACGACAAGACCATGAAACAAATGGTTCCAGAATCAGATATTGGTTATAACCCTAATGGCACTCGTCAAATTTTGCCTGGCGAAAGCGAGGTTATGCAGGTTTTAAATAAAGGGCTTGTGCCAAATTTTGCCATGTCTGTTCGACAAATGGAAGACCCTGCAACGGGAACCAGCTTGAAGTATAGACAATACCCTGCGGGACATGCCGAAATATTGCACGCAACCAGAGGGGATAAAGATTTAAAAGGAGGCGCATTTAATAACTTTAATAAATTATTAAAAGATAACGAATCCTTGGGATCTGGATTTTTGACTCCCCAGAGAAATGGAATGGGATCGACACCCTGGGCTAATATTGTTTCAATGTTTCCTCAAATAAAATATAGAGTACAGGAAGGTCTACAAACTGGGGGTGTCTTTGGCTACTCAGAGGGCTATGATGAGCAACAAATGGGTTTTGATAGTCTTGTAAATTTTAAGAGTGATATTAACAAACACTTTACTAAGCCAGAAAATGCAGATATTGCAAGTTTAGTTTTTAAGCCATTTGGTGGTCCATATGATATGGATGAAGCTGTAAATTTCCAGGATTTAATGACCACAAGGGTTAAAGGGAAAGGTGATTCTGCGGCGGGGTTCTCAAGTAAGGGTCTTGTCCCTAACTTTGTTGCTAGTAATAGGGTTGAAAAAGCCAGGAAGGGCTTAAAGGCGGATACTAAAAACTATTTAAAAGTCACCCCTGATGAGTACAAACAATTTCAGGATATTGTAGAGTGGATGCAAATGGAGTTTCCAGTTTCTGGTCTTAGGCTTGATAAGGAAACATTCTCTATATCGGCTAACACGGAAGACATAAGGCACATTAAATCTGTGATGGATAACCCAAGTGTTATTCGTAACATGGAGAAAGATGGAATCAAGCAGCCAAGTAAGTTAATGAAGTCTTTCTTGAAGAAACATACAGAATCTTTACTTCAGGCAAAGAATTTTCAAAGAAAAGGAATATCAGAAGGAGTTACAAGTAATCATTTACTAAGAGGTTATTTCAAGGGAGATGAAGATAAATATTATGATGTAGCAAATAAAGGAATTGTTCCTAATTTTAGTGACCCATTAGTTCAAGCCATTAAAAGAGAAAAAGCTGCTGGTGTACCACCTTCAACCATCAGGATAGAAAGAAGCAATCAGCTGGTGGATAGAAAAAATCCTTTAGGTTTAGCTGTAACAAACACAAGAGACGAACCTCTAGGTGTGAACCAAGGAATTAAAAGAGCTAAGTCGATGAACATCGACCCTAAAAAACATGGAGCACAAAAGGGGTTGGTACCTAACTATGCTCTTACAAGAAGAGGGAGTAAATTTGGTGAATACGATTCTAGCCAAAGTAATTATTCACAATTTGCAGCAAAGCCTATTGTCCCTGTTAGTGGGCCTAGTGCTCCTCTTGGTGGATCTAATCAAGATAAAATCCTAGAACCCATAATCACTTCAATCAATGAAGGAGCTAAAGATTTAGAAAAAGGTTTACAATTTTTAAAAGACAAGCTAACCAAGACAGAGTTTGAGAAGGCATCTAAATCTGTGGAGGAAGTTAGTACCCAAATTAGTCATGCTGAAAAAGCTGCAGCGGGTGGAGATAAGGATGCATTTGTTAATCCAGCACTGACGGGGGCCACAGATCTTGCCAGGAAAGAAATGTTTGGAGCTTTTCAAAAAGCTGAAGCAAGGTCTGGAGGTGACAGTGAGGTCATAAAAGAAGGCGATAAAGTAGCCAGGGTATTTAATGATCTGGCTGTAAAAACTGGCAAGGCTGAGGCAGCTATAGAGGCAGAATCTAAAGGGAGAGAGAACGGACTGCAGAGATTATTCTTCTTCCAGTCCATGATTTCTATGGCGAATGGATTCCTTGGTGAATTTGCATCAACAGCGTCAGGCGCAAGTAAGAATTTAGCAGAGTTAGGCATGGGTGCGTCGCAGGTTTTTGCGGCATACATGCAACAAAAAGAATTAATCCCCGAAATATCGGAAGCTCTTGGTCAAAGTTCAGACGAACAAAGAAGTGTCGGAGATATTTTTGGGGGAAATCCGCAAAGAGAAGCTGCAGCAAATGCAGGTGAGAGGGAGGCTGTATCTAGAAATTTAAGGAACCAGCAAAGAGGTGGAGTTCGTGGTGGACTCGCAAAGATGACTGGTGGAAAAATTCCACTATTGGGTAAGTCGGTAGGTGCATTAGCTAGAGGATTTACTAGGTTCTTACCAGTAATAGGTCAGCTGTACACAGGTTTCACCCTTGTTAATGAGGCTTTTAAGTTTTTTGTTGGAGAGGGTATATTTGATTTGCTTTCAAGTAGTGCCTCTAAAGCCAGGAAACAAATAGAGGAGTTGGGTAAGACTTCAGAGACTGTTTCTGCTGCGCTTGAATCCATGAAGTCTAAAGAAGAAATCCAGCAAAAAATGGTGGACCTTGAAATATTAGGCTCAGGTAGAACTCAAAAACAAGAACAAGAATATTATGATCTTAGATTAAAAAGCTTAGATGCTGATTCTAAACTTATGGATTCCATGGGGGCTCTTTATGATGAGAATAAAGTCGGAGAGTTTGGATTAAAAGCTGTTAATAAAGCTTTGGGTGGAAGCACTGAAGCTCATGCCGCAAACAAAAAAGCATTACAAGATCTTTTGGTGGTTACTAAAATGTTAACTGCTGTAGAATCAAACAGGGTTAATTTTTCAGAAAATGTAGACAAAGCAGATAGCGATGATAATGTAGAGAAATTTTTAAGGCTATCAGAAGCAGAGGGAGCAAGGAGCGCTTTTGCTATGCAGGATTTATTAAAAGGTAAATCTGGAGCCAGTGCCGTAGAGCAAGATTCGTCATTACAAAAAAACATTTCAGAACTAAGAAAGCTTGCCGCTAACCCATCAATGGATATAGACGAACTAAATTTTGACGCTAACGAATTGGTTGGTAGCGTTGGGATTCAGGGTATGCTAGACAATTTAAAGAAAACCACTGATGAGTTTGAGTACGATATGGGTGGTTTAAGTGATAATGAAATTAAAGGCTTTGCAGCCTTAATTAATAGATTAGCCGACAGCTTATCTAAAAATGATATCTCTGATGGTCAGAAGGCTATCATGATGGCTGACACTAAATTTGCTAAAGAATTAAACAAGCTAGTTAACTTAGCTAAAACAAGAGTGTCTTACGAAAAGATAACCCTCGGTCATCAATTAGAGTTGAACAAGTTAAGAAGAGAAGAGTCTGCCGCATCTGAAGATTTAATCAGCGAGTATGGCATGATGAGTAATGCTACCGCCGCTTTTAATAAAGTATCCAGGGATGCAGCTAGCCAGCTTGATGCGTTAAATAAAAAACGCGCAGATGCAGAAGATGAACTATCTATAGCCATACTTGATCAAGCAAAAACAATAATGACTACCAATTTATTGTCTCCAGATTTAAAGAGAGAAGGAGATGATTTAGCTAAATCAATTTCAACATTTAATAAAAGATTACAAAATGCAGCTAATGCAGATTTTGAATTTACTGAATTTAATTCTAGGGTTATAACTGATTTAAATGTTGATGATGAAATAAAAAATGGTGTCAGTAGAATATTTGAAGGAGCCGAAATCGATGAGGGTACTCAATTCCAAGAAAAATTAAATGAAATAACTCAAAAAATTGCTGACGAGCAAGACCCAAGGGTACAGCTGGCGGCAACACTTGCGGCGGTAGAATCTGGCATTCTCGCTGTAGAAGAAAGTACTTTACAGAAATTAGCCGAAGCATCTGATAAATACTCGCAACTGCTTGTGTCTGTAGATTTAGAGGCAAAAAGGCAAGACGAGAAAAACAAGCAGTCTTTAAAGAAATTATTAATAGAAGCTAAAACAGTTGAGGGGGCTAAATTATTAGAAAAAGAATTAAATAAAACTTTAGCGACACAAGAAACGATAACCGAAAACCTTATGGGTCAAGCCGCAACGTTATCTGTTCAAAATAAGTTCGCATCAAAAAGGTTAAAATTAGAACAAGATAGCCTCGCATTTCAAGGATTAATATTTCAAAATTTAAGAAAGCAAGCGATTGAGTCTTCAAAATCTGGAATGGAAGGATTGTCGTCATCTCGAATGAGTAACAGTTTACTATCTTCAGCCCCATCCAAGAATCAAGAAGTTTTAGATACGCAACAGTTGCTGATGAAGAATCAACTTATCAAAATAGGCGAAGAGGCGTCTTCAGCTGAATCTGCGGCTATTGAGGCTGACATTAGAAGGGGTATGTTGTCTGACTTGAATATGCTTGGTAAAATTGTAGCAGACGAAGCATCAGCTGAAGCCGACAATTTAGCTATAGAAGTTCAAAAGAAAGCTTTAAAATTATCAGCTCTAGATAACAATGCAAAAAGTTTAGAGACAATTAAGTCTACAGTTCAGGGAGAAATGATAGATTTAGTAACCACCAATAAGACTGCCCAAATACGCAGAGAAATAATGGATAAAATGGGTTACAGGTCTATAATTGCAGATCAACAAATAGAGCAAGAATTATCTGAACTTAAAGATGGTAATAAGTTAGAGAAAGAAAAATTACAAAGACTTATTATAACTGGTAAAATAAATGAGATAGTTTCAGAGCAAGTAGAACAAGAAATATTAAGTACAGAAAAAAGCTCATTAATAAATGCTAAAAAAGAATTACTGTTATCTCTGAATGACCAAATGGCAGAAAGAATGAGAGCTGCTGTATCTCTGGAAGAAACTGGTAATAAATTAAAAGCTCTCAGGAATGCTAAAGAGCAAGCCTTGATGGATCAGCCAACTATGGATTTGATGGTAGCCGCAGATGTTCAGACAGAAAAATTTCAAAGCCTAGGGGCGGTAAGACAATCAGCAACAAGGGCAACACTTACTGATGACCCCGATGATATTCTTGCATTTGCGGAAGCCTACAAGGCATACAATAAAGAGATTGGTAATAACTCTGAAATAGTAGATGCTCTCAAGGTAAAGATGGCAGAGATGAACGCTCAGGCATCTAACTTAAAATCAGACTTAGTTAACCTTGGAATTGATAGTGCAAGGTCTGGCTTAAAAGGAGCATTTAAAGATATAGCTACTGGAGCCAAGGACATAGGAGAGGCATTTGCTGACGTGGGACTTGGTATTGCGGACACCATTATGGACAGAATGATGGATGCTAATATAGATAACATTATTAAGGATTTGACTTTTGCTTTTACTGGGGAATCTGCAAAAAGCGATGCCCAGATGGTCGTAGACGCTAATACTGAATTAGGGGCTAAACTTGATGAATCTTCTAATGTAGAGAAAGAGCTTTCTTCTAAACTAGAATCTTTAATTAGTAGGGTTGAGTCTGGGCTCACTGACGGAGTTGAATTAACTAATACAGAAAAATTAGTAGCTAACTTAAAATCAGAAATTGCTGGTGGAGCGAGTGATTTTGCTGCAAAATTTAGAGAGGAATTAAAGGGTCTGTTTGGAGATAAACCTCAATGGATTGATAATGCTATAGAAGGCCTTAAGTCACCAATGGTGGATCTTAAAGACAGCCTTATCCTATTAAAGGATGCTATAGAAAAAAAGCAACTGACAGAAGCTCCATCTTCTAGTTCAAAAGATAAAGTAGAGCAAGTTCAAAAAACAGCTGAAAAAAAGGCGAATGAAGCTAATAAGCCGAAGAGCCAGGATCAAATAAATTCTATAGCTTTAAAAAACAAAGTAGATCCATTCAAACAAAGCTATGACAAGAATCCATATGTAAATGTGGAGATGCAAAGAAGATCTATGATGGAAAGGGATTTGGATGTATCTAAATACGATGATTCAAAAATGTCTGAAATAACTAGGAACAAAAATATAGATATAGCTAAATCAAAACTACACAACATTAGATCAGATAAAGACCATGCTCAGTCAATGATTGATAATTCTCAAAAAACTATCAAATCATTCAAGGGCCCCTTATACGAAAACAAGGGAATGTTCATGGGTGGTAATCAGCTCGTAAGACCTACAGGTAAAAACTTTGATGAATTTAGCTCGTTGTCAAAGAGCAAAGATTATGCACAGTCTAATTTTGATGTGCAACAAAATAAGGTGAATGATTTAAAATTAAATTCAGACTTGACGAATAGTGAGGATAAGGCAGAGTATGACAGTGCAATAGCAAAGTTAGAAATGTTCAGGGGTAAGCTTGAAGATGCTGAAGCAGCTCTTGCTCCGCTAGCAGCTGAGCTTGCAAGAGCTCAAGAGCAATTAAAGAAATATTCAAACAAACTCAGTCAGGCTGAATCAAAAGAAAAAGTTGCACAGAAAGAAGTTAATGATTTTGTTACTTCAGATAGAGCTGTACCCGTTGGATACGAGAGGCCAATCATGGCTGAGCCAGCTACAGTATCTGTAGCAAACCCTCAAGAATCAATAGCTACAGCGGGTACGCCTGAATTATCACAGTTGGTACAAAGTGCGGATGCTAATGCTCAAGCTACGAACGCTCATTTAGGAAAATTAGTAGGCGAAGTTAATTCGGCTAAAACCGAAATATCTAAAATACCTATAGCTTTAAATGGTATTAAAAATTCTACTCCAAGCCCTGCTGAAATGATGGCTGGTGGAAAGGTTAAAAAATATGCCAAGGGTGGACTAGTAAATGGCCCAGGAGGGATAGATAATGTTCCCGCTATGCTCACTGCTGGAGAGTATGTCATACCCAAAGATGTTGTGTCTAAGTTTAATAAAGGAGGAAAGGCTACTTGGCAGGATAGATTAAAGTCTGGAGCTCAAGGAGTAATGAATACAGCTGCTTCTGCATATGGCTCACACGCAGCGTCTCGATCAGCACAAAAACCTCAAGAGGCTGGCCCCCCAGTATTCGATGAAAAACAATTACAATCTCTAGATTTAGGATTTGATGTATCCCTTAATGCTAACGATAAAATGGTTAGCGGTAGGCTGGCTGAAAGTAATGCAGGTTTACAAGAATACGAACAACATTTATTAAACTTGCATGAATATAATGTTGGTAAGAAAAACCAAAAATTTGAAAAAAGGATGGGTACCTTTAATCAAATTATGGGCATGGTAGGTGGTTATGTTACTAGCGGACTCGTATCAATGGGCACAACTTTAGCTTCACCCTTAATCGCAAAAGGAAAAGAAAAATTAGGCGGTTTGTTCAAATCCAAAGAAGAAAAAATGTTAGATCAAGCTAAAAAAGATGTAACATCAAAAGCTGTTAGTGATGAGGTTAATAGTTTTATTGGCGACCTTTATGGAGATGGTAAAAGCAAAAATCAAATATCACAAAACAGAAGAGCTAAGAAGCATACAGTTCAAAGCGGCATAAATCTAACTAACGCAAATATCCTTGCTGGACACAATAGATATTCTGCTAATAAAACGGGAATAGATCACGCTAATAGAAGAAAATTAAGAGGTTATAATAAAGGAGGCAGTGTTGTGCCAGCAATGTTAACTGCGGGTGAATCTTTAATTCCATCTAGTGTGGCAAAGAAAATAGGGTATTCAAATCTTGAGCAGTTGAATACTTCGGGGGATATACCCATAGTGAGAGGTCAATCTGGTATAGATAAGGTCGGTCCAGTTGGATTAAACGAAGGAGATTTTGTAGTCAAAAAGTCATCCACAGATAAGTTGATGAAGAGAAATCCGAACTTATTTAAGATGGCCGTCCAAAACCCTGATGGATTTAGGAAAGGAATTAATAATTACTACCAGGGTGGAGTTGTTTCTAACAATAGGTTGCCTAGTGCGTCTGCCCAGCCACAAATGGCTCCCCAGATGCCGCAAGTTCAGGCCCCGCAAATGGCCCCTCTCCCAGAGTCTACAGGTCAGTCTGGGCAGCAACCAAGCTCGGCATCAAGTGTCACTAATAATATAAATGTAAATGTTAGCATAGATGAATCAGGAAAAGAAACATCTACAGAGACAGGAGGGGCTGGAGGTTCTAAAGGGGGAGCTAATGAAAAAGATTTATCTAAGAAAATTAAAGCAGCAGTACTTGATGTAATAAGGCAGGAAAAAAGAGTTGGTGGGGAGCTTAGCTAATGAAGCAAACTATCCTAGGTCATGAACAAAAGTTTTTTGTTGACGGAACTCAGTTATCAGGTATACAAAGCGTAGACGGATCTTATTCGATATCCGAAAAACCGATTAATGTTATTGGTTGGGGGCATGTTAATCACAACTACAATGAATTGGTTGGCCAAATGGAAGGGGAAACTTCTTCTCAGGGAGGGTATTTCAAGAAGCAGGATTTTATTTTATCTGAAGATGGTTTCAAGATAACCACTAATGAAAGTTGTATGTCATCTCAAGGCGACTTGCCTAAAAGCCTGGCGGTGGTTAATGCCCCAATGCAGGGACAATTTAATATAAATTCAGTTTTAGTTGGAGATGACTTCATGTTAGATTATACTGGAGATAATCCTTTTACTGGAAGTATTCATCACGGTAAGGAATATTTTGGCTTTTATCATGGGTATGTGACATCTCATAGTGTTTCGTGCGCCGTGAATCAAATACCACAAACATCGACGAGCGTAACCGTGTTTGGCGATATAGGTGGAGCCCCAGATTACTTTGCAACAGAAGACTCTGAAGATCCATATGATTATATAGATCAAGAAAATGATTTTGGGATAGCTGTTGAGGGAACTGGTCCAGAGCAACCATATAATGCTTCTGGGGATAATCCGTTTCCAGAAATTAGAGTGCCCGATCCAGGCTCCATAAGAATTGAGTGTGCTGGTTCAAAAACTGATAGGGTGGTTTCATTTCAACATACAGTTAATGTTAATCTGACCCCAATTTATGTTGTGGGTAAAAGTGCTCCCGTACAAGTAGATGTGGTTTGGCCTATAGTTACAACTACTAACTTTACCCTTGAGGTAGATGAGTACGAATATCACAGGATGAAGGAATATTTAATTAAGCCTAAAGTGGAAGATATATCAATTAAGGTTGACGATTGCTTGGGTAATAAAGTTCAGGATTATATAGTTAGGGAAGCCAGAATGGTAGCTGAACAAGTTAGTGCGTCGGCTCAAGGAAGATTAACTGTAAATTTAACCTATAATTCTTATTATAATAAGAGATGAGTAAACCTTTTTTGGCATATGAAGATGTACCCCTTGTTTTAGCGGACGAGGGTGGGGAGCCTACATTTATATTTGCATCTAATGCTAGTATAGGAGTTTCCCAAAGTATTCAGTCTAAAAAGTTTGATGATGACTACAGGATATCTTTCGCTCTTCAGACGGGAGACATAAGGTTTGAGGGCATAGAGGAGAAGGAATTTTTACTCGGCCCTAAAGAGGGGCCTGGCATTAGAGTGCCTGAGTCTATTGAGGTAATTAGAAAAGGAATGAAAATTTCTTACCCATCTAAACAAAGCTTGGTTGTTGCTCAGGACATGTTCCCTGGGGATTACCATATAAAGGTTCAATCAACAGGGGATACATTATTAAATTATTATAATGATATAGAGTTTGGTGAAGTTGATGTTGTTAGGCATTATGCAGCTGAACAAGGTGTCCGTGGTAGACTAAATGTTAGTTATTACATGAATACTGGGAATATACATAGCTTTTTTGATATTACTGGTTTACTTGATAAGGAGATCTACCCCCAAGTAAATGAAGGAAAAATAACTGGTGTACTTGGTGATTATGCTTTTAATGATGCGTATATAACTGAAATGTCATTTAATGCTAGAGCATACGAACCTATAGAGACGCAAATAACTTTAGATATATATGGCACATTAGAGTATGTGTCGGGGCAAGCTCAATCAATTATAGATAATGATTACTACTGCTATAGAAAAGAGCAGTTGACTGTACCTCACTCAATAGGAACTAAACTAGAAGGTATAGAAAATATAGGTATGGAGTATCCTTTAGATTTTACATATACTATATCTGTTGATAGGGATCCAACATATCATATACCTCAAAGTGGAAACATTGGGGATGATGGAGAAATACCAGTAAGAGTTAATAAAACTTCCATAGATATCACGGCAGATATAATGGGTGAAAAATTAGACCCATACTTAAAGATAACTGGACAAAGAGCCGACTTAACCGTTAGGCTTTCTGATATTGGATTTGAAACAGGTTTTACTGATAACAATAGAGGTGAGCTTGGAGAATTTAGATTAATAGGTAATCTTGTTTATCCAGAACCCATACCCGAACAATTACAAAGTTATGGAGTTGTTGAACAAGACACCATAAGTGTTGGTGACGGTGGATACTTGCAAGGAAGGGCGAGTATAAAACAATCCTATAGATAATGGATATATCAGTAAATAATCCATGGGATCCCAATGGAAGAGAATACCTTGCTCATGAGATAGTAAGCATAGGTAATCTTGCGTTTCCTGAAAACCCAGCATTAGATGGTATAGGTTTAGCGGATGAGACCCAACCAATTGTTAATATAATAGATGCAGAAAACGATTACATACTTGGATTAGACTATAAGGGTGAGGCTAGTATCAATATAGATAATAAAGAAGAAGGCCTTCAGAAACAAATGGGGGTAGACTTCGCAATTAATCCTAAGTACAGCTATACAGTTAAATGTATGGTGAGAAAAAATTCTGAAGATACTGCTACTACTGATATATTTAATACTTTAATTTCGGAAAAAGAGCACATCTCATATACACATGGTCATGATGGTCAATACGACATAGACCCTGAGACATCGATTGGGGTTGGTATTGGAATAAAATATTACGATCAAAATTCAGAATATATTCAACCTATAAATTACAGAGACCATTTTAGATTTATGGCGTCTAGTGAGTTTGATTTGACTCAATACTTCCATATGCAGCATGACATTCACCAAAGAACTATACCAGCGAACGCAAGGTATGCAAGGATGTATGCAATTATTGGCGGGTTGGTTACTGGTGGTTTTTATTTTAGGAACCCAAGCGTATCCAATCTAAGTCCGTTTTTTTATTGCAAGAAAGATCATGTTTCAAATTTCCAACTAAACCCAAACAATTCTTTTCCAGAGTTAAATGTTGAAGAATTATGGTCTCAAGATTTTTTCTGGAGACCAAGCTACGGATCGAGTGCGTCTTTTGGCACTATAAACGAAGCTCTTAAGCTTGGTGATGGATACGAATACGTTGGTAATAAAAGTATAAATTCTATGCCGATGCAGTGCTCGCTAAAGTTCGAAAACAGAACAGATAGAGAAGCAAAGGCTATAATGCATTTTTTACAGGAAAAACATTTTCCTTATGATTCTGCCTTTTCCTTAGACTATAAAGGAGAGAGACTACTATCTTCAGATGTGCAAAAATTTAAATTTCATTTTGGTTACCCATATAAAAGTGATTTAGATTTCACCTGCTTAAGTTTTGGTCAAGAGAAAAATTACAGAAACGATAATAATGTAAGTGCTACATTTATATGTAACACATCTAGCACACTGTATAGTTCTGACAGTCATTTTGGATTTAATAAAAGAATTGATGCATTAGTTCCCGTTGCGATAGATGAACCAATACAATTTGAGAAAGGCAAACAGTTGAGTTTGAGGATGTTCGAAATATCCGCAGAAATAGAGGAAGAGCCTGGTGGAGAATATAAAGGCAGGGATAGGGAGACAACCGAGAATGTTCAGATAAGGAAAATGATCAAAACCCTTTCTAGATATCCAGAAGATCCAGGCAAAGATTTCGAAGCAGGTAAGATTGAGTTTAAGGAAGATTATGTTCTAGATATAGGTCAATGTTTAAATATTGACATCCCAGAACCAAATGAGAATTCTATATTTAATGTTGGAGTAGTAAAAATTACAAAAAGAATAAGTGCTACAGAATATCTGTTTGAGGGGGAATTTGATCTAGAATCTGAAAATGTATCCTTTGAATTAATAGAGTGGCCTATAGTAGAGGATCCTGGAGCAAACAAAAAAACCGAACAAGGAATGATAACAGACTCAGATAGAAATAGAATTTTTGCGGATTCTTTTCCTGCTGAAGAATTAGTGGTAGACTACGAAGATCTAACTGTTGATGAAATACCCTGGAATATAATAAAACTTGGAAGGTGCCCTGAAGACTGTTTAACTAGTAAGACTTTCTTTCCAGAAAACATAGATGAAATACCCGCCTCCACATCCGAAGATGGGACTTTTAGGGCTAGGGAATTATTCTTAAGGGATTACAGGAGGATTACTTTGGATTCTAAAATTACCCCAAAGTCTAATAAATTAAAGATAACTCCATTAGAAAACTTTCAAGTCAAGGATAACTTTAGTTTTATTGTTCCAGCTGTAAAAGGGAGGAGAAATATATATATAGATGATGCTAACGAATTTGCGTCTTATCCTTATTTGCAAGTTAGGTCTTTAGATTTTTTGCCTTCTATATCTTTTAGTATTGAAAATACTCCAACACATAAAGAGACTGCGTTTACTCAGGTTTATAAAAGATACACAAAAGTAGGTATAAATCAAAATCTAGTAAGTGTGAATATTGAGTTTTCTCAAAGGTCTGACAGAGAAGCTAAGGAAATACTTCAGTTTCTGGAGTCTCATTTAGGCTACAAAAAGTTCAGGTTTCAGCTGCCTAGGCCTTTCTCGAAAGATTTAAACCCATACACGACTCCAGCATCACCGAATACATCGACTTTTTATTGTCCTAGCTGGGAGCATACTGTTTTATACAAAAATAATAACACCATATCTTGCACTTTCATTGAGTCTGTTAGTGGTATAAATGAAAACCTTAAGGAAGTGTTTGGTTTTGGAGGGCAAAGGATTCAATCTGGTTGTTTCGGGGCAGAGCTTTACGAACCCATTACATTGAACACTATGTGTGTTTTGTCCTCCGTGGTGGAAGCTGCGTTCACAACCCCAGATTATTTATATAAAAGTAAACTTATTCCCTGGGAACCTGTGACATTGTCTGAGCCATTAAAAGTTACTTTCTCTGGGGTGGGTATACATGACCAGCAGTGGGACTTTAAGCATAGTTATGCTGCAGGGCAAGTTATTACCAGGGAACAATACGGAGGTTTATTAAATAATTATCACTGCCTCGCACAACCCTTTAAGTCAGACTCGTCAAAATTCACAAACTCTTTACCAGTAGGTAGATTCCCAGCCGCAGAATTTGTTCTTAAAAATGTTCTGATAGACAGAAGGGAACCAGAAGACCCAGTATCCGTTAGTAAAGGGCTGCTTGATGCAATAGGTGCCCCTAAAGGTGTAAGAGTTAGGATGTATAGTAAGGAAAACTTTGAGGGTGATTTAATAATGGATGAAATCGGGCCATTTATAATATATAATAACTTTTGGGTAGAGAGGGATGATTACAGAAATAAACTTTGGAATAATGTTATAAAAAGAAATATGAGGGATTTAGGTTATTACGATCAGTTAGAGATGACTATTTCAGATCTATGGAAACTTAGGCCATCTCTTAATGATGGATCTAAATTAGGGTTTTTACCTAAAGCTGGAACTTATCTAAAATCTTTTGGGATATATGACACTAGGATAAAATGGGCTCAGTATTCTTGGCAGCACATAGGATCTATATTAATAGAATATACTGAATAATGGAAAAGCAATACGATAGGTTGTACAAAGTACATGATAATCAGATAGATTTGATTTTTTTGGTCGATTCATCACCTTCGTCTTCGAGCCAAATACGCATTCCTGTAGAAGGCGGTGGTGTAAAGATTTTCACTAGACTTGAGATTATAACAGATGTTATAAAAAAAGTTGCAACACTGCACGACTGTAGCGTTATGCCTGGCACAGAATCATTTGGTTATGGAGATAAAATAGATTGTCCGACTATAGATTACAACGAAAATATACCGCCATGGGGAGCTGCATCAGGAGGAGGTCTTCTTGATGCAGATGGTTTGAATGCGATGTCTCCTCGAGAGCTTAAAAGGTTCAGTGTTAGGATAGAAGGTCAACATGTAAATATTGGTGTTATAAAAATATCCAGCAAGGAAGATTGCGAAGTTATATCTTCTATTTTAGATTACCCTCAAAACATGGATAGGCATGCTTTGTATAAGAACCTTGAATCTGGAATAACACCAGGCGACGGGAAGGATTATATTAATGCAACAAGAAAAGCTTTCTATGAATTATTCTTCTCTCCAAGAGCCAGGCAGGTAAAGAAAAGATTTTTATTTTACATAGGTGATGGTTATAGTGATTTTGGTAGAAATGCTGACGGCATACTTGGGTTAACTAGAGATGATAGGATATACTCATACCGAAGACCTTTAGATATAAATTTGAGAAGAGATTTTGTTATATCAAATCAGGAACCTATAGAAGGTACCCATTTAAAATTGCCAACAAGATATTCTGGGGCAGACAAACAAGACTGGTATAAATACCCAGTAAAAACTTCTTCTTTTTTTATCGGAGTAGGTGACCCAAAAAGCAAAGGCATTTCTCCTGATGCTAAAAAATATGCTTTTGATTACGAAGCAAGGCCAGAATTACCCGTAGGATATATAGAGCTGACAGATGGAAAAAACCCAGATAAGGAATTTAGGAGAATTCTTGGCGTTGTTAACATGATTGATAGGTTATGTTATGACACTGGTTTTGAGAATTTATATTCGATAACACTTCATAATTGTGGACCTCATGAAGTTAACCTACTAAACACGATAGTAAATTTCGAATTAGATGAAGACCCAACCCCAGAAGAAAGTAGGAATGATCCAGATGTGGGGGCTACAAGATGGAGGACTGAAACTTTAAAACAAGGGATACTTAAGGGTAATGATTTACATAACATGCAGTTCTTGAAACCAGGAAATGGTAATACTAGTTATGGTTATATGGCTGCGGGTATAGAAGATGGTACTTTTTTAAAGTCTACCGACGATCACCAAATGGTTTTTGAAGCCACTCCATTTGATGATCCTTCAGATAGAATAGGTGGGTTGAATTTAAATCTAGAAGCTGGTAATGGTGGCCAATTTTATAATGATCCTTTAAATAGAGATTACCTGGAAGATATTAATAGTAATTACAATATACTTTGGCATTCATTTAATACACAGTATGAAGTGTATAGACGTGGGGTACTTTACAATGTAGGTGGAGGTTGGGCTAATAATTGGCTAAAAAGTAAGGGCGTGAAAAACCAAGGGGTAGCATCAAGGGGTATGCCAATTAGGGTTTTTAGATCACAAACAACTGGGTTAGAAATAATAGATTATAATATAGGTAACGTATCTAAAGAAAATGGATATATGGGTGATTATTCTCATTTACCTTTATTAATGAGAGGGCAAGAAATAGATTTGTTTTTTGGAGTAAGAATGAATCAAAGCATGCCAACCAAGCCAGGGTATCAAGCTATCGTCGAAAAAATTCAGATGGTTTTTAATGGAAAAGATAAAACAATGAATCAAATGCAGGCTTATGCTAACATGCATTTCGACTTAACATGTGAAATGCCATTTACTAGCACAGGTAGGTCTGTAGATGGGATAGGAATGTATTTGCCTTATACGCCAGGAGAATTTGAAGATGAGCCAGAAGAGGAAGAGCCACTGGAGTTACCTATATATGGAACATGGATTATTGAGCCTGAAGCTGGCTATTTGCCAGCAGGGAGCGAAATTAAATTAACACTACCTCGATATCCTACCCCAAACTCAGGTGTTGATGAAGATGGAAACACTATAGGTTCAACTGAAGATGTGATGGTTGGGGAAGTTATTCTTGAGCATAACATTCCATCAGGAGAGTTTAATCTTAGTGGCTTTTGGTCTTCGGTTGCAGCTTCACCCGACGTAACGAACGAAGATGGAACTGCGGTGATAGCAACTTTAAGTGCTGAATCCCTCGCAGATATAAATGCGTATGCATCAACCCCATCGACATTAGCATCCGCACCTAGTACCACATATTATCATCAAGCCCAGTTCACTTATTATGCACAAACTGGAGAGCTGTACATAGTATCGGGGCCAGAATTATTATCCTTAAATCAGTCAGGGGAGCCTCCGCCACCTCATTTAAAAATAAATGATAAAGTTGGGGAAAATCCTAAGTTGATTAAGTATGACTTAAGTCCTGAAGCGGCAGACCTTTTAGGAAAAAACCAAATCACTAGCCCGAATACCACATATTCGTGTTTTCAATTTTATATAGCTAATGCTGACTTCCCCACACTTACGGATGTCCCTGGCAAGATGAATGATATCGTGGGGGCGTTTAGTGGAGCCCATGGAAGATGGCTCATACCACAGCAGACTTGGGCTCACCTAGCCGACTATACTGTTGAGCCTGATGCTAGTGACCCAGCAAGCTCAACCCTGTGGGTGTCTTCTAATTTTAAAAATATAACAATGAAGAAGCAATGAGTTTCTTGAATGACAAAAACGTCGACTTCGCTTACACTGGTATTACTGAGTATGCGAATTGCGGTGGACTACTTCAGGAAACAGGGTTGTATTATGTACAAGATACTGACCCATCTTCACCTACATATGAAGATTGGATCCTAAAGCAAGCAACATATAATAATAAGCTTATTTTAACCGATGGTGTTTCTGGTGTTGCTCCTGGTCAGCCTCAGGTTATTTATTTAGACGACTGTGAAACTTCAGAAATAACATACCCCTGTAATGAACCAGTCGGTTTAACGGCTGATGGTAAGTCTTTGGAGATAGTAAATGTTTGCGATATGCCAATTACTATAACTGGCTTTACTAATTCTGACCCAGTTAGGTTTACTATTTTCGAGCAAACATATAAGGGGTTAGAGGAATATAATACAGGAAATGTGGATGAGGACTATTTGCCAGCCACTATAGCTCCTTATACAAGATTAAGGATACCAACATTTTTTCATCCGTCAAGAAATGAAATAGAGGATGGGAGAGAAGGGTCTTGGGAGAATAGGACTGGAGACGCATGGCATGCAAAGTTTAGTATTTTCCCAGGGTTTCCTATTGTTAATTGTGAAACAAATAATTGTGATACAAATTTCATTGTTAGTGGGGAATTAGTTTGCGACAAGCTTGATAGAGAGCCACTACTTAATTACCAGAACTATGAAGGTTATTATTCTTGCGAAGATCAAAATCCTTTGGGGGATTTAGAATTCGAGAATTGTTTATTAACATCTGGTATATTTTCTGATATTACTGATAGTGATTATGATAAGTTTTTTGCATTACAGGGTTTGTCTCAACAGATAACCCAAAAGTATTGTAAAGACCAAGTGTCATTTAAGGCAGCTATGGCGACATTTAATAAAGCTATATTTGACGCTTCGAGCTTAGATGAAATGTTGGATAGTTACGCTATTGAAATTATAGACTTTAATAATGCAAAAGTAACTGGAACATATTTTAGGCAAAACGAGAGAATATATTTCGATGGTATTGAATACACAGGCATGCATATAGATGTTACAACCGATAGTCCTTCGACACTTGTCAGTAATATGTCTATATTTTTTAATACAGAAAAAAGAGATAATACTTTGAGGGATAATAATATATTTTTATCCGAGAAAGGAGATTTTGTGAATGAAGGATTTTGTTTTTCGCCTGGGTTTGTGGAGTTGGATGCCGCAAGGTATGTGCCTTTTACGGATATAACATTATCTAATTCAGATATCAAAGAAAACCTTCCAGCTGGAACATTAATAGGTCAACTAGGAGTGGTAGAATAAAATGGCTAGAAAATTTAAATTAGTATCTGGGGCAGGGAGTGAAGGTAACCAATATGTTTCTGTCACCGAAGATGGAAAGGTTAAACTTGTTCAAAGCTTAGATTACGAAGCTTTTAATAATCCCTCTTTTTCAATTAGAGTGTCTTGCACGGACGAGAGGGGTTTGAGCTTGGAGAAAAATTTCAATATCAATGTTGTAGATGTAGAAGAAGTGCCTCAGCCCGCTCCAGCTCCTGACCCATCAGCTGTATTCTCTGCGTTCGGGGGTCCTTGTGGGTCGCCTGGATTGCCTATGGCATTAAGGCTTTACCAAATTGGAGGTATTGGAGCTAATGGACTAAAGACAGATACTAACTATAACGGTAAATTTAAAACAGATATGTGTAGTCACCAAATAAATGTGCCTAACCAGTCTTACACTAAAGGGTTTCCTGGAATGACCTCGTTAACCCAGTATTTCGCAGCTGTTTGGGATGGTCAAATTTATGCACCAGTAGATGGCACCTATAAATTTGCTACAATATCGGATGATAGGGCGATATTTTATATATTTCAAGGTGGTCTAGCTCCAACTAATAGAACATTAATTATTGATGATGATTACAGTAATCATGGATTTGCTTGGAGTGCTACAGGAAGTGTTTTTTTAAAGAAAGGCCTTCACCCGTTTCAGCTTAGATTTACACAACAACCTCCTACTCATTTAGGTATAGTGCTTAATTGGAATTATAATGGAACTAATCTTGTTAATAGTTTAACAGCAATCCCTAGGACAGCTTACTTTGGACCTTTAGCTAATCAAATGTATAAACTTGATACGATCAATGAACCTAATTGGCCATAATGAAAAAAATTAATTTTAATAGCGGGGATTTCAATACCTACAATGATGGTGTCAGTTTAGGTATAGCGATGGATCCAGACTCGGTCTCAACTCTAGTTTTGAGAACAATAAATGGATCTGGTTTTATAACTTATTTAACTGAGTCTGATTATATTCACACAGTAAAAAGAATATCTTTTTTTAATAACGAAGAAAGAGATTTAAATCTAGACAAAAACAATTTACTAGGATACCCTGATCAGTTTTCTTGGGTACCTGGACAGAGGTCTAGCTCACTATCGAGTTCTAAACAAATCGAAAATGAATTAAGGTTGCCTGGAGGGTCTTATTGGTCGGGAGGTTATCTGATTACTGGAACTGGAGATTTTGATCCTCAGGATATAGGTATGTCTGGCATAGTTGAAGGGAACACTATAGTTTTGAGTGATATGTTTTCTGGCGGCTGGAGTGGAGCTTCCATTATGGAGTTGTTAGAATTAGAAGCGGGAGAATCTAATATTCCTTTTATAGATGTTCAAGAAAATGCAGAAGGCATTTGTGTATTTGATATATATTCTTCATCGGAAAAAGGATCTATATTTTCTTTGCAAATCAAGCCTGATATAACGACAGAATTGTCCCAAGATATATCAGGTATACCAGAGACGAGGAGAATATACCCTATCTATACAGGCGAATATAGTGAAAGGAATTTAATTAAAGAATGGAACTCTATTTTTCGAATAAATGACGACTCGAATGCCGACTCTACATTCGATACTAAAGAAATAAGGGACGAGGTTTATGTTAAGGAAATTCAGAATTTCGTAAACAGGCATTGGGATGGCATGCTTAGAGATTTTCTGTGGAAAGATTCTGTACAAAACATAGGGCAATCTCTAAGTACGGATGACCCTATTAAACTAAAAAAAGTTATATCCTATCAATTGTCTAGGCATGGAGCATCAGATGACATAAAAATAATGTCAGAATATCAACAGCAGCAGGGTAGGCTTGGCCAATCTATGAGATGGCATATAGGTTTAGGGGGAGCAACTAAATTAGGAGCCAATAAAAGATATCTTGGTCGTGAATATTCGTTTGTTACCGCACTTAATAAATCAATTGAATTTAGTAGAGTATATGATTTACCTTTAAGGGGTATCGTTTCGGAAAATGTAAAAAGTGATAAAAGGCTAGCTGTAGATATTGGTAGCTCGTATATAGAGTCGCCTAAAAATGTTCAAGGTTACTATCCGTTGTATTTATCTAAAGCTAGCGCGGAAAAATCAGGAAGCGGAGCGTTTAGGAAGTTTGAGTTTAACGGCAAGATGTATTTTATGCCTGAGGGGCTAATTGAAAATAAAACATTTTTCCTTGGAAACTATGACCCTAAAATCATATTATATAACAATATAGTTTCAGCAAGCGAAGAAGATGTTGCAGAGGGAACTCAAATAGGCGAAATTAATAACCAGACAAATACAGGCGGTAACATAAGTACGAGTTCATACTAAAATGAAAGAAGAAAAAGTAAAAGATTTATTTCAGGCAGACCCTACTATGCCTATAGTATTATATCAGCTGGATATAAAGGAAAGGGGTGTGTTTACTTTTCATGCTGGAGAGAATGAGTTTCGTGGTAAAATTGTTTTTGACGGTATGGAATATTTATATTACCCTATAGAAGTTCAGGGGTTTGAATTTCAAGGCGATGGAAGACTACCTAGGCCGACCATGACTTTGTCTAATTATAGAGGTAACATATCGGTAAGGCTGCCAATATTTAATGACTTTACAAATTACAGAGTTACTAGGATAAAAACTTTATTAAAATATTTAGATCATTCGAACTTCCCAAACAATATTAATCCTTATGCTGAACCAGACCCAGAGGAGGCTTTTGCTAGAGAGATATATTTTGTTAACCAAAAATTAAGAGAAACTGATGATTTAGTGGAGTTTGAGTTAGTATCTCCGTTGGAGCTTGAAAATTCAACTATACCATCCAGAACAATATATTCTAATTACTGTGAGTGGAAATATAGATCTACAGTCGGATGTGGTTATGTGGGTAAACCTATAGCTGACATAAAAAACCAAAGATTCGTGGAACTTGGATACGAAGGCGAAGATGTGGGGGCTTTTGTGCATTTGAATAAAGATGATTTTCCTGATGGTTTTGCTGAGCCTGATGAAAATGGATCTTACCCAGAATGGACTGCATATGGGACTTACAATAAGGGAGATGTTGTAACCATAACACCAAAAACAGGCACATCAGAAAACCAGCCTATATCTATATATGTGTGCATTGGTAAGGAAGTTATATCAAGCCCCTTGTTTGATAGAAAAAACTGGATTCAAGATCAGTGTGACAAAAGTATCTGTGGCTGCAGGTTAAGGTATTCAGATGACGCAAAAGAAGCTGGGGGGTGTAAAAGATTTCAATCAAACCAAGGAGATGACGATTTATATACGGAATTCAATGAAGGTTTGCCCTTCGGAGGTTTTCCAGGAGTAGAACCTTATGACTTTGAATAAACAAAATAAAGATTACTATAAAGAAATTATAGAGCACGCAGAATCAAATCCAAGTGAAGAAGTTTGCGGTACCATATCTTTAGATTCTAATTTGATAGTTAAAGTTACTAGGGAAAAAAATCAAAGCTTTGATAAACAGAGAATGTTTGAGATTTCTCCTTTAAAAATTTTAGGGCAAAAAAAACTTTTAGGTATATATCACTCCCATCCTACATCTTCAGAGAATCCATCTCAGGTTGATATAAATAATTCAGAAGAACTGGGTATACCTTTCTTAATATATAGCTTGGTAACTAAAAAAATATTTTTATATATACCTGATTCATTTGAGCCGCCAAGTCTAACTGGTAGACCTTATGTTAGGGGCTTTTGTGAGTGCGTTAATATTCCTAGAGATTATTATTCCGAAAGATGCCCTTGGTTTAAATTAGATTATAAATCCTTTAATTATTTTCCCCCTATAGATGGTAAAAAAGCTAACAAATATATGCTTAAAATATTTGAGGAGGGATTTACTAAAGTTAAAGATAAGGAAGACATAAGAAAACATGACATGTTGATATTTCATATCCCTAATGAAGATGTATTGCACGTAGGTGTTTGCTCTGAAGTAGATGAATTTTATCATCAAAAAGCTCACCACTTATCTGGCGAAGACTTTTTAGACGATAAATGGAGAAAAAGAATAGTTAGAGTATACAGACCTAATTCTTAAGTGTAATACCTATTTTAGGAAAAAGGATGAAAAAGGTATACTTATATGGAAAACTAGGCAAACGCTTTGGGAAAAAGTGGGAACTAGATGTGGGGTCTCCCCTAGAAGCTATATCGGCTATCGAAGCAAATACTGATGGTTTTATACAATACCTGCAATCTAAAGAGATGGATGGAGTTAGGTACTCTTTTAAGAAGAAAGACTCTAATGAGTATTTCCGCCAAGAAGAAATAGATAAAAATACAAAAGAAGATATTATTATATCTCCTGTAGCTCAAGGTGCTGGAATGGTTATGGGAATGGCTATGTCTTTTGGTACAAGTTTCCTTAGCGGATGGATTCAGAATAAAATGCTAGGGAAGAAAGAGAGAGATACTAGAGTTTTACAAGCTCAAACCAAATCTTATATTTATAGGGGTGTGGAGAATGTAACAGAACAAGGTAGTAATGTACCACTTGGTTACGGTAAAATGAAAGTGGGCTCTAAGGTTGTATCAAATTCAATTAATAATTATGAATATGATGCTGATTTAGGTAAAATATATAAATTAGAAAATGGAGCATACCACCTTATACCTTTATATAATAAATACAGACAGTTATTAATTGAGCAATTAGGAGAAGATCCTGGCCCGCTATTATCTAGTGCTTTTTCCTCTATCGCTGACGGGCCATCAGAAATGGGTATAGAAAGTATAGTATTTAAGGCTCTTAAATCTAGGGACCCTGCTACAGGTTTTGGATCTAATGATGGAATGTACGGAGCAGATGTATCATACACAGGGGAGGAAGCTATTGAAAAGCAAAAACTTGGTAAGGGTTTTTTAAGTGCGGGCACATTGTATTATAAAACTATTTATAACAAAGGGGTGCCAGAATATTTCCTTCAAAATTATAGTAGTTACAATGGGGATTGGGGACCAACTCCACAAGAAGGAATAGCTACAGTTAAAGAGGCTGATTTACATTTAGCTCCTTTCACTATGCTGCAGAGCGAACCCAAAAGAATTAACGATTCTTCAGAAAGAATATTTTATCCGATAAATTTCAGGAATGCTCAACTTGTAGATGACCCAACTAATGTTCAATCCTCTAACCTAGGAAATGTTATTTGTGTTGGAAGAAGATACAAGAATGGAAGTAAAAGGAATGGTTTAGGTTGGTATAAATTCGAGTCTTCAGCGATAGCTACAATAGTAGATTTAATATGCGAAGGACCAATTCAAGGATTCTCTGATGACGATGGTAATGATTTAATTTTTACAGATGCGAAAGACAGTAATCCTGGAGATGGTTCGGATAGTTACCTTAAGGCTGTTTTACTTAATGACCTACCAGTAAAAGAAGAGAAATATATAGACGAAACAACTGTACAAGAAAGTTATAATCTATTACAGTTTGATATTGATGTAGCTAGGAATACAAAAGGAGAGATTGGAGCAAACGATCAATCTTTGTTAGAAAAGCCTTACCAGTTTATAGGGGAAACAAAACCAATAAACGCAAAACTTTTTGGGCCTAGAATATTAGATGAAGTTAATGCGGCTAAGTTCCAGGGTACTAATTTTAAAGATTTTAATAAATCTACACCTTTTTATCCCAAGGGCACAATAGTTACATTTTTTAATGGAACTACAGAGGTTAGGTATAAAACATTAAGAGCCACCGATACTGAGTATAGTCCTGCGTCTAATTATGTTGTTGGACAATTTGACCCGCTCCCAATAGTTAAAAAGGGAACAAGGTTATTTGAGGCTAGAGGAATATTTAAAGAAGATCCAGACAATCCTGGGGATGGTATTCAAGTTTTTACATACAATATGGCTTACGATGCGAATACCGTGGTTTTTGAAGAGCCTGAATATATGGGCCAATATCCTATGGATGACGATGATGGTGATGGTATACCTAATAATCAGGATTTAGATCTAGTAGGTTCTGGTTATTTTAGGGCTGGCCCAGAAGCAGCAACAAGGTTTAAGCAATTTAGGCCAGCTAAACCTTTTGCAGTGAATGATGTTGTTTACTTTAATAATACGTCTGTTTATAAAACAATAACAGCTATCCCAGAGGGAGACTTAAGTGATGAAAATTCAACTATAGTATCTTTAAGTGATCAAGCTCAGCAAGGGGTTGTTTATTTCGAGAAAATAGAATTAAACGGAAGAGGGTTTTTAGAAACTGTTGCCGAAGAATTTCCCACCATTTTTACAGCCATAGATCCAGATCCCGAAACGAATAGTAACTTATGGAAAGAAATTACTATAGAAAATCCTGGGGTAGTTTTTTACAACGAAGACACATCCGCTGTATCGGATGACCCAGTTTTTATTTCATTAGACTCATTAGGAGATATTGGAGACGTAAGACCAGAAGAAGAATATCCAGTAAAACATATAATAACGAATCCCTTAGTAGATGAAGCATTGGTTACATTTCAAATAAATCAATTATTTTTTATATACCCAGGGGACGAAGTAGAGGTTACATATGTTCCTGGTGCTACTTTATTTGCTGTTATAGGTGCTATTACTGGGGCAGGTTATGCAGCTGACTTAATGGCTGAAAGTGATGAACCATTTGACTTGGGTGCATTTCTGACCAGTGTTATATGGGGAGGCGTTGTTGGTTTAATTTTTGGTATTATTCTTGAAAAAAATTCTGAATTTAAGATAGGAACTAAAATTGAAAATTCTGGAGAAACTTGGCCGAACAGAGTTCAGGTTAGAATACACTATGGAAATGAAGGAGAAACTTTATACGAGACAGATGTTTCTTTCTTCGGAACCTGCACAGGTGGGTACATGAAGGATATTAAAATTTATCTACCTCCTAATCCGTTGGGTAGACCTAGAATTATAAAAGCTTTCAAAATAACTAGAGAGCGAAATGTAGTAAGGGAGGGTGAGTCAGCAGCGAGGTACAAGGATGATGTTGCTTTAGCTAACATAACTGAAATATCCACTATAAAAACTAATTACCCAAATTCAGTAGTAATAGGAACTAGGGTTTCAGCAAAAGAAGTCCCACAGCAGTTAAGGAGAAATTACAACTTAAAACTTAAAAAAGTAAAAGTACCAAATAATTACGATCCAGTTTTGAAAACTTATGGGCAAGCGTGGAATGGACAATTTTCAGATGAACTTGTGTGGACTGACAATCCAGCATGGTGTCTATACGATTTAATATCTAATAATGTTTATGGATTGGGTAAGTTCGGTATGGAAGAAGAGTTTATAGACAAGTGGACATTTTACAAAGTAGCAAAATTTTGTGACGAACTTGTTCCAACTGGGTATTCATCAACATATCCAAGGAGAAATTTTAAAACAGTTGGTAGTGCTAGAATTTTAATGGAGGGTCAGTTTTTAACTAAAGAACAATTTGGTCAAGAATTTAAACATATACAAAAGAATATAGCTCTATTTTGGGAGGAAAACGGTTATAAAAAAAGAGCATTAAGGAAAATTGTCTCTGTCACTGGAGATGAAACTATAGGTAGGTATTATGTTGTCCTTGATAGAGGTATAGGTAATGTGATGGAAGGTACTTGTGCTGCCGAAATATATTACCCAGTAATAGAGCATAGGTATAAAATGAATGCTGTTTTATCCCAGCCTAGTAATGCTTTTAAATTAATAAATGAAATAGCTGACATATTTAGGGCATACACTTATTGGGGTGGAGGGAAAATAAACTTTTATCAGGATGTGCCTACTAATAGTATCATGTTGTTTACTAATAATATGGTGTCCAGCGAGGGCTTTCAGTATTCAAATACACCCAGGAGTAGTAGAACTAATTCTGTAAAAGTTAAATACCTAGATCAATACAATAGGTATAGACCAAAAATTGCGTTCGCAGAAAACAGAGAAAAGATCGTAGAGAACGGTTTATATGAAGAGTCTATAAACGCATTAGGTGTTACATCTAAATCACAAGCTCAAAGAACGGCTGAGTTTTTAGTACAAGGGAAGAACTTAGAGACAGAGATTGTCACATTTAATACTGCTCATCCAGGATCTTATCTTAGGCCTGGAGATGTGATAGATATATTAGACAATAAAAAAACTGTAGGTAGATTTGCTGGGAAAGTTTTAAATATAGATGTAAGTGGTGATGGTAAGGTAGCATACCTAGATATAGATTTTCCAGTTAGGACTATAGTTGACTCATTTGATAATAGGACTCACAAGAAAATAAAACTATACAACATATCGGGCTACAACACTCTGGAGACCTTAAATCAAAAATCACTTTATGGGGATGCGATAACGGATGAAGAAATAGATAGTATTAGGATTGGGCAAATAGGTGAATACACTATAGGCTCTATAACTAATAACGATACTAGGGTGCAAGTTATCAATAATCCTTACGAGCATATATCTGGCAAGTTTACATTTGTGACAGCAATGCAGGATGCTAGATTACGAGGTGGCGATGTAGCTTCGATTGCTAACGAAGTAGACCAACAATTCGTTGGGGATGTGTTGCCAAAAGATGATAATGAGCTTGCATGGATAGGCGGGTATTACAGAGAGACTCCTCCTCCTGAAAAATTTGTATGGGTTAACCCACAAGGCTGTACTGATGATGAAATAGATTTTTATAATTGGGGGGTAGGTTACCCAAAAGTTGGATTAACGATAGCTAGAGATCCCCTAGAAGATGAATTTGGTAATACTGAATCTGATATTGGGAGAGATAGGATAGCTAGTCTAGAAGCTCAAGAAGGGGTGGAAACGGATTCTCCTAGTTATCCTAAACCCTTAGTGAGTGAATCTATGGAGATTATAGTAGAGGATCCAGATTTGCCTTCTGGTTATAATTTTATTTGTGTTAGTGGATCTAGCGATTTTGAAGACCATGGGGATTGGGTAACCCATGACAAAAATATATTAAAAAGCTATATACTTGAGAGGAAAACTGACGATGCTTTACTTAAGTTGCATGATATAGAAGGTACTACTTTTGTTATAGAGGATGAATTAAATTTAGCAACAACAAAGCAGTATAAAGTTTTAAATATAATTGAAGAGGGGGATGCTATATATAAAATAGAAGCTATGGAATATAACTCTGGTAAATTTGGAACAATTGAAGATAACGCAACTCTGCCTGTCCCAAGATCCCCAATTGTTATGAATACAAACTTTACTCCGCCTCCTGAAAATATATACATCGAAATGCTAGATGAAGATGAAGAGCTTGGGTTAAAATATGGCTTAAGGATATTCTGGAACGAAGTTTCTGCTGCAAGATTATATCGTGTTCAAGTTTTCCACTCAAAGCAGCTAATAAAAACACTTGAGCTTGGGAATAAAAACATAAATAGAGACGATTTAACTAAACAAATTTCTTATGACTTTAGGGATACATCCATAGAGGAAGGTAAGAGTTATTATGTTAGAATTGAGGCGGTACCCTAATGAGTATTAGAAAAACAAATATTGGATCCAGTGCATCCATCCAAATACCTCTCAAAAATCCAAAAGATAAGTTCGGAAAAACTTTCAGGATTAATAAAATATTTGTGGATAATGGTGTTAACCAACCAGAATTAGTAATAATTAAAGATGAAACTGGAGAGAAACTTTTTTCCCAGGAAACATTATCTAGTAAGATAAATTTGAGGTGGAGTGTTACTGAACCTAAGGGTAATAAGGTTATCAAGAATGAATCACTGGTTAAGAAAAATCAATACATAGATAATTTTGATGTTTTTGTTTACAGGCAAGATCCTTCTAGTTTAAATAATCCATCCTTCGAGGGGGGTAAGTTAATACATAGCGAAACTGGAATCTCAGGGAATCAGACCACTATAGATGCGTCTGGTGATTTTAATAGATACCTGAATGTTTCAGTTGTACTGAACGATAAATTTGGGAATAAAGAAACAGGACACCTTTATATGTATAACCCCCCGCCTACTGGCGAAATTACGAGTTACAATAAAACTGGGGGGCATTTTGAGATAGAGTACACTGGAACAAGCGACCTACAAGGTATTAATATGTATTTATTTACAGGGACAAATGCATACGGTGAATTAGAGGACACCGTTGAGTTTAAATCTGGAGCTAAAATAAAAACAGTGAATTACAATAGGAGTGGGTCGATACCCTTATTACCAGATAGGAATAATTATTTAATGGCAGTACCGTTTGATAATCTTGGCGAAGGTGGGCCATTACCTTTGGTTAGTCAGACTCAAGATCCGTATAAGGCTAGCGGTGTAAATTTCAAGCCAATAGTTAAAGATGTAGATGTAACAAAAGTTGAAGCAGGAATTAGAAGCTTAATAAAATTAAACTACGACTGGCAAGACCACCAAATTGTAGACCTTATATATAAAGTAGATGGTACAGGTTTAATCTCAAAGCCAAAGTCTGGTTATAATGGTAATATATTAATTGATCATGCTAGTATTAATAATTCAATCTCTACCGAAGTAAATGATAATAGTTCTTTCTATTATGATCATACTTATGATTTTTTATCAAAAACAACCACTGGAGATCTACAAGAAAAAGACGGCCTTATTTATGGTAGTGGTGCTGGTGATTATTTTAAAGGTGGGGAAGTTTTATATAGTGGAGAAAGTGGGATTTATGAATACGCATACTACGATGTAGATGAAAAACGAATATGTTTTCATACATACGAAGATATATTATCTGGCCAATGCTACGTTAATGGAACATTTTCAATGGAAAGAGACAACCCTAATGGTTTAAATATTCAATTTAGAGAAGGGGAGAAGTTTAGTAGTGGTTACGAAATGTCAGCATCTTATTTAAATCAAATTGCTGAAATGCCAGCGGTTCTATTAAATAAATCTCAATGGAATCAGGTTAATCAATTTAGTGGAGCTAAAGGATGGCTAGGGCTAAGGAGGGGTAATGTTGGAATTTTCGACGAAGTCTTTGATAGTGAAATTAAAAATAGATCGTCGTTTAATCAGTTTCATCCTAGTGGGTTTAGATCTGGAGACTATATCAATAACAATAACGAGATAATTAATTTTACCTCAAATGATGTGGGCTCAGGTTGGTGCTGGGTAAATTCAAGCGGGTCTCATGTTTATCGAGATCTTGGTTGTGATTACTTAAGAAATGATAGTATATTGATAAGATCAGATTTTATTAAAAGAGAAAATCAAGAGAGGGTAGGTGGTCATAGTAAGGTGCATGTATTTAATAAAATAGAACTAGACAACCTAAATTATACAACTAATGGAACGAATTTCACAATAACTTACGAAATAAGGGATTCGGAATTTAAGAAAAATAAAAATAATTTAGATTTAACTAAGGTATCTTTTCATACAGGAGAAATTCCTAATATAATACCTGATGATAATAACTTTTATAGTGAGGCAACAATCGAAGATTCAAATGTTGATGGTCTGCATGTCGGGGCAGCTTCCACAGACCTAGAAGGTAATAGGCCACAGTATATAACGATAATGACTCATGATGCTGCTGGACCCAATAAATACTACCAAGTAAATGATAGCATAGAATACTTGGTTCCCAGGCAGGAGACTAAGTTTGATCTAGAGGGTGTAGGAACAAGTTTTAATGTTCCGTTTAAGGATAAGCACACAAGTATACCTAGTGTGTCTTTTAATATAAATTATACTGGGTCATCAACACCAACTTTTATAAACGCCATGATGATAGGAGAGCCTACGATTAGTGGCGTTGATTTTCTAACGAATCAATCGGCACCTTCAGCGGGGTATGTTTTGAATATAACTTCGCAGAGCGAAGAAGTCGAAGACTAAGATTTAGAAATTACTCCAACCAGTATCCTTGCGTCTTTATCCGAGATATCTAACCAGTCTTCCCATTTAGAAATACTTTCATTCTGGTAGACTCCTGCAACTTTATTCCTCCACCACTCCCTTATGTGGGACTTGAAGTCTTGAAAATCTGTACAACCCAAAACACTTTCGGCTTGTTTTTGCAAAGTAGTTACAGGGCTGAATGGATTAGAGTTGGTTTTAGAAACTGCAGAGCTTACACTTTTCTTATCAGACTTATCTATTTCGTCATCTCCTACAATATGTACATTAAGGAAGTTTCTAACACACCTAACAAAAGCCCTGTTACAAGCTATGGTCTCTAAAAATTTAGTCGCAAAGCTACTAGTGTTATTTAATGTAGCATTAGCCATGTCTTGAAAAGTAACACTCTGAGAACCTGTTTCATAGTTTGGTGTAAATGACACAGTGCAACATACGGCTACATGACCTTCATCACACTTAACTGTATCATAACTAATAGATTCAAACCCCCTAAGCTTTGCTAATTCTTTGATCCCAGCGAGCTTAATTAAAAGCTGATGGTCAGCTAACCCATCTATTGACCTAGGGCAATCTTTACCCCTAGACTCAAACCAGGACCTGTTGGGGAACAAGTGCTCTTCTTTTATCATAGCCCTCCAGTTTATTGAGCCATCTTCATTGAATTCATAGATAACGTTTTGCAGTAATCCGTTGTCATCTCTAACATAAAGGCTTGGGCCTTTACTATTTGATGTTTTGATTCTTGCTTTAGATATTTTATCTTCTATTTTAGTTTTTCCTGTCATATTTATAGATATTGAAGTGTTCGATTTCTTCCCAAAAATCGGGGGAATCTATGATTGGTGTGAGCTTGTCTGTTGTTTGACCAATTTTCCATGCAGCTCTACTCTTGTATATTTTGTTTTTAGACTTGAGTATTTTATTACTATCATAGAAGCAATTATCGCATACTTCATCTACAAAGTCAAGATCTTTTTTAGACTTAACTTTATATTCCTCTACATCTGAACCAAAAAAGTCTAATCTAATATCTGATATTATAGACTCATCTTTACAGATTAGTGACGGGTTTAAATTTAAGGTTTGTAGTGTGGAGACATAACTACTGGTTAAGGATTTATCTCCCAAGAAAAGGGTAATGCCAGCTATATTATTTGCGTATTTAACAATCAGATCTATATCTAAGGCTTTATCTAGCATTAAGTTTACCTTAAACTGCATCCATTTAGAAATTATTTCTTGATCGAAATTATAATCACAGCGCAGGTTAACTAGTCTGTCTGGCTTGTATTCTTGGTGGGGAACGAAATCTGGTATAACTTCTAATATTTTATCTTTGTAGTATTTACCTATATTAATTGTGGTGAAACAATCTAAGTCATTTTCAACACCAATTAAAGACAAGCACTCTTTAGCAACTTTTTCTGGACTTACTAGGTTAATGATTGAGTTGGGGTCTTTGCCGCTATAGCTTGGCTTTGTGTCAGTGGGGCACTCAAATAAGCAAACTAATTTACCGTCCCAAATAGGCTTGCTGTTTTCTGGATACATAGGTCCGTACAAGCAAACGGTGGGAACATTAAAGGCTGAAGCTATGTAAGAAGAGAATGTATCAACGCAAAGATGTAATTCTGCTTTAGAAATTATATAAGAAATGTGTCTGTAAGAACACTTACCTAATAAGGATTTATCAAAATACTCTAAGCCTTTTTCCCTGCTCTCTGTTATGTCTACAAATTTTATAGAAGGGTCGTATTGTTTTATTAAATTTATTACAGACTCGAAGTGTTGATAATTTAATGAGTCTACAGAGCTCGTGTCAACAGTCACATACCTATCAAGAGAAATCGGATAAAAGTGTAAATCAATTTGAGGTTTGCCTGGCTTAGTGCCAAGACTTTTAGCATACTCTTCTATAATGTGGCTCATAGTATATTGAAAATATTTTTATCTTTTGTATTGTGTGTGAAAGACTGAAATTTATCAGTAGTTGCACTTGGATAAAATGCAATTTTAAAATAACCTGGGTGATCAGCTCTACCTTCTAATGAGTAAGGGGAATCCATTTCCTTAATGTAGGGTAATGTTTTGTAGCAGTTAGTGTTATCCTCTATTAAGGGAAAAAATTTAGGGTCAGTGATTACATAAATTTTATCTTCTGGATATAGTTCCTGGAGGTTAATTAAGAAACTATTTACTATGATTGCATCTCTTGCATTTTTTTCACAAACCACAGCTATCCTATTGTCGGCACCTTCGTCGTCCAGTAAGTCCTCAAAGTTAGACCCTTCTATATCTTTATTTTCTTTCTTAGCAACCTTCTTGAAGTAGTTTAAAACATCTGATCTTTTACCGCCTTTTTGAATTTGTTGAACCCAATGCTTTAATCCATCATCATTTTTATCGACTGAAACTTTTAATATATTCTTATATATATCAATTAACCATTCTGCGTCTGACTCAATTTCTGGCGGATCGTAGTTTGGGTCTCTTTGCTCTTCAGAGAAATCATAATCCCAGTCTATTTCTGGTAAATTATCTAAAAATTCTTCTATCTTAGGACCAATAACATCTATGGAGTAATTATTTAAAACAAAATCTCTAGCTCTTTTACCCATTTCTTCTTTATCTTCTGGGGGCATATTGTAGACAACTTCCAATTGATTGGAAATGCTTTCTGGGCTAGTACTAGCTTTAATGAATTGAGTTCCTGGCTCCCTGTATTCAGACCATTCAAGAGGTAGTCCACCGCTTTCTTCCGTACAACAGTCTTCACCACAGGAATAATTAGTTACAAGGGTTACAAGCTCTGCGAGTTTGGCTTCCTGCACTGGAATTTCTTGCCCCCCACTCGTGAATGGGTGACAATAGACATCCATTAAATTGTAAACTTCATTAAGCTGATTTTCAGATACGCCGTTTTTAACATTAGTTGTACTGAAAGTTTTTTTACTTTTGCAGTAAGGACAATCATTTTCTTCTCCAGAGAAAGGTTTTACATGGTAACGTTTACAAGCTGAACAGTAGTATGTCGTTAATACATTTGAGTGATGTATACCTTTTTCTTTTAGTAGCCTTAGGATATCCCAACCCTCAGACCATGATGTATGGAGTAATAACTTTGCTTTTACTTTAGGGTTTTTTTTACAGAATAATTTATACCCCTCAAGTAAGTTCGGGACACTTTTCCTTAACTGGTTCCTGAAAACAAAACCTATAACAAACGTATCATCAGATATATCGAATCTTTGTCTTAAATTTTTACGGTAAGACTTGATGGTCTTAAAATAAAAGTCCGTATCAATTGCGCCCCTTAAAGTTTTGACATGGTCGTGACCTAACTTCTTCATCTCTCTTTCGGCGAACGAAGCCCAGACGAAGTAGTTTTTAATTTTGGGTGCAGCGTCTACAGCTAGGGGAAGTATTGGCTGAGAATCTATAGTGGTCCATATAGCACAATTTATTTTGTTCCACCATTTTTTATTCCAGAAATTATTAAACCCCCATACATCTTCAGCACCTATATATATATCAGGTTTAATTTCTTTAATTAATTCATCTATAGTTTCAGACCCATACCCAGCCTGCCTGGCTAGGGCTGGATCTTTGTTGATCATTTCTATTTTAGATGGATCATCTGGTAAGGTGCCGATACATTCCCATGGCATTTTAGAAAGCTTGGGAGATGTCTTGATGTGACCATTGGCGGCTTCTACAATTTCATACTTACCAGTTTTATACAAGTAGGATAAGACATTTTTTGCATTTTTCCCGAAGCCAGTATATGCTCTACTAAAGTTGCTGTGGAAAAGTATTTTCTTTTTTTTCATTATATAGGGCAATCCTCCGAGGGGGTAGAATATTCCTTGAGCCTTTCACGATCTCTTTTCGCGTATGTTTTAAGTATAATATTTTTAATATACTCTTTAACGCAGAAAGCTTCCCCAGGTTCTAGTGGGATCTTAAAAGTGTTGTTGCCGTTTTTCGTAATAGATAAACCGAAGCATGGAGAAATATATTCGTAATCATCATAACTTTTAGTTGAGGGATTAAATTTACTAGATTTAACTTTTTTATCCCAGGGACTAAATTTGATGGTGGTTTTGTTGTCTTCAAATTTATGGAACGTACTATATTCGTACCTTCTCTCAATAGCGTCTATAATTGATCCACATTCGAATTCATTAAACTTTAGGTTTATGTTTTTTTCTGGATTATCTTTGTTGGCGGTGAATGAGCCTAATCGTTTTTTTGCATCCCAACTGTGCTGGGCGATAGCTGATACATAAAGTACTGGTTCTTTATTCTTTCTTTCAAATCCTAATGCGAAATTAAAAGCGAATCCATTATTGTTTTTATTTGGTTTATAAATTTGTATACTCATAGGTCTATTTTTATATGTTTATTCTCAAAAGTTTTGGTTTCTTTGTCTTGGTGAACAGCTCCACCTCTTTGCTTACTATAGTTTTCGTAGTATTTTTCCTTAACAGGGTCTACACCCCCATTCTGTTCAGCTCTTTTTTGAGACAATTCTTGACTTCTGTCCATCATATCCCCAAGTGTTCCCTTGGTGTTTGAAGTTTTATTTACAAAGTCAGCATTGTCCCAGGGGTCTATAGATGCCTCAGTCGAAAGTTGGGGCAGGCTCCATACTCTCTTCCACTCAACACCGTCGTCGTCTATATATTTCTTCTCATCATTCATTGAGAAAAAAACCTCAGTATACTCTTCGGTTTCAGGTTTCTGGAATATGTACATTGGCATTATTTAGGGTCTATTTTATCGCAAGATAGGGTTATCAGCTCGAACAAGATGTCAAAGAACCAGCATACTGCGGCAGAGGAAAAAGCTAGGTATAAGACATATAGTGGATTTACTCCATTTAAATGATACTCTAGGTAGCCAAACAAAACACCAACCCAAAAACCTAAGCATAAGCTACAACTAAGTAGTTCCTTTAAGGTTTTACTCTTAGATGACAGAAAGTTTCTTGGAGTGTTTAGTATGGTTCCATACTTCAGGACCCACATTAACCCCAGACAAGCTGTAAGATTAAATAGCATCTAAGTTATTAAATGCTTCTTTGATTGCATTTAGTTGTTCTCTGTCAAGTTTTACGAAACCCCCGAAGTCATCTTTGAGTAAGAACATTTCTTTTTCGTTAGAAGATTCATCTCTTGAGATGGAGGGGCATCTACCTCTCCCACAACATAGCAGAATTTCTTTATTTTCAATTTTAATATTGCCTATTTGTTTCATGATATAATGTCTATAATAGTGTTAACGGTTTTAGTGTAATTAAATTTTTCCTTCAATGATGATCCATTTTTATTATAGGTACCATTTTTGGATAGAGCTGAATCGATAGCTTTATAAAATAATTCATCAGAGAATGCATTGATGGATCCTTGGTTGAAGGCATTGCCTTCCTTGAAAAATACTTCGTCATAGCAAGGCTCTTGACCTATGGGTTCCACTAAAATGCAATTATCTTTCGTAGCCCAATCTTTATGAGCTGTAGAATTTAAAACTATACTCCACTTACCTAAACAAGACGCATTGAACGATGGAAGATTCCAGCCTTCCGCCCCGCTAAGTCCACTTAGGTCTATATCGATAGAGTTTAGAAATTCATTAACTTCTGAGTTCGTCTTTAGTCTTGGTAAAAAGTTGATATTTTTATACTTCTTACCTTTAAGAGCAGACTGAATAGCCTCTTTGAATTGATCGTCTTGAAGGAATGGATTACCTACACAGCAGGTTAATTGGTAATCTTTATTGTCTCCATATTTGTCTGCCCATAATGAAATTATTTTTGCTGTATGTTTCCTTTTCTCCCATTTACCCATTAATCCAAAATGGGTTTTACCACTTAAATATTTTTTGTTTGTTTCGTGAAAATCCTCATCGAATCCAATTGGGGCAAAATGACAGTTGTCACATTCTTGCGAAAAAATATCTCTAGAAAAACTGCTAGAAAAAATAGTCTTAGTTTGAACCGAGCATATGGATTTTTCTTCTTCGGTTGCCTCGTCTGTTTCGTGGAATGTGTACAAGTGCCTTCTGTCCCCTATGCCAGATTCGGAACCATTCAAATGCCACATTTTTAAAAACGGAATTTCTCTGGAAACTTTCTTTAGCCTAGAGTTGTAAGCATCAACTATCCACTGCTTGAAATCTTCGTCAGTATTATCAAACGCAGAAAAATCTAAATCCTTACCTATGGGGAAGAACTTTAAATTGACTCCGAGCTTATAAAATTCTCTTAAGAAATTATAAGAGACATTTCCGAAACTTAAAGAATTGATAGGTGCTGAGAATATTAAATTTTTCATATATTAAAAAGGCATTTCGTCTTCTGTTACTATATCAGGGATATTACTTTTGGGTAAAGGTTTTTCAACCTTTTTTTCGATACTATGTATCTTGGGTGCGGGAGTATCTCTTTTAGAGTTGGGGAGGAACCTGACTATGTCGGCAGCAATATAGAAATTCGTTCTATTGTTACCCTCTTTATCTGTCCATTTGCTAGTTTTAACTTTACCTTCTAAGTAGATACAAGATCCTTTAGAAAGAAAGTTTTTACAGTTCTCTGCAACCTTATTCCAACACTCTACGTTTAAGAAAAGCACATCATCTTTAGTATTATTAATACCCACACTAAACGATGCTTTCTTCTTATCTCCTAAGTTTTGTATCTTAGGGTCTTGGCATAAATGCCCTATACCGATGAATTTATTTATCATAATTATATTTCGCCTTTCAGTTCTTGTTTTATTTTTGTTAAAGCTTGATCGTGTACATTAATGCAGCCTTGCACACTTAGGCCTATTTTTGAGCAAACCTCGCTCCATGGCATAACTTTATTCTTATTGCCTCCACTATATCTTAATTGAAAAATTTTATGAACTCTTTTGTCTGGATTACTGTTAGCTAATTCTAAGATTTTATTCTGGGTATCTCTTTTGATTATCTGATGGTATTGCTGGGAATTGTCTCCTAGGTTTTCTATATAATCAATATCAACCTCATGTTTTTTCTTCGAGCGGTTGTATGTGTTTAGGCACATCCACTTCGTTTCACTCCCTAGGTATGTTGAAAATTTTGTATTCCTACTTGAATCATATTTTAGTGCAGCTTGATAAATATAGTATTCCTTGTCATTTATGAATTCAGACCTACACTGTTTATTCATGTACTGGTTTACCATATTTATAAATATGCCACTATGCTTTTCGACTAAATGAAATAAACTTTCATTCACATCCCTTCCAACTTTAAGGTTGGATACCAACTCTTGATCATCTTTTTGCTCCATATATTTGAAAAATGACTATGTTAACATATAATCTATAGTTATGTCAACATTATATTTAAGGTTAACGTTAGAAATATATCTAAGATTAACGATTTATATTTCCAAAACCAGTTTTGGAAAAACTATTATAACAATAATTTAGCAAAATGTCAAGTAAAAAATGAAAACCTTAATTCTAACCTCTTACTTTTCGTCAAAGCCTCACCCTAATGACCCATCGGATAACGCAGTTGTGGGTAGGGGTCCAGATGGTAGGGTTATGCAACAAGATATTAATTATATTAAAGGTTGGTATGATTCAATTCACTCCAGCGATATTAATGGTGTGGTTTTTCACGACGAATTATCAGATGAATTCGTGCAGGAATATAGCTCTGATCAAGTTTCTTTCGAAAAAGTAGATGTTGGCACCTACTCCAATAATGACTGGAGGTTTTTCTGCTTTAATGATTTTTTGCTAAATCTAAAAGATAAACCAGATGTGGTCTTTCATACGGATGGTTCAGATGTGAAGGTTGTCAGGGATCCATCTACCCTTATCTCTGAGATGCCTAGTATGTCTTATTTTTGCTGTAAGGATTCTATACCCCTAGATTCCTTCCCTTATATCAAAGTTCATGATCACTTCGGTTGGGATGATAGGTTTAAGTTTATGTTAAACTACCATGATTGGGATTTAATTAATATGGGTGTAGTGGGCGGAAGTTATGATGATATGCTCATGTTTTATTCTAAATTCAAGGAGGTGAGGGAGGAAATGGGTGAGCCAGAGTTTAATGCCGACATGTGGATATGCCAATATTTGCTTAGGTCAGTTTTATCTGAGAAGGAATTTGTAATGGGTGACCCTGTGTGTAGTAAGTATAAAGAGTACGAGGAGGAAAGAAGTGATGTCTATTTTATCCACAAGTGAAATACTAATATGTATAAATTCTTGCGAGAAAGATATTGGCTCAGTAGATAAAATAAAGAAATCTGATTGGTATAAGTATTGCGAGTCAAAAGATAATATAACAATAATTTCTTATTATGCAGATCCATCCCTTGATAAAAATGACTTCCTTTATGACGCAAGTACTAAAGTTTTAAGGTTAAATACCGAGGAGTCTTACGATAACCTATCGATTAAAACATTCAAAATGCTATCTTGTTGTTCAACTATATTTGAATTTGACTTCTTGCTTAAAATAGACTGCAGAATCATAGACAATCTACACAATCAAACAAGCCCTTTATTTTCTTTCGATAATTTCAAGAAATGTTTTCACGATGAAACTATGTTTGAAGATTACGGTGGGTTCACACCCATAATTGGAAGCACGATTGAAGGCTTCAGGAACTGGGCTTCATCTAAAAAACTATTTGTACTACCAGAAATATTCATATCAAACCACTCCCTAAGTGGACTCCCAGATCATTACTGGGCTGGCGGTGGATACTGTTTAAGTAAAAGATATGTAAGTAAAATCATTAAACAAAAAGATTTGTTCGAAGACTGTAAAAATCTCATGGGAGGGTGCGAAGATATGTGCGTAGGCATTGCTTGTAATTATGAATGAAATTGATCACTGTTATTATTTAAACCTAGACAAAAGGGAGGACAGGAATCGCCACACCCTCAAATTAGTTCTACCTTTTTTTAATTTTAAGGAGGGATTTTTTACTCGATATCCAGCCATAGATACATCAAAGCAACCCACACTACCCCTACGTAGTGTGGGTTGCGCTCAATCCCACTTAAATATATACAAAGACGCTATAGAGAAAGACTATAAAACAATTATTGTTCTAGAGGATGATTTTATACCAGTGATAGAAACTAGTGAATTACTTTCTAGGTGGAATTATTTCATAGAACGTTACCCAGACTTTAATATATGCCAACTATCCTATAATGATGTGACCAAAGGCGAACCTATCGATTCATCAGGCTTAGTTTTAAAATCCGATAATGTTCAAACTACATCTGCGTATGTTATTAGGCTTTCTTTTTGTGAAAAGATCGTACCTAAAATACAAGCATCAATAGATGCCTTAAAAAACGGAGAAGACCCTAACCTACATGCTATAGACCAAACTTGGAAATCTTTTCAATCTATTGAAAATAAATGGTATTTATTAAAAAGATGCGGGGTGCAAGCTAATGATTTTAGTGATATAGAAGGAAGGGTGGTTAACTATGGGTGTTAAGGTTGGCTTATTAATTATTGCTACAAATAAATACCAAAAATTTATACAACCCCTAATACATAGTGCGGACAAATATTTTTTAAAACAAAACAATATAGATGTAGAGTATTGTATTTTTACTGATACTATATGCGATACAAAAAATACTGATAGAGTTGTGAACTTTATCTTAACGAAGCATGAGCCTTGGCCCTGGATGACTTTAGGTAGGTATCACATTTTTGATAAAAATAAAGAACAACTATCTAAATTCGATTATTTATTTTATTGCGATGCTGATATGATTTTTAGAGATCATGTCGGTGAGGAAATATTAAGCCATTTAGTAGCCACACAACATCCTGGTTACTACGGTACACGCGGCACACCTGAGACTAATAAAGACTCTTCGGCATTTGTATCTGATTCAGAACCAATGGAGTATTTTGCTGGGGGTTTTAATGGCGGCAGCTCATCTGCCTACCTAAGAATGGCCAATCGAATATCAAGCAACATTAATAAAGATTTAACTAAAAAATACATAGCTATTTGGCACGACGAAAGTCACCTTAATAGATACATGATAGATAACCCTCCAACCAAAATCCTAGACCCAGGTTACTGTTATGGAGAAAGTCTTAAACCTCCGTTTCATCCAAGATTAATAGCCCTCGACAAAAACCACAAAGAACTAAGGACTTAGTAATGATTTCTATTCTACTAGCGACATATAATGGAGAAAAATATATAAAATCAAGTATCGAATCTATATTAAATCAAAATTTCACGGACTGGGAATTATTAGTAGGGTTCAACGGAACGACTGATAACTCAAAAGATTTAGTTAATTCATTTAGTGATACTAGGATTAGGGTTTTTGATTATGCTAACGACAAGGGGAAAGCCAAAACTCTTAATAAATTAATTAAAGAGTCTAATTATGATTTTTGTGCTATCCAAGATGACGACGATTTATGGCATCAAGATAAACTAAAAGAGCAGGTAAAGTACATTGATAAATTCGATGTGATTGGCTCCTTCATAACTTACATAGATGAAAACAATAAACCATGCGGTCAACCAGACTTATCTATGGAGCATAGTAAAATAAAAAACAAATCCCTTTCTGGAGATAACCAGACAGCAAATTCTAGTGCGGTGTTCAAAAAACAACACGCACTTGAAATTGGGGGCTGGGATGAGTCTTTAGATGGAATAGAGGATTTTGACTTTTGGTTAAAGCTATTGAAAAAAGGCTACCTTTTCCATAATATACCAATCAGCCTCGTCTTTCATAGAGTTCATTCAGAAAGTAACTTCAATACTAAGAAGCACGACCTAAGTAAAATCTTATAATGTTAATTAAATTCAAAGATATAGTATCTAAGTATGGTACTCCAAAAGGTATTATACATATAGGTGCTCACCTTATGGAGGAAAGGAATGACTACCTTCTTCATGGTTTAGAAAACACCATATGGATTGAGGCTAACCCTTCCAAATACAAATCTATTTGCAAAACAAACAATACACCAAGCCCTGAGTGTGTCTTTAATTATGCGATTACAGATACTGATAACCAAGAGTTAGATTTCCATATAACAAACAACGGGGAGTCTTCCTCAATACTTGATTTAGGCAAACATACTATACATCACCCACACATACATGTTACTGAGACGATAAAAGTGAAGACAAAGCGTCTCGATTCTTTAATTAAAGAAAACTCAATTGACATAAGTTCTTATAACTTTTTAAATATAGATATCCAAGGGGCGGAACTCTTAGCTCTCAAGGGTGCGGGTAATTTAATAAATTCAATAGACCTTATTTATACAGAAGTCAACACCGCACATTTATATAAAAACTGTGCACTGATAGATGAAATTGACTACTACCTAAGCCAGTTTGGTTTCTCCAGAAAGGAAACTAAAATGACAGAGTACGAATGGGGGGATGCATTATATGTTAAATAAAATTACCCTAGCTATCACATCCTACAATAGGTCTAGTGAAACAATTAGATCTTTCCACAACGTTGTAAACGATGACAGGGTTGATGAAATTATTATTTTAGATGATCACTCCAAGCCAAGTATTTTCAATGACCTATCTGACCAAGTGCAATGTATAGGATCTAAAAAGCTAAAAATACACAGGAATACAGAAAACCTAGGAGCCTTCCTAAATAAATATAAAGCTATAGATCTTGCCTCAAATGATTGGGTGGTTCTACTCGACTCTGACAATATTATCGGTACTGATTATTTAGATTCATTACCAGGTGAATTGGATAGTAAAACTTTTTATCTACCAAGCTTAGCTAAATGTAATTCGCCCTCTCTCGATTATTCCCGTTACTCAGGCAGGACTTTAGATATTGATGATTTCAGGGGTCTAATTTATTCCAAAGATTCAATTGACCAGTGTTTAATTAATACAGGCAATTTTCTAGTCAACAAACACACTTACACCTCTTGTATTGAATCTTGTAAAAACCCAATAAACCCACTCGGTGTTGATGTGCTATATGTGTTATGTTTATGTTTTAGGAATGAAAAAAACTTCAAGCTAAATATAGTTCCAGGCCTAAAGTATAATCACGACATAACCTCTAAAGACAGTTGGTACACCCAGAACTCTTTTGAGTCTCAGAAAATATCCGCCCAATTAAGGTCTATGTTTTAACCTCTCATGATAAGTAAAAAACAACAAAAAGAAATCGAAGTTAAATATACTGCAAAATATCCTTCTGAAAATCTTTCGGAATGGAAAGAGTGGCATAACGATATACCCAATATAATTAATGACAATAATTATGAGATCGGGGTAGAGGTTGGTGTAGCTTATGGTGGTCATTCTATTAGTATTTTAGATAAAACTAATATCACAAAACTTTACGGCATAGATCCTTATTTAAATTATTCCGAATACAAAGGGGATTCGAGGAATTTAGAACAAGAGAAGCAAGATGATCTACACCTCATGGTCAAGGGTAGAATGTCTTTCTACGGAGATAGATTCGAGCTTATTAGGAAATTATCCAATGAATGCTACGAACTATTCGAAGATGCGTCTTTGGATTTCGTATACATAGACGGGAATCATTTTGAAAAATTTGTCAAGCAAGATATAGAAAATTGGTTTCCGAAAATAAGGTCAGGAGGCATACTTTCAGGGCACGATTACAATCACCCTAACTTCCCTCATGTTTCACAATGTGTAGACCGTTTCTTCAACTCTAAGGGTCTGGGTGTTAATGTCTTAAGTCACCATAATTGGTATGTGGAAATATGATAGTATCCAAAATACAAGGTGGACTAGCTAATCAAATCTTTCAATGGGCCTACGGTTATTCATTAAGTTTAGATTACGGACTAGACCTATACCTAGATGATTCTTTTTTTAGAGGTGGTTGCAAGGGTTGTACTCCAAGGACGTTTGACCTTCAAAACTTTGAGAAAATAAAAATAGATAGATTCGAAGGCCAAATCATGGATGACTTTTTTAGCAAAAAAGTTTACAAAATTAGCGATGAAAATTTCTACAATCACCTAGATCTGAGCACCCTTGATGGCAATCTATTGCTTGACGGCTTCTGGCAATCGGAGAAATATTTCAAACATCATAGAGAGGGTATTATTAATTTATTAGATTTTGGAGAAAACCCTAAGTTTACCAACTTCGACTTCCTTGGATCTTGCTCCATACATATAAGACGCACGGATTATTTAAATGCTCCTAAATACCACTTAAATTTAAGTGCTGATTATTATAATAAAGCCCTTGAAGAAATTAACCCAAGTGGTAATATATTCGTATTCTCAGATGATATACAATGGTGCAAGAATTCACTAAAATATCCGAACATGATATTCATGGAAGGTAACTCCAATCTAGAGGACCTCAAAATCATGAGTTGCTGTGAAAACAATATTATCGCAAATAGTAGTTTTAGCTGGTGGGCTGCATGGTTAAACCAAAATAAACAAAAGAAAATTATCGCACCATCTAAATGGTTTGGCCCAGAAGGTCCTGGTTATCGAGATATAATCCCCGAAGAATGGATACAAATGTTATGAAAAAAATTATAGTCACAGGAGTTACAGGTCAAGACGGAAGCCACATGGTTGATTACCTTCTAGCCAATACTAAGCACATGATATACGGAACAGCGAGAAGGTTGAGTGTCAAAAACCATGGTAATATCCTCCATCTAGAGAAAGAGCCCAGATTTCAATTACTAAACATGGACCTAAACGATGCTCATAGTATCAGGGATGTTATTATTGACATACAGCCAGATTACTTTATTAACTTTGCAGCACAGTCATTCGTTGCTGGGAGCTGGGATTACCCCATACAAACATGGGAGACAGACTCAAACTCAGTCCTGCATATCTTGGAGTCCATAAGAAGGTTTTCCCCACATTGTAATTTTTATAATGCTGGATCATCTGAAGAGTTTGGAGATGTAGAGTACACACCTCAAAACGAGTCTCATCCATTAAACCCCCAATCTCCTTACGGGGCAGCTAAATGTGCAGCGAGGCACATAGTTAGAGTTTATAAAGAATCTTACGGTTTATATGCCGTTCAAGGCTGGCTCTTCAACCATGAGGGATCTAGGAGGGGTTTAGATTTTGTCACCAGGAAGATCTCCCACTCAATAGCTAAACTTAAAAAAGCAATAAACTCAAATGCAGACGAACTGCCCCTACTTAAATTAGGCAACATAGAAGCTAAAAGAGATTGGAGTGACGCAGAAGATTTTATGGAGGGTGTATGGTTAATGTTAAACCAAGATTCGCCAAAAAATTATATTCTAGCCAGCGGGGAGATGCACTCTGTCAGAGAATTCTTAAACCTTAGTCTCGCTTACGCAGATATACCATTTATCTCAAGAGGAGAAGGTGTTAATGAAAAATACTTCACCCTCGACGGTAAATTATTTTTCGAAGTTGACCCCAATTTTTATAGACCAGCAGAAGTACACAAGCTTTGCGGAGACCCCTCTATGGCTGAAACAGAGTTAGGTTGGACAAGAAAAACAGACTTTAATAAATTAGTAGAAAAGATGTACCAAAATGATTTTGTTAACAACTCTTGAATTATAGTCTTGTCATACACATAAAAATGTGCTAATCTATAAAAGATAACAATTTAATTGTATTTTTTTAAAACCCCACACAAGATCGTGTAAATTACTTTCATGGATATAAAAGTTAAGAAGAGAAACGGAAGATTAGAAGACTTTACTGTAGAGAAAATTAATGCCAGCGCCCAAAGAGCGTGTGAAGGCATTGAAGATGTATCAGCTAGCGAGATAGTGCTAGACGCACAGCTTCAGCTATTTGATAAAATCACTACGAGAGAGATAGACCAAGCTCTGATTTTTTCGGCAAGGGAAAAGATAGAGAAAGAACCAAACTATTCCTACGCTGCAGCGGGATTATTACTCAATACTTTGTATAAAGAAGTATTTAAAGAAAGCGCGGATTCGGATGCGTTCAAGCTCCAGTACAGGAAAAGTTTTATTCAGAATACTAAAAAATTAGTAAAAGAAGAAAGGTTAGATAGTAAGTTGCTCGACTTCGATCTCTCTAAATTGTCAGAAGCAATTTCTATTAGAAGAGACAGGAACTTAAAATATCTCGGCATACAAATTTTGTATGACAGGTACTTTATAAGACTTGATAATAAAGTGATGGAAGCTCCACAGTCTTTCTACATGAGGGTCGCCATGGGTTTAGCCTTAAACGAGAAAGATAAGAACGAAAAAGCTATAGAGTTTTACAATCTGATAAGCCAACAACTTTACACGTCCTCAACACCCACTTTATTCAATAGTGGTACCACGCATTCTCAACTTAGCTCTTGTTATTTAAATACCTTTGACGACAGTATTGATGGAATTTTTGATGGGGCTTGGCAAGAAGCTCGCAAGTCAAAATTTGCAGGAGGTTTAGGTTTTGATGTCACTCCGTTTCGCTCTGCTGGTTCTCACATTAAAGGAACGAATGGTATATCTGGAGGTTTAATACCTTGGTTAAAAATATACAATGATCTTCTGGTTGCAGTTAACCAGGGAGGTAAAAGGCCTGGAGCAGGCTGTGCTTATCTAGAGCCCTGGCATTTGGATTACGAAGATTTCCTCAACTTAAGAAGAAATACTGGAGATGACAGATTACGTTGTCACGATATGAATACTGCGTCTTGGATTCCAGATGAGTTCATGAGGAGAGTACAGAACGAAGATGATTGGTACTTTTTTGACCCAACAGAAGCTGATTTACACGATTGCTTTGGGGCTGAATTTGATAAAAAATACAATGAACTATGCGCTAAAGCAGAGGAAGGTTTAATTAAAAATTACAGAGTAAGCCCTGCAAAAGAGTTATGGAAAAAAATGTTAAAGGTTTTATTTGAAACTTCTCACCCATGGAGTACATTTAAGGATCCCTGTAACATACGTTATACTAATCAGCACGAAGGAGTAGTTCATAGTAGTAATCTTTGTACAGAAATAACTCTCCACACAAAAGCCTCAAAGTACAGTAAAGGAGAAAAAACAGAGATAGGAGAAACTGCTGTTTGTAATTTAGGTTCTATTAATCTACTCAATCATGTCAAGGAAAAGATGACTCATGGTAAAAGTAGTTATGTATTTGATTACGAAAAATTAAAAGAATCAATACATACAGCGGTAAGAATGTTAGATAATGTTATTGATATTAATTTCTACCCAACAAAGGAGTCTAGTAACTCCAATCTCAAGAACAGGCCTATAGGCTTGGGTGTCATGGGTATTCATGATGTATTGCATGTAATGAATATTAATATTGATAGCGACGAAGCCGTTAAATGGAACGATTCTTTCTTTGAGTTTTTTAGCAAACAAGCTATTCTTGCTAGCTCTAAATTAGCAAAAGAAAGAGGTTCTTATGAAACTTACGAAGGTTCTCTGTGGAGTCAAAACATACTCCCTATAGATTCTTACAATAATCTAATGGCATACAGGAACAAGACATACCAATACAACGACCAAGTCCAAGAGAGAAAATCCCCACCAAAAGGCAAGGGTGAATCTCTTGATGACTGGAAAACTGTCAGGGATCACATCGCTGAATTTGGCATGAGAAACTCCAATGTCATGGCTATTGCGCCTACCGCAACAATAGGTTACATTAATGGTGTAGAACAAAGCATTGAGCCAAACTTTTCTGTTTTATTCGTTTACGAAAATAAGAGCGGGAATTTTTACATCACAAACCCTCATTTCGTTAAAGACATGAAGGACATAGGTTTATGGAATAGCGAAATGGCAGCTTTAGTTAAAAGTTGCGATGGAGATTTATCTCTACTCAATGGATCTATACCTGATCGTATTAAGGAAAAATATAAAACAGCTTTCGACAGGGATATGATCAAGTTGATTGAATGTAATGCTTCTAGGCAAAAGTGGTTCGATCAATCGATTAGTTTTAATCTGTATAATAAAGGGACATCTCTCAAGTATCTTAATGATATATATATGAAGTCATGGGAAGATGGTTTAAAAACAACCTACTATTTAAGGAATAGGGCTGCTAGTAAAATTGAGAAATCCACCCCCTCTTCGTCTGAAACGGAATCCAAGGAAACAACCGAAGCCTCTGCTTGTAGTATCGAGGCTATGAAAAATGGAGAAATCTGTGAAAGTTGCCAGTAATTAGGTGTACATATTGGCAGTGAGTGCTGCTGGTTGTATTATATATAATAATTCCTTAGTCCTTTTGGCTAGACGCATAGAAGGGCCAGAGATCGCCTACAGTGGTTACTGGAGTATATTTGCAGGCTCAAGAGAGCCTCCTGCAGAGTCTCCTAGGGTTTGTGCCAGCAGAGAACTGGACGAAGAAACGGGCATAAAAATATCTCCAATAGACCTTGTTTTCTGCAAAACTATATATAAGGGTTCAAATACTTTTGACATATTCAAATACAACTTCGATGAAATACCTAATGTTAACCTGAATGAAGAGCATACAGAGTACGGTTGGTTTAAAGTTGAAGAGCTAGATAGGTTCCCATATTTAATAGATAGCAAGATAGTAAAAATTATAAAATCGAACTGCTAGTTTTTTTTGTGTGTATTATTATGCATGAAATTAATTATAGATTCGGTTCTATCTGAGCCTCCTAGCGAAATTTCATGTTTTAGGGATGTTACACTGTATGCGAAAGTATATCGCTGCGAAGATGTTTTACTTCGCTGTAAAAATGGAACTCGCAGTATATATTGGGATTGGTTAAAAAGACATGGGGCGCATGATTTTATATCATATTTACTAACAGAAGACGAAAAAGAATACGGATTTACCATTTCAACTACAAAAGGAAACCTTAAAATACCAAACATACATGCTGGGAACTTAGCTTTTATAATTAATTCATTGCGCTCTATATAAAATGAATATAAATTATGAAAGACAAAATAGCTCTTTTGCTATCAGCAATATTATGTTTATCAAGTTTCCTCGCTTACTATCTCACTATATATGGCTACTTAGCCTTTATGTCTTATTTACTCTCGGATTAAGCTCTTGTTCTACAAAGGTTGTCAGTAAACTAAAAACATTACAACAACCGAATAAAACGATGAAACCTATAATTAAATCGGATGAATTAAATATCACTAAAGAAATGGACTATCCATTATCCTCCATCACTCCCGATAGTATATCTAATTCTGCGTTTACTTTTTTATTTATTATAGGTTGTTGCTTGATTTTTACATTCCCAGGGTTAATATTATATTTTTACAATTATGCTAAAGGGATATTTAAACGAAAAAAGTAATTGGGGACTTATTTTATTATGCGTTATAGTTCTTATTTTAACTTTATGGAAATAAAATTGATCTTGACATTAGTTTAGTTTCGTTATATAATGATCACACTATGAATACTAATAAGACAGGACAACTTTTAACTGAAAATATTGCTGGCGTCAACAGGATCCTTCCGCATAAACACAAATATGCCTGGGACTTGTTTTTAAAAAGTTGCGCAAACAACTGGATGCCTACTGAGATATCAATGCAAAATGATATCAAACAATGGAAAGGTGACGAAATCACAGAAGATGAAAAACTTTTAGTCAAAAGATGCTTAGGTTTCTTTGCTGGGTCTGAATCTTTAGTGGGCAATAATTTATTATTATCTGCGTTTAAATATATCACAGATGCGGAATGTAGGCAGTACATCTTAAGGCAGGCCTTTGAAGAGAGTTTGCACAATTTAACCGTAGTCTATATTTGCGATAGTCTAGACTTAGATATAGATGAAGTTTACACAGCCTACGAAACTATACCTAGTATCAAGGCTAAAGACGACTTCTTAATGAGCATCACTAATGATTTAACCAGAAATGATTTTAGTACTTCCACCATAGAGGGCAAACAAGAGTTGTTGAGAAATTTCTTGACCTACTGGATTGTTTGTGAGGGTACATTTTTCTTCAGCGGCTTCGCAATGCTTCTAGCTCTTGGTCGCCAGAATAAACTCCAAGGGGTCTCTGACCAAATTAAATACACTTTGAGAGATGAAAGTTCCCACATAGCTTTTGGGACATATTTAATCAATACATTGATTGAGCAAAACCCAGAAATTTGGACCAAAGAAATCCAAGATGAATTTGTCAACCATATCAAAAAAGCTGTAGAGCTTGAAATAGCCTATGCTCACGATGTTTTACCGACAGGTATCTTGGGCTTGAATGCGGAAATGTTCGTTGACTACATGCATTATATAGGCAATAGGAGATTAGAAGGAATCGGTTTAGATTTTCGTTTCCCTAGTGATAAAAACCCATTCCCCTGGTTGGGTGAGGTTGTAGATGTGCAAGCTATGGGTAATTTCTTTGAGCGCAGAGTTAGAGAATACCAACAGGCAGGATCATTAGAAGACGACTTTTAATGTGGATGGGTATAAAAAAACTTTAATCAGAAGGTTAAAGTTTAAAAGCAAAGAGATAAAAGAAGAGCTTTCGCTTTGTAAAGAAATTTACGAACAATCCGTCCCTTTATTCTGCTCTGCTGTTCACGAGTATTGCTCTAAGAATAATTTAAAAGACCCCTTTCAAAACCTCAAAAAAGAAGAGGGTCAAAAAAAAGAGCCTCTCCCAAAAAATCTTAAAAGTATTTTTAGGAAAATAGCTACACAAACCCATACAGATATAACTAAAGATGACTCCACTAGAGGCCTACTAGAAGAAGCTGTTCAAGCTAAAAAAGAAAACAAATCCTATGATTTGATCTCTATAGCTGAAAAATTAAAAATAGACACATCAGATATAGATTACAAAAGTATAAGGCATTTAGAACAATCTATAAGTGATGCAGAAAAAGAAGTAAATTCAATACATTGCAGTTATCCCTGGGTATGGTTTTACTCTGACTCGATTAAAAAAACTTCAATAATTAAACTATTTGTTTCCATAAAAGTGTAATATACCTTTATGGGTCCCATATTAAATACTATTTTAGGTGCTGGCATCAAGCTTGGATGTAACCTAGTTAATGCCTGGCTCGAACAAAAGAGGCAAGATCAAATGTTACTTGCAGCAAGAGATAATGAAATGCTTAATGCATTAATATCCAACCAAGACAAGAGGGCTGATGACCCATTTGTTAAAGTCACACGCAGGGTTTTGTTTATGAGTATAACTTTTACAATGTGCTATATGATGATTTATTATGCCCATAACCCCAACATCACTTATGACTTAATAGTACCCAAAGGTGATTCAGCTAAATGGGGTTTATTTAGTTGGGTTTTTGGTGGTAAAGATTGGGAAGTTGTGACATTAACTGGAGGCCTAATGTTGTCGGCATTTATGGATTTATGTTTTATGGTTGTGGGTTTTTATGCAGTCCCAAACAAAAGGAGATGATTAATGCCCCTATCGCAATCTATACCAAGCAAGTTAAATCTTGACCCAACTGTATCTATCGATAATAACTCCAATTTATCTTGGCCACCCAGTGCTGATTGGACCCGCAGTCAATACGATAATATATATATTACGGCTGTGCTATACTCTGGCCCTATAGTTATAGACGGAGAAGAGTCTGATTTCGCAGCATTAAGTTTCGCCTCACCTTTAGAATGTAAATCTTTTACTGCGGGTTTAGCTCAGGTTGCGTATTACATACAATGATTACATCAAAGATAGTATCTTCATCCTCAGTTTTGACTCCTTATGCTAACACTATGCAGGCCGATGGTGAGTACATACATCTTACTTCTATTTTAAATGCTGGAACTATTGTTATTGATGATGTAGCTATTGATGTTGAGCCTATATCTTTTTTCTCCCCTATTAAATGTAAAAAAATAGGAACCCCTGGAGTTGCTTTTTTATTTTATGTTACCCAGTCTGGGATCACCTCGAGGTTTATTGATTATCCAGCTTTTCTACCAGGAACACTACCAATGATCTTACAATAATGAATAAAATAACTTTTGCGAATAAAAATAGCGGAGATAAATTATTAGCAGTAAATGTTAATGAAATCAAGACTACAGTCAACACAAACGCTGACCTCACCCCAGGCATTGCTAGTGGCGATACGCCACCATCTAATCCTGCCGACAATGACCTTTGGTTTGATACTGTTTACGGCAAACTTAGAATCTACTATAATGACGGAACAAATTCTCAGTGGGTTGATGCAGTCATATCTTAATTTTTAGTGTAACTATTATTTATGTCATACGATCTTCGCCACCGAATACATGCCCTTAGAAATTCAGGGAAACTTTCGAGCAAACATAATGCTCTTGAAGTTGAGATTCAGGAATATTTAAAAAACGGAGGAGAGTTCGCAAAAGATTATTATGTTAATCATATTGGTAGGGAATTTAATAGAAGATTAAAAACAGCTGAATTAGATAATCTATTACAAGATACATTTGATAACTCATTTAGGCCAGATGACTTAGCTGAAATATCAACATTCATCATAGAAATTGATGGCGACAACGGTGTAGAAACTGGAGCGGGAGCATTTCCAGTAGGTACCTCTATCCCAATATCCTCAACACCTAATCCTGGCTATTTATTTAAAAGCTGGAAAGTCATCGGCCCAGGTTCAGTTGCTCAAAAAACCTCCCCTTCTACACAATTTACAGTAGGCACATTCCACTCTAAAGTTGAAGCTAGCTATACAGCTATTGACTACGACATAGATGTTTCTGGTACTAATGGTTCTGAAAAAGGCTCAGGAGTATACAATATCACCAACATAGTTAATATATCAGCAAAACCATTTGCAGGATATAGGTTTAAACAATGGAGTTTCACTGGCCCAGGAACTATAGCTGACCCTTCTTCATCATCTACTAATTTTAAAGTTGGAGCAGGCAATGCAAATATAGTAGCTAATTACGAAGCTATAGATTATAATGTAAAAGTATCTGGACTAGGTCCTCAAACAGAAGGTGGCATATACAATATTAGTGATACATTTTCTATTTCTGCCGCATCTGTGCCTGGTTATGAATTTACACAATGGGGATTGTCTGGACCTGGTAATCTGGAAAATAAATCTTCATTAACCACTAATTTTACTGTCGGTGCGGGATCGTGTGAAATTATAGCTAAATATAAAAAGAGTATTATCCTACTCAATCTTACAGGTGGTAATGGTATAGAGACTGGCTCTGGACAATATAAAACAGGAAATACCGTTAATATTTCATCTACCCCAAATGCGGGTTACAAGTTCAAAAAATGGGTAATAAATTCTGGTGCAGGATCTATTAAAAACGACAGATCCGCAAGCACTGTTTTTACTATAGGTACCTCCAGTGTTGACTTAACAGCTACTTATGAAGCTATAGATTATAATATTACCACTTCAACAAGACGGGAGTCTGACAACACCCCAGTAAATGATTATACTACTAAAACGGTATCCAACATAGGTGATACTATAAATATTTCCGCCGATGCTTTGGTTGGTTTTAATTTTGACAAATGGATAGTAAAAGGAGACGGCACAGTATCTTCGCCAAGTTCTGAAACCACAACATTTGTAGTTGGTGCTGGCAACTCTGAGGTATACCCCTCATACTCAAAAATACTATACAACATCACAGTATCTGGGGATAATGGAACCGAGACTGGATCTGGGTCCTTTGAATATTTAAGTGCTCCTGGACTTACAGCTACCCCTGACCCTGGTTATGAATTCTCTAACTGGTCTACCTCAGACGCGGGATCAATAACACAACCTAACTCCCCATCAACTACTTTCCAAGTATCTTCATCTGATGCTTTAATTACTGCAAACTATCAAGCAATTGATTACACCCTAATACTATCAGGATCTAATGGAAGCTCCACAGGAGGCGGGATTTATAATATTAACGATGTAATTAATATTACGGCTACACCCAATCCTGGTTATTTATTTAAAAACTGGGTACTAACTGGACCTGGAAGCCTTACAAGCCGCACCTCAAGAAGCACATCTATTGTTATTGGAAACGGCAACTGCACCATAGAGGCTATCTATGAAGCTATTGACTACACAATATCTACAAATGGATCTAATGGGGTAGAAACAGGCGGAGGCATCTATAATATAGGTAATGTTTTAGATATAACAGCCAAGCCAGAACTTGGATATGAATTCACCTCTTGGTCATCTTCTGATCCAGGCACCATACTTTCAGCTGCCTCAACTCAAACCAAATTTACAGTAGGTGCAGGAGATGCATTAATCAGCGCTAATTATACAGCTATAGATTATAATATATCAATCATTGGCCCAAATGGCAGTCAGTCTGGCTCAGGTGTCTACAATATAGGAGACGCAATTTCATTAAGTGCTAACCCAGACCCTGGATATAAATTTGTATCTTGGTCTAAATCTGGCCCAGGATCAATTTCCAATACAGCTGTATCATCAACGACATTTATTGTTGGTGCAGGACACGCTGCAGTCACAGCTATTTACGAGTTGATAGATTACACAATTACTGTCGAAGGTTCAAATGGCGTAGAAACAGGTTCTGGAGTTTATAATATAAATAATGTAATTAATATCACTTCAACACCAGATCCTGGTTATGAGTTTACTTCTTGGTCTATAACAGGTCAAGGCTCTCTGGATTCCTCAACCTCCCCTAATGCAAAACTCACAGTAGGTGCAGGTAATTGTACGGTTGAAGCTATTTACACTTTAATAGATTACTCCATTAGTACAGACGGTTCCAATGGTACGGAAACACCTGGCCCAGGGATTCATAACATAGGCAATATTGTTAATATAACAGCGACACCAGACCTTGGCTATTTATTTTCTAATTGGTCCACAAATGGAGATGGGTCAATTACTAATTCCAGTTTAAATAATACTAGTTATGTTGTCAATACTAGTGATGCAGTACTTACTGCAATCTATAAAGCTATAGATTATTTAATTAACTTTAATAGTACTAATGGAACAGTTAATAGCCCTGGTATATACAATATTAATGACAATATTAATTTATTATCAACTCCAGACCTAGGTTATGAATTTGTATCTTGGTCTAAATCTGGAGCTGGAACTATAGCTGACACCTCCTCCGCATCAACACAATTCACAGTAGGAAACGGAGACTGTGACATATCAGCGACATATAATGCTATCGATTATACTATAACTGTAAACGGAGACAATGGAACAGAAAGCTTAGGGGGCATTTATAATATAAATAATATTGTATCTTTAACAGCTAACCCTGACCCTGGCTACAGATTCTCTCATTGGTCTTTATCTGGATCTGGAGTTATACAAAATAGCTCTATCACTAATACTAATTTTATAGTTGGTGCTGGAGATGCAACAATAACAGCTAATTATGTAGCAATACCTTACACGATATCTATTCGTGGACAGAACGGAGTTGAAACCGCTGGGGGTAGTCACATCATTAACGATAACTTCACTATTGAAGCTGTACCAAACTCTGGTTATGAGTTTGTAAACTGGACTAAGTCAGGTTCTGGAAGCATTGCTAATTCTAATTCAGCTTCGACTAGTTTTACAGTCGGAGAAGGGCATACTACTCTTACAGCAAACTACTCAGCTATTGATTACAATATTTCAGTACAAGGTGATAATGGTACCGAAACTGGATCTGGCATATATAATATAAATGATACCTTTTCTATTGAAGCTATAGGTAATACTGGATACGAGTTCAGTCATTGGAGCATAACTGGTACTGGATCCTTATTTGACTCTTTCAATAAACGCACAACTTTTACTGTTGGTGCAGGTGATGCTACAATAGAAGGTACTTATACATTAATAAATTACGAACTAAGCCTGCAATCTTTCACGGGTTCAACCACTGGTTCTAGTTCATTTAATTACCAGGAAGTTGTAAACATTTCAGCTACACCTAACCTCGGCTACGAATTTAGTCACTGGAACATAAGCGGACCTGGCTCGATAGGAGACGTAAACTCCGCATCAACCACTTTTATTGGCGGTGATGGAAATGCTTTCTTAGAGGCGGTCTTCACACCAATCGATTATACAATTACAATTAATGGCTCTAACTCCAGTGCAACTGGGGGTGGGGTTTATAATATTGGTGATGTAGTTACTATATCCTCACTCCCTAATCTTGGCTATGAATTTGAATCATGGTCTCTTTCTGGTGCTGGCCAAATTGGTCCAAGCACTCCTAGCACAACTTTTACGGTTGGGGCTGGAAATGCTACTATTAATTTGTCTGTTAAATTAATCAGATACAATATCACGGTTTCAGGTAATCAAGGTACCCAAAACGGGGATGGAGTTAATAACCTGTCTAAGGTAATGGATTCTAAAATCACATTATCAGCTTCACCTAATAATGGATATCTTTTTGCTAAATGGGTTACGGATGGCCCTGGAACTTTTGCGGACCCGATTGACCCGAACACTGAGTTTACTACTTCTACTGGTAATGATAACATAAGAGCCTTGTACATGGTAGGCTCTATAGGCTCCCCTTCTTTATTTTCTGGCAATGTGACTGCGTCAGACCAGAGTCAGGCCAGTGTTTCATTAACTAGTAGTACCAACAGTTCGTTTTTTAATGGGTTCACATTTAGTGGGGACGGAATAAAAACTATAACCGAGTTTGTTAATGACTGGAACGACTCTAATGATCCCGACATTATTATAAACCAAGGTGGCTCTGTAATTTTAAACCAAGGACAAACCATTCAAATGAGTGGTGGAACTAACCCAATCACCCCTCAGGGTGAAGAGCAATTTACAACCGATGGTACATATAGATTCATAGTACCAAATCACGTTAATTCTATATCAGCTTTAGCGGTTGGTGCTGGTGGTGGGGCCGCTGGATCTTTCGGTAATAGTACACACTCTGGTTCTGGAGGAGGCGGGGGAGCACTCTCTTACACATCCTCACAGTCAGTGAATCCAGGTGATGAAATAACCATCATAGTCGGTAGAGGTGGTAGCGGAGGAGTTGGTTGGGCAAAAACATCTGGGGTTGACGGAGGTAATACTGTAATTAAACTTAACAATTCAACCATTTTAGAAGCAGGCGGTGGTAAAGGTGGAGCGTATGGAAGTAGTAATGCCACTCTTGGAGGTTCTCATATTACTGGCCCAAATGGCTTCAGAGGAGGATACGGAGGACCCTCTCAATACAATAACGGGGGCGGCGGTGGAGGTGGTGCTGCTGGGTATTCTGGTAATGGAGGCCAAGGTTCATCAGGAAATTACAAAAATGGATTTAATGGATCAGGTGGCGGCGGAGGAGGCGGAGCAGGTCAAGCAAGAGGTGGCACTCAATCTAATGGGGGTGGCGGAGTCGGCATTTATGGTGTTGGTAGTAGTGGTTCTGGAGGATCTGGAAGCGGCTCAACAATAGGCAAGGGTGGTTCTGGAGGGAGCGATGGCTCATCTGGCGGACACGGAGGAAATTTCGGTGGCGGCGGTGGTGGTGCAGAAGACGATACCCGAGCTAACGGAGGCCTAGGTGGAGTTGGTGCAGCGAGATTGATTTGGGGCCCATCAAGATCCTACCCTTCTAGTAATACATCTTTTACACCAAATAGTTATTCATAATTATACTTGACTTTACCGAACTCTTTTGGTATTATGGTCGGGTGAGGCATTCAGACAAGAAAATAATTATTGAATCTTTGGTAGATGTTCCCGCAAAAGGTAAAAGACCTTTCTGGGCAAGAGAAATCAAAACGCTTAATATTTTATTAGAAAAATATCCATCCAAGTTATTCTGGAAAAACCTTAGGTTTCCAGATAAAATAGAAACATTAATCGTACTTAGGTCAGGGTTTTATGCTAAAGAGCTTGACAAAAAGTACAAAAGGTTTCATTATAAAATCCCACAAAAACAAACGGTAGAACTCGGAGAAGTTTGTGGCGATAATATTTTAAATAAAAAATCTACAAAAACTATCAAATCATTCCTTTATGAGTAAGACGCAAGATTTATCAGGACAACAAGCTTTAAAAATATTTTTAAAACAAAACGAAGATCACCATTACAACTTCGAAAAGGAAGTAGATTACAAAGTCTCTTCTGGAAGTTTAAAGGTTGACTTTGAATTAAATGGGGGTCTAGGTCCAGGATTACATCGCTTTACAGGGATGAATGAAGGGGGCAAGAGCTCTGAAGCTTTAGAGGTAGCAAAAAATTTCCTCAAAATGCCTAATTCAAAAGCAGTTTATATAAAAGCTGAAGGAAGACTTTCTAAAGAAATGAAGAAAAGGTGCGGCATAAACTTTGTCACAGAGGAAAGTGACTGGGAGCAAGGCACATGCTTCATCTTTGACTGTAATATATATGAGACGGTTTTAGATCTAATGAGAGTTTTAGTTGCTAAAAATCCAGACGAAACAAGGTATTGCTTTGTCTTGGATTCCTTAGATGGCTTAATCATGAAAGATGACTTAGAAAAAGACTTTCAGGACTCTCATAAAGTTGCAGGAGGAGCTTTATTGGGAGCTAAGTTCATGCAAAAAATGAGTATAGCTTTAGCTAAAAGAGGTCATATGGCTATTTTTATCTCGCAAGTTCGTGCAGATATTAAACTTGACCCCTACAGTAAAGCTCCCATAAGGCAAACAACAGCGACGGGAGGTAATGCTTTACTCCACTTTGCTAATTACATACTCGAGTTCGAGCCTAGATTCAAAAAAGATCTCATCTTAGAGAACCAAACTCAACCGATAGATCAACAGAAAAATAAAATACTTGGACATATAGCTAAAATCACGGTAAAGAAATCTCCAATTGAAAAAACTAATTATACTCTCGAATACCCAATCAAGTATGGCAGAACTGATGGTAATTCTATATGGGTTGAGCGTGAAATCATAGACATGCTTTATATGTGGGGCTACATCAATAGGAAAGGAGCTTGGATATCCTGTGAAGAAGATTTTATATCGACCTTAAAGCAAAACAAATTTGAGTTCCCAGATAAGATACAAGGAGAATCTAATCTAAACAAAGAACTAGAAGCCAACCCAGAGTTAGTAGATTTTTTAATTAAACATTTTAAAAACTTAATCTGTAAAGCATGATTTTTAAAACTCTCACAGGCGGCAGTAAAAGATTAAGTAAGCCAAAAAAATATTTAATTGATTGGGAAAAACCAAGCAGAAGCAAAAGGCAATTCTTTGTAAAACAATTTCTAAAAAAGTACTGGTCTTCAGATTTTGTTTTTGAGGAAATGCCTGTAGTTGGCACTAGAATGTCCTTTGATTTTTACAATGCCAGTCACTCAATAGCTATAGAAGTCCAAGGAGAGCAACACTTAAAATATACTCCATTTTTTCACGGCAAAGCTAAGTCAAATTTTCTTAGCCAAATTAGACGTGACAATAGTAAAGAAGAATATTGCAAACTCAACAACATTAAGTTCATAGAGGTATACCCCAAGGACGATTTATCCAAAACTTTATTAAAATCCTTAGGGATAGATGTGTAATATATTATTATGTCAGATATAAATCCAGACGACTTAAATAAATTTGAAATGCCCGAATCATTGCTTGATACAATTTTTGAATTAAGCGGGGAGGGAAACCAACACAAAGGTTTCATATTAGCTTTCGTAACTCAAGAGGGAAAACCTCTTGTTTATACAAGGGCTCAAAACCAAATCATAGAAATGGGATTACGCAAATCTTTGGAAAAATACCTCACCAACTTAGAAGAATCTGAATCCATGTTTGGCTTCGGAGATATAGATCCAGAGGATTCCAACTAATAAATAAAACATGCATTCATTTGAACTCGAACAGCAATTAATTGCTGGATTATTATCTCATCCTTGTGCTTACAGTCAAGTAGCCCCCTTTTTTAGTGCTAACGACTTCGTATCAGATGTCAATAAAACTATTTATGCTTTCCTCGCTAACAGTTACGAAAAGTCTGAATCAATAGACTCATCTATTCTTGCTGAAAAGATATCTCTATCGGGGATCTCTTTTGAAGACAACATAGATATAGGTGACTATCTGCATGCGTTATCCTTAAGGAAGTGCTCTGAAGCAGGTACGGTTTCCTCAGCTCGAGAAGTAAAAAAATTATCGATACGCAGGGAAATTAAACAAGTAGGATTAAAACTCTCATCCTCCATGGAAAAGATGAGTGCAGAAAAATCCTATACAGATATAGTCAATACTGCTGATGAAATTTTCAATAAAACAATTAGTTCTTATGAAAACCAAGCAGATGCTCCTAAAAATATTTTCTCAGAGATGAGCGAGTTAATAGAAGATAGAGGCAACAATCCAATAACAGATTTTGGCCCAACTGGTCCGCACCCTAGGTTACATCAAGTTCTAGGTTCATTACTTAGGCCTGGAAACATCACCACAATAGTAGCTAGATCTGGTGTTGGTAAAACACAATTTGTCATGGACTTTTGTACTAAAGTTTCCTTGAAATACAGCATACCTGTTTTGCATCTAGACAACGGCGAAATGAGTAAAGAAGAACTTATAATGCGTCAGTGCTCTGCTTTATCTGGGGTACCTATTAGACTATTAGAAACTGGTCAATGGAGGCAGGCTGGTGACGAAATAGTTTCTAAGGTAAGAGATGTTTGGTCTAAGGTTAAAAACTATCAGTTTTTCTATGAAAATGTAGGGGGATTACCTGTAGATGCCATGATCCAGAAAGTAAAACATTTTTATTTTTCAAATGTAGGGAGGGGTAACCCCATGATATTAAGCTTTGACTATATCAAAACCACGTCAGAAAGCATGCAAAATAAATCTGAATGGCAAGTTGTTGGGGAGATGGTTGATAAACTTAAAAGACTCATCCAAAAAGACTTAGTCTTTAATGATGAACCCGCCTTATCATTAATAACCAGCGTTCAAAGTAATAGGACTGGCATCACTAATAATAGAAGGTCAGACAGTTTAGTTGAAGATGAGAGCATCGTCTCTTTATCCGACAGGATTACTCAGTTCAGCTCTCACTTACTTAGTCTTAGGCAGAAAACAACAGACGAATTAGCTGAAGAAGAGGGTTTTGGTACTCATAAATTGAGCTGGTTTAAGTGTAGGCACTTAGGGGAAGACGTACATAGAGCTGTAGTTCCAGTAAGGATGCATGACGGTGAATTAAAACGCAACTGCATTAATCTTGAAATTGAAAATTTTGCAGTCAAAGAAGTAGGCGACTTGCAGGACATGGTGGATGCACAGACAGCTGCAGAATTAAATGTAAATAACCCAGGCGGAGGAGACTTATTCGATCCAGAGCTTTAATGAATCAAGAAGTAATTAAAACTAGCCTAAACAAAATGGGCTACTCTCTGCAAGATTGCGGCAATCATTGGAGGACCAGTGCATTGTACAGGGGTGGTAATAATCCCACAGCTTTAATGATATATAAGGACACAGGGGTGTGGACTGACTTCGTTAAAAACACCCCAAGAATGCCATTTAAGGAATTAATTTGTGCAACAATTAAAACTACAGATGAATCTAAAATTAGTGAGTTTTTAGAAAACTTTTCTAACAACCCAGTAAATCAGCAAAAACCTAAAATGTCTTCTGAAAAAATATACGACGAATCCATTCTGCAAAAATTAATGCCTCACTATATTTTTTATACCAACAAGGGGGTTAGTGAAGATGTCTTGGTTAATTTAAAAGGGGGTCTCGCTACAGAGGGGGCTATGTATCAAAGGTTCGTTTTCCCAATTTACAATGAAACTGGTCAGATACATGGTTTCAGCGGAAGGGACATGAATAGTAAATCCTCTAATAGGCCCAAATGGAAACATGTCGGTAAAAAAACTAATTGGGTATACCCAGCTTTTGTTCCCGTTGACGGTGAAAATATATTCCTAAATTCAATTAAAGAAAACAGATGTATATATTTAGTTGAAAGTATAGGTGATATACTATCACTTCATTCTGCAGGTATACATAATACTATATGTACTTTTGGTACATCTATATCTTCAAAAGTTCTATGTTTTTTATTAAGTATTGACGCTGAATGTATTCACATTTGTCTTAATAACGATGAAGGGAAAGAAAAAAATAGAGGCAAAATAGGATCTCTAGGAGTTTATTGTAAGCTTTTGAATTATTTCTCTCGATCAAGGATAGCTATTAACCCTCCGACACTTAATGACTTCGGAGACATGAATGAATATCAGATAGAAGTCTGGTCATCAAACCTTTCTGAGCCAGGCTCAAATCTAGAACAAATAGATAGTGATATAAAATCTTACAATGAATCTGGTGATATATCTAAATCTGCTTATCAATCATTCAAAAAACACATGTAATGAAAAAAGAACTCACTCCACTATCAGCTAGTAAAATTAAAAAAGCCCAAAGTTGCTCTTGGAGTTATTGGGCTACATACCATTTAAAAGTTCCAGACAAAAGTAACGATGGTGCAAGCAGGGGATGGATATGCCACTTAATCTTTGAGTTATTAGGGGAAGAAAAACACAAAAAAATATATGACGAAATCATTCTTAAAGATTCTATATTTGCGTGTGCCCCAATCAAAAGGCTGGTCCAGTATCATGCTAAAAAATTAAATGTAAACGATGTAGACAATTTAAAAATGATTGACGACATGACGCTGGCAGGCCTGCACTTTGATTTCTTCGGGGACAATCATAATGGGACGCCCGATCAAGCTATATCTGAGCAATCTTTTGATATTACTGTTGATGAAGCAGGAAAACTTTACCGACTTAGAGGCTTTATTGATAAATTATTCTTGTATAAAGAAAAAAGCACCGCCATCATCAGAGACTTTAAGAGCAGTAAGCAAATTTTCAAAGGTAAAGAAGTGACAGATAATCTCCAAGATTTTCTTTACACTCTCGCTGTTAAAAAAATGTTCCCTAATTTCACCAAACGTCAAGTTGAGTTTTTGTTTTTAAAGTTTGATTTAAATGCGAATGGCAATTTGAAAATGAAAAATTTATCAGACGAAGAGCTAGAGGGGGTAGAGCTTCACTTAACCGATATACAATCTTTCCTAGATAGTTTTGACGAGCAAGACGCAGTAGCTAACTTTGCTGGATCACAAGGTTATCCTCAAGACGGAACCTTTGGCGGCCCGCTAATGTGCGGGAAGGATGGTTATAAAATATCTAAAGGTAGTCCCCTTTTAGATAAAAACGGTGAGCCTATCGTGGCATATATATGTTCTTACAGGAAGCCGTTGACTTATTATGTTATCAAAAATGAATCTGGTAAAATTATTAAGTCAGTTTTTGAAGAAGCCAAAAATATACTTACACCTGACGAATCTAAAGGGGAATATGTGGAAAAAATGGAATACAAAGGCTGCCCTTATTGGAATAAACCTGCTGTAGAAATTGATGATTTTTTGTAATTTGTAGTGTACATTATTATGAATGAATACTACGATAGAAAATATTTGCTATGAATATGCAGACGATGTCATGTTCTCTCAAGATATTGACGACAAAGGTAATCCAAAAAAAATCATAATATATGTACAAGATAAATACTTAATTGATTTATCTCGTTTCCTAAAAAACTACAATTATTCTATTACTCATAAAAAAGTTATGGGTAGGCATTTTGTTTTGATTACTTTTTGTACATATCAAAATAATAAAATAAAGAAAAGAGGATTAAAGGAGGACTTATAAATGTTTTTTGCAGGACTAGTTTTTGTTTCTGCCGTATCTATTTCTTTGACGGCAGCTTATTTTAGTGTCATAGGTCTAGCTACCATGTTCCCAGGCTCAAGGGAAGCTATCATAATTATGGGCGGGGTACTGGAGATTGGAAAACTTATTGCGTCCGTATGGTTGCACCATAATTGGAATAATGCATTTAAGTTTCTTAAACGTTATCTTTTATTTTCTGTTGTTGTTTTAAGTTTGATAACAAGTATGGGTATTTTTGGCTTCCTTTCAAGATCGCACGTGGAGCACCACGCATCTATAGAAAAAGAACAAGCAATCATTCAACAGATAGATGATAAAATCAATAGGGAATTAAAATTTATAGAAAGAAAAGAGTTAGAATTTAAATCCTTAAATGAATCCATGCAGTCCGCTCAAGAAAATTCGAGCGATACTGTTGCAGTATTAGAGTCTAGGGTTAAATTATTAAAAGAAGAAAAGTCTTCCTCTATATCTGTACAAGAGAAAATTATAACAAATATATCAGGAAGGCTCTTGGAGTTAGATCTAGAATTAAAAAACGCAAAACCAAGCGGTCTTTTTGGGAGTCAAAAAAAATATGACCAACTAGTCGATGCTCAAAAAAAAGAAAAAGAAAGCTTAGCTTCACAGCGTTTATCTATTGAGGAAGAAATTCAATCTATTTCTTCAAGTTTTGATGATAAAATAAAAGACTCAAGAGATAAAATTGATAATATTTTAATAGGCACCTCCATTGCTCCAAAAGAAACAAGTGTCCCAAGAACTGTCATAGAAGAAGCTTACGACAGAATAGATGTCATGGAGTCAGAAAAATTTGAGTATGGATCCAAATTAAGGGCCCTAGAAGTGGAGATAGGTCCAATCCTATATATAGCTAACATGCTAAACGAATGGGCAGGTATGTCTATTGACACTAATCAAGCCATCCGTGTAGTTATAATAACTCTTATATTCGTATTTGACCCTCTAGCTATCCTACTCCTGATAGCAGCTACGATGACTTTCGCAGCCCACAAGAAGGAAGAGCTACCACCAGATGTAAAAGCTATTAGGAATAAATTATTAGAAGAGTTGCAGGAGTACATAGACGAAGGTGGTTTAGCCGACCACTTCATTGAGAGAGCTAAAAAATAGCCTTGACTTCGAACCTGTTTATTGCTATGATGTTTAGCGATGATACCGCTATTCAAAAGCCACTATTCTATTGGTAAATCTATCTTAACATTAAACGAGCCTTCCGAGTCGAATGGCTCATCAGATTCTGTATTTGATATAGTTAAAGAAAACAATCTTACAGAAGTAGTAATGGTTGAAGATAGCTTTATGGGTTTCCTTCAAGCGAACAAAGTAGCTAAGGCTATGGATGTTAATTTTAGATTCGGTTTAAGAATAGATATAGTAGACGAATCTTTTGACCCAGAAGACAAAAAAACTCCGAAACATAAGTTAATTGTATTTAGTAAGAATTCCGAAGGGTGCAAGTGTTTATTTAAAATTTATAGTAAAGTAAAGTCGAGTGATATAAATGCTATCACCTTAACGGATTTGGCTTCATATTGGAATTCAGACCATCTAGATTTAGCTGTTCCATTTTATGATTCTTTTTTGTTTTGTAATTTATTTTTATTTAATTCATTTGTCGTGGATTTATCTAGTTTTAACCCTCATTTCTTTTTGGAAGACAATGGTTTACCCTTTGATTTTATGTTAGAAAACAATATCAAAAACTATACATTGAATCATTCTTACCCGACCCATAAAACTAAATCTGTTTTTTATAAAAATCGTAAAGATTTTGAAGCATTCTTAACATATAAACTCATATGTTCTAGAAGCTCTTTCGCGTCTAGAAAAAGTTCTCTAGAAAAACCCAACTTAGACCACATGGGTAGTAAAGAATTTTGCTATGAGAGTCTCCTATAACAATCCTAAATATAAAATTATGAATTCCAGTACTGTTAAAAAAATAAAATCTATCATAAATTATGACAGCTCTATACCAGAACACAAAAGAATGCTTAAAGCATTAAAGAGGCAGTATAACTCCTTACCCAGCAAGGAAAAGCATGCTTTAATTAATAATTTAAAAAACCTCTCAAGTGATAATGGATAACGAACTTTTAAGGTTTAAAAAAGATCAAAAATATCTTATCTTTGATTTCGAAACCTGCAATCTTAATTTAGCGTCAGAAGATAACAAGCCTTGGCAGTTAGCATTTATTATTGCTGAGGGAACAAAGATTATTTCCAAGCACGATTATTATATAAAATGGGATGACTTAAAAATATCCAAAGATGCAGAAAAGATTACTGGTTTTTCGAGAAAAGTATATAATGCTAGAGGCGAAGATCCTTCTTTTATCTTAGATCACTTTGAGACCTACTTGTATAATCCAGAGTACATAAATTTGGGGCACAATATATTTGGTTTTGATATATATATACACAACATATTCAGACAGTGCTTAGGCAGAAAGACTGACTACAGTTATCTTAAAAGATCTATTGATACATTATCAATCGGCAAAGCTATACAAAAAGAAATACCATACAACAAAAAAGAAGATTTATCTGTTTTTCAATTCAAATTAAATTCTTTCAGAGAGAGGGGTATGAGTTTAAACTTAGCCTCTTGTTGCAAAAAGTACGATATAAGTTTTGATCCTGCAAAACTGCATGATGCGCTTTACGATATAACTAAAAATTTTGAAGTTTTTAATAAAATGATTTGGAATATTTCAATATGAATAATACTATTACATACCAATACTTAAAAGACACATTACTCAAGAACAAAGCCAACCAACACTTAGCTGATCTAATTAAATTTTTCTTATCAAAACCTCCAGAATATTGGAGCACGAGACCAGATGAAGTATACGCAGTTTATACAGATTTACTTGAAATAGAAAACACCTTACAGAATAATGTTTGATTCCTACACAAGTTATGAAGAATGCATCCCTGCGGGAGTGCTCCTTCCCACTATCAACATCTCTAAAGAACAGTACGAGTCTGTTGGTTTGGAGGACGGGGCATCTAATTTCATGTTTCTAAAAAGGATCTGTGAATCGGGAGCTAAACTAAAAGGGATTGATTTATCAAAAGATAAACTTGGGTACAAGGGCAGACTATCTAGCGAGCTATCAATTTTAAAAAGATTAGGGTTTATAGATTATATATTGCTGAATTGGGACATATTAAATTTTTGTCATGAAAATGATATACCTACTGGGCCAGGTCGTGGTTCTGCCGCTGGTTCTTTAGTTTTATTCTTTATTGGTGTCACAAAGATTGACCCTATTAAGTATGACTTATTTTTTGAGAGGTTCGTGAGTGAGAGTCGAGCAAAAAAGATCAAGAAAGATGGAGTAACATATCTTGATGGAAGCTTACTAGCTGATATTGATAATGATATTTCTTATGAACATAGGGACAGGGTTGTTTCTTACATAGAAAATCGCTACCCAAATAGAACTGCTAAAATTCTCACATTGAATACTTTGAGCAGCAAACTCTGCATTAGGGAGTGTGGAAAAATAGTAGGTAATTATATAGAGCAAGACATAAATCATGTTACATCATTTATACCCAAGAATTTTGGGAAGGTAGCATCTATAGATAAATCCTTAGAGGAGAGTACTAAATTCAAGGAGTGGTCCGAAGATAACACGAGGGTGGTAGACATTTCAAGGAAGCTTGAGGGTTTAAACAAAAACTCAGGAGTTCATCCGTCTGGCATAGCTATTTCCTGTAATGCAATCGAAGACATATGTCCCGTTCAAAAAACTAATGACGGCTCTCTTGTCACTGGTTATGATATGAATTGGGTGTCAGAACTTATGGTTAAGTTTGATATTCTTGGGTTGCGTACGTTAAGTGTAATTTACAACACCTGCAACTCAATAGGTATTGACCCAACAAAGATACCTCTAGATGAAGACAAGACCTATTACCCTTTCTCTGAACTAGATTCTCCGCATGGTTTATTTCAGATAGAGGCTCATACTAATTTTTCTGTTTGCAGAAAAGTGAAACCCAGAAGCCTTGAAGAGCTTAGTGCTGTTATAGCTTTAGCCAGGCCAGGGGCATTAGATTTTGTTGATAAGTACTCTGACTATATTAGGTCTGGAGAGGCTCAGGTAGTTCATGATTTCTTTGAAGAAGAGCTCTCGTATACTGGTGGTATACCATTATACCAAGAGCAGTTAATGAAGATGGCGGTGAGATTAGGGTTCACCCTTGACGAGTCAGAACAATTAAGAAGAATTGTAGGCAAGAAAAAGGTAGACAAAATGCCAGAGTGGAAAAGCAAGATTGAAGATAAGATAGAAGAACAAAATCTCGAAGAGACTATTGGTGATATTTTATGGAAGGTGGCTGAAGATAGTGCTAATTATTCATTTAATAAAAGCCACTCTATCAGTTACGCTACATTAGCGGCATGGACTGTTTATTTAAAATTTAATCATCCACAAGAGTTCTTTCTTGCGTTATTAAAAATGACAAACTTTGAGCCAAATCCGCAGCTTGAAGTCTCTAATATCAGCAAAGAGCTACCAAATTTTGACATAAAACTATTACCACCAAATTTAGTTAAATCTGATTTTGATTATTGTGTTGAAGATGGAAACATAAGATATGGTTTGTCTAGCATAAAGGGCATAAGCGATAAAACTTTACATGCCATACAGTTGTTCAAGGAAGAAAAGTTTGTTAATAAATTCGAAGTATTCATAGCAGCTAAGCATTCTGGTCTCAATATAGGCACATTGTCATCCTTAATACAGGCAGGCGCTCTTAGTGACTCTCAAAACGAAGATAGGGCCAAACAAGTACTAGAGGCTCAATTATTTAATATTCTTACTGACAGAGAGAAAAGAAACTTCATATCAATACATGAAAAAGAAGATAAAGACGTGTTCGAAATATTTAATTCAGCAAAAACTTCTGGTTTTAAATACTCAGGGGACGATGGCAAGCCATTAATTAAAGAATCTAGATATGAAACTATTAAGAAAAAATACTTGCCACAAAAAGAAATATACTACAAAAACAGTAAGAACCAGAAATTCGCCAATTGGTACTTCGAACGCAGCTTACTTGGGTTCAGTTACTCGACTAGATTAAAAGATGTATTTTCTAGTTCACACTCGGAGTTAAAGGACTCTAAGTTTTTTAAAGAGTGCGAAGCTGGTACTGTTGCTAAATATTTACTGGTCGTTAAATTTGCAAAAAAAGAAAAATCCAGAAATGGTAATCTTTACATCAAACTCGAACTCGAAGATGAGGTCGGGAATGTCGATGGTATATTAGTAGATACAGCTAGGTTCAAAAAATGCACAGAATATTTAAAGGATAATAAGGTCCCCTCAGAAGGGAACATAGTTGTTGTTTATGGGGAAAAAAATAGGTCTGGAGATGCATTATTTTTAAATCGAATAAGGATCATTGACGAAATGATCTACATGAAACTTTCCGACTTTAAGAACGATTCTGTGTAATAATATTATATATGTCACAAGGCCCAAACTTTTCACCGAAGTCCCAGTATTTCATAACTAAATCTAAAGAGCTTGCATTTTCTCTTGGCCATCTGTCCGTAAGAGAAGAGCATTTGTTGATTCTTTTGTTAGAATCTGAAGATGATTTCATAGATCTGTTTCTGCGTAAACAAAAAATATCTAAAAATGAATTCGTATCTTTTGTAACAACCTTTGGTTCCCTGAACAAGAAAGGGGAATCAGACCTTAGCCTTAAAGATGTTCAGTATAATGATGATTTCAAAACTGCTTTAAACGAAGCCCATAAGCTCTCTGAGAAGTGTCAAGACCATTACATAGGTGCAGAACACCTTTTCTTTGCTTTGTTAAATAGGAAAGGAGGAGCAGGTTGCATGTTCCTAACTTCCATAGATAAAGAACCAAACAAGGTTATGTTAGACTTTTTGAATTTATTAAAATTTAAAAATCTTACATTTGATATTCCTGGCAACCAAGGCAACCCAGGCAGTTTCCCCAAAACTCCGACCGAAATTCCCAGCAATACTGAAGGTAGTAGTTTAGAAAATTTCTGTGTTAATTTAAATGAAATGTCATCGAGGGGCAAGATTGATAAAGTCATAGGTCGTGACTCTGAAGTTAATAGAATTTTCGAAATCTTGGGTAGAAAAAATAAAAACAATCCCATTTTAATTGGTGACCCTGGCGTAGGTAAAACTGCATGTGTGGAAGGTCTAGCTAATCTAATTGTGGCTAAACGCTGCCCATCTTTCTTGCAAAATTTTGAAGTTTATGCTGTCGATATAGCATCAATGGTTGCTGGCACTAAATATAGAGGTCAATTCGAGCAAAGATTAAAAAACTTAATTTCAGAGGTTTCTGATTCTAATATTATTTTATTTATTGACGAGGCTCATACCTTGATTGGTGCGGGGAGTGCGGAGGGGGCATTGGATGCTGCTAATATATTAAAGCCAGCTCTCGCTAGGGGTCAAATCAAACTAATTACCGCCACTACATATCCAGAGTATAAAAAAAGCATAGAAAAAGATATGGCTTTGAACAGAAGGCTTGAACCTGTGTTTGTTGATGAGCCCAACAAAAGCGAGTGCCTAGAAATACTTAATGGAATTAAAAAATCATACGAAGAATTCCATGATGTAAAATACTCCAAAACATGCTTGAAGAAAATTGTGGATTTGGCTGAAGAGTTTTTGCCAACTAAATATTTCCCTGATAAAGCCATCGATTTAATGGATGAGGCTGGCTCTTGTTTAAAAATATTTAATCTAACCGAACCTTCCTCTTTATCTCAAATAGAATCCCAGCTCTACGACTTAAGTTATGAGCCTGAAATTAATGCTAAACTAGAGGAAAGCTTACTGGATAGATACGAAGATGAATACAACAAATGGGAAAAATCTATAGATAGAACCATATCAATAGACCTGATTGAGTCTATAGTCGCTAAAAAAACAAAGGTGCCAGTAGAGCATATCAATAAATCATCTTCGTTTAATTTAAATAATTTAAAACGTTCCCTAAAATCTCAAGTTATAGGTCAACCATCTGCTATTGACTCCATAGTGGATAGCATAGGTAGGTCAAAATTAGGCATTAAGGATAACCACAAACCAATATCTTCATTTTTATTTCTAGGTCTAACAGGTACTGGCAAAACCTATACTGGCAAAGTTTTAGCTGAAAAGTTTTTTGGAGATTCTAAAAAAGTCATCAGACTAGATATGTCTGAGTACTCTGAAAAAATATCCTCATCAAAGCTTATAGGCTCTTCTCCTGGCTATGTGGGTTATGAAGAGGGGGGATTCTTAATAGAAAAAGTTAAAAAAACCCCACACTGTGTTTTAATTTTTGATGAAATAGAGAAAGCTCATAGAGATGTCCAGCAATTATTATTACAAATCTTAGAGGAAGGTGAGATAGAAGATCAGTTTGGCGGCAAAGCGTATTTTAAAGATTGTGTTATTATATTAACTAGTAACATAGGGGCTCACCTTTTAACCAAAACCAGTCTCGGGTTTAGCCAGTCAAATAATACAAAAGAAGAAGAAGTCAGAGAAGAAGCTATAAAATTATTAAGCCCAGAACTTTGCAATAGGCTTGATGAGATTATTTTATTCGAGAACTTACCACAAGAATCTTTTATTAAAATATTAAATGGCAAAATCTCTTCTCTAAAAAAGAAACTGAAAAAAAGAGATATCTCCCTATCTTTAGATGAAGATTCCGTACAATATATATGTGAATTAGCAAGAAAAGAAAACATGGGAGCTAGGCCTTTAGATAGAATAATTAAGAAAAACATAGAGTCTCCACTATCTTCTTATGTTTTAAATAAAAATGTAAATACATCTATAAATTTTGATTTCTACCTATCGAATTCTGAAATAAAATTTAAAGTATCATAATTAGTTTAAAACTTTTTGCCAATTATGTGTAATCTATACTTGATATGGCAGATAAAAAAATTAGTCAGTTTGAAGATTTTTACGGTTCAGGAGATTCTCATACTTATTTTGTAGTAGCTAGTGGGGTCAGTTCCGACGTTAATGCAAGGAACTATAAATGGGATTTTAAGCGTCTTTCAGTTGACCTAAAAGACGAAATGTTCGGAGGGTTATACCCTTTTTCTGGGAATGATGAGGCATTACACATAGGCCTCTTTGATCCTACAGACGCAAGAGATTTAAAATTTGACATAGGTGGTGACACCAAAATGTATATAGCTTCAGGAGAAGGTATGTACATAAAAGACAACTTAAGGGTTAGTGGTGATACATATTTATTAGAAAATACTTATGTTGATGAGATTTTTGGTAATAGCGGGACATTTACATTATTAACCTCAGACCATTCTATTGCAAAAAATTTAAAATCAGTAACGGGATGTTTTTCAGATTCTATTATTGTTGGCGGTAATCACTTTAATGATTACAGAAACTCCTGCAACCACTATAATTATAGGCAATACATTAATACAGCATTAAATGCTAGCCATTCTGGTTTATATATAGATGCTAGAACCAGGGATGGTGCAGAAGACAATGTGCCACTGATAAGATTAGACGCGGGTTTAGCTTCAGCTAATGAAACATTTTTTTGGGCTAATTCTGCTGGTAATATACATATGGGTTCAGGCGCAGCACCAACAGGCAAGTTAAACATTAGTTACGAAGATGGAATACAATTTTTAATTGACGACTTTCAATCTGGCCAATTTATAGTTAAAGATGGTTTAGTAGGGATTCATACAGAAGAACCATCAACTCAACTCCACGTTTATGCTGGAGACAATGCTCCAATTTTTATTGAAAAACCTAGTTCTATTGAAGGAGACATGGTTGGGGTTTCTTTCAATTTTGGACATTCATCTAACTCTGAAGCTAATAAGCCATATGCTTTTATTGGTGGGGCCATCGAAACAAACACAAATAATGCCGAAGATGGTGCATTAGTTTTTCATACTACTTTAAATAATTCTACTGCAGGCATTGATGGTGCCACAGAGAGGGCTCGCATCACGAGCTTAGGTAAACTTGGTTTAAATGACAATAATCCCAGTTCCTGGATTGACTCAACAGTTAATGAAGGGGGCGCGGATGGTAATAATGGTTTGAGAATTAAAAATTCATCTACAGAATTGAAGGTAGAGGTTGGGGATTTTAATGACTCATATATAGGGACAACTACTTCATCTTATTTCCATATTTCAACCACTGCTTCCCCTAGGATATCTATAGATTCCACTGGCAATGTATCAGTTGGAGATATTGTTGCGGGCACCACACCAATTGGTACATCTAAATTTAAAGTAATCGGTGGCTTTTCTTTCATGCAAGATCTGCTATGTATTGACGGAGTTTCAAATACACCCTCGCTTTATTTAAGAGGCGCGAGTTCTGGAGCAGCTACTGCCGCTATAGCTTCAGATTTAAACAATATAGCTATTGGAACAACAACTGATAATGGAGCGACATTACCAAACCCACTTGTTGTTGATAACTTAGGCAACATAGCTTTTGGTCAGACTAACACAAATATTTCTCCTGGCAATATTATTACAAGTACAGGGAGAGTGGATGGTAGAGATGTCACACTAAGGAACAGAGAAGGTAGTTCTTGGCAGCAATTCACCCTTGTCGATGGACCCTTTAATACTAATGCAGGCTTTTCTTTTGAAACCAGTGGCGACAGCGGATCAAATTGGTCTGAAGTTCTTAAGGTTACAACTACTGATTTATTATGGAACGGCAGTCAAGTAGCTTTACTTTCTGATATTAAGGATGGAACATTAACAGTCCAAAACCAAAGTGGCACAACACTTGGGACATTCACCGCTAACCAAAATGGAGACTCAACTGTCACGGTGCCTGACACCCCCAACGATGGGACATTAAGTATAACAACAAATTCTGGCACAGTACTAGGTAACTTTACAGCAAACCAATCGACCAACACAACGATCACTGTACCAGATCCTCCTGCCCCCAACAATGGAACACTAACATTTGTTGATGGATCAGGAACTCAAGTTGGAACTTTTACAGCCGACCAAGCATCGGACACCCAAATAACTCTCGCTGCCAGTGTTGCAGTCGCAACAGCTGCTGCAGTAGGCACAGTCAAACCAGGCAATGGTCTTTCTGTTGCAGCGGACGGAACTCTATCTATAACCAATTGGAACGCAGGGACTGAACCTAGTTTATTCACATCTGATAAGAGATTAAAATCTAATTTAAAGTTTCTAACCAATGCTATAGACAAAGTCTCTAAAATTTCTGGTTACGAGTTTGTATGGACTGAAGATGCTCCTTTAGATCTTGCGGGGAAAAAAGATATAGGTGTTATTGCTCAAGATGTCCAATCAGTTTTTCCTGATGCAGTAGGTAATGATTCCGAAGGTAACCTGGCTGTTTCTTATCATAAATTAATACCCGTTTTAATAGAGGCTCTTAAAGACCAACAAAGGGAAATAGACTCTCTTAAAAGGCAAGTAGAAACAATTAAAAAGAGCTCCTAGTCATGGCTACTCCTAATAGGAAAATCACAGATCTTCCGTTAACGGAACCCATTGGAGATCACAGGTTTGTTGTAGCTACTCAGGCTAATAATTACCAAATCCCATATTCTGGTGTCATTGGCCCAATCACTGGTCAAATTGGAGATCTCTCTGGCCAGCTAGTTGCTACAGGACAAATTTTAGAAAATAAAATCGATATTGTTAGCGGTATCGCTATGGATAATCGTGATGAATTTAGATCTGGATTTGCAGCATTACAGCAAACCCACTATTTCATACATGATGTAAAAAATGATCAAGGTCCAATTATACCGATTTACTACGACCATACCCCGACACCAAATACCGTTTTGTCAGGAATTTATGTTAACACAGCTAATTCACTGCAAGTTTCATCTAGATGGGATGGAACATTTAGTGATTATATAGGTACTGGCTACATACAAGAGAGCGTTATTCCGCTATCAAATATTACAGAGTTTGGTGAAATGTCTAGGAGGTTTGAAGGAACCATCGACGGAATTAATGGCTCTTCTAGTGAAGCATTTTATCCAAGGACAGGCATAATTAGTGGCAGAAATGAAGTTGCATGGAACGCTGAAAATGGTAGAGATCCATATATTTTAAAATCCTCTGGTTATATTGATGTAATCGAAATGGGTCCAGGACCTACTGCTACTAATATTTTTATAGATGATATAGCTCTTGCAACACCAAGGCCTGGAGAAAATCTTGGCGAATCTGCATTAAAACATGGAGATATTATAAATATTTTTGTAGATTATGATTTTAATTTATACCACGATGTCCTTCAAGAACCTTCAGGTATAGAAGTTTTTGACGAAGGTTTAGCTGAGCACATAGATTTTACTTCTTACCCGTTGATAGAGATGGGCGCAGGGATAAAAAGGGCGACTATACCAGTGACAGTTTCGGACAGGGTTGGGGATCTTGGTGTTTCAATTAGGTCAATTAGTAACCTTGGAACTACAGGCACTACCCAATCTACTGCTGACAATTTTCCAGGGGTAAATTCAACTCGTTTATTAGATCAACTGTATCCTGATATTATATTTCAGCCAATTACTGATTACAACGGAAGATCAGACGGCTTAAGAGAAGGTGAAAGCATTGATGTAGTTCACTCTATATTAAACTGGGATTCAAACGATGGCGATACTGTGGAATATTTAAATCTACAAGTTAATGCTACTGATATATTAGTTTTAGGCTTAGATATATATCAAGATCCTAAAACAGTTTCTTATTCAGCTGGCATATTTAATGAATCTCCTAATCTGAGACTATCCTCAGCAAGACGGTTTAATGGAGCTACGGACTCTAAAGAAACAACTATAAAAATAGCTAACGGTCCATCTATTACTGATTGTGAAATCACTTTACCAGCAGTACAGTCGGTCAGCCCACACTTAGTGGGTACCGCAGATCTTAAGGCTGGAGACACGGTGCATGTATCTACTACTATAGATACCCAAGGAGTCAGTATAGACTCTATTCAAATCTCTGTTGAGGACAGTGGTATTTCTGACGGTAGCCAAACAGCTTTTACCAACAGTTATACTTCTGACCCAACATTAGTTACTGATAATGGCAATGACATATATGTAGTTAATGTACCCGTAACGGTTTCTTCTACTAGAACTGGGGTGCAGTCTGTGACTATGGTTGCTAAAAATACCCACAATACACTTTCAGACACAACAACATCAAGTAATACAGCTAATCTAGATCAAATTGGCCCATCTTTTACATTAAATAATATATCCTACATTTTACCTAATCTTGCTTTGGGGCCAGGTGATAGCTGTGCTGTTAATGTTTCAACATCTAATTTTGATAATATTTTATATACATCTATTGATGGGGACTTAGACATTCCTGACCCAGGTGTAGATTTTGACTTAAAAGTTATTAATTGCATTAACCCTTCTACTTACAATATAAGTGTACCAAATGTTAAGGTTCTATTAACTAAAACAACTAATGGCTTGGTTCTAGAAGATTCTTTTGTAGTTAATATTGCTTCCAAACCTATAGAGTTTTCCATCAACCTACCAAGTGCCCTAGTAAGCTCGCTAAATGGTGAAAATTATACTTTCTCATTGGAATCAGACCAAGAAATGTACGAAAATCCTTCACTGGAATTAAGTCCAGATCAATCCCCTCAATCAATTTTAATTCAAAAATCTCAAGGAACATCCCTAACTGATAATAATTTTGAAATACTTGTTAAAGATTCAGACCTTAAAGGCGTTTTTGATTTTACAGCAAGCGGGAAAAACTTAGCTGGAGTAGAAACTTTCACATCCACACCAACCTCTTATCAAATTTCTGGATTCACAGAGAGAACAATCTCAGTACATCCGCACTCCTTACTTCAAGGATTGGGCGACATAGGTACAACAGTTACAAACCCCTTGAATGTATCAATGGAAAACTTAAGTGAAGCTGGGGCGGGGCCAAATGGGGGAACGGACTATTATTACAGAGATCCGTCACAAACCGTTGGCCCTGAAATTTCAATCAGAATGGATATTGATGATGGATTTACTATTTGCTCTGGAGATGGTTTAATATCTAGCACAGGATCATTCTTTTTCAACCTTGATTTTTTATCTAGGGCCGCAAATGCTGACACTAGTACACCAGCAAAATACTTAATATCTGAATTATAATGGCTATTTCTATTCAAGATGATGCACCCCTAACCCCCCAAACAGGAGATCTTTGGTGGGAGAGTGATGCTGGTAAACTAAAAATATATTACGGTGACGGTGATAGCGAACAATGGGTGGATGCTTTTCCAGCAGGTAGCCCATCTGTTAACTCGATTAACCAAATAGGTAATGTAGATGCACTTAATGCCTCTCCTGGGGAAGTCTTAGTTTACGATGGCTCTAAGTGGGTAAACACAACAATTCAAGTTGGCCAAGGAGGCGCAGGTGGCGGTGCTAATTTACCTTTTGAAGATTTTGTTAGTGCTAACTTGGGCAATAGAAAACCCCTTATTTGGGATTTTGCTCCTCCTACTGGTGTAGGGAAAAGCGATAAGGCTGCAGGTATTAGAGGGGCACATTTTTTAGATCTATCTACAAGCGATATTTACGAAAAAACAGGCGACAATAATGATACTGATTGGTTACAAATTGCATACTTGGGTCAACCCCGTGATTATGCCGCAGGCGAAGATTACCATGTTCAATTCAATAGTGGTGACAGATTAGCTGGCGTACCCAATTATATTTATAACTATGATTTAGGAATCACAAGTGGTGCTAGTGGAAAGTTTGACGAGTTCTATGCTGAAAATGTTTATATTTCTGGAGACTTATATGTAACAGGTAAAACTCATGTAACGGAAGTTTTAGATTACACGGTCCAAGGAGATATAAGTGGTAAAGAATTTTATGCAGACAATGTATATATTAAAAACGATCTTGATGAATATATTGACATTGATGATGCTTTTTACTATTTAAGCGGTAGAACGGTTTCTACATTTGGGCTACTCCAAAATGACATATACGATTTAGACAATAATCTAGATTCTTTAAGCGGTAGATCGGTAGCTTCTTTTGGTAAATTAATTGGAGACATCTACGAGGTAGATAATAGTCTCGAAAATTTCAGCGGTAGAACAATAGCTACTTTTGGTCAAATTTTAGACCAACAGTACGGAATTGAATCAGGGCTCGACTCTCTTAGTGGCAGGTCTGTGGCTAGCATAGCTTCATTATCTAATAGCTTGGATGCACTATCGGGAGCTGTTTCTGATGGAAGTATTGGGGCCGCTACATCTGATTTGATTAATGTTAGTGGGGAAGCTTTAGCTAATTTCATAGCTTTATCAGACGATTTACAGCAGTTATCAGACTCGATAGTTGATGGGACTATTGGTGCAGCCGCCGATGACTTAATAACGGTCAGCGGGGAATCTTTAGCTAATTTTATATCCCTGTCTGACGATATTACTTTATTGCAAGATGAAATTAAAACAGTATCCACCCCTCTTGTTTATAATAAATTAGATTTACCTACCTCTATTAAAGATGGAACCCTAGCTCTAGTCATAGACGGTTCCACTACAAATACGCAGGTTATGGCATACCATTATAATGGCTCCTGGTATAGGACTACAGATAATTCTCAGATAACTTAGAACTATTAATATAAAAACAATTAAATAAGTGTAATCTATAACAATGGCCATACAATTTCCATCAAACCCATCCTTAAATGACACTGTAAGCCAAGCAGGAAGGAACTATATCTGGAACGGTACTAGCTGGGATGCTGTGCCTGACACTATTTCTTTTAGTGATTTAGCTTCTATACCTAGTACTTTAGTAGGTCACGGGATTACAAATGCTGATATTAATGGATATCTTTCAGTCCAGGGCCAATCTTATTTTAATGGGGATGTACGATTAAATAATGACCTATATGTTACTGGAGATGCTTACTTTAATCCAGACACCATATACATAGGAGGTAGTAGTATATCTGACGATCCTACTTCTGGAATTATGATTGGCGGAGCTGGCCTTGCTGTCGAGGGAGATTTGAGAGTGCAAGGAGTAACTATAGCTAATTATATTTCAAATGAAATATCTCAATCATCTGAAGCTGATACTGCGTTTACTCATGACGGCTCATTATATCCTGACCACATTAAAACTAAAGACGATGCATTAGAATATGCTTTGTTCTCAGCTCAATCTCTCGATAATAGAATGATTGAACATTTTAATGATGGCATAACAGGTAATCAGTTTGAGTACGAGTTTAGGCTGATTACTACAGCAAGAAAAGGGGGACTTGCGTCAGTCTCCGACTCATCTAATCTTTACCTTAGTGGCTCCACCGCCAACATATCTGCTTCTGCCCTACCTGGATATTCATTCAATCACTGGTCTGGAGAAAACATAGCTGACTCATTTTCTTCAACAACAACCGTAACTATGCACGGTGAAAAATTAGTGACGGCATACTTTACAAAAACATAATTAATATTATAATATACTGATGCCAAATCCAGATACAAATTCTATTTTTTATAAAATCGGGCAACTAACCAAGCAAAAAATTGCATCGGAAGTTGCTAACGCTGTTACAGGCGGCGGAGGTGGCGGAGGCGGCACAGCAGGTCTTCCTACAGACGCTACAGTTTCAGTTGACATATATCCATTAGTAGACCTTACAGATATCACCGTTTTAACAATTACGGTTGCTGGCAACTTTCTTGCATCCGTTGATGCTAGTGATAATACTCAAAACATTAGTGTTATAAAGTTTGACATAGTTGACGAAACAGAAGCTGCCGCATTAACTCGAGTCGCTAGTGCTGGCGACACTCCTGCTGCTAATGAGTTCATCGTTCATGATGATATATTGTACTATGTAACTGATGAAAATGAACCTAACTCTATCCCAAGTGCAGCTTCGGGTGCCACTCTTTATACAGACTATAACCATTCTACACCCCAAGTTGTCAATTTCTCTTCAGTTAATTTAACTGTGTCAGAGGAGGGTAGCGATACTGCCGCCATCCTCAAAGATCATCTACCCAATGGTCCCACTCGCTTTAGTGAGCCAGGTACTAATTTAATTGATCTTGATTATAAATCTCGGTTATCCACATATTACCACGAAATTTCATATACTGTTGATGGTGATGTGGACACTATAGATGTTTGGTTGAACAACACCAAAACCACAAAGCTTTTCACCAAAGCATTTACGTACACCAGCGGTGATTTAACACAAATATTAATCACCGATGTTGTAACGGGGGCCACACTAACAAAACAATTAGTTTATAATGTGGATGGGAACCTCAAAACAGTTACTAGAACATATGCGTAATATGTGTATATAATATAAGTTGATTATGAATTTAATTTTTAAAACAATAGCATACGATGGGGATGGTAATGTCTCATCTATTACAAAGGATTACGCATAATGGCCTGGACTTACAAAGCTTCCACCCACTCATCGGGTAATAGAAATATTTTAGAGTTAACATCAGGAACAACTGAGAATGACCTTAGTGGGTTAATCGGATTAACAGGCGTAACTCATTACATAAATGAAAGCCATATAGATGTTTACGAAATTGCACCTACAGTAAAGATAGTCATCAAAGGCACATTGTATCATAATCCAGATACTGAGATACTTATCCTTCGGCACACGAATGCAGGGCTATCAAATGCTGATGCAACAAACGCTATAAGTATTAGCGGGACGAATGCGAATCCAGCTTATTATTACTACGGGACTACTAGAACCAATGCAACTAGAGGTACATCTACTAATTCTAAAAGCACAGGTTTAATCTTTGCAGGAGCTAGGATTTCTAACTGGCATCCAAGTGATGCTTGTATGGGAGGTGGAGGTGGAGGTTCTACTTTCGTTGGTAGAGGTGGAGTTATTCTGACTGGTAGACCATGCACTGGTTCTATGACCCTAGATGTCATTGGCACTACTTGGCGAGGCACAACATCATCACTAGAGTGGAGAAATCCATTCGGTAATGCCAATGGTTCATTTAATGGAACATTTGATGGGGTTGCAGTTTTACTTCCTGCATTTAGTGCGACATTTAATTTTGCAAACTCGTCTATTGGCGAGGTCATCAACCAAGGTGTAATTTCATATCACACATTGCGAGAATTTGATGTTTCGCAGAATATTAATGATTACGACATTGGTTCAGATGGGCAAAATAATCAATGCCATCGTGAATACGAAGTTATAAATTCTGCAACTGGTAGTGACATTGTTAAGATGTGGAGGGACACAAGAGGTTCAACTGGGCAAAGAGGTGTAGTTGTTACAAAAAAAGAAGTTTCATTTAATATTAAGAATGCAAGCGGAACTGCAATTGAGGGGGTAAAATTATACCTTGAAGACAACCCATCCGCATACGCAAAGAATGCAACATTTGTTAAGAGTAAGGCGTTTGATACTGTCAATGGATACACTGCATCTGGAGACTCGCCAATTACCAGAGGAGTTGTAGATGCGAATGGTGACATGATTTATGATTATAGCACCTCAGAGATTTACAATAAGACTACAGATGCTAGTGGTGATATAGCTAAATTTGAAGTTCTGACTGGAGTGCAAGTCCATGAGTACACCACTAATGACTCTGATGGTGCTACTGAATATGGAATACATTTATCGGGTGGGAGATGGAGAGTAAGTAGTACCAATAACGCACAACCATCTTACTCAGACTGGGACACTGCTAACTTTGGGGGCTTTTATCGTGTAGACAGAAGGTCTGATTCCAATTCTAACGCAGACGATTTCACATTTAAGTTTTGCTCTTATGGGCACTCATTGTCCACCTCAACACAAGCACTTAAAGGATTAGGAGAACTCGCAGTTGATTGGGTATTATTTGACGATGCACTAATTACTGACACAAGAGCAACTACGGATGCGTACTCAGTAATCGATACGCCTGAGAAGTTCTACAACAGGGCAAAGGCTTACTTAGCGGATAATTATGCAGGAGAGGCCAATACCTTGGTTTCTCGTGATGGTAACACCATTAATGCGGGCTCTTATGATGTGGTGGTGGACGCAAGCGCAGGTTCGGTACTTGCGATAAGTGGCAACACTTTAACAATCAAAGCCACTACCTACATTGGAAATATAACAACCACTGGAACAACTACTCTCAGTAATGGGGCAGAAGTCATTGGTACATTTGGATCGACCACGGTTCTCCCCTGGGAAGTAAAAAATATAGAGGGTACATCACGGGTGCAGATTTATAATGTAACTAAGGACGCAGAAGTCGTTAACATCAAGTACTCATCAACCGATCCATTTATTGATGTCTCAGGAACATATACTGCATCGCAGATAGCGGTAGGAGATACCGTCAGACTTCGTGTGACATGTGTAGTGGGGCCAACAGCTCTGTTACCATTTGTACAAACTGGGGTAGCAACAACGACAGGCATTGTATTCCAAGTAAATCAACAGCCTGACAATATATATAATACAAACGGTATAGATGCTAGCCTAATAACCACCTTCACTGCCGACTACACTAATACCCCCATGGGTATTGATTTAAGTGAGACTGACGGTAATGCTACAGTTCAAGAGATTTATGCCTTCTTGGTATATTCGCAAACCACATCAGATGGGGTGGACAAGTGGTTTGGTGTAGTGCAAGCGATTGATGGAAGTAATTATCAAATAGACCAAAATATTGCGGATGTAAAAATTCAGAACGTCGGAAATACCGCAGTAAATATATCTGGTGGTAGATTATTCAGGAAGGATGGAGCAAGTGTACTTTATGGGGCGCAAGGAGATTACCCTCTCTCCTTAGATACTGGATCCTTGGTTACAAACATTCAACCTCAAATCGAAACTTCATTAAATGCGAACGTAAAAATTAATTCTATTCAAAAGAAAACAAATTTAATTCCAGGACTTTTATAAAATAAAAAGAAAAAAAATAAAATTTTTGTGTACCTTTTATTAACTAACCTTTTTTTAACAAACAAAAAAATAACTAACTAATTATCATGGCTAACCCAGACACCGCTTCAATCTTTTACAAGATTGGTCAATTAACGAACGATAAAATTTCCACAGAAATTAGCAATGCTATCAGTAATAATAATACCTCTATTTTTGCTACGGAAAATAACTTTACCGCTGGCCAAACATTCTCTGCGGGTTTAACTGGAACCCTTATTGAATCAGCAAGTTTCAAAGGTACAAATTTAGATGTAGATGGAGGAATCGTTTTTACAACTGGCAATGTTCTCGCTAATGATTCTGCCAGTTTTAGTTATGATGCTGGAACACTTTATGTTGACGCTGCAAATGTAACCAATGACATTGTCATTGGGGGCAACCTTACGGTTAATGGCACAACTACTACATTATCCACAACCAACTCCTCGATTGAAGACAATGTTATAGAGCTTTCAGATGGAGCTGGAGCCAGCTACACCAATGACGCTGGTTTCTTTTTTAACAGAGGTTCTTCTTTTGACAACCAAGTTTTTATCTGGGATCATTCTGATTCTAAATTTGTTGTTGGTACAGCTGATTCTTCCGACACAGCAAGTTCCACAACTTTTACAGTTACTCCTGGCGAAATCAAAGTTAGTGGAGTCCATCTTTACGATGACAGTGATGTGGCTGGGTATAAAAATCTTGGTGATATCGCCGATTTTAGCGGAGCTTTATACGCTTAATTCTGTTTAACACAAACGAATTAATAAAAAGCCTCCCTTAGGAGGCTTTTTGTTTTATTAAAATAATTGCAGTTTCGCTGCAAAACAAGTGTATAAATAAATATGGCCACTATTTATAAAGTTTCTCAATTTCCACAAGGAGATATACAGGATGGGGTAATATATTATAATAGGAGCACTAGAGAGGTTTTATTAAATACTCCCTCTGGAAAACAAAAATTTCAAGCGGTTTATGTCCCCAAAGAAGTTGATGTTATTTCTATAGCAGGCTACTACCCTTTACTTACTTCTGAATTACTAGCTAAACAAAAGTCGCCTTCAGGTACGGCTACAGCTTATGGACTGGCCGAATTAGGCCCACCACCTCCTGGGGTAACTTACCCTGTTTGGATGCCTGATGGGCTAACTAACAGTTACTTAGGTAACTACATTGATCCGATAGGTGATTCAGACGGAGACGGCATACTCAACTTTAGAGATCCAGATTTATTGGGCATAGCTGCTTTGCCTACCGTAGGATATTCTCCTCCCGCTCCTTATATAACTAGTGGGGGTGTATCGGTTGATATTGATTCCCTACTTGATAATCCTGATTCAGGCACATTAAATAATACAAATGACCCTATTACTGTATTCGTTCATTCTTCAGGGTTAATTATTGGGCCGAACGGAGAAATCAAATATTTTATTGGTCCAGGGGCCGCGTCCATACCTCCTGGTTGGGTCTTATTCCAAGACTCAGGGAAAACATCATCCCCATTACCCCAACCAAATCCTGCGTATACATCTGACCCTTTCATTACGGCTGGGGGTAGTTCCGTCAATATCACTTCCTTGATATCTAATCCAGATAGCGGTTCTTTTAATGGCGGAGGTTCTCCAATTAATATAGAAACAGTGGATGCTGGAATTATTGTTTGTGACGATGGATCTGTCACTTATTTTATGCCAGGAAAGGTGACCATTAATCCAGGTTGCACTATGTTTAGAGATGTAGGTAATTCAACATCTCCTCTCGGTCAGCCAACTCCTGCATATACATCGGACCCCTTCACTACATCGAGCGGTGCTTCTGTAAATATTAAAGATTACCTATCTAACCCTGATGGCGGATCAATTAATGACACTGGGCTTCCAATCTCTATTCAACTTTCGGAACCTTCTATTTTAGTGGGTCCAGATGGATCAGTAACAGTCTTGGTGCCAATACCTGGTTCCCATATCATTCCTCCTGGATTTGTTTTATTCACAAATCAATCTACTTTCGTTAATGTTGCTAACACTAGTTTAGGGGTAACTCCAACACCACCATCTCCAGTATCTTCATCCTCCATACAATGGTTTGAGGATCTCAATGGTAGTCTCGCCCTAAGGACTGTATCGTTTACTGATAATACTGGCTTACAATTCTGGGAGGAATCTGGATCTGATTCCTACATGCCAAGAGACGGTGCTTACAGTTCTACTTCTGACAGCTATCAGTATTTCGAAGAAGACTCTAATGGAGACATTATCCCAAAAAACAATCCAATAATTTAAAATATAAAGTGTAATAAAATAAAACTTCAACAACTATGGCTACTAAAAATTTAATACCAAGATCAGACGGAGAGGGAGGCATAGGTATCTCTACTCAGGCATGGGGTGACGCTTATTTTAAAAGTGGTCACTTCTTAACAGACTTAACCTTAGAAGGCAACCCAGTATTAACTGGCTTCACTGAGCTAAACGATCTTAGCTCTGCAGTAACATGGGTAAATGTACCCGACACTAACATTACTCAGAGCTCTGTAACTCAGCACGAAGCATCTCTTACCTTGTCAGCTAGTCAAATCAGCGACCTTAGCGCACAGGGTTTCTTGACATCATTTACTGAGCTAAACGATCTTGGCTCTGCAGTAACGTGGGTAAATGTACCTGACACTAACATCACTCAGAGTTCTGTAACTCAGCACTCGGGATCCCTTAAAATCGATTCAGATCAACTAACATTTAATAGTTCTATTCTTCCTGAGTCAGATGCAGCATATGATATCGGAAGCCCAACTAATAAGGTTAGAGATTTGTATCTAACAAACAATTCCTTACACCTTGGCGATGCCGTACTAAGTTCCAATGGAACCACTGTCAATTTTCCATCAGGTATTGTCCTTGGTGGCGCAGAGAGTATATCTTTAGATACCGATGGCAATGGTAGGCTATTACTCGGTCCTTCTGGCCTTAAAGTTGGAGAAGTCGAATTAAAACCAGATCCAGATAACCCTAAATCTTTGTTTTTCAACGAAATCCCACAGGTAAAAGATGCAGAAGGTAATGCTGTTACAGTTTTAACTGCTGATAAATTAGGGTTAGGTACATCCAATGTTCTAACAGGTATAGATCAAGATCTAGTGTTCAAGCTCTTAACTGACGAACAACGTTTTGTTATTGGTACTACAGGTGATTATGGGTTAGAATCTGGATGGTATAGATTCAACGACTTTAAAGTTAAAGGTGCTACTGATATTGGGGCTCACGCCATCAACCCAGTTGATACAAGGATTTATTCTGATGAAAGTTCTTTTATTTTATTTACAACTGATACAGCTGGTAATAGAGTAGCTCACCTGGTTGGGGGTGAAGAAGAAGTCAGCGCCAACAATGCGATTGCTTTAGGTATAGCTGTTAAAGTTGATGATGGCGACACTCCTTCAGATATCGAGTTTGTGCATACAGATGGAGAATCTTATTCAGTGATTAACGGGGACAGTGACAGTCTTGGCACAAATGGATTACCGATCAGGCAGGGTTTTCAGTCTCCTTCTATTGGTGCCAACCCAGCTCCTTTATTGATTGACGGAGGCTATTTCTAATGCCTAAAATTTACATCAAGAGAGTACCGTCATCTGAATGGTCAAACAGCGTATGGGACAGTGCGACAAGTTATAATGTAGGTGATAGAATTACATATGATGATGGAGCTTACAAAAAACTCTATACATGTATTCAGTCTCATTCCAGTTCTATTCCTCAGACAAACGGAGACGCTTATTGGGCTAGGATAGGTAGTAAAGAATACCCATATTATGCGGGCGATGGTAGATTAGATAGTCACACTTTGGGCGAAGTTTATCTTGAATCAATTAATGGTAGGTATCTAGGTAGCGGAGGGGCAGTTTGGGCTCATGCAACTGAAGATGGCACCGTGCCTGGGGAGATTATACTAGAAGATGGTGAATACTTTCAACCCACTAGTGCTTTATGTGTCGATGGTCTTGATTACACAGCGTTAAATACAGGTCAGGTGACCATTACTCATTTCTATTTTAATTATCATTATATTCATTATGGAAACAGCTTAACTACTCATAGAAGTGAAATTACTGGAATTAATTTAATAATGGGTGGAGGTAGTAGTATTAAACTTATAGAAAGTAATTCTAAAATATTTTTTAAACAATGTAAATTAACTGATGAAGATTGCCCTTATGGGCCAGCAAATGGTAATGACTTCAGGATTGGTAATGCTAATCATACATCATTTAAAGATACGCTTTTATATTTCCCTAATGCAACTGCCCCATTATTTGGCAATGGCACGACGCTACATGAAGGAGAGCGTCCTATTTGGGAAAATACTACATTTGCCCTGGGCTTTGGTAGCGGCAATAACTATAGCCCACTTTTCTACGGTTCTAGCAATCTTAGCAAAAGCCCCTATGTAAAGAGTTGTATTTTTTATGCGACCCACCTGGGGTACACCTCTACTGGACCGATTAATATAACACATTCAAATAATATAGGTGAATCTAATATATTATATTCAGCTTCTGACGCTAATACTTTCACGGAGGTTACTGATGATTTCCAATATTTAGACCCTGGATTTGTGGATTCTAGTAAAGGTAATTTTTCTTTAAGGCCGTCCTCTCCATTGATTGGTGGAATTAAAGACGAAAGTTCTTTATCTAAAAAATACCCAGATGGAGTATGGGTGGACCATAACCATACTCCAGTGCAAGCGTCACATACCTTTAGCCTAGATAGTGGTAACGGAACAAATTATACATTTAGCGGTGATGAAACAGGATCAGACCCAACACTTAATGTCAACATTCAAGACACATTAACTTTTGCAAATAATACTGGAGGTCACCCCCTTGCAATTTACAATAGCCAAGGACTTGAAGTAGCTTCTGAATCTGGAGGTACAACTACATTCACTCCAAAATACGCAGACACATACTACTATCAATGTACAGTTTCTGGACATCAAAACATGAGAGGTGACATAGTGGTATCACAAGGTACTCTTGGTTCTTATAATAATCCTTTCGAGAGCTATCATGATGCAATAGATGCTGGTTACTTCGATTCAAAACTGACTCTTTTATTTAAGGAGGGGGATCATTTGATGTCTTGGTATCCAGGAACTGGATACTCGACTAGCACTGGTATATCTTCAGCTTTTTCAGGCGGCTTGTATTTTATCGGAGAAAACCATAATTCAAGGTTAACCACTGGGAATAATTTTAATTCTTATTCAGCTTTTTATGTGGGGACCTCGCTCTTTACTGGCGGCCCTCAGTCACAAACCCCACTTAATCTAGAGAATATTACTATTCATATAAATAATACTTCTAGTTATCTTAATAGGGGTTTATTCTCGGGTGCTCATTGGAAAAGTTTTAGCGCCAAATCTGTAAACATTACCGCTGAGTTGGGCGCTGGTATTAATTCAAGTGTATTTGATTATTTTACAAGTCATCTACCTGACGGATATTCATTCAAGCTCTCAGGCTGCCAATTTAATGTACCATTGTCAGATAATAATGGTCCTGGTGGAGCGTTTCTAAATGGCACTAGTAAGATTGCTTACGATGTTCAGTCTTGTACATTTTGCAAGCTTAGTGGGTATAATTATGTTCACAGCGGTCCAAGTCCACTTATGGTAGGCGGTGCTTTTAGCGTTAATAACGGTTCTTCAATTAAAAATTGCATATTTTACAGTAATGTTGGAGGGGATTTTTATTCCAATAACCCCTCAACTGGAGTGTTTTCTAGTTGTATCTTTTATTCCACTACTGATTCTTTCACACGGCTCCCTGCGGATATGGATCTCAATAGTACAGCTGACCCTTCATTCGTTCAAACAATTGCGGGATCTGAAGACCTTAGATTGCGTGCTGACTCTCCAGCGATAGGAGGGTTAACGGCAGAACCCACTAATGTCTACTATCTCCAGCCAGGTAATGCATACAATGGAGACGGCTCACAAAAAGATGCTTCCTCAATGAGTGCTCATGGAGACGCTGGTCCGTTTAATGAATTTAAGGAAATTGTTAATGCTGGAGTTCCTTATGGATCAACTATTATAATAATAAACGGAACATACGACTGGACTACATCGTTTGGCAGGAGCCCGTCATCAAATGTCAGCTCAAATGTATGGTATGCTTATACTTGTGCGGGCTACAATTATATTGCAGAGACAATAAATGAAGTTATATTTGATGCAAAATTGGACCCAAGTAATATTTTCGCATACAAACCATATGGGGGTACAGTTCCAGGGCCTTCGATTGGGGCATTCCTAGATCTAGATACTACCTTTACTGGTATCCAATTTAATAATATGATAGGTGCAGATAATGCTACAAGAAATATGATAACTTCTGTATCTGGTTCAGCTGGCTTAGGGTCTTGTACCTTTAAAAATTGTAAATTCTTAGGGCATATAAATACTGCATCAAGCACCACTTACCCGTGGACAGGTGGCGGCAGAAACATATATTCCTCTACGATGCATTGGGAAAATTGTGAGATCTCTATTGCTTTTGACCATGCTGGTGGGTTATTATGTGGAGGAGACAGCTTTGCGGATGATCAATATCATGGAGCATGGAGTTGGAAAAATTGCACATTTTACATTCCCGCAGGCATTACAACTTTTAATGGAAGAAACGCTGCCAATGGCACATATGTATCTCCTTCGTTAATTTTCGGAACTAACTATTCTCAAAACCAAAGAATATTTCAAAACAATATTATTCACATACCAAATGGAGCAGCCAGCATAGGAACGAACAATTCCTCTAAATTACCTAATATAAAAAACAATTGTTTTAATGGGGTTAGCCCAGTTTATAGCAGCCATGATCATACGGAAATACTGAATTCAAAAAATAATTTATTCGGAGTTGACCCAAAATTTGTAGACCCAGATAGTAATAAATTCAACTTACGACCAACTTCGACATTAATTGGCAAAGGATTATAGTAATGAGCAAAACTGTATATGTAGAGGTCACATCAAATTATTCACGAAGCACCTGGGATGATCTTGGGTCAACAAACTATAACCCTGGGGACAGGGTAGATTATTTTGATGGTTCTAGAAATAGAATTTTCGTATGCATAAATAGCAACAACTCAACCACAGAGCCTCAAAACAATCCTACAGATTGGGCACCTGCAGGAAGTAAAGAGTACCCTTTTTTACTCATTGATTCGACCACTAACCTTCGGGTAATAAATAACAGCGAATGGACTCTTCATGGAACAAGCTCTAGTACTGTTAATTTTCTTGCTGAAGAGCTAGGAACATGGACGCCAGATAATCCTATTGGTGGCAATGCTATCTACCAAGCAGACGGCGCAGGCGGCACCATCATTCTTGGAGATGGCAGATACACTTGGGACTACTCAACATATGCCATGTGGTGGCCAAATAATTGTACTATCCAAGCAAAAAACAGGCACAAGGCATACATCATTGTTAATTGTGCATACTGGGCAGGAAGCAATGTAACATGGAAGGATGTAGTTTTTTACAACAGCGTACAAACTAATGTTATACCTGGTACTTATGGCACAGGGTTTAAGCATAATTTAGACTCTTGCATATCCACACAAGAAACGCCTTGGGGGACATTATCCCCACTCAAGCAAGAGCCATCAAGTGGACTTTGGACTCGTACATTAAGTGGCTCTTGGAATGGTGGCTATATAAGGGGTTGTGTTTTTGACTATCAATACAAGGGCCCTTCCTACTTATTTAGCCTTTCTGGTGGTAGTGGTTCTGTTTTTGAAAATAATACTTTTTATATTAGAGTTAAAAATAGTCAATATAACTTAATATATAACTGTGGAGATATAACTCTCAAGAATAATATATTCCATATTAAATATTTACAAGACGGACACCCAACTCAAAGCTTAAGCCGTTTAGGTACTATAACTGAAGGAACAAATAGTTTTTATTTGGAAAACGATTCAGATACAGGAGGAGTTATAAATAATAATTTATCTGGAGGCATAACAACTAATCCAGAATTTATTAACGCAGATGAAAGTAATCTTTCTTTACGCCCAACTTCCCCCTTGATTGGTGGATACCAACCAAAAGATTCTTTATCACTAGAATACCCTGAAGGATTTTGGTATGACTCTAATCATACACCTACATTTGCCACACGTAACTATTCCCTAGATAGCGGAGATGGAAACAACTATACATTTAGTGGTGATGCTACAGGCACAGATCCAAAACTTGATGTTAAAACTGGGGACACTTTAATTTTCACAAACAATACGGGCGGGCATCCTATCGGTATTAAAGATTCTAGTGGTGCATTGATAGCTCAAGAAAGTGGTGGCATATTAACTTTTAGCACTCTTAGAGAAGGTGTCTATAGATATGAGTGTCAAGCTCCACATCCAAATATGAGTAATGAAATTGTTGTTACTCGTGGTGTTGGTAGTTATGATAATCCTCACAATAATTTTCTTGCTTCACTACACGTATCAGGGACATTGCTTGTCAAAAACGGAACTCACACGCTGCCTCGTCAAGAGTCGGACTTAGCTGCTGACCTTAAAATCATAGGTGAAAATACTAAAAACACTATAATTTTTTCGACAGGTGCTACTGGAACCAGTTATAATGCTTTCTTTTATGGTCCAGACTGTACTTCTTTTTCTATAAAGAATTTAACTCTTCGGTATAATGGTTTTAGTACTAGTTACGGGCTTATATATATGAGGGGGCACTTAGATATTGGATCTTGCAATATTGAGCAAACTGATGACAGCATAAATTCCAGTGCTACAACTAGAGGCTGGTTCTTGGGGGGTTCTTCTGCTACGATCAAAAATAGTACCATAACAGGTAAATCAACTAATGCTCTTGTTTTTGGTGGAGACTACAATCAAGACACTTTCAGAGAAGCAATTATCGAAAACTGCACTTTTATCTGCAAACGTTCTGCTGCAAATATCTATGGGACCTCCAATCAAGGTTTAAACAGTACAACAAATTTTTCTGTTAAAAATACTATACATATAGGCACTGGATCGACTACTTTATGGCACAGGGCCCCTACTGGCGGTTCAAATTTTTACTACAATGTCAACCTTTCATCAACCCCATCTAGCGATGATTTTATCGGCACAGAGATACCCGCTTTTATTTCTGAAACAGACTATAGACTTCGTCCAAGTTCTGAATTAATTGGGGGCATACAAACTTATAGCGAATCAGCATCAGGATGGTATGTTGACTTGGTTAATGGTGACGATGCTAACGATGGAAAGACTCCAGCCACAGCCATGCTAACTGTTGCGGCGGCTCATACAGCATCCATTAATCGCGACACTATATATATCGTCAATCAAGAATTAACTTTATCGTCTAATCTGACTTTGCCTGGAGGCAGAGATTATAAACCTGCTTCTTATTGTAATATTGATGGCAATAATGGTTATGGGATTATCTTATCAGACACAGGGGCACTAGAGACTGGGCTAAACAATTTTAATTTTACAAACCTACGGGGCACATACAGCTTACTTTCAATTGAGGCAAGTACAAGTCTTTCTGTTTTTAAAATTGAATCCTGTAATTTTCAAGGCACCGTAACCAATAATAAGAGCGCAGCAATAGGTGGGTCTTCAGCAGGTTCTTGCAGAAGTGCTGCTGATGGTTCGGAGCTTAAAAACTGTACAATTGATTGTACTTGGGGGTCAACATCTACGGGGGGTAATAATTCTTCAGGCTTTGTAGCTATTGATCGAATGAATTTAATTGGCTGCACTTTTTATGTTGGCAAAAATACACCCATATCGAATACGCTCTTTCTCGTTGGTAGTGGAGGTGTCGGTGCCTGGAGTCATGGCCCTCCTAACGGTCCTGTTTTAGTGAAAAATTGCATTCTTTATGGAAATGAAAAAATGTCTTATAGTCACAACAGTTCTGGCCATGGCAGCAATCTTGGATTTGTATCAAATGTAAAAGTAACAACCTCTACTGCTAATTATTTAATACATAATACTTGTATTTATGGTGTCAGAGGTACTTTTGGTATTGACGAAGCAGACAAGCCTTACAGGGGATCATTAATTACTGAATATTTAAGTGGTCCAGACGGTATTATTATTTATGATTTTGATCCTAAATTTGTTGGTCCAGATAATGGCAATTTTTCGCTTCGCCCCACTTCTCCTTTGATAGGAATGGCTAGTTAATGAAGCATTAGTTTCCCGATGTTAATTTTTAAAGTGTAAATAATCCTATAGAAATAAGAAAAAATGATTTATATTGTTAGTGACTGGCCCAGCGTTCCTTATGAAGGAGGTAATTATTTTAATGTTCCCAAGAATAAATTAGGAGTTTATCGTGGTGGGCGATGGGTTTATTACGACCCCTTCATGGCAAAACTACCCATCGACAGTTACGATCTTGACTTTGATGGCATACCTGACGAATTTGACCCTGAAACTGTAGCTGACTATCCTGGCAGCGGGCCTTACACAAACCCAGATGGATATATCATTCCAATGAATGATTATTTAAATCCAGTTGGAAAAAGTCTCGTTAACAATAGTACAGTCACATCTATAAAAACCTCAGATTGCGAAGGGCTTTTAATTTTGGCTGATGGCAGCTTACACTTCTTTCAACCAGGAGATGTTTTTGATTTCCCACCCAAAGCTACAATGTTTTGCGGAACCTATGTTGATTCTGATGGCGACGGCATAGTAGATCCTTTTGATACTAATGTAAACTATGCAGGTTCAGGTCCTTTTGATGGGGGAAATATAGATCCCTCTTTATTGCTTTCTCCTCTAAATGGGGATGGCTCTAGAAACGACACAACTACCTCTGTAAAAATTACAGCTAAGGACGGAGGTTTTTCAATCAATCCAGACGGCTCTATCGGTTATTTTGCGGCAGGAGATATTATAGATTACACTCCATCTACAGTTGTATTCTTTGGTACATTCAGCGATGCTGACGGAGATGGTATACCTGACGGAGTAGATTTAGATGCAGGTTATCCTGGGGCTGGAGATTTTTCAACATGTACTGGAGTCAATCCATCTTTGTTTTTAACTAATGTAGACAGCGGATCTACAAATTCTAGCTTAACAACATTCTCGTTGTCAGCTAAGAAACATGGAATCATTATTACTACTAATTGTGAAGTGGTTATATTTAGTGCGGGTGAATCTATTGAACTTGCACCAAATGACACAGTATTTTTTGGAGATAGTTTAATTGATAGTGATGCGGATTCACTACCTAATCCTGTTGATATTCCAGCTGGATACACGGTAGGCGACTTCACCTTTGATGTTGACGGTGACGGCACGGATGACATTGTTACTGCTATTAATGTGAAAAGTTTATTTGTCACACATGATAATGGTTCATACAACGGGCTAGGAAGAAAATACAGTATACTTTCAAAAAATTCTGGTGTTATTATTTCAACTTCAGGAGGATTAACAGTTTTTCAAAAAGATAAAATGATTTCAGTTGAGCCGACTGACACTGTTTTCTTTGGAGAAATTCTAGACGCAGATGGGGATGGCATACCTGATGCACTAGGAACCACAGTTCCATTTACTCAAGACCCCTTGGTTACTGACAGTGGAACTTCGGTTACTATAGGTGGGCTTATGACACCTCCATACATTTTGGTTAAAAATACAAGTAATCCCCCAACACCACTTACAATGGGACCATTTCCGTTCCCTGTTGTGCTTATAGGTCCAAATGGAGAGACCACAACTATACCATTCGATACTGTCTTTACATTACCTCCTGGCTGGATACTTTGTAAGCCTGAAATAACTTCAACCGAGAGTGGTAATTCATTTTTTACAACAAATAGTGATTCAGCTTCTCTACAATCTTTCGTTGGTTCAACCAATGGTTTCAAGTCAAAATATTTTTCACAATATGACCCAGAAACATTACAATTAAATGCTAATACCTTTACAGATACAGTCAACTTTGATGATGCGTTCGAGATAGAAGACTTAGAAAATATTACTTTTAAGAATCCCTAAGAGTTTTTAAGTGTATTATATAATGTAATAAATTATGAGTATTCAAAACATAACCCCCAATGGTAGCGATAGTAGTTTAGGTTTACCAGATCGGGCATGGGCTTCTGGAATGTTTAACCATGGTGATTTCGAAAATTCTTTCAGAATTATGGATTCATTTGACACTAACTATGGTAAATTTTATTCTACATCCGCCTCTACCTTAAGTTATTCTCTGGAGGCTGATCCAGTTACCCCCATTATACAAGACGACATTGCTTTTGCATCAATCATTCCTACGGACATAAGCCAACTCCAAAATCACGCTGAGTATGTAGCTTCTGATAATATCACAAACGTTTTAAAGATCACACAAACAGACTATGATGCTCTTCCAACTAAGGATTCAAATACACTTTACATAGTAGTTAATTAAATAAAAATTTGTCATGCCAATTAAAAATATAATTCCAGTCGCTGACGGTGAAGGATCTTTAGGTCTCCCAGGTAATAATTGGGGGTCTGGATTTTTTAAAGATGCCGTCTTTAATAATAAAATAACAATATCTAATCAAGATATAACAGTTGGAGGAGGCTCTAACCCGCAATTTGCAGGTCAAGACTTAGCTTTCGTAAGTCAAGTACCTACTTCCAATGATCAATTATTAAATAGTTCGAATTATGTTGCATCTGCTGGTAGTCAAGTTACTGGTATGTATAGGATTAGCCAAACTGATTACGATAACCTTGTGAATAAAGATCCGTTAACACTTTATATTATTATTTAAAATGACCTGGGCACTAGGAGACAATCAAGCACGAGCTTTTGTTGGCAATATTAAAGCTGAAAAAATTGCTCAAGGAGCCCAAGTTATTTGGACTCGTGTTGCAGCGAAAAATCCTTCAGGAGTAGCTAATAGCAACACTGAAACTCAGTTATCTTGGACCGATGACTCTGGTATCGAGCTTCAATTTGTTATTGAAAGAGCCTTAGATGCAGCTTTTACCGTTGACCTTACTACATTAACTGTCGGACCAAATCAACAGAGTCTTATAGATAATGCTTTATCACATAACACTACCTATTATTATAGAATTAAAGGTGATTATCCTGCTGGGCAAGTTAGTGATTTTTCTGATGTAATTACAATTACAACCCTTAATTTAGTTGCGCCTCCAACCCCAGTGTCAGCAACAGGTACATCCAATAGCAGTATATCTCTTGCATGGATAGACAATTCTAACAACGAAGATGGATTCAAAATTGAACGATCAACTTCTGCTACAGGACCTTTTACTGAAATAGCTGATCTACCTAGTGATGCTACTAGCTACAATGATGTAGGGTTAACATATGATACGACATATCATTATAGAATCATTGGATATAATACTGATGACACAAGTGCTCCAGCTGTACTTGGTGCTACTACAACTAATGATTTACTTAGTCCAAGCGGTTTAACTGTTACACCTATTAGCAACTCTGTTATTGAGTTAAATTGGCAAGATAATACCGTTAACGAAGATGGTTTTAAAATTGCAAGAAGCACAGATGGGATAAATTATACCGACATAGATACTGTAGGTCCAGATGTTGTAACTTATACTGACACTGGTTTAACATTCAATACTACTTATCATTATCAAGTTCGTGGCTACAACACTTCTGGCGACTCAAATACAGTCGATGGTAGCGCCACAACAACAAACTCACTCTCTGCACCAACAAACTTGGTTACTACAAGCATTACAAATACTAGTATAGGGTTGCAGTGGACTGATAACTCTATCAATGAAGATGGGTTTACTATCAACGGCTTTGATGCAGATAACAGTATGCAGTCTATTGGGTCCGTAAATCTGCCAGCAGGAACGACTAGTTATACCTGGGGATCCTTAGTGACAGATAATAGTTATTCTTTTCAGGTTATAGCTACAAATTCATCAGGCAGTTCTTCAGCTCTCAGTGGCTCCTTTACTACCACGGACACTTTGTCAGACATTACTGGTTTCAGTGCTACTGCGGCATCAAACTCAACAATTTCACTGTCTTGGACTGATACATCGGACAATGAAGACGGTTTTAAAATTGCGAGAAGTACGGACGGAATAAATTATACTGACATAGACACCTTAAATTCAGGTGCCACAACTTATACTGACACTGGGTTAACATTTAATACAACCTACCACTACCAAGTTCGTAGCTTCAACACTTCTGGTGACTCAAATACAGCTACGGATAGCGCCACAACAACAAACTCACTTTCTGCACCCAGTAATTTAACTGCAGTGCCAACATCAAACACAACAATTTCACTCTCTTGGACTGATACATCGAACAATGAAGATGGATTCACCCTACAAAGAGCAACAGGTAATGGGGCATATGGACCTCTTGCTGATCTTGCTGCGAATACAACTAGTTTCTCAGATACCAATTTAACTGCTAATTATACCTATCATTATCAGATTAGAGGCTATAATTCGGACGCAACATCTAGTTTTACCACTGTAACTGTTACGACTCTAGACGATCTTACCGCTCCTACGATAACATCGGCGACCGTAGTTTCTCATGAACAGGTAGATATTAGTTTTACAGACACTAATACAAATGAAGATAGTTTTGAATTAGAATTTAGCTCTGACGGAGGTAATACTTACGCATCAGCTACAAACTCACTTACTTCGCCTCAAACTTCTGCTACATATTCACACATCGGTTTAACTCAAGCAACCACATACCAATGGAGAATAAGAGCTAAAAATACCAGCGGTGTAAGTAGTTGGTCTACCGCTGTTTCTGCTACTACTCAAGCTGGCATGAATGCTCCTCAAGTTATCTCTGCAAGCCAAGTAAACACATCGATACAAATTTCATTCCAAGATAATACTCTTATTGAAGATAGTTTTACGGTTGAAAGAAGTTCTACCTCTAGTACCGCAGGGTTTTCCAATATAGCTCATCTTGCAGCAAACAGTACATCTTATACTAATAATTATAACACTGCAGCCGCAAATTTAACTGCGGGAACCACTTATTATTATAGAGTAAAAGCTGACAGCTCTCAGTACGGAGACAGTCCATATTCTAATGTAACTGCTGTTGCATTTAATCCGCTTGCAGCAACCACTACAGCTACATCTAATTTTGTTGGTCAAAATGATTTGGGTTTTGATTTTGCTGAAACTACTGGGCAAACCATGCCTGCTGCAGGATTTTCGACTTTTCACTATGAGCTGGCGACAGATTCAAACTTTTCAAGTATAGCTAAAACAATTTCATCCCCAACACTTCTAGCTTCTGTAGCATTTTCCGACCTTAGTCCAGATACTACATATTATGCTAGGTTAAGAATTACAGGCTTGCTTGATACATCGGTAGGTTCAGCTGGTAGTTCGGGGGCTATTATTACGGACCCTTGTTCTTCGGCATCTATTTCTATAGCAGACGACGGAGACTCAACTCAAACAGTTACAGTAACTGGTGCAAGGCCAAATTCTTTAATAACTATTTCTGAATATGCTACTTCTAGTGGAATCAGAGGATCTTTTTCTACTTTAGCTGACGACGAACAGGGGGATCCCTTCTTAGGCATAATTAGATCTGCCGCACCAAATGGGGGAAAAATTACAGTTGATGGTGGCATGTTAAAATATGTAGGTTACCTTCCTCCAGCTATTGTTCCAACTTATGGTGATGGCACTAGTTGGTCATCACATTCTGCAGGAATTAATATAGGTGGCGATCCCCAATGGACCACCACAGAAGAATCATTTCTAGCAGGAGGTGGCAGTATTTATGATTCCTCAAACATACCAGCTCAATGGTCTTTTTTATATAATAATATAAATTTTTTATCAAGAAGCACAAATAAAACCAATAAAATTTTATATATCAACGACTATAAAAATGGTATATCAGGGTCTTCACCTTTTCCATATTATGGTGCTCATAAATTTTATCATGGATTTAAGTATATATCTGAACATGCTGGCTATACTTTTGAGCAACTCCCCGTTAATACAGGCGCAGGAAATACATGGCTGCATCACGATGCTATTGAGAATTTACACAGCACCACTCAACAGTGGACAGATTATTTCAACAATTATGATTTAATTATTTATGTAGGTGTTAATGGTGAGACTAATGGACATAGTTCCTCTATAGCATATCTACCACAAGCATTTATTGATGGATTCTTAAACTTCATAGATGGTGGAGGTGGGTCATATATGACTACCGACCATGCTCCTGTTTTTCCTGTAGCTATCAACCAAATTTTATCTTACTATGGAATATTTGCGACAGGAAACTTTACTAGAACTGGTTCTGATCCTGCTTATAAAATAAGCAGTATGCTAGCTGATCAAACATACATTCCCCAAGGTTGGCATCCATTATTTTCTGGACTTGATGTAAATAGCTCTATACTTGCTGGAACTTCAGAAGCTATCATAGAGTACAATACTGGTCAAGATACAACTAATTACCCAATATTGTCAACAACTTCTAACCATACCGCTGATGCTAGTGGCAATGCTACCATAACCAGCCATTCAGCTGGAGTAAGTATTGGTTATGGTGAAGTATTTGCATTTACCGCTGATGGATGTGGAGTTTCAGGCATACCTGCAGGAGCAACTACAACTTGGGAAGAGACTGGGTTAACGGAGCCTCCCACTTCTAGTGTTTCAAACAGTACCTCGTTACAGGCTGTCACAACCAATACAGGTGATACCGATGAAGATACTTATACTGACGGTGTAATTACATCTAGTGCTTATAGTTATAGGCCAGGTACCGTCAAATCAGTTGGCACAGGTCCTTATGAGCAATTCATAACTGGGGAATGGTATCATATTGCATTCTCACAAGATGACAGAAGAGTTGTAATGTGGGTTAACGGGCTCCCTGTAGCTGTTCATACTAGTTGGCACAAAGGATCGGGCTCACAGACCAATACTTATTCGCCTAGGTATAGTTACGATGCTTCTCGCTTTGGGGCCGTGAGATGGGGAGTAGGAGCCTCTCAACATTCTTCTTGGTCTATTGATAATTGCTTTAATGGTGTTATCGATCAACCCGTTTTCTTTGATTCGCCAATTTTCCAAAATGATGTTGACGAAATGTACAATGGCTCGAACGGTCTAATATCTACTGGCTGGAGTTCAGGTTTATTAAACAAAGTAAAATATAAGGCTGAATTTACTGGCGCTTTTTCAGGTTTCAATATCCCAAGTGGTGCTGCAGTTGGAACTTATGGTTACAAAAATGAACTAAACCCATCGGGTAATATTGTAGGAGCTCCTAGTGGTTTTACATTAAGAGTTTCTGGTCCAAATAGCGGGCGTCATAACAATCAAAAAGTTTTTCAAGTTGGTACAGGTAAAGTTAGTAGTTCTGGCTACCACCCATTTCAAAGCGATATGAACCTTCATAACCCTGGGCCTAATGATTATACAAAAACACAAGTTTGGGATGAATTAAATGGGTTAACTAATTATGGCAGAGGTGCCGATCCGCTATATGGTTCAACCACAAGCACTACTAAATTCAGAACGCAATTAGCATTTCCTAGTGACATGAGTGACTTGCATGTAGGAGGTAGCTGGGGCTTCTCTGCTTGGTTTAAAAGAGAAGGTGAAGGGCCAAGTAAGTCTATGGCTTTATATATGACAAATGACAGTTATTGGAATACCTACCAAAGAGGTGTAGGCTCTAATATTTTAACTTGCTACCCATACCCTTTTTCAGCTATGGCTGCGGGTAATCCCGAAACGACAATTTACCAGCATTATCGAGTTTCCGCTTAGCAGCAAACAAAAAATACTTGACATTTTAGTTTATTGATGCTACTATATGTAGCATGAATTTATTATACAAAACCAAAACTTATTTGGTTGGCCACATGCAGTATCTGAGTGGGCGAGACTGGAGGCAAGAAGTAACAAAAAAGTTATCTAAGCTTTCTATCACTTGTTTCAATCCCTACGAAAAACCTTTCATGAAAGATGTCGAAGAGGATGAAGGCTCTCGTATGCTTATGGAAAAATGGATGCAGGATGAAAATTATGAATTAGTTGCTGACAAAATGAAAACAGTCAGGGCTTATGATTTAAATCTTGTAGACAGAAGTGATTTTATTATAGCTCATCTTGTTCCAGATGTTGCAAGTTGGGGGAGCGCAGAAGAAATTGTTACAGCGGTAAGAGAAAAAAAACCAGTTTTTGTAAGCATGGAAGGTGGTAAATCAAAGGCTCCCTTATGGATGTTAGGAATGTTGCCTCATAAATATATTTATAATTCGCTTGACGAAATCATAAAAATGTTGTATGCTATTGATAATGGTACAAAAAATATTGATTCAGATAGATGGAGACTCTTGAGAAAAGAGTTTAGATAATATGGCGGATATGATTTTGTTTAATTTTTTAATAGGTCTAATTGTGGCCTTTGTTTTAATTCGTAAATACTAATACTACTATGTCAGATAAAGATAAAGAAAAGAATGAATGGGATGATCGTGAAGTCGGCGCCCTTTGGGTAAATCAAAAGCAAGATGGTACCAAATACTTAACAGGTACCATGAATGGAGAGAAAGTTATTGTCTTCAAGAATAAATATAAAGAAGAGAACGCAAAAGCTCCTGATTTTAGGATCTATAAACAGAAACCTCAAGGAGAATCTTCCTCTGCAGCTCCTGAGCCTAAAGTAGTAGAAGAACCAGACTTAATTTAAGTGTAAGTATTCTTATGAATACTAAATATGGATTAATCTGCGTCTCAAAGCATCTTCAAGAAGAAGATGCATCTTTAAACACCTTTAAAGCGATGACTCGTAAGCAGTTCGCTGCCTTATCTTCAGAGAAGGGCGAGTCAGAAGCTTTAGAGGTTTTATCTAATCAAGTTTTATCTAATCTCGAACTAACTGTTCGAATATTAGATTTCTGCAGGGCAAACGATATAGATCATTACAGACTAAACACTTCTGTGTTTGGATTGTTGGCTGATTCTTCTTTCGATATTGATTTCTCAAACTTACCGAATCAGTCTTTATTGTCTGAAGGTATAAAAAATATCGGAAGAACATCGATCACAAAAGGTGTTTCTATTTCCATTCAGCCAGATAAGTTTTGTAAGTTGATAGATTCGGATGATTCTATTGTTGAAAAATCCATAAAAGAACTTAATTTTTACTCCTGGTTCTTAGATGAAATAGGAGCTCAAGAAAATATTTCTTCCCCAATCTCCTTGCATTTAAGCTCCCAGCCTGATGCAGAAAACCACGAAGCATATTGTGATTTTGTCGATAGGTTCTATGAAAATTTTAAATTATTAGATAGCAATACTCAGAAAAGGTTAGTGCTTAAAAATGCAGACTCTGGATCTTGGAGTGCATTTGGATTATTTAAATACTTTCACGTATATTGCTACGAAGAACATGACTTCGGTTTCCCCTTGGCTTATAATAATTTATTCGACGAACTCAACCCTTCCAAAGTCGCTGGGGCCACAGTTGACCAACAAGTTAATGTGGGAGCTTTTCACGAAACTTGGAATGGAGTAGTACCTGTATTTACTTGGTCTGAATCTAAAGAGCCAGGTTCTCGTGCTCATGCTAAAGAATTATCTCAACCCATACCAGATTTTGGTTACCAGATTAAATGGGAAGTAGATGTTACAGATAAAGATATCGCCATTATTAAATTAATGGGCCCAGATGCTCCATCTAGAATGTCTGAAGATGCATTGCTTGAGATTGCTCGCAGGAAGTACAGGAAAGTTTCTGATAACTACAATGCATTGTATGAGTCAGCTAGAAGAAGTGATATAGTTTCCCAAGGTGGAGATGTTCAATTCACTAGTTCTCAATAATTTTTTTTGTTCTTTTACATTTTATGGGCGTGTTCTGGATTCGATTTAAATTGGATTGGTTCATGGCAAGCAGGAGTGCGTCTGGCTCCTAAATAAGGCGCAAATTTATACATGCAGAATCTTCTCAGCGTGTTGTAGACCTTGACTCTATTGAGCTTGGTCTCGAAATGGCAGCTTAACACCTGCCAACTCATATAATCTGACACAGATAAGAATATGTGGGTCATTTATCTGTAAAAACTGATAAATTTTTACTAGTTTTAAAAACTGCACCACTGATTATTCGGGGTCCTCAAGTTTGAGTGAATAATTAAAACGAGTAGTTGGATGTCTATATCATAACTTTAAAAAAAATAGACTAAGCTTGTAGAAGTGAACGCTTGAAGCTTTAAAGACGCGGGTTCAACTCCCGCCACGTCCACCATTTCTTTTTAAAAAAGTCTTGACTTTTAATAAAATTTGCCCTATAATGCTTTCTATTATGATTAATGTTCGCACTAAGAATTTAGAAAAAGGATCAAATCCTTATTTTGTTGTAACACGCGGAGGTCGCAGGGTAGAAGAGAAAAATTATACCACGCAACCTGAGGCAGAATTAAGGGCTGCCAAACTTGTATCTATGGTGAGCAAGTATAGTCCTCACGAAAAAAATAATATCTCTATCGTTCGCACATCGGAGCCTTATAGGATTAGATAATGGAAATAAAATATAAAAAATTACATCAGTTGGCTCAACCCCCAGCTAGAGCTAATGATTCTGACGCAGGGTTTGACTTAACTGCTATTTCTTTAGAATACCCCTCTGATGGAGACTCAAGTCTTTATGTTCAAGCTAGGACTGGTATTTCCTTCGAGATACCAAAGGGTTATGTAGGTTTAGTTTTTCCTAGATCTAGCATATCTAAAACCAGACATTCATTAAGAAATGCTGTTGGAGTTATAGATAGTGGCTATAGAGGAGAAGTCATGTTAAGGTTTTCTCATGATCAAACCACTACAGGATACCAACAAGGAGATAAGATTGGTCAAATAGTTTTTATTAAATTACCAAAAATAGAAATGTTAGAGTCGGAAAATTTGTCTAATTCAGACAGAGGTCAAGGCGGCTTTGGCAGTACAGGAAGATAAATATGAATAATACATACTTTATAAATTATGCTTTAAATAAGTTTTGCCCATATGTCATAATCGCAATTCTTTTATTTTACAATTCAGGCTTGGATATATATAGAGCTGCTGGAATTATCTTGGCTTGCTTTTTTGTTGATAAGTTCTCTTTTAAAACTGGCTACAGTGTTGCCTATTGCGAAACAAATAATATAAACTTAAATGATTAAATCAATTATCAACAAATACCACGATCTTAGATCGAAATTATTCACTAACAAATATTATATTGTTTACAAAAACAATAACAACAAAACAAAAACATATCTCATAGGGAATATAAATCTATACAATTCTTTCGGAAATAAGAATGAGCATAGAGATAACGCAGGTTTTAAGGCTTACTGTTTTGCAAGAAAATCAGTTAGATCTTTTAGACATGACAGGATTTTGTCTATTACTAAAAAGTAAAATTTGAATTTTTTATTTGAAATTTTACTCGTTACTTGTATTATATACTTAAGTTATACAATATATTTTTTAAAGAAAAAACAATCTAACGCCGATCTCTTAGAAAAACAAAACAATTTTTTAAGAAATCAATTTCAAGAATCTCAAGAATACCTCAGTAAACAGCAAAAATCTATAGAAGATTACAGGCGAGAATTACAATATAAAGAATCATATTTAATTCAAACTAATAAAGACCTAGAAGAAGAACTTGCTGAAAAAACTGAGAAACTTAAAAAAATAACACACCAAAAAAAGAGTAGCGAAGTTCGGCTTGGTCATATAGCTGAAACATTAGCTCCTTTTTTAGATCAGTTTGATTTTGAACCCGAACAGTGTAGCTTCCTTGGTAAACCAATCGATTATATTTCGTTTGGTGAAGACGAGATAACTTTTATAGAAGTTAAAAGCGGTAAAAGCCAACTCAACACTAAGCAGCGTCACATAAGGGATCAAGTTAAAGCTAACCTAGTAAACTGGAAAGAAATTAGAATATCATGAATCTTAGAAGTAGAAAATTAATCTTTGCTGCAATTGTTTTTGCACTTGCAACATTAGCACTTTTTTTAGGTAGAGCCGACTTTGCGGGTTGGAGTGAATTAGCCATGTGGATTTTTGGCATTTACTCTTTCGGAAATGTAGGTGAACACTTAACAAAAAGTATCAAATCCAAATAAATTATTATGAAGACTAAATTATTGTCATTATTCTCAGCCTTCGGGCTTATTACTAACGCCGCCTTAGCTAGTTCAGCAAGTATTGGCTATGCTTCCGATTTTTTCTATCGGGGAGAGCAGAAAGCCCTTGAGTCATTTCAGTCCAAGATCGATTTCGATACAAATATTCTTGGGCTTGACACACTGCTTCATGCATGCACTAACCAATCTGTAGACCAAGGCGCTGATAGCTATGGCCTTTCCGCTGCAGCTGGAAAATCTTTCTCTGATGGATTGATCGCTTTTTATGGTGGTTTTAGTCATTACGAGGATGTTCCTGGAGAAGCTTTGTCTGAAGTTTTTGTAAAAGCTACTTCCAACATCATCTTGAATCCTTCGGTAACTATTTACAGGAATGTAGATGACGAACTCTTTACCTACGAAGGCGGACTCTCTCATAGTTTTGATCTTAAGAGTGTTTCTCTTGATGTGGACGCCTCAATTGGTAACACTGAGGTTACTGAGTCAGATGAACGCACTTATTATTCTGTTGGTGCAGGGCTTGCTCGCCAAATTGGAGCAGGTGTAGACCTTGGTTTGTCTGTTGACCTCATTGATTCTGACGATATCGAGCGTGAATTCGTTTTTGGCGGTGCTTTAACCTTTCAATTCTAACTTAACCCCTAATATATAAATAAATATGAAGGATACATTACAAAAAATTAGTTGCGCAATCAAAGGTATTGCCGCTACCCTACTTAGCGTCCTTGGGCTCCTCGTTGTAGTCCAAGCAGTGTTTGGAGCTTCTGCTCCTGTGAATGTAATCGGTAATCTACAAGGCCTACTTGAAGGTTTTGTGGGAACTGGAGCTAATTTCACTTCTTTTATCACTTTGGTACTTGTGGTTGCTTTAATCGGCAAACTCAGTTGCGACGGAGGCCAATGTTCTAAGGATAAATAATCGTTTTTATCCTTGACTTTTAAGAGAGGGGCGACTATAATGGTCGTCCCTCTTTTTTTATATATATGAAAGTTTTATCTTTATTCGCAAATGTAGGTTTTGGTGAGTTCTTCTTGAAAGAGAACGGTTTTGATGTTGTGGTCATGAATGAACTACTCCAAGATCGAGTAGACTTTTATAATGATTTTTACGAAGATTCCACAAGCACTATTTGTGGGGATATTTGTAAAGAAGACGTTAGAAATAGTATTATAGACGCGTCTAAAAAATCTGGGCCAATAGATTTAATTATGGCAACCCCTCCTTGTCAAGGAATGAGCATTGCTAATGCCCAAAGAGCAACAGACGATGTTAGGAATAAATTAATTATTTATGCTATGGATATATTTAATCAACTGAAACCTAAATACATGTTGATAGAAAATGTTCCAGCAATGCCAAACACATATATAAATCACGAAGATAGCCCTATTAAAATTATAGATTTTATAAATAAAATAATACCTTCAAATTATAACTGTAAAGTAAAAGTTCTGAATGGTAAACATTTTGGTACAGCCCAATCTAGAAGCAGAAGCATTTGCTTGATATCAGAAAACGGCTTATGGGAACACCCTAAAGCTGATTCTGGTATTTTAAAAGTAAAAGATGTCATAGGTGACACTAACCAATTTCCTTCTCTGGAGAGTGGGGAGCAATCAAAATATCCTTGGCACTTTGCATCTAAACACAACTCTAATCATATAACATGGATGAGCCATACTCCAGAGGGGCAAACAGCTTTCGACAATAAAGTTCATTTTCCACACATCATAGAAGGCGGGAAGAAGAGGATGATTAAAGGTTTCAAGACAACATACAAAAGAATTTCATGGAACGATCCGTCCCCTACAGTCACTATGACTAATGGGTCTATATCAAGCCAGAACAATGTGCATCCAGGTTTACCTTTACGTGATGGAACTCAATCCGATGCTAGAGTTTTATCTGTGCGTGAATTACTTGCTCTGTGCGGGCTACCAAGCAATTGCTTAGATAAATTTGCGACAAAGCAGGATGATGGAACATTTAAATATAAATACAGTCAAAATTTCATAAGAAAAGTATTAGGCGAACTTTTTTTACCTAAGATGTGTTTATCTTTACTGCAGTCTATACCTAAAAAACGCAAAGCCTAAAAAATTTTCCAAACGCTAACTTGAAAAATAGTGGACTATATATTATAATATTTTATGAGCGATGATGATTTTTACATAAGTGGACCCAAAGATTACGATGAAGAAACAGATTCTTTTCGTATGGATCTAGACAATTTAGTATATAGATACATAGATGAGTATAATTTAAATACAATAACAATGATTGGGGCTCTGCAGGAGAAAATTGAAGAGCTTTGCGGTGAGGGTAATGTTGAGTTTGAAAGCGATATAGATTTAGATGAAGAATAAATTAATTGGAATATCAGGCTTTGCTCGTTCTGGCAAAGATACTTTTTATCAATGCTGCAAAGAAGTTCTTACTGACCCTAACGATTCAGTAGTGCGTTATTCCTTTGCCGATGCTTTAAAAGAAGAGCTAGATGATCTTTTGCTTAAGCATACAGGCATATCTGCTTTCGCTACAAAGGATTCAGAAAAAAAAATAATAAGACCACTTCTTGTAACTTATGGTACAGAAATAAGAAGAAAACTAAACCCTAATTGCTGGATAGACAAAATTAACTTTGGGGTAGATTATAACTTACAGAATGATAAATATGTTTTTATTACTGATGTCAGGTTCTTGAACGAAGCTCAATGGATTAAATCTAAAGGCGGGGCATTAATTAATATGCGCAGAGAAGGGATTGGGCCAGCAAACAAGGATGAGTCAGAACAGTATGAATTATTTAAAAGCTTCATTGATTACCAAATATCTTGGCCAACATTCGATGAAGACTTCCCCTCTAAGTGTGTGGGCCATATTTTGCAATCTGGTTTCTTTGAAAAATCAGATATCAAAAAAAATTTCCAAACTGAACCAGCCAAATAGTGGACTATACATGAAATCAAACCCTCAAACAAAATACTCAAAAACGCAAAAAGGAAAACAAGCCCAAAAGAAAGCTCAAAAAAAGTACGATGAAGATAATCTTGAGAAAAGAAGGGCTCAAAAACGAGATTACATGCGTAGAAAAAGAATAGAAGACCCATCTTATTGTAAGTGGAAATGAGTAAGAAAAAAACAAATACCAAAGCCTCAAAGCCTCAAAATGGAAAAGGGGACTCTCCTAGAAATATATTTTCTAAAGATTATAAAAAAAATTACGATAAAATAAATTGGAAAAAGAAAAAGTCTTGACAATACTGCGTCATATATGATATACTTTGCTCATGCCTAAAAAAGAACCTATTAAATACTCTTACGATCAATACTGGAATATTCAGTATACAGAAGTATATACTGACGATACCGAAAGAGATTACAAAGTTATCATAAAGGCCATGTCCTCCGTTTTAGCTAAAAAAATCTTACTCAAAAAGGTGAAAGAAGATAATGCTCGACATAAGATCAAAGCATACACCTGCAATTTATTAAAAGTTAATTCTACTATAAATAATCTAAAACTAACAGTATTGGATTGGGAGCATATTCACAAGTGTGCTTTCCCAAATAGTGCTAATATTTTGTTTAAATTTTTAAAAGCGAGACCTAAAGGGTATACAAATCGTTTTGGGTCTCAAAAAAGTCCTAAGAATTTTTATTTCAAAGATAACCATTCTAAGTTTGAAGTTTATTCTCCATCAGAAGAAAAAAAGCCTTACATGATTTACGATGGCAAGTGGAAGCCTTGGCCAAAAAAAGAGCGCGATGCTTTAAGGGATAAAATAAAATTAGCTTTATCCTTTTGTAATAATAATAGGACAGAGGCTGCTTCTCATGTTGGGGTTAGCCCAAGGTATTTGAGAAAATTGATGAAGACTAAATTCGTAGAGGTAAATTGGTCCAAAGATTTCCCGCCTCCTGTTAGTAAATTTCATAACTATGCTGGTTCAGAGGTTAAACGCAAAGCTTCTCTTTCTAAATATTACAAAAAAACTAAAGAAGAAAAAGACAAACTTCTTAGGCCAAAAGTTTTAGAACTAAAAAATAAAGGTTACAGCAACAATAAAATAGCCACAGAATTATGTACCTCCAAAAGAATAGTCAAGAGATGTTTAAATTATGAATCAAATTGAATTAAATAAAGAATTCGACAAATGGCTCGTTGATTACCAAGATGATCTAGCGAGAATTATTGGAAAGCATAGGTTCTCTAACCATTTATTAGGTCACTCAGAAGTTTTATCTGAAGTTAATAGAGCCTTAGTTAGAGACAGGCAGAAACTAATAGAAAAAAAAGGGGTTATCGATTTTAATAACTTTAAAAAAATAGCATATTCTTATGCTAGAAATTATATCAAATGGACTGCCGATGGATGCACCCCAAAAGACAAAAAATATTCCAACTTAAAGGTAGATACTCATGCTGGTACTGGGCCTGAAGAGACAACATATTTTGAATTAATATGCTCTACCCAAGCAGAAGAAGATCCAGAGTTCAAAAAACTAGACGCTAGCCAAAGATATGAAAATTTAAAAAAATGGATTTTTGATTACAGCCACTTTCTATCTGAGAGGCAAAAAGTTGTTCTTGAATTTGTTATGAAAGGCAACACGTTTGATGAAGTAGGTGATGCTATAGGCATTACTCACCAAGCTATATCCGTTTGCGTCCAAGAAATAAATGAGAGAATATCCTGTCACATTAAAAAGGGGTCAATATCTAAGTCTGAAGATACCGTAATTAAAGAAGGCATGGCTTCTGTTAATTATTTATTCGGCCCAAAACGTGCAAAGTACAGGTCGAAGTTTAATACTTCATTGAAATCAACTGCATAGCCCTCATGGCAACTGACTTAATTTGCTCCCAAAGCTGTAAAATAATCTCAGAAGACGTCGAGAACTTGCCTTTTAGTTTGGCGTATTTGCATGAAATCATAATAAATAATTCACGAACCTTTAATATGGGTGCAATTATGACAGAGTGGAGGCATTTCTGCCCAGAGTTCAAGCATATTGCAAGTTTAGCTTTAAAAATAATAAATTCTTTTGGCGACAAAATAAGCGACACATCTTTAAATAAATTCGGAGATGATATTAAATATAATAATTTAATACAGCATTGCAATAATAGTGAATTCGCTCTTGAGGTAAATTCTCTCTGGGCTCAGTATTATCCTGTTGGGGCGTTTCAGTCCTCGCATAGTCATTTGCCTTGTCATTGGTCTTTTGTTTTTTTTGTTAACTGCCCAGAAGGTTCCTCGCCTTTAGTTTTTGGGGAAGAAGACTTATCTATCAAGCCTGTTCCTGGAAAAATGCTGGTTTTTCCATCTTGGGTACGCCACCATGTTCCTCACAATGATGGGGAAAACAGAAGCATTGTTGCTGGGAATTTTATGTATCTCCCTAAATATTTAGTTGAAAAACGTCCACTTTCTCGTATAATATATTTATCATGACAGATCAAGAAATCGAAAAGATTACAGTTACTATTGCTAATGAGTTTTTAAACTCATTTAATTTAAACGGGCTCGTAGCAGCCGCAAAGCATTACAGCATTCATTTGGCTAGAGAAAGAGTAGAGACTCTAGGAGAAGAAGAGCTTAAAAAAATTATGTCTGAAATTCTTGAACGTGAAAAAGAAGCAGCTGAAAAGGGCGAAACTAGTGAACCGCGTGTAACTACTAGTGTAAACCCTGAAGCTCAATGAGAAACTTTTTCACAACAAATAAACCACTAGAATCTAAAAAAATTCCACACAGCGGGCCTTCCGAGCCTCAACCAGACGAAGAACCCGAAAACGAAGAGTCGGCAGAACCACAAGAATCTGACTCTTAGTATTTGTCATGTCGTTTACTAAGATTAGCGATTTAGTTCAGGCTGCTCCTGCGCCTACAGATTTCGTACCCTATTCAACTTCTGCGACACCTCATGTCACTAAGAAATGTTTAGTATCTGACTTAGTCTCGGCTGCATTTGGTGGCGGAGGCGGAGGCGGAGGTGGCATTAATTTTGGCACAACACCAACTGTTAATGGTCAGCCTGTTTTATCGCTTCCAACTAGTTCTAATGATGGCGAGCATTTAATTTACGAAGGTCTGGGAACTACGGATGTAAAAAATAAAAAGCTTTTAATTAAAGCTGCAGCGTCTCCTACTACTAACCAATTAAATTTTAGTCAATTCTCTAATCTTGAGAGAATCAATGCTAGTTTTGGTGATATTCTTGCTAATTTCTATCGTTTTTCTTATACTAGCAGTACTAATGATCATCGCATAGATGTAATAGGCAACCATGGCGGCAGAGAGAGAAATGATGGTAATAACGAAGAAGGTACATGGTCCTTAAATAGTAGTAATGAGATCAGTCAGACAATTAATTCTATTAGTACTATTGGTTTTGCGAGTATAGATTCATTTGATACTTATGACGCAATGATTGTTGCCAAGTCTACTGGTCGCGATGATGATATCATAGGTTGGGTCATAGCCCTAAATCGAGGAGCTCCCAATGATCCTGCCGCTCAAACCCCCTTTGATTCTTACATTAGTGTTCATAGAGCTCTTAATACTGGCTCAGGCAGTTGGTCTGGTATTCGTGTGGAATATAATTATGGTTTACCTGGGGCTAAAACTTTATTTAATATCCAAACAGGTTTTTCAGATGCTTTCGCTAATTCCGCAGGCGGAGCTGGCTGGAGCGGCTATGCTGGCTGCCCTCTTAAAATAGAAAGAAGACCTGATTATGTTAAAATTTGGGCTATTGACAACTTAAGTAATGCTCCAGCTTGGGATGACGCTGCATGGGGAACTGAACTTTGCACGATAGATTTAACAACTGACTCAGACTTAACTCAATTTCAAACCCCAACTAACTGGGGGCTCATGGCTCAATCTCAAGGTCTTTGTAGTTGGGGTGATTTATTTTTAAATGCTCCTGCGACAGCTGCGTCTACAACTACTGCCGCCCCTGACCCTGCATTAAATAATTATGTGTTTGATATTGAGTCTAACACTACATGGGTTTACAGGAACGGCTCTTGGCAAGTTGACCCTGCTAGAAGTATTCATGATTTTGTAGATAGTGGCCAATTACTTTACGACACCACAAGTAAAACTTTATCAATTAAAGATTCGGGGACTATTACTAAATTAATATCCCCAAGACCTACATTTGATCTTAGATCTGCCAACTTTACTGTAGAGTATTCTCAAGCTAATAATATAATCAGGGCTGATGCAGGTTGTAATGTTATATCTTTAAATGGTCAATATGGTGCAGGCTTTGAATGTACAATTTTAAATCTTTCTGGAGTCACCTTAACATTAAGAAGCGCTGGGGTCTCAAGGTTTAACTCCGAGACTAGTGTAAGAGACATTGCTATGGCTAACAACCAAATCGCAAGGGTTTTAGGTAATGGATTAAATAATGGGCAGAATGCATCTGTCCAAATAACAAGTTTATCTTAATTTTTTTCTTGATATTATTATTATAATGTGGTATATTATACCACATGAAGATTAGTAAGGAACTTAAACACGCCACTTTTGAGTGGGACGAGGAGCGAAAAGTATTCATCCTCCATAACCATGACGGCACAGAAGGTATTATTGAATTAAATAAAACCTATGCTTTCGCCTTTGTTCGCTTTCTTGTGCGTATAGCTCAACGTAATTGGTTTAGGAACAAGACTGTGCCAAATAAAGTTAAAAGTACAGAGCCTTTAGATGATATTGAAGAACACGAACGCGAACACGAACGCGAAGACGAAAGCCAAATGGCTTTTTTATAAAATATGAACGGAAAAGTGCCAAATAAAGTAGATATAGTTTATGCGACAGAACATGAAGAATTTTTTTATAAAGATTCTGATATTGTTGTCGGAGAAGGGATGCCAATAGGAGTTGATGTAGATCAAGGTGACTTGGTTCACTTGGTTTTGTTTGAAGATATTTATTGGAATCCTACCGATGAATGAAAAATTATTCGAATATAGGATAAAATACAATGCGGGTTCCGAACACTCAGCTATCGATAGTTATCATTACTACATGGCTGAAACTGCGGGTCAAGCATTCCATTTCCACATAGAGACTATTAAGCATAAAAAAACTTGGGTTCAAAACATTAGCATTGAAAAATATAATCCATATTCCCAAAAATGGGAAGACAGGTCTAAAATAATTGATGAATACGAGTCAATTTACTATCAATAAGAATGCAAATAAATTCTGATCAAATAATTTATTCCGAACACGGCTATGATGAATGCTTTGAATATATTAATTCTAGTGGTCGAGTTCCCGAAGGGATTGCGGTGGGTTATATTCTCATATCCAAAGTCTTAAAGCAAGAAACATTTTATTTATTTAATGATATAAAATATAGTGAATATGACCATGATTATTGGGATAATTACGAATTAGAACACGACATAGATAGGATTATTCTACCATGATAAGCAAAAATATGAACGAAGATTTGCCAAATAATAAAGATTCTACTCATTTGCAAAAACTTTTAAATATTATATATAATGAACCTAATTACTATCCAGGTTCTTTTCATAAAAACAGTAACCTTAAAGAATTAGTTAATATTGCTCACCAAGTCTTGTTTTCAGAAAACAACAATTCAATTTCAATTATAATTGATCGAAATAAGAACAATAGTATTGACATCACAATAGATACCATCAAGTGAGCGACCTCAAAAACAGAATAAATAATTCAATATGCTATGAGGATAAAATTTCAATGGTTCACAGACCTTTACTCTGTAAAGCTAAATCTAAAATATTCAACAAACAAGATGCTGAAGATGTAGTTCAAAACACTTTAAATATAATTATTAATAAACAATCTGATTATAAGGATGGTGGAAATTTTTATGGATGGGCGTTCTCAATATTGCATTGGCAAATAATGGGTTATTTAACAGCAAAAAAACGCAATAAAGAACACGAAAATTATTCAGAAGATTCATTTGCTCACTCCCTCCATCATGTTGAAAGCAAAATGCCTTTTGATTCTATATTAAAACGAGAATTACACGAAGAGCAGATGAAGATTTTGCATGAAATTAAAAATAAATTAATGCCTCCGCGTGAAAAAGAATTTTTTGAATACCAACTTAAAGGTTGGTCTAAAGCAGACATTGTTTACGCAATGAAATTAACCAAGGATTCCCAATTTTATACATATAAAAGAAGGGTTATCCAAAGACTAAAAAACAACTCGAAATTATACAAATAAATGATGATCACGATAGAAGATGCTAATGAAGAAATTTACCATATAAATCCCAAGCAGGTGGTGTATGTTAAAGAAAGGGTTCATATGGGGAAGCAAATGTATAAAATAATGATGACAAACGGGGAAGCCTTAATGACCCAAAACGAACACGGGGCAAGATGCATTATAGAATCAATCAAAAGTAAGCAAAAACAAAAAAAATCGTGAACAAAAGGCGTCTAAATAATAGGAGCATTAAAGACGACATAATTAAACTCCGCAAAAAAGGAAAGACTTACAATGAAATATCAAAGACACTTCAATGCTCGAAGTCTGTAATAAGTTATCATTGTGGAAAAGATGGAACAGAAAAAGAGCGGGTTAAAAATTTTACAAAAAATCGCAATCCTTTATGTAAAAAAGTTTCTAATTTCAGAACTAGATGCTCTAGGGCTAATTACAAAGCACTCCAATCTAAATTTAGAACATTTAAACGTAAGCCTTGTAAATCGGGCAATCATACAAATACGATTGTTAATAGTATAAATAAAAATTACACCTGCAAAGATGTAATAAATAAGCTAGGAGAAAACCCCGTCTGCTATCTAACTGGAGAAAAAATTGATTTAAATAAACCTTCAACGTATAATTTAGATCATATAGTTCCAAGTTCAAAAGGCGGGACTAATGACCTTAGTAATCTTGGAGTTTGTTTAAGGGAAGCTAATTTTGCTAAAGGAGACTTGAGTGTTGATGAATTATTTATTTTATGCCAAAAAATACTTACATACAGGGATAAATGCAAAGAATAGGTTATCATATTTTTTCTTCAAATGGAGCTGACGATGTCTTTGAATCGTTCTACGATAAATTAGAAGATTTTCACAAATTATATGTTGATAAATTATTAATATATAGCGCTATATCTATTGATTCTAATTTAAAAGTTAGCGAAAGTGTTAGAATTAGCGATAATATTGATTATGATTTTATTGATTTATTAAATAAAGAATTAAAGCACGCTAAACCTATTATAGAGGTAGAGCATATTATTTTGGGTGATTTGGATTGCTCTATAAATTTTTTTCATGTCAGAGGGGGGGATGTTGAGGGGTTCTATATATCTGAAATAACCGCAGACATGGAAGACCCGACACGTACTCATTACCAACTTTTTAATTTAAAACATACGGATTTATATGATTTAAATAATCATTGGCATATATTTCCTGAAGATACTTGACTCAGGCTTCCGCAATGTGTAACATATAATGTGAGATTTTTATTTATTATTTTAATGGTTTGTTTTGGATGTCAGACTAAACAAATAAATAAATCACCCAAACCGATAGATACTGAATTTAAAGAAGTAGATAGGGATTGGGAATATCTTTATGCTTTAGAGTTAATGAGGGCGTTAGAGAATGATGATGATGTTGCGTTTCATTTTTTTTGGATACATTATTTAAAAGCAAGGGACGAAAATAAGGTAAAAATACTTGATAAAAGTGACTCTTCACAATAATATATAAATATATTATTACGCCACCTTAGCTCAGTTGGTAGAGCGCCTCACTTGTAATGAGGATGTCGTCAGTTCGACTCTGACAGGTGGCTCCAGTTTTTTTTGTTTGACAAAGTTTCAGTTTTTTGCAATGATTGCATATTATGAATACTGAACACATCAAACTCACAGACTTATGGCATAATCGCCAATATACTCAAGTAGGTAATATTATTAACAAGGAAGATTGGAGTCGCAAAGAAGTTGCGAATTTCTGTTCTTACTTCGCCAAATATGTAGGCTTATCGGAATTGGAGATTCTTCACAAATTTCTTTAATGGATAAATTAAAACTTGCTTGGGATACTTTTGATTTTTTTACTTTAGAATGCTCAAACCAAGAAAAGAAACACACAGATTGCATCTCAACATTAAGTAATTTCTTTGATAAAAATAACTTTCCTTCAAGAGCGCAGAGGAAAAGAATGAAGAAAAAACTTTATTCTTCTTGCGATTATTTAATTGTTTTATATAAAAAACAATCAGATGCTTTAGATGAGTTGGTTACTTTGCATAGAGACTTGGTAGATATACCTGCCGAAAGAGAGGTTGACATCGAAAGTCTTTTGTCTTTAAAAAATGTGACCTGCACTTTGATCCATCAGATTAATAAACAAAAATCTGAATTCGATGACGTTTTGGGTTGACATTTATTATTTATCTGTTTAATGTCACATTATTATGAATAGAGGAAGACCAAAGGGTTATAGCCCATATATTGAAATTAGTTATGAAGAACTTGGCGATTGGGTAGGTCGCAAAACAAAAGTTGTCGTATGTAAGAAATGGCTTGACGCCTTGACAGGACAAGACTATGTTAGCCCCATACCCTTAGAACCACAATCTAAGGTTATCGATTTAAATAAGGAGGAAACTCCTAAGATAGAATATAAAATTACAAAATTTGATTAAAATGAATTATTTTCCCGATTTAGTAGGACAAGTAGCTGTTAAGAAAAAATTATCTTTTTATCTTGATGCTTTCCACAAAACATCTCAAGCGCCATTTCTATTAATGGCGGGTGCTAAAGGTTTAGGTAAAACAGAGTTTGCAAAAGCATTTGCTAAAAACCTCTACAACCAAGATGGAGAGAAGAGGGCTTTTATAGAGTTAAATTGCTCAACAATTAAGAATAATGAGCAGTTTTTTGAGCAAATTTTCTTACCTCTTATAGCTGACAATGAGGTGACCATCTTGTTCGATGAGTGCCATGCTTTGCCTACGGATTTGACAATGGCATTCTTAACTATCTTTAATGCAGAGGCTAACTCTCGTAAAAATTTTGAGTGGAACGGGATGAACTTTGAATTCAACTTTATGCAACAAACTTTTATTTTTGCAACAACCGAAACTGATAAAATTTTTCCTCCATTAAAAGACAGACTCACAAACATTGATTTTGAACCTTACGATGAAGAAGAGCTTTCAGAAATTGTTGAGCTTTGCTCGCCCGATGTCGATTTTGAAGAAGGTTGCATACAAGAGGTTGCTACAACTATACGTGGAAATGCTCGTAGTGCAGTCAAAAGAGCTAAAGAGATTGCATTGTATTGTGGGGCGAATGAGTCAAATCAATTTTCATTAGACAACTTTAGAGACTTACAAGACAAGGTGGGCATTTTACCATTCGGTCTTAGTCATATAGAAAAACAAATTCTTAAATTTCTTAAACAAGTAAATGAGTCTACCTTAACAGGCATATCTGCTAAAGTTGGTTTAAGCAAAACTGCTTTACAGAGAGATCATGAACTTTATTTATTAAATAAAAACTTGATTGAAATTGATGGTAAGAGAAAAATTACTCGTTTCGGTCGCAAAGTATGTGAGGTATTATAATGGACACAAAAGACATAGATTACATAATTAAACAGACTCTTATAGAGGCATCGTTACATCACGAAGAAGACAGACAAAGGTACTATAATGGTATCTTGAGTTTAGCCAATTATGCAAAACATTTAGAGCATAAAATAAGGGAATTTATCATAGAAATAAACAGAGACCCATTATAATTTTTAAATTTTTAAAATTGTTGTTGACTTTTTCAAAAAACTTATTTAACATACCAACCATTATGAATAATACAGATTCCGAACTTCGCATATTAGAATTAAAAAAAGAACTTTTAGAAGTAGAGTTGCAGAAACTTCGTCTTGAAAAACAAATTGGTGAAAGCAACCCAACTACTGATATTGATATTACAGATGTCTCAAATAAGGTTCAATCCATCAAAGAAGAATCTGAGATCAAGCACGAAGATTCAACTCCAAAAACTAATTCTCCTGCCAAGGTTACTAGGAATAGAAGTGAAGCTCCATCTTATGATGGTTGCTTGAGCTTACAAGAATGCACGGCGTACTTGGGTATTGCAAAAGGTTCTACTAATTTAGTAAATAAAATCGCAAAGGCATTTAATATTCCCTCAACTATTAGGCATGGTCGCAAATATTTGAAGGTGACAAAAAGGCAGTTTGGTGAGCATTACAAATCATACATGGTGAAAATTGGTAAACCTCCTCGCGTTAAGAGATTACCTCCAAACCACTATTCCTTAAAAGAAATATGCTCATGGTTAAACGTGAAACCAAGTCATGCTCCTGTTGGAAGGTTATTGGGTGGAGATTGCTCTAAATTAAAAAGAGTCTCTTATAAAGGGGAAACTTACTTTTACATAGAAGACAAGCAAAAAGTTCTCGATGAATACTACAAAGGCATTGAGGAAAAAGAGAGACAAATTTCTACTACTGCGTATTTAAATTTCCATAGAGGGATCAAAGAAATACAAGGAAATCGTTTAACTTTTACAGACATCATGAGCATTATTAGAAAGGAAGAAGGTCGTTGTAGTCGCAACTATGTAGAAAAGTTTGTTAATTGGATGGATTTGGGCGATAAAATTGATCCGCACTATCATCCAAATACAGATAAGTTAAAATTAAACTTTTACGATATTACGGAGTCTTTTGTTGTGCAGAGGCACAAGGAATACATACATCATTTGTATGGAGATATGTTCGATAATCCAACTGATGCTTCTCAATCAGAAATAGAATTTGAAGGCAAAAATAATGAGTCAATTTTTTCTGATGATTACCCTTGGTCTGTGCATGGAAATCCTATGGATTTGAAATTAGACAAGAATTCTCTTGACAATATTGATGACTTGGATTACGATTGCATCATTACTTTTACTAAAGACAACCAACCATTATCGGTTAAAGTGTCTTCTCTCAGCAAATCATGCCAACAGGCAGTTTTAAATTACGTCAATCACCAATAATATTTATTACTTATAATTATGACAGAACAAGAATTATCATTACATTTTGCTAAATTAAGCGCATCTTGCAAAAACGAGCAAGACTTTTGGGATAAGATCATTAAACCTTATGGTTTAAATAAAGCCTCCACCAATATCGAGGGCAACTTAGTTGAGTGGAAATTTTTTGGCGATGATCCTGGGAACGCTAGTAGTGTTACATCTGCAAATAAGGTTGCTTTACTTGCATTGATCGAGAAAATAATTAACTCTCAAGATGCGGTAATGATGAAGTATTGCTTGCAAGAGGGGATAGACCCTACGTCTAAGTATGCTCCACAAAGTGTCGCAAAAGCAATGGAGAGGTATTTCGGGGCTTCTGATTGGGCTGATTTGGCAGAAGAAAAAATTAAGTCGATTCAAGAGACATTAGTGGTTATGGAAAATGCTAAGATCAACGAGAAAAGCCCAAACCCAACGATCAGTTTTCTCGACAAAGGTTGTGGTGTAGCTCATTGTGATTTTGAAAATACATTTCTTTCGACAGGAGATAGCATCAAAGACGATAAACCTTTTCTTTCGGGTCAGTTTTCAAGAGGTGGATTAGGTGGATTTAATTTTGGAGAGGGACACTCCATCAACACGATCATGAGTAAACCTGCCCCTTCTTGCTATGATGAAAGCAAGCCTCATGCTGACCATTGGAGTTTTGTGCCGATCATGAAGTTAGCTCCTAGCGAATTGATGAGTTGGGGTATTACAAATAAAACTTCCACCAAAAAATTTGCTTTAGTTTACTTGACTATAAATGGTAAAGTGCCCCATTTTTCATCAGAATCCTTGGATGTGTCCATGGGTGATGTTGCTGTTGGTCATGTCAAGTTAAAAAAGTATGGCTTCGACTCAATGGAGTATGGAACTTGGATTCGTTTGTTTGACTTTAACATTAATGAGAAATTGCAATCAGTTTCGGGTACGGCTAAACCAAATTTGAAAGAAAATGCAAAACTCGCTAGTGCAGTTAAATTCATGACTCCATTCAATTCTGTACCAATTAATATGATCCAACCTCTTTACAACAAAGAAAAATCGGGCAAGATGCACGGAGATGATTTAACTGCGTATTGTGGTCTTGAGGCTCATTTGAATCCTAATCATAGTATTGGTAGGTATGGCAATCAAAATCACAGGTATCTTTCTGAATATCCAATTTCTCTCCAAACTGAGTATGGTGAAGTGACAGGTAAATTCTACTTCTTTAAAGAATGGGTAGGTAAGAATAGCAAAGGCTTCTTAGAAGGTTTAGGTGGAGTGGGTTGGAAACTCGGAACTCAATGGCAATGGGTTGAACCTAAAAGCTCCTTAAATAAGGATTGGGAGTTTGGTATTTTATCTGATTACACGATAGGTTATATTGATTTAAATGGATTGACCTTGGATGCAAAAGCTGAGATGCACTCTGTTGACAGAGAGACATTGAGGGGTAGTTTCTTTGATTCTGTAAGGAAAAGAATCATCGAATCTGTTAAAAGTTCAAAGCAAAAGCATGATGCCTTGGAATATCATCAATCATTGGTTTTTAAAGAAACCAAGGAGAAAAACGATTTGTTTCAAAAATTCTTCGCTCAAGCTAAAAAGTCTTTAGGTAAGACCAAGGGAAAAACCCCCAAAACTTGCACAGATACTAATGGTCTTTTTGGTGGAGATTGTGGTGCAGATGATTCCAATAAGAAATTAAAAGCCTTATTGACCGAAATGCACTTGATTACTAAAAATTTTAGTGCCTCTACTGAATACGAAGGTGTTCGCAAGGAGATTGATCTAAATGCTAATACTTTTCATATCCAAGTCAATAGTGATGCAAAGCAGTCTTTCTACGAAAAGCATGGTATCGGATTTGAGTTCCATGTTGCAGGGTTAGACTCTGAAGATTGGTCTTCGTTAGAGAATGTATGTTGGAATGCTAATGAGGAAGGGATAGTAACATTTAATGTGGTGAGGGATGCTAAATGCTCTGCAATGGATGCGTTTAAGTGTAGAATCTCTATCTTTCCAAATGCCTCAAGCAAGCATCACTTCGATACATTTGAGTTTGAGTTTGAATGTCAAAATGTTTTACGTGAATCTAAAATTGGGAGCAAAAAATCCTCAAATAACCCTAAACCTAGAAAGAGAAATACTACTAGGTCTAATGATGGTGATTTTGACTTGCACCCGATCAAGGAAGATCAATGTTCTAAATTTGAGGTTCTTAGGTTGGTTAATTGCGATCAAGAGTCTGGAATTGATCCAATTAGAATGTCTAGTAACGATCTTATTGGCTTTGAGTCTAATGGTGATGATAGAAGGTATGTTTTGAATTTGGATCATGTTAGTGTTAAATCCATGAGGAACAAATTAAAGAAAGAATACCCAAATGCAAAAGACTTTGTAGATCAAGCTATTCATGATTGGTATAGAACTTGTGCTAGGGGTTACGAGGTTGACATTAAGAGAAAAATCGAAGCCAATGAGAGTCAAATAATTATTAGCACTTCTCATTATTCAAGTGAAACCCAAGAAGAGTTAATTAAAATGTCTCAAGTAATGAAGGTTTCATTAGATTCTAAATTAACTAAAAATTAATCTCATATGAATAAAATTAATATATCGGGCTTAAATATGTCTATTGGTGAAGAACTTAAATCTGTCATAGAACAGAAGTTTAATAAATTATTCACCCATCAAAGTCGCATAATAACTGCTAGTATTAACATCTCTAAATCTGATGGCTTTACTGCCAAAGGTCACTTGGAATTGAAAGGGAAAAATATAATATTGTCTGCTCATAGCGACAACCCTTTCAAAGCTATTGATGACTTAACTAATAAGTTGGACAGGGGTTTACGTCGTAGAGCTAGAACTGAAAGAACTAAAAGAAAATTGACTATTGAAAACGCAAACAAATAATCCTCAAATAAATTATTCTAATGAAGATTTGGTTTTGTATTACCAAAATAAAATCATAAAATATTGGGTTGAATTAAATCACCCCGAAGTGGTTCAAAAATGCAAAGAGTTGGCAGTAGACCATGTAAGAGAAATTGAAAACGATGGATAATTTAATGTTTTACTTTGCTTGTATTTTAGGTTTGACCTTATTTTCTATCTCTGTTTATAATCTTTGGCACAACAAATCTTAATATGTGGAATTACAGAATAATTAAAAATAGAGATTGCTATGGTCTTTACGAGGTCATCTATAATGACGATGGGGATATATGCGCGCATAGCGAAAAACCCGAAATTGAAGATTACAATGTCAAAGATTTACTTACTACATTAAGGTTAATGCTTGACGATGCTCAAAAGTCTTCTTACAATATTTTATATGCTGATGAAATTAAATTTGGTAAATTTTGCGAAGATTGCGATAAAGGTGAAGAGGTAACATTGGAAGAATTAGATAATATCCTTAAAGGATTAAACTAATGATTAGAAAACATATTTCCATAATAGCCTCTCTTTCTAAGAAAAATAATAACAGAGAGACAATCCAATACCAATCTTTCTCCATTTAACTTTCTTCAAATATCCAACAAAGGATTATACAACTGATCATTGCATAACTAAAAACCTCTACCATAGTTAGATCGATCATTATTTTAAATTATTTATTTTTTCAAATATTTTAATAGCATCAATCCTGCGGTCTTCTAAAAGTTTTTGTATCTGAATCCATCTTTCAGCATCTCTAGCATCGTTTTTAGCTAAATCTATTTCCATCTTTCTCAAATCGTTATGCACTCTTTCTATTTTTAAAGCCTCTCTTTTTAAATAAAAAGCTATAACTGATACCAAAGTGCCAATCCCCAAAATAATAATTTCGTTTATCTCCATACATATTAGTACACAAAAACGCTTGACAAATGAATACATCTCAAGTATTGTAACAAAATGACACATCAAATTCTAGGCTTAACTTGCATTAGTGAACAACTAAAGGATATAGATAAAAAAGAATATTCTTTTCGTACTATGACACGCAAAAGATTTAACGATCTTTGTGTAAGTATAGGTAGAAATGAAGCAATTAAGGAGCTATCTAGTAGAATTTTGCACAATGTTGTTGTTACTGAATCTATTGTCGGTCATTGTGCTAAGTCAAATATCGGGCATTATCGTGTTAGTTCTGCTCTTTTTCCTCTCGTTACCGATGAAACTTTGGAGATTTCTCTTGATGAATTGCCCGATATTGAGCAAATTAACCAAGAATTAAAACAAGTAGGTAAAACTGCTAGAGAGAACGGCATAAGTATGGGTTCTCACCCCGATCAATTTAATGTTCTTGCATCTACAAATCCCGACGCAGTTCGCAGAACTATTGGGGAATTAAATATGCAAGCTAGTGTGCTTGACAAAATAGGCTTACCTCAAGATCATACTGCCCCAATGAACATTCATATTAATTACAATCCTAAAGGTGACGAAACATTAGAGGTTGTTGCTACTAGATTTTTTCGCAATCTTTCCATGTGCGACAAAGGTGTTTACAATCGTCTTACTATCGAGAACGAAGACAAAGGTTTCTTCAATGTAGATAATTGCATTAAATTTAGCGAGTATTTGTTTGCAGTTCATGGCGTTAATATTCCTGTTTGCTACGACAACTTGCACGACTATTGCAATCCATCAGAAGATGGTAGTGTTGGATTTCAAGCAGAACGTTGCGCGCATACATGGGTTGCTCAAGGTGATAGCGAAGGATATTTTATTGCCCCTGTTTTTCATTGGTCAGAAGGCACTCCCGAAAAACCTCGCGCTCATGCAGAGTATTTTGCTTTAGGAAATTGCCCACCTTACATTGCGATTGAACCCGACAAACCTGCTAAATGGGAATGTGAAGTAAAAGGTAAAGATAAAGCAATCAAACTTCTTAGAGATAACTTATTAAAATAAATGGACAAAGCAGAACTAAGATTCTCACAAATATGTAATTCTAAAAATTACGAACTCAACCATGCCACTAGAGATCAAGATATTTACGAACATTGGGATTGGCAAATAACCAACCCAAAAACGCGAAAAGTATCTTTAGTCGATGTTAAAGGGGCAAGAAAAAAAAGTAGATCAGACTCTAATTTAGACTATAATATAACTTGGTTGGAGTTAAAAAATGTAAGAGGAAAAGATGGTTCTCTCTTGGGTAAAGCTGATTACATTGCGTTTGAGCAAAAAGATCATTTCCTAATAGTAAGAAGGAGCGACTTGCTTTCTTGGGTAAAATCCAAAGTTACTGACCAAGAATTTGTTCAATATAGTAGGGATGCAAAGTATAGATATTACCAACGTTATGGTAGGCAAGATTTAATTACTATGGTAGTTATATCTGACATTAAAAAAGATTTAGAATGTTGGGAATTTTCTTGACACATCATTGTTTATATACTAATTTACAATTATGACAGACATATTATGTGAAAATATAGAAATTATTGAGGGTAACTTATTAAAGATGCACTTTCATGGGTTGGATTACATCGCTCATTCCTGCAATACTCATAATGTTATGGGCGCAGGTATTGCTCTTGATATAAAGCACACTTACCCCGAAGCATACTCGGCTGATTGCCATGCGATGATGGAAGATAAAAATGTATTGGGTAACTTTAGTTTCGCATGGGCTGATGCCACTCAAAATAAAGGGGTATATAATATGTATACGCAAGATAAAGTTGGGGGCAAAAGAGCAGTTAATTACGAAGCATTTTATGTTGCACTAGAAAATGTTGCAGATCATATTGAATGGCAAAGTAAGCACGATGACGAAGAGAAGGTTCTAGGCTTGCCCTACGGCATCTCTTGCGGTCTTGCGGGTGGAAGTAAAAGAATTATTAATACAATGATTCACGATATTTTAGTTGACAGATCATTTAAAACATATATAGTTAGATACCATGAATAAATTAGAACAAGCAATGGGTAATATGTCCAACATCCAAGAGAATATTGATATTCTTATGTATGCGATTGGAGATGCTCCTCGTCAATATACAGAAGATGAGTTATTAAATATGTTAATTGGAATGAGTCAACTACACCAAACTTTGTACGATAAGTTGTGGGTGGAATATCAAAATTTCAAACAAGAACATAGAGTCTTTGATGAAGACGACATTTTTGACCAAAACCATTTAAATAACGAAAAGAAAGTGAAGTAAATATGCAAGCTTGTTTAGAGTTGGAAAAAAAATACAAAGATATTTTATTAAAAAAGTTTTTGGATCATGTTCATTTAGTTGAATTGCAACACGATGCAAAGACAGAGGGTGATAATACTGATTATTGGAATAGTCTGAAATTAGATGGCGGAAATTTTGTTGATTTTAATTTCCACATGATGTCCGAATGGGATGATCCCGATAGAAGTTGGACTTGCGAAGTTTATTCTGTTGATCCGCCTACGGAAGATAATAAATATCACTCCATTAATACTGATCATACATTGTTTCTAGCTTTCTATCATCCCGAAAGTAAAGAGTTGGAAATAGCTTGACAATATCTACCTACATATCTATATTAATTAATTATGAGCGGAGAAGGATTATCAGTAAGTTTTAGAAGAACGCAATATACTGCAAAGTCTAATAACGAACTCCTTGAGGAGTTTCAAAAGATTATTTATAATAGTCGAGTTATGAAACATATGAAATGGTATGGTAAAGCTCATACTCTTGACATATTAGAGCATGGTGACGATAATCGACAAAAGTTTGAGCAAGAATATGTTGCCATCAAAGATACTTTTCAATTTGAAATTAGTGTCTACGAGTCTTGGTATGAAGATGCAGACCTTTATGAATCACATGAAATAGAGGATAGTTTTGTATCTCTTGCTAGAAAGTTTGCAAACGACAATGCTCTTATGTATTTTCCAAATGGTTTCCCTGCTGAATGGATAGAGCAAGAAATAATTGATGGAGAAAAAAATTGGAATCATTACAATGTAAAACCCGATGATAAAAACATTGACAAGATATGTGATGTGTGGTATCGTTATGGAATAATGAAATTACAAGCATTTGATGAAAAAGTCGAATCTCAACTTTGGGGTGAAGCTAGAGATAAAATCAAGCAATTAATGGAACATGAATATGCAAAATAGAAGGATTTGATTACCTTAAATGAATATCGACAACACAAAGGTTTATAAATATATTTTAATTGACACAAATAGTGAACCAAGTTATGCTTACCTTGGTATTGGAAAATTAACAAAACATGAAGCAAATATTAAAAATCGTGCATTTAGAATGAATGGTGTTAGTAAAAAATTCGTATTGGAGAAAGATTGGAAATGAGTGTTGAAAATAGTCATTTAAAAATTCGCAAAGAATTAGTAGAAGATAATATATCTGTACCTGTTCGCTTTCTTGATTACCAAGAAGAAGATTGGATTGCAGATAGTGCTACCTTAGATATGGATTGCGAATATTGTACTGATGGTGAGCAGTTAGATGATGTAGCAGGTTACAACATCATTGTAAAAATTACTGACCCAAGCAAAAAAGATAAATATGGGAATCCTTGGAAAGACAGATTAGCTTTTGGTATTTCTTCGGATTACGATTGGAATTAAATAATTATGAAACTATCTCTCACATTACATAATAAAACTTATAGTGTTGAATCAGACGAATCTTTTGATGGTTCAAATGTTTACGATCTCGCAGAACAATTCAAAGGTCTGCTTGTTAGTGCAGGATTTCATCCATCAAATGTTGATAGCATTTTCGACTTAGATTATCAATGGTTTACTGATGAAGAAAACCAAGAAAATATGCAAGGTCATCTCTCTGAAAATATTTTAGATCAAATATCAAAAAACAAAAAAATTCAACAATTCCAAGCAAATATGTATAAAGATGAGACTCCTTTTTAGTAAAATATTATTTATTTTAGGAGATTTAATAAGTAACTTATTGTACTTTAAATTTATGGGGATTATTTTTTATCCTATATACAAAAAGTTAATGATTTGGAGTTCTGATCTTGACAAAGACGGCATAATATGGCACTATATTGATGATGAAAAATAAGATCGAATTGTTAGGTTACTATGGGAATGACGAAGTGATCGCTTGCTCTGCATGGACGAGTACGAGTCGCAATTTAACTAAAGAAAAAAAAGAGCGTATTCCGAAATTAATTGATATGCTTTGGGGGAATGGGCATGAAACTCCTTTCGAGAAGGGTATGGTACATTTTTTAGTTGATACTGAAATCGCAAGCCACATACATTTGTTAAAGCATAGAATAGCATCTATTAATGCTGAATCCGCTAGATATAAAGAGTTAAAAGAAGATAAGTTCTTCATCCCCGATGATTTTCCAAATAAATGGAAGCAAAAACTTTTTGATTTTAATGCAGAGGGAAATAAGTTGTACCATTTATGCTTAGAAGAGTTAGAGTCAACCTTGGGAAGAAAAAGAGCTAAAGAGTCTGCTAGATTTTTCAAGACTTATAGTTCTCAAATACAAGCTGACATCACTTTTAATATGCGCAGTTTTGCAAACTTTTTAAAATTAAGAAGTAGCGAACACGCACAGAAAGAAATAAGAGAAATATCCTTGACAATGCTTGAATTAGTTTCTAGTATCGAAGGTAAACCATTCAAATACACCTTAGAAGCCTTTAACAAACATTAATATGCACGAAGAGATTAATAGCGATATTTATTTTACTAGAGGTTACAATAAAGGTTATTCTGACGCCCAAGAAAGTTTAGCTCGCAAAATGAGCAAGACGATTATGGATGATGTTGATGCAGGATACGACCAAGGGGTTAAAGATTGCCATAGAGTGCTATCAGAGCAATTAGATGAACTAATTGATGGTTGCAGGGTGCAGGACGAGTATGCTTTCAAGTTAATCAGACAAAAATTATTTAATAAGTGAACATAGAAATAGTTAAATCTAAAACAATTCCATACACGCCTAAGTATAATCATTATTATTTTTTTAGCAGTAAATCAAATCTTGACAAAAAAGGGTTGACAAAACAACGTGGTCAAAATATTGTTCTAAGCAACATGACCCATTGCAGATCAAGCTACCCCGAACTACCGAATGGTAGATATTACGAATATTTTATTCGCAACGATAAATTTCTAAAAAACAAGCAATGTAAAGAATTTACTCTAATAGATAAGAAAGCTGACCACAAACAAGTAGTTGCGGTTCAAATTTTTGAAAGTATTCCCGCCAAATACATAGAGTCTCAAGGTTTATGCTTTAACGTGAAAGGTGGAGCAGTAAAATTCGCAGATGTATCTAAAAAATCTCAAAATCAACAGGCATCCCCTCACGCTCCTAACGAGAAGTTTATGCAGTTTATTCAAAGTCATCGTAACATGAAGCATTTGGACGTAAGGTCTTATTTTTATTTTGTGGAATTATATAATCAATGTCAGAGTTTAAATAAAGGTATCCCATATAAAGCTAAAGACTTGATTTCTAATGTTTATAGTAGTCACAATGACAAGAAATTACATAAGGTTGCGTCTAAAAATTTTGTCAAGTATGTGGTGAATGAAATGAAAAGATTAGATTCATAAATAATGTTTACTACATATAACAATTTACTTGCTTTAATAAAAAGGAAATTATTTAACAATAAAAAAATAACAATTACAATAGAGAGAGATATGAATAATGAAGATCATCTCGAAGTAGAATTTATAACTGATGAAGAAAAAAATAAAAGCTAAGTTTTTTGCGATTTATGATTTTTTTGGTTGCATAGTCGTGTTTCTTTTTTTAATGTGGTTGCAGTTATGGTATATATTAACAGGTAGAGAATAAATTAATTATGAAGAAAGAATTATATAATATGTTACGTGCTTCTGCTGAAGCTGATATAGCTAAAGCCGAGTTAAGTCTTGAATTATTAGGGGCAAACTCAGTAGGTATTGGCGATCACTCAACAGAAGATTTTTATAAAAACGCAGAAGAAGCATTAGCTATGCTCGATGATGGTTTAAGTAGGTTAGAAACTTTAGAGAGATATTGCAAAGATTAATGAAAGAAATAATTTTAAATACTATTAAAGGATATGCTTGTAGCGACACAGGTTCTTGCCAAATAAATATGCAGTCTGAAGTTGCCCAAAACATTTTGGCAGAAAGAATTATGAAAGATTTAGAACCATATATTAATTCAAAAATTTCCAACTTAATTGAGGATATAGTTTGTGGGGTGGATCATGGATAATCAAGATAGTCAATCAAGAATGGCTAAAAGATTAAGGAAGTTGGTTGAGTCTAATCTTCTTATTGGTGAAGACATAGTTAATAACGATTCTTTTACTACGGAGGATTTGATGGTAGTTCAAGACAGAATGAAAACCTTAATAGACCAATTAATTTTTTGGACTGAACAAGATAATGATGAAAGATTTTGTTACGATTTAAAAGACCATTTGAATTGGTTATTAGAAAATTACTCTTAATAAATAAATATATAAACAAAAACTATGAATAATAAAACAATAAATATTAATTTCGATTTACTTAAACAACAAAGAGATCACTTGCTTAGTCATGTGTGGCATGATTCAAAATCTCCACCACAACCTATTGATGAAGAAGTTGCTTGGGGGATTATTGATTTAATGGACAATCTATTATACGAGCAAGAATCTAAAAAAAACCAAAATTATCGTTGACATAATCTAGTTTGTTTTTTATAGTCCATCTATGAATCCAAAAGAAGACCAAGATTACCAAGATTATTTACAACGCAAGAAAGATGAAGAAGAATACTACGAAGGTTTAAGGGTAGTAGATCAGACTCAAAATTTGCTTGCCGAAAGGGATAGAGTAAATCTATTAAAAGAAAATATTTCAGAATTTAATCCCGAAGCATTATTGGCAGATGGTTTAGATAACGCCTTGATTGGTTATAGTACGAAAGGTCTTGCAATTTATTCTGTTAGTAAAATTATCGAATTATTTATGGAAAGAGATGGTATGAGTCGAGGAGACGCAACAGACTTTTTCCATTTTAATGTTGACGGCGCTCATGTTGGCGAATATACTCCAATTTATATATATGAGGAATAATACAATGAAAAAAGAAAAAAAATTATTTGAAGTAGAATTCTCAAGCACAACTTATCGCACTTTTGAAGTTGAAGCTGATTCACCTGCGAAAGCTCAAGACATTGCTTTTTCTCAAATGGACGCTGATTGGGAGATTAGTGAAGCATGGAAAGAAAATGCGGAAGTTGTTCTTTGTGAACCTAAAGGTGGAACATCTAGCATGAGCGATGATGAATTTGGTGCTTATATTAGAGGGGAGTAACTTATGAAAACATCACAATTAGAAGTTAAAGAAAATATTGATGGTGAATTATTTTTTGATTTACCCGATGATTTACTCAATCGTTTAGGTTGGGCAGAAGGTGATGATATTAAATTTGTCGAGCAAGATGGTGGATTTCTTATTAAAAAAGTCAAATATGAAACAATTCAGCTTGACTTTGATGACAATGATCTATTTAAATATATGCAACACGCCCATGAACAAGGGTTAAGTTTCAATGAATGGATAGAAAATGTAATATCAGAATATATTAAAGATGAAGACTCAAAAGAAAAAGGATAAATATTTTGTTTTCTCTGTGCCAACTGCTTTCGTTTATGAAATACAAGCAGAAACAGAAGAAGAGGCGCGCGAAATATTAGTTGAAGAGGGTGGACTAAGTATTTTTGGTGAGCAATGCACAATGACTAGCGAGGATTACGCTCAAGCAGATTTGGAGCAAACTTACGAAATGTAATATGGATAATTTAGATAAAAAGATTATAGAAGGTATTGATAATTATATAAAAGACAATGGATACCATGTAGTTTCGCCAAATTTGTTGTCCACAAGTATTCAAGTCGAACTTGCAATATATATTAGAAAGCAAATTCAATTATACTTAACAGGAAAAAAGTCTTGACAACTCAAAACAATCAATATAAGGTAAGAGCATGAAAGAAATAATAGGAGACGATTACCCAACTTACGAAGATTCTATCAAGCAATTTTATGAAAATAAATTGACTGAAGTAAATGAAAAGTTAGCTTTACTTGAACAGAACGAAGATTTAGAGAAAGAAAATTTCAAACTTAGGCATCGTTTAGCTTGCGTTGCTGATGATATAGAAGTAATTGAACGCCATATTGCTTCTTATAAGAAGTCTCGTAAATGGTTCAAACAACCAAGTCTTAATGCTGATGGAAGTGTTTTCGCAGATCAAGCATGGCATAATGTTACTAATATACAAATTGCTTGCGACTTAACTGACAACTCACCATTTGAATGGGGTAGTCAAGTTATGAAAGATGCGCGACTTGATAATTTAAATAGAGATTTATAAAGAAAAAAATAATGAATAAAAAAAGAGAATATTGCGTTGGAGTTAAAATAATTAATTGCTTTTATGTAGAGGCAGAAAATAGAACTGAAGCAGAAGAAATTGTTAGGAGTTATGATCCATACAAAACTCTTGACGATTGTGATTTTAATATTGAATATGCTGATCCCACAAATGGGCAAGTAGCATGGCAAATAAGAGCAGACGAAATAGATTGGAAAGAATTAGATGAAATTAACTGAAGAGCAAAAAGTTTTACTACAAGAAAACGATTGGGATGTAGTGGATAACGATAGTGGCAACTGCACTTGGATTAGCATTCGCCCCGAAGATGGTAAAATTTTTGGTGAAATTTGTGAAACTTTCAACTTGACAGGAGATGGTGAAGATGTTAAGTTGTTAGTTATTGGGACAACTGAAGCAGAATAAAAATTATGAGAACAACAGAAAGACAATGTAGAGTGGGTGAACCCACTATTGATGATATGCGTTATGATATTGCTGAAATGGAAGCAATGAATATGAATGTGGGTCAAATTATAGAGTTATTAATGAATGGCGTCCAAGGCTTAGATGAAGTACCCGACATTGAAATTAAGGATGAGTGGAATCAATTATTTGGAGAAAAATCTTGACAAAAAGCACTCAACATAATAATCTTTAAATATGAAATTAGAACAAGCATTATCTTTGGTTATCAATGAAGCAGAAGTTTCTGCATTAGGTGAAAGCTCGGATGAACATCTTAAAATATTAAACGCGGTTGAAGTGGTTCAAGCGTTTTATGATGAGTATGGACATCAATTTTGTAATTTTTCTCTTGACTCCGAATGATGGTTCTGTAATAATTTAGTTTTTAACAAATAAACAATCAACACAAGAAATAAAATGAAATTCTTCTCGCAATCACAAGTAAATTGGAATCGTTGGCAACCAAATGATGTAGTTTTCAAAAGCAACACCATAACCAAAAAGTTAGTTCCCAAAGGAAATCTTTTAAGTTATTCCTCGAAACAGGATCGTGACTCAAAAATGTGCCAAATCTTAGGGGGTGAAGGTGAAACGAAACAACATTGGAATGGTCAGTCTTATCAACATTGGTCGCGCGATGTTTATCGTTCTATCCAAGTTAAGTTGAAAGATTTAAAAACAGATTTTCCAACTGCCGATGTAGATTTTATTGATAGTATTCCAAAAACTAATTCCGTAGGTAATAGTATTTCTTCAGTTGACGTGCTTGTTTACATCCAAAGTTTTCATCAACAATCTAGTTGGGCAAGAAATAGTCAAGGTAATTACTACTCTCAAAAGACAGGTAAAATTGCACCCATTAACGAAGGTTATCGTGTTTCTTATGGTGGACAAGGTGATGCCAATAATATGTCATTTGAAGACTTGGAAGAGATTGCTCAAATTTCTCGCGCAATTAAAAATTTCTTAGTTGAAGTTGTTGTGCCATATAAGAATGGGTCTTTAATGCAAGACATTTCTAGCTTGACAGAAGAAGAATTACTCACAGAATGTGTCTTTTAATATTATGAAAAAAATGGAATTAATTAAAACAAATAAGGGATTCGATTATGTAGTTGATGAGTCTAGGGTTGTAAGTATGTCAAAAAACGAAGCAGTTAATTCTTTTGAAATATTCAACTCTTTTACTGAAGATTCAATATCCTGCATTAAAAAAATAACTTTCAGAAAAAAAAATGACAACTGATATTTTAGAAATTTTCAAACTTTTGTCTGTCGCAATAGCAATAGGAATGACAATTATGTTCTTTCTAATATTGTTTATGAACGATTGGGACTAATACAATTAAAGCCAAATAAGTAGAAAGAAATTATTATGGGATTAGATCAATACGCTTATGCTCGTCCACCTCGAAAGAGGAATAGTGAGGATGATGTTCAAATAATGGAATGGCGCAAACATAATCGTTTACAAGGTTGGATGGAAAATTTGTGGGAATCTAAGGGTTGTCCAAATATGCCCGACTTAACTGAAGATGAATTAGGTTTCGGTAGTGCTTTTAATTGCGTTGAGTTGCAATTAACCTCTACTGATATAGATGAACTAGAATATGCTATCAATAATTTTGAATTCCCCGAAGCTAATGGTTTCTTTTGGGGTAGTGATTCTTATTTTTGGAATGATGAAAATGATGAACCATTTCCCGAAAACGAGTATTGGTATAAGAAAAACGATTTAATGCTTGTAGAACAAGCAAGAAAAATGCTTGACAAAAAATATAGAGTTTATTATAGTTGTTGGTATTAATATGATAACAGA